AAATAAAACCAAGATTAAATTAAAACTTAAAACTTTAAACTGTTAATTCTTTTAAATTTTCAAACGGAATTCCTTTATATTCCAAGGTATAATATTCTTGTTGCTTTCTGGTAAAATCAACTATTTGTCCCTCAAAATGAAAACTTGAATTAATATTAGCAATTAAATTCTATCCTTTGTCTGGAATAAAAAATACTCTTTTTGCTAACAATGAAGTGCTATATTTTGTTGTAAAATGAACATATTTATTTTTTATGACATTTACATTTTTATCAGTCGAATTAATCTGTATGGTAGTCTCGTCACCCAGCCAAATATTAGGATTGTTAAAAGAACAACTATCACTATATGTTATTTCCGACAATCCAATTATTGAATAAGTCTATTCGTTATTTAAAATTAAAGATAAAGTTTCGTCTTTGGTTGTAAGTGTTTTAGGGTAAAAATTTTCATCTGAATTGTACAACCATTCTATGCTTTTTTGTTCATTTAGAACTCCTGTTACAAGCTAAACAGGAATCGAAACATCGCTGTTTAACCACCAATGGTCTTCGTCTGAACCTAAATGATACTATAAAGTAGTATCTGTACTTGTACCATAGGTCGCTCCATTTGGTATATAAAAAATTGCATCTGTTGTTGTTGCTAAAGTGTCTTCATTTCCCCAAAAATATTGTATATAACATGGTGCCTATTCAGCCAATGTTTTTACAATTATATCTACATTTGAATCTAAAAACAAAGGGTTTTTTAATCTCGTATAATTGTTATTTTCAACTAAAATCTCTTTACTGTAATATATCTAAGAATGTGTAGAAGCAAGATTTTTTGCTAACGAACTTAATTTTATATTTTGCTATATAGAAAAATTACTTCTTTTCCATTCGTGCTAATTATATTTCCGCAACCACTTAAACACATCTTCAGGAGTACCGTTTTCAATCCGAAACATCTAAGAAGTATTATTCGTTAATGTTTCATTTTTTGAATATGAATCAACCTTTGGATAGAGCTAATTATAACTGCCACCCTCTTGCAACTGTCGCATTAATATCTTTTCTACGCTCAAGATTATCCTTCTTTCTAAGAGAGGTAATCGTTTTTATATCGTTGCGTAGGAAATTTAAAATCTTGCTTTTATTTAATTAAGATTTAAACCTTTAAATAAAAGAAGATTCTTCATTACGCAAAGAAAAGTAACGTTAAATTATGTTGCGTAAATTTTTACTTGCTGTATTTACAGATGTTTTATGATGGGTAAATAAAAGCAAGATTAAATTAAAATTTAAAACTTTAAAGTGTTAGTCGAGTGCTTTGATAAACGTATTAAGTCCTGTTAAAGAACTTGAACTGATATTACTATTAGGTAATACTCCACCTTGTTCAAGCGTATATGTTCTTGAAGAATCTTCGCTTGAATTTGTATAACTTGCTAATCCATTCGGTAATTCCATATTAATATAAGCAGTATCAGAAGAATTAATCGTTCCAGTAATTGTTGCCGTATAAGTTTTAGCATTTTCAAGCTAAAAATTGTCTGCCACCAACCAAGTATTAGACCCGGATGTTAAGACCCCTTTTAAAAATTTGCCATTTTTTAAAATTAAAGTCGGAACCCGGTTAGAAAAAGTAACCGCTTCTCCTGTTTTATCTAATGCTGTAAATTTTATTGACTAATCTTCTGAAGAACCCGCTACAGAAAGATACATTTCATCTTTTCCTTTATAAATAAAGGATACCTGTTGCATACCTACCCCGTCACTACTATCTATCCCAATTATACCTGTTGAGTTTGACCCATCTGGATTGGATACGTATAAACCACCATAATAAGTAGTTCTCCCACTTCCAGAAGTAAAATATTTAGTAAAAAAAGTGTACAAATTATTATTAAACATACAAGTTATTATTGTGTCGCCCCAATGCACACCACTTTCATAAGAACTGTTATAAATTCTGTTAAAATTTAATCCCGAAGAAAAATTTATATCATTTGCCGTAATTACAGTTACATATTTAGCTGTACTATAAGAAAGTCCAACAACTAAGCTATAAGAATTATTATAAAAATAAACTCCGTTCCCCCACATTGTATACGTATCATCGTTAAAAGCTTCTAAATTTGTTATAATATCATTAATCCACACAGCCTGAAAATCAGAAAAATCTAAGCTGGATGAATAAAAAAATCCATCTTTTGTGGCAAAAGAAAAAGCTAAATACCAATACCGATTTGTATATCCAATACCTTTTATATGACCAGAAGTTTCTCTTTCAGTAAAACCTGTTAAAGTTATAGATATTCTTGCTGTAGTCCAATTCTTTTTATCTTGAGTATAATGAACCAAAAGAGAATAAGCATTACTTGAAATATTTAAATAATCTTTAAATCGAAAATAATAACCATTGACATAATTTGCCCGTTCATCTTCTCCATTAAGGTTGGTTTCATTTATTGCACCAAAAGATAAAGCCTATCCAGCTATAGTTCCAGATGTTATAGATTGACTTCCAAATGGAAAACTTTGAACAGTAGTAACTTTAGCAAGGTCTGGATATTTGCTTGTATCATAAACACTTCCATCTGCTTTAAGCCATTTTTCACCTAAATCAGATTTTGTAGTCGTTCTAATATCTCCGATTTCCCACTAATTGTTTTCTGTAACCGTTAAACGAGAATCAATTTTAGGTAGCGCATCTTTTAAAGTGTTACCCCAAACAGAAACATTGTCATCTGTTAAGTTTACCTCAGAATCTCTTGTTTTAGGATAAATTTTATCATAATCAGTTCCGTTATTCTGTTGAATAACAACGTTCTTAGTTTCACCCATAAAACTCTCCTTTTATTTAGATAATAAAAAGAGTTTATACATTTTCTATTAAGAACTATATTTAAAAAGTGAGGATAGCTCTCTCACTACCCTCACAAGTATTAATCTTCGAGAATGCTCTGCAAAAGCGGAATAATATTTTCAATTCCATACTTTTCAGCCATTTGGTCAAGGAACTGTTGACTATATTTACATTTGTTCTCGACCTTGGATTTCCAAAGATAAAAGGCTGAATAAGCTCCCGCCGCAGTCCACAAAGCAACACAAACTTCTCCAAGTGTGGATAAATCAGATGTGCCTTGAACCGTAAGTACCACAATCGCAATCGTAGTCAAAATTGCAGAAGCAAAAATTACAATCAAGCCTTTCTTACTCGCAGAGATTTTCTTAGAAGCTCTCGTATTATTCATACTAACGCCTCCCTTGTCTTGGGCCCTACTATTCCATCAGCACCCAGTCCTTTAGCTTTTTGGAAAGCTATCACCTGTCTCTTTGTGCCCTTTCCAAAAATTCCATCAACTTCACCACAATTAAATCCTTCACGATTCAATGCGTACTGAACCCACTTTACATCATTTCCAGTATGCCAAATTCGAATAGTGCGTGTTGGTTTTTTGTAAGGATTATCTTTTTCCTCTTTAATAGTGGGCTGAGTAGTTCCTTTTTTCAAGAACACAAGGATGTAATTTGAAACGATACGTCCGTTTGAACCCTCAGATACCAATTTCTTAGAATTGGTAAGTAAACTCGTACTCCGGCCTCCATCCAACATTAAACCTTGCTTCCAACCCATATTCAAACAATACGTCTGAAGCTTTTTAGGAGACTTGTTGTTGGAGCCGTTACAGGCATACATAATAAAGTTACCTTTATCATCTAAACCAATAGCACTTCTTTGACGAGTACCTCCCATATCAGAATTATATCTTAATTTTTGCTTAGTACCATTAAGAATCATTCCTACACAACCAAGATAATTTTTTCTCTTAGAATTAGGAAGAACTTCGTACTTAATATCTGAGCCAATGTCCCAACCAAAGCCATACTCACCATAATGAGGGTCACAAAGAACAACTCCATTTGACTTGGTATTACCAAAAGGTTTAAAAGTTGAGAAACTAAAAATACCACCATTGATAGCATAATCAGCACCAGTTTCTTTCTTTACCTGTACGATGCTTTTCTTCTTTGTGTTGTTGTAAAGTTGAATCTTTTCAATCTTTGAGAGAGGAATTTTCTCGTAAATCTCCATTCACTCACCTCACTTTGTTTTTAGAGGAGAGCCCTCGGCTAAAAGGGCCCTCCCATTTATGTTAAAACTTAATATCTCTTAATTAATTAGAACTTTGGTCTAATTACTTAATACGAGCCTTGCTCTTGCAATAACCATTGCTATCATAAGTCAAGCGGAAGCCGCCAGCTTCAATGGTAGTACCAGCACGAGAAATATCACGCTCCATGGAAGGAGTCTTCACAGAAGCCTTTGTACCCTTACCAACCACACCAGAAGTCATCTTAATGGGCTTGCCGTCAGAAGCCATGATAGCCAAAACGCCATCAACCATCAAGGGCTCTTCGCCCTTCTTGAAGCCTTCCTCCTGCTCCTTCAAAGCCTTAGCCTTTGCCTCAGCCTCACTCATGCTCTTCAGAGAGAAAGTAGCACCAGCTTCCTTAAGCTCCTTGTTAATCTCCTCAAGAGTCTTACCGTCTTTCTTACCGTTCAAAATAATCTCACTAAACTTAGCCATAATAATCTCCTCTGCGTATCAGATACGCACACTTTAATTTAAAAGTGTTTTAAAAACACTAAAATTTTTTAATTTTTAACAGCTTTTTCGCTTACTGTTTTTCCTTCACCATCCTCATGAGTGTTTCATAATCTTCATCACTCAGTTTCTTGTGGTCATGGAAAAACACAATCTTTTCCTCTAAACCTTCAATCTGATTTCTTTCAATCATTCTGCGTAAAGTTCTAAAAAGCATACCTATCCCTCCTATTAGTTCGCACTATTAGCATTAACAGCAGCTTCCAGAGCAGTTAAACGCATCTCTTGGTCAACAAGCATCGCATTTACATCCTCTTCTTCAGAGGGCTCAGGTTCTACAGGTTCGGGTTCGGGATGCTCTTCTGCAAACTTTGTATAAAGCTCCTCGTTCCATGTTACCTTAGTAACTATTTTCTTGCTTTCATCTACTTCTACATCTACAAAACCAGCAAAACGCTTATCAGCAGGGTAGAAAGTATTAAAAAATTCGTCTGGATAAAACCAGTGGGTATCAGGACAATTTGGAGAACTCCAACTCTGCAATGCAGAATAAGCCCCACTACCATTCTTTTCTTTACTAATAATATACATATTTAATTTACCTCTTAAGAGTTTGATTTTATATCATTAATTAAACCAAAACTATTACTCGTCTAATTCATTATCACCACTTACAAGTATATCATACTTTGTAGTGCTACTTAAACCAGCATCGTTTTGAACAGCGTGAACCTAAGAATCAGATTTTCCACCGTCTAATATCGTATTCGTAAAACCAGAATTCAAAGAAGCTAACCATAATTCTTGGAATTTGGTTTCACTGCCTTTAAATCCCGCTTTTACAGCATAATCATATGGAGAATTGTTAGTCCCACCAATCGTTAAACCTTGGTCTACCGCTTTCCCATCTATAATTTTATAAACTTCTCCAGTTGTATAAAGGATTAAATCTCCATCTACAGCACCCTCTACCAAAGTGCCCGGAATCGCATCAGAAATATACCACTGAGAACCTTGACCAGCTACTCCTTGAGGAATATAAAAGTCAAGTACAACATTTTGTTCGTTACCAATGTTTATTACTTTTGCTTGTTCATTTGGCCCGACAGTATATACAGTACCAACTGTTACACTAACAGAACCCCGTGGAATGGGAGTATCGCCTCCACCACTTCCACCGATTGCTGCCATGCTATATAACAGCGCAATGTTAGTAAGAGCTTCGTTTGCCATAATTCAGCCCTCCTTACATCATTACACTGATAACATCATCAGAACCAGTATACGTTAATTTTACTTGATAATATCCAGCTACGTCAAAAGAAGTAATACCAATAGGAGCAACGGTTGATTTTGTTAAATCGGCCTTTACACCAGAAATCTTGATATAGTCACTGTCTTTGGTAAGCTTCCCTTCAACAGTAACACTTCCAGACTTGATTTGCAACTTAATTAAAGAAGCATTAGCTGGAACATGAAATTCTCTTTCTCCAGCGGCAGTAAACACTACCTTTTCCTTCTTGATTGTCATATTAAGCCGTTTCCTTTCTGTTATTACTTTACGTTATTTTTTACTAACTAATTTACTAACTAATTCACCAATTAACAGCAAACAACTATTAATTAGTCAACAATCTGGAACCAAAAATCGCCAGCTTTTTGTCCAGTGGGTTGTGTCCTTGATACTACAATATTAGCTCCACCACTACCAGCATCGGGAATAGCAATTGATAAAGGAGAACTACCATCATAAGAACCAGTTGCCCCACCAGTAAAAGTTAAAGCGTTCGGATTCTTCAATGCCGTTACTGTATCTGGCAACGCCCCAACATCAGCCGCAGTAAGCACAACGGCTCCAGTTTTAGAGTTAACACTCGTTACAGGAACTGCCACATTTACACTAATCGTCCCATCCGCAGCTACCGTAATTCCAGAGCCAATCTTTACAATACCAGCTTTCGTAGAAGTAGCTACGTCTTCACTGTGAATTGCAGTTGCATCAACCACATTATAAGGTTCAGTTACACCGGGCACTTGAATCTTTTTAATATTTTTTGCCATAGCTAACCTCCTTTTCTTTATTGTCTTCGCTAATTTGGTTATCAGCGCTTCGTAACCAAATTATTAAACAAATATCTTTATATCAATTTGTTTACCCCTTTTACGCTATATAGCGCAAAAAGAGCATATTTACAAAATCTAAAAAAATAGATTTCATAAATACAGCTCTTCTTGCATTGATATTTTTATTAAGTTGTTAAGATACAAATTGTTTTTATTTGATTAAGGTATAACAAAAAGTATAAAAGTTTAAATAAAACTGGAAAAACCAAGCCAAAAAAAGCACCCCATATTGCTCCCTGTATCTGCCCTTTATTATTATTTTTTATTTGTCTTTCTCTTTGCTCCAAACAAAAATCAATCATATCTGGCTCAATTCTCGAAAACGGAACGTCCATTTTCCATTCTCTATCCCCTATTTTTAAATCTCTATACCACGGCAACCCAATTTGAAAACCCATAATATTTTTTATGAAATGTGCTTTCTCTTCTTTTGTAAAGTAATTATCCAGTTCTTTCCACCAAATGCTAAAACTGTTTGACCATACTTCATCATACTGTTCTCCATTTGGTTTTTTAACATTAATAACAGGAAAATTTCCATGTAAAAGATTTGAAAGTTCTTTTAATTTAAATACTTCTTTTTCAGTTAAAGTTGTATAATCCATATTTTTCTCCTTTCTAAGATATTTACACAATATCACAAAAAGAAGAATTTGTCAATACTTTAAATTTAAAACAGAGAGAGCCATATTTCAGACTCTCTCAGTCGTAATTGTTTGTAAACTCGTTCGTTGTCTGCAAACAATTAACTCGAACGCTGCTAACCGTTTACAGTTTCAAAACAAATATAATAATCACCAATTGGTTTCCGAGACACGCAATGGTTTTTTACTGTAACATTCGTTACTTTTATGCCGCAATTATTTTCTAACCAATCTCTCGCTAAATTTATAGAAGAACATCTTTTTAATAAAGTCTCTTCTTTATAAATTAAAACAGCTTTATGGAAAGACCTTGCAGCTTTCCCATTCTCTCCATAATAATCTTTTATCCAGCCTATTTCAACCCCTCTTTTAATATATCTCCTCAAAGTTGTTTTATTGGTGTGAAATTCTTGGCAAATATCTTTAAATACATGAGTAACGCTATTATAGTAATTACAAATCTCTTTTGTAATATTCTTTTCAGCCATTTCTAAAATAATTTTCCAATCTTCTTCTTTCATTTTAAATAATTTAAAAAGAATAGAGTCATTCATATATTGTTTTATTAAATCACTATCTAATTTCTTGCAATTTATAGCAATATATATTAAACCATTATCTTTCGCCAGCTTTTCTTTTAATTTATCATTGTCTTCTTGTTCAGATAAAGTTTGCCAAGCATCTTGATAATGTTGTTCCCCCTGCATTTCTACAACATATTGCTAACCGTCTTTTTTAAAATAACCATCATAAACTTTATTTTGAGACCAGTCAAAAGAATGTTCCCAATCATATTCTTCCACTTTCTCTTTATAATACCTAAGAAAGCTTCTTATAATTTTATTTGGGTAAGAAATGGTGTCCGAACAAACATCGCATTTGAACCCATATTTTTTAAAATCATACATATGTAAAGTTTTTTCTGCCCCACATTCAGGGCAAATTAAAGTAACCCTTTTTGAACTTCCTATGGTTATCTATTCAGCCTCTTCTTGATTTTTGAATAACTTTGCCAATTCCGGCATTGTATCCTTAACAGTATTAAATCCTTTTATTGCAATTTTATTATTGCAAGCTAAACACCTTCCGCCTGATGACCTTAACACATTAAATTCTTGTTCGTAGGTCTATCCACATTTTTTACAATGAATTTTAGCTTTTTCATGCGACCCATGAAATTCCAATAACTCTAAATCAGGATTTAATTCTTTAACCAAAGATTTAGCTTCTTCAAAAGTTCTCTTTTTAGCCACCTATACCCTCCTTTATTAAATAGAGCGGGATATATTTCAACCCCGCTCTATATAAATTACCTTACATCTCTTTCATCTGGTTCTTCCAATCCTAAAAGAACATTAATAACATGAGTTAAATACGCATCTTTTATATCAAATTGAGAACCATCAGGTAACTCTATCTTGGATATATCCATTCTTAGTTACCTACTCTTTAAAAGAATTAAATTACTCGGTAACGGGAGTAACCTCGATGGTCTGAGAAGGAACAGCAATATCGCCAACAGCCAACTCGATGTTAGCACCAGCAAATTCAAGAGTACCCTTATTGGCCTTATCATAAGTACCAGCAACGGAAACGTCAACTTCATCACCAGAGAAGCCAAGAGTAGCCTTAGTGCCAGTAAAAGTAGCCTTATCAACAGCCTGCTTAACATAAGTAACACCAGTAACCTTCATATTCTCAACTTCAGTACCAGCAAAGGAGCTATTAACAGCATACTTATTACCAGTAAAGGTGGGCTGAGAAACATCAACAGCAACATCAGTCATAACAGCGGCAGAGGCACCAAAGGTGGGCAGAGCACCAGACAGAACAGGAGCGGTATAATTAACATCACCAGAAGCGGTAACAGCCTGAGAAGTACCAGCGGCGGTAAAGGTAAGAGTCTCAGAGGCTTCATCAACAGAAGCAACAACACCCTCAGTAGCAAAAGCACTCTTAGTATCAGCAGCTTTTGCAACAGAACCGTCAGTAATAGTATAAGCAGTACCCTTAGTCTTCATCTCCTGAACAGTAGCAGTAGCGGGAGTCACAGTGGCAGTAGGCTTAGAAACAGTACCACCAATAGCAACACCATTATCGGCATCAAGAGCAATAGCAGAAGTTACGGAACCAGCGGGCTTATATGCCTCAGCGGTCACAGAAGCAGCAGTAGCAGCTTCGGCATCCTTAAGAGTAACGGCAACAGTACCGTCAGAAATAGCAGAACCAGTAATGCTACCAGTAGCAGTTACAGTACCAGTAGAAGTAATAGCAGTGCTATCATAAGCCATAGCACCTGTAAGAGAACCAGTGCTCGTACCAGTAGCTTTAACACCAGAAACAGTCTTAGCAGCGACAGTGGCAGTACCTTTGTCAGCACGAGCAAAAGCCTTCAGACCAAGAGCAGTCTCAAGTTCAGCAACAGTAATATTGTGGTCAAGCTTAATAGTGGCAATAGTAGTGCTGGTAGGAACATAACCAGAAAGACTTACCTTGGTATTACCAATTGCTTCCCATGCGTAGGTGTAAGCACCCTCTTCACCAGAACGAATAGTGATATACTCAATATAGCCACCAGCAGCAGCATCGGCAGAAGGAACAAGATAAATCTTATACATGGTGTCAGCAGAAGCGGTAACAGAAGGCCCGGTAGCAGCAGTACCATCAGCGTCAATTACCACATCAAAGTTGTGAATTTGACCAACCTGAGAATCTACATACGCCTTAACAACGGAAGCATCAACAAGACCCTCGCCAGAGATAGTAGCCGCAACAGCCTTCCAAGCAGCAGCACCAAGCTCTTTAACAGCCTGCTCACCAAGCAGAGTGTTCAGTTTAGCAGTAGCAGCAGCATCCTTCAGGTTATAATCAACGCCTCCAACGTTAAATACAGAAAGTAATTTATTAGCCATAATATAAAAACCTCCTTATTGTTTTGTTTAATTGCAATTAAGCGAAACAATCGCTTATATAAAAACATTCTCTTTAATTATTTAAAAATAATAGTTTCTCCATCAATCGAAGCACCTACTTTCTTTTTCAGTTCTTCGGTTATAGCTTTTTGAGTCATTGTACCATCAACGTTGTCTCCAACAGTATCATACAATTTTACAATACCAGCTTCTTTGCTATTCGCATATGGAAGCTGACCAATAGGCATATAATCTACCCCATTAAAAATATATAAAGTGTTATTATTGCCTAAATCAATATAAATCTTATTAATGTTTTTATCAAGCTCTGTAATTGCTTCTTCTTCTTTCCAAAAAGAGCTATTCTTAAAATATCCTTTATAGAAAACATAATCAACATAATCAAGTTGATTATAGGTTTTAGCACCATCACCAACAAGAGCTCTTAAACCACTATTAGCAGTATTAACAAGACATACTTCGCCATAAGCAGGAATAAACTTATCTCCTACACGTTGATAGTTATAATCCTAATCATAACGCAACTTAATTACGGTATTAATTACCTTTGTCATTTATCAGCTTTCCTCCTTCCTACCTTTGTCTTAGGCAGTTGGAGCTCTGCCACCATCAATAATTAAACCATTTAATATGTCAGTGAGACTCCCTGTATCGGGTACTTGATTCATCTCACCATTAGCCCCAACATTATAACTATTCCAGTTACCATTAGCATCTTTTATACTAATCGTCTCACCTTCATAATTACCATATTTAGCCATCCATGTCCTCGCTTCGGTCTCACTCTCAAACTTAGTCCTTCTTACTAACTGCTTGAGATTGCCCTTTTCATCATAATAGTAAGCTTCAGCATCTTTCGCCTCATTATTAGTTATAATAAAACTTTCTTCGGGAATGACTCCTTGAGCTACACTATTTTTAATCTTGTCTTTATCAGAATAAGCAACATTAAAGCTCATTTATCATTCTCCTTTCTTGCTTACTATATACCAACCATCTACAAACTTTTGCTCATAGCCAGTCGCAATGTATTGTTCATCAACAGCAATAATAAACTTACCGCCCTTGATTTCAATGTCTAATTCCTTTTCTCCACTGTTCTTAATAATGGTCTTGCAGTTTCCATCAAACACACCACCGTTAATTACAGTTTTGGCAGGATTCAAATCATCACTCAGATTTCTAATGCTTAAAGGATAGAAACCATCAGTCGTTGTGAAATGACCACCATTAATGACCATTTCAAGACCATTGTGTAAAATAGTTCCATAGAACATACCATCATTAATAGTTAATTTACCATTATCATCATTCTTAATAACATAGAATGGACTAATGAAAGTGCCACCATTAACAATAAGCTCTGGATATTGTTGATTCTTTCCAACTACATACCCAGTATCAGCATTGCCGGAATTGTAATTTTGGTATCCATTCTCAATAAGAGAAGACAACCCTCCGGGAGCACTAAACACACCACTGTTAATAGTCATCTTGCCATGGTTTACACCAGTATAATAACCATTGCCCTTTTCATCAACAGTTCTCGTTAAATTACAGCCATCAATGACTACTTCCCCACTGTTTTCAAGAGAAGGTTCAGCATTTTTATTGCACTCTAAACCACCATCTTTTAACGTGGCTTTACCATTAACTCCAATTTCCATCGGGGTCTTTTCATTGTTTACTACCTCAACACCATTCATATTAACTGTAAGTTCCTTATCAATATTTACAGTGTTGTCTCCTAAACTCCCACTAAGAATTACTTCACTACCAGCGGGTGCATCCGCAATAGCTTCTTCAACAGTTGCATACGTCTTGCCATCAACAGTGGTCTCAGTGCTTTCAACAGTTTCTCCATAAATCTTAATGACTTTTAAATCACCAATTCCTACATACTTGAGTTGCCCCCATGTATGTACTCCGTCACCAACTTTAATTTGTCCTGCATTTTCTCTGTCAATCGTTGTGCAAGGCTCTCCAGCACGAGGAATATAGCTGTCTTTTACCAAATTCCACTGCTCTTCTGTTCCTCTACGAAATTGAATCAACGTTTGCAGAACATTAACGTTCTCATTAGGCATTTTTACCAAAACACCTCCTTACGTTTAGAATAGATTTAAATCTCTTTGCAAAAAAATTTATATTTAACACTATTTAAACTCAACAGCATCACGGAGTAGGAGCACTACCACCATCTATTACAGCTTCGTTTAAATACTTGTTAACACTTTCTCCTACGGGTTTCTCTAAATCTGTGTTCTCCCACTTCTCCGTATCTTTATTATACATCAAAGCATCATCATTCTCAAGCTCACCCAAACTTACATCTTTTAAGTCTTTTAAACTAATGTCTTTCTCTGGAACCTCAGTCACTCCACAATTTAGTACCCCATACAATACACCCCTATTTAAAGTAGGTGTTATTACAGTCGTGTCATTATAATTTCTTACAATCATTCCTAACCTCCTATAATTATAACTTTTCAGTTACCCTACTTCATAGGTTAGCTCAAATTTGCCATTACACAACGTACTTAAATTTCCTTGCAAATCACAAAATTGTACGTCATATAAATATTCGCCTTGTTCCATAAACTTCGTATCTATGGAATTTAACTTAATTTCAAAAGAGGTCTTGCTTTCACTACCCTCTCCTTCACCATAAGTCGCAAAAGCAAAATCTTTTTCGATTAAAGGAGGAGTAGAATTGTTATACAACGGTCTCTTTCGTACCGTAAATCTCGCCTTTTCACCCTCTTGTACTTTGTAGGGCTTGTTATCAGGAGTAAACACAGATAATTCAATAACCGCATCATCGCCACGAGTTAATGTTATCTTACTGCCATCTATCTTGAACATTTATGCTACTCCTCCTTTCATAATTTTTTAGTGATATATTACCTATTAAATCTTGGCCCACCTAAAGAACCATACTTTGTCGCAAATGGATTCGCTCCACCAGCTTTACCAAATGTGTTATTGTTCTTACCACCTTGGGCTATCTTCTTCTCTAACATATCTTTAAACGCTGTGTGCGGCTTCTCTTCTAAGGTTAACGCTTCTTGCGCCCTTAACTCCATTAGCCTGTTACATATCATCGCCACACAGTCCACTCGGTCATCGTGCATATTCTTTTGCTTTGCATCGGGAGAAAGTTCAAAAACTATCGTTCCATTGGGACGCTTCTGCTTTTGCATTGCTACTATTTCTTCCTTCGCTAAATCAATCTGCACAAGAGAATTCATTTCATCAAAAGAAACTTTTTCATATCTTAACGATACTGTTCCATCTGATGCCGTTTCTTCAATCTCCATTTCATTTCGCACATTCAAACTTTTTGGGAACATTACTAAGCCTTGATTTATCGCCGCTTGCGTTCTTTCATAAGCTTGAACTTTATCACGTTTAAAGTTAAACAATTGAAGCTTATTTATATTCGCTGGATAATCATCCATACGAAGCTTCATATATGGGTCTTCTTCATCAATTAAACCTAAATGGCGCTTTCCCTCTCTATCAACCCACTCATTAAGTAGGAAAGCAGAAATGTCAAAGCCTCCGCCGCCTGCACCAGCATCAATTTGAAGAAGATTAATATTATCATAATCTAAAGCCCCTCTATTATAATCTAATAGAATTTGCTTTATCATTTCAATTTGTTCTGGTTTTTGAATAATAGCTTTTTCACCATTTGGTAACAATTCAATTAAGTTTACACAATTTACAATTTTTACCATTAACCCTTTAGATTCGTCTCTAAAAAGTTCTGCTATCATTACAATACTATTATCGAGCTTCGAAGCAGGGTCGTAAGCAATTATATATTTCTTTGCCCCGTCATTCTCATATTCTGGATAATAAGAAAAACTGTTTTTCAAAATTACCGAACGTTTGACAAAAACATCTTCGCCACCGTCACGGTCAAACCTGTTGTGATACAAGATTTTCCTATACTTTCATATAGGCTTAGACTATATCATCACCTTAAAGGCGTCCCTCCACTTCGGATTTCTCCTACTCCCCGTCACGGGATAGTCGTTGAGCTTTCCTTTATTCAAGGCTTAGTTGCTGATTATCCATTTAATCGCACTTAGGATTTAACCTTATGCTATACAATTATTTTTTTCTGCTTTCGCCACTTTCACGCTTGACTTTGTTTCATGCCTACGTTGTAGTATAATTGTCTTTAGGAACTCCCAGCAGTTCAAAGGGATACACACACTTATTACTAAATGTGCGGAGTATTTCTTTTCGATTTGCTCACGTTCTGCTTTGTAAGGATTAGTTGCAAATGCGTTATCAACTTCATCTTGAGTAATCAAAGGCTTCATTGGTTTGCCGTTCATCATAGGATGAAGCGAAAATTCACAACTTATATCACACACAAAGTAATTAGGGTCTCCCAAAAGCATTCTTTGGAAGGCCATTTTATATTGGTCGTATAATTCGCTATCTATTCCTTCAGCGGAGCTTAATAGTAATTTTTTATTTGGCATCTGCAAAGGATAAATATCTGTATTGACCCCATCACCTGTTATAAAGTTTGTATCTTGTGCCGTAAAAGGTCGAGAAAGGGCGTAGAACGTCCTGTCGATTTTCAATTATCATTTACAAATTCCCAATATAATTTTTCTTTAGTCTCTGGATGTCTTCCCGCTGCATACTTATGTTCATCAGTGCTTCTTAAAATACTTCTTTTTATATTAGAAGGTTTACTCATTTTACACCAATTAGCAGCAAATTGTTGACACTCAAAAACTTCTCCTGTATTTAAGCATTTAACAGCAATAGCTCTTCCGTTCTTTGCCCGTGCTGTTTTCCGCTTCATTGATTCAGCTTGCTTTTGCTTCTATTCTTCAGAATTATGACACCCATATCGAGGATGATTTTCTCCACCTATCCAATGACTAAAATAAACATTGTTTTTCCAGTTTGTATTACCTTTATTCTTCTCAGAATTTATTCTTTTAGCCTCTTCGGATTGATGTTTACCATACATGGGATTCTTTTCTCCAGAAACTCTCTCGCTTTGTAGTTTAGAATTTCTTTCAGCTAATTCATTTATTTCTTCATCTGATAATAAGGTTCCATCTTTATGCGATAATGAATCTCCTGCATAAGCCATTCCACTATCATGAGGATGTTCTTTACTATAAAGATAGTGAGCTTTAGCGTGTTCAGAAGCAAAAAGCCAAATTAAATTATCTTCATCATTATTACCTCCTCTGCTTTTAGGTAATATATGATGTTTTTGCTAAGATTTTGAAATCTTTTTATTGGGACGAGAAGCTAATATCCTATTAATATATTCCAAATATGTTTCATTTTCTTTTGACTAAATAGGATTCACTTATTTCACCTCTTTGTAAATTACTCATTATATTTCTATAATGTTTAGACTATATCTTCACTCTTAAGGAGTGCTCCCCGCTTCGAAGGATATAAAATCCCCCTACTCTCTTTCGAGATAGTCGTTGAGCTTTCTTCCATATTGGAAGCTTAGTTGCTGATTATCCAATCTCTATAATTTTTAAACATTCACGCTTATTTTTGCAAATTACGTTGTAGTTTATAGAGCTCTAAGGACGTTCCAGCAATTCAAGGAGTATGGGCAAAATCATTTCACCCGCCTCATCGTAGACTGAGAAATTCGCAAAATGTTATCGTAAAGTTTTTTATCTTTACTTCTTATAATTTCTTATAAGTTCAGCATATATTTTTACATAGTTGATTATGTAATGGACACTCGTGGTAAGATTATATTTATTCACTTACTATGCGTTACATTGTTTATTAGCCTTTTCGCAATCTAATAAATTAACTCGGTATTATCATATCAAAAACTTAGACTTCACCGATTTTGCCCATTTATAATTTTAAAATGTTTAATAAATCAACACCATTTTAAAACGGCAGATTTTCTACCTGATACCTACGATATTTTTAATAACACTATTTAAAGTATTAATAGTGCTACCATTATACAAACTTACAGAATAACCACTTTTAGGATGTGTAAACGGGTCTGCCGCTGCGTTTTGCCTTACACATTCATCTAAAAATACCGAGCTTGTTCCAAGCAAAGAAGCAATATTGCCTTTTGCAATATCTTCCATTTTCTGAAACGTCTCTTGTGCCTGACCACCACTCGGAGCCATAATATATGTATTAGTATTTGGTAGTAATAAAGCTCTCGCCATCATAAAGGGAGAAGCCAAAAATGACTTACCACTGTTACGGCCCATAAGCCACACAACGTTTGCTGGAGCCCAACTACTTAACAACACATATTTTTGCATATCAGTTAATTGAATCTTAAAAAAATCTTCAATAAACCTTGTGGGGTTTGCTCTACCCCACTAAATAATTTTAGTATATTTTTCGAAAATCTCAAGTCTTTTGGGTAAAATCTCGAATGAAAAATCTTTAAAAATGACGTTTATCATTAATAACCACCCCAATCATCTTGAGAACCGTTTTCTTTTTCGTATGCCTCTTTTTCTTTTTCCAGCTTCATTTCAGCAATTTCACGTTTAGCCAATCTCAAATTTTCTTTAAGAGTGGTATTTTCACGTTGCATTTCAACGAGTTTTTTAAGTTGGTCTTGACAGGTTTTATAAACCTCAGCTTCACTCATATTAAGCTGACTAAAAATTGCCGCAAAACTTGCTTCAGCAGCTTGATTAATACTTTTACTTGTTTCAATGTCATACATATTAAGAATAGCATCTTCGTATTTCATTTCATTCATTTTAGCCATAATTCCAGTAAAGGTGTTTTCGCCCTTAGCTTTACTAATAGCAAAGCGTTCACCAAAACCATTGTTTTTACTAAAATCTGTAATAGTATCAAGCTCTTTCTTTTTCAAGTCGGCAATTTCTTTAAGTTCTTTAACGGGAGCATCCGCCATTGTCTTTTGTTTATATTTTTCGCTTAATTCACGAATATTCTTAAAACCAAGAACAATTTGGATAGCACCCTGAACCTTCATGCCGTCAAGTTCCATACCTTGTTCAAGCATACCGAGCAAATCTTTATAAAGAATTTTACGAGTTTCTTCATCCTCGTAATAAAACGGGTCATAACCAACCATCTTTAACACCAATCTCTTGGCGTTAAGGTCTTCTTTTGACCATATGCTTTCAGTATCATTTGACACACTACCGTCAGCACTTTTTATAATTTTCTCAGCTTTTTCACTTGAACCACCAGAACCAGAATTTACGCTTCCAATATTAGGAGACTCTAAAAAGGTTTTTCCTTTCAAAGTTGCGCTTCTACTGACAACATTCATATATTCTTCAACAATGTGGTTTTTCTTACCATTCTTTTCCATGGCATCTTTAGCCTTGAAATAAGTAATATCATCAAAATATATGTTAAGATAACTACAAAGCCATTTCATAGCTTCTTCGCCATCTTTGTTTGCCTTCTCATAATAAAGATATTCATAAAGTTTTTTACAGCAATCTTTACAAATATGAGAATACATTTTACCGTCAGGAGCGATTCTACCCATATCAGTTTCTGCGTAAACCAAAAAATATTCATCTTGAGCTTTTGGCTTACCGCAACAAGTGCATACATATTTATCATACAAAGGAACGTATCTGTGAAGATATTTCACCCAATTTTGATAATACTTTTGCAAATAATTAGGAATTTTAGGTTCGCTCTTTTTCTTTTTCTCTTCCTTTGCAAGTTGATTTTGCAATTTTGATTTTGTTGAAGCTTTTTCATCTGACGCTTCATTTGCGATTTTTCTATCACATTCATCAATACCAGACTGATAAGCTTCTTCGGCATCAAGATATTTCTAATAATCAAAATCTCTCACTTTGCCGTTTTCATCTTTATAAAAATTAATAGGGTCAAAAAAGGCATTGTAATCAATGGAATCCTTAATCTTCGGAGTATCAATGTCACCAATAACATCTTCAAGGGCTTTTTTCTGTTCTTCTTTTAAAGAACGCTTCCAAGCTTCTCCGAATTCTTCTTTTTTCTCCTGTAATTCCATTTTACGTTGAATTGCGTTAAGCTTTCGTTTTTCTTTTGCAATATCGGCCTTTACCCTTTGATTACTTTGGATAGCCATTTTACACCTCTTAAACCTTTAAAACCTTTGCTAACTTAATAGATGTTATTTTTACTGGGTCTGGTCATCATCAATAATTTGAAGCCAGAAATCTCCAGCCTTTTGACCAGTTGGCTGTTCTCTTGAAACAACAACATCAGGTAAACTATTGATAGCCTCTTCAATTTTTCTATTGTTGGCGTTAATGGTAGTGCGAAAGAGGCTTGCCAATCCTACCACAACATCTGTTAGCGTAATGTTTGGCCTTCTACTTGCCATAGATTATACCTCCTCACTTTTACCATAGATAAGTGCTTTCCAAGTATTTTTGCCGACAATTCCATCGACAGATAAGCCCTGAGTTTTTTGATACTTTTTAACAGCGGTATCAGTTTCTAAACCAAAACTTCCATCAACATTACCGCAATTATACCCTAAATAATTAAGGATAGTTTGAAGCACTTTTACAGAATCATCCACATGACCTTTTTTAAGTTTGGGCAAATAACAAGAGCACCCAGTAATCTTCAATTTGTTAGAAGTATTTACTTTGTTGTTAGTACTTGTATTTGTATTAATGGATGTAGTAATCTTATAAGTCTTAGCCGCAGTCTTGTAATCGGGCAAAGCAAAACCTCTAATGTATCTACCATTAACTTTCATTGTTCTCTTTTTAACAGAATTAGAATAATTCCCCTCAAGAACAGTAAAAGAAGTTTTGCCTGTTACAGAAACAACCATACCAACATGGTCTGCGACACCTTTGTTATCTCCAACACCAGCATCTTGCCAGTCATAATAAACTAAATCACCAATAGACGGAACATAGGAATCATTCTCTTCCCATCTTTTAGCTTTCTTATAAAGAGCAATAGCTCTATTACAACTGCACTCTGGTAACAGAGTTTTTTCTAAATTTAGTTGTTTAGCTAAAGCTCCTATCGTTGCTTGACACCAAGCATCACTCTTTTTCAAGGAGTAACCAGAAGGCAAAGGAGACAAAGAGTTGTACAAGTTCACAATCTTGGTGTGACCGCCATTTGTCTTATTATAGCCTTCCCATTTAAGGAATTCGTTCACAACATATTCCCTTAATTGTTTCTCTGTCAACCTTATCACCTCTTTACCTTTATTAAAATCAATTTAAATCTTCGTAGTCATCATCCAATTCATCAAGATAATCTTCCCCAAGATTTTCTTTTCTAAGTTGAGAGAATCGTTCTTCACGTTCAGCGGTCTTTTGAGCTTCACGTTCCTGAACCTTATAATAATGTTTTTTATAACGTTCTTCTCTTTCCCTAAGCCAATCAGCGTTATCTTTCTTAAATTGCTCGTTAATAGCAATCCATTCTTTTTCTTTATCAGCTTTAATTTCTTCAATTGGACGAACAACTAAATCTTCTTCTGCCACACCATTATCACGTTGTTTTTGCAAATCTTCATCAATAAGAATCTTTGCTTTAATCTCGTCTCTTGCGGCATCACGTTTTTTATTCCAGTTATTATGTCTACGAAGGAACCGAGCTCTTGAACTACTAATTTCTCCATGTTTTTCAACATCTGCCTGTTTACATAATTCTTCAATTTTTTCTTCGGGCAAATCTTTATATTCTGCAATTTCTGGAATATTCAAATCTTTTCTAAACTTTCTTGCAAGAGAAGTGTAGCGGTTCTCAGGTTGCTCAAAGTATTCTCTCGGTCTAACCTTCAAGCAAATTAATGCTTGTTTAGAGAATTTAAAATGAGGGTAGCCCAACTTAGCCTGACTCCATCCCTCAAGTGCTCTAATTTTTTCAAAAGTAGAATAAAACCCGGTAATCTTGTATGGGTCTTTAGTTTCACCCCAAAACTTACCAAAAGCAAACTGCAAAGTATCTTCTGTAGCAATAGCATCCATTACTTTATATTCAAAACTTTCGAGTACATTAGCAACCATCTCTTTATCATAGCCCGTTTCCTAAACAATACTTTTAACAAGTTGATTACGAGTCATACGTCACCTACAATAATATAAAATGATAAAATAATACCCGGAGCCGACTTTCATCGAACTCCGGGGCAGACGGTGTTACACCTGCTATATAAAAGTCCCACCGAATTGCGCTTCGTAACGATTGAGCGTAGTGGGTTCTATTTATTTTAATGGGGCCAGTATCCGACCAGCCCCTTATTTGTCTTTATCTTAAGCCTTAGCAGTAGAAGAGAAGCGGGCGAAAGGCACACCATCACGGGCCTTAATCTCCAGCTTTTCGCCAGTGGCGGGATTGCGACCAGTACGAGCATCACGATGCTTACCACCCACGGTAACTACCTCACCAATCTTAACACTTTCGTTCTGACTGATAATATCAAGCAAAACCTCGCTCTGAGCCTTCAGAACAGCCTCAATATCCTTCTTAGTCATATCGGCGCAAGCCTCAGTATCCTTAATCTTCTGAATGTATTCTGCCTTCTTAATCATATTAATAATCTCCTTTAAAACCTTTAAATCTTTTAATTTATTTTTTATAAATAATGTTTTTGCCTGTTAAACACAGGACTTTATTAGGAATTCCTTAACTTCAATCTCATGTATATCATACTTTTGATTATTTGTCAAGGGGTTTTGTAAAATTTCTTTTTATTTTTTTATTTTTGTGGAATTTTACAAATATAAGAATCAATTAGATTCCTTCAACGAAAGAAACATCCTCTTCGTTTTTCTTTGCGGCACGGCGAGACTTGCTATTAGACCAGAGACCAAGCTCAAGCATAATCTTAGTGACTTTCTTGCAACGCCAACCACCACAAGCATCCTCAAATGCAACAGCAGCGGGGACATAAGTACCCCAACGCTGAGTATTCTCACCAGTAAGAATTCCCTTATCAACCAACTGCTTATACTGCTTAGAGTTAATCTTCTGAAGATTCATACCTTCATAGTGACCAAGGAACAGCATAATCTCAGGCTCTTCGGTGACATAAATTGTCTTATCACGACCAACGTGTTCACGATTAGCCACGGTATAGTTAGCATCCTGACGATTAAAACCAATCTTACGCTCTTTCAGGAGGCCAACACGCTTCAGGTTATTTCTCTCATTCTTAGAAATCTTAATCATTAAAAAATCATCCTATTCATAAATATATTTTGGAAAGAGTGATTTCCTATTCTCCTTCCATTATATAAAAATCCCAAATTTTAAAAAAGGCTGTTTTATCCCATATTTTCATTAAGCTTATCAGGATTGGGGTTTTCAGCCTTAAGTGCGGAATTTTCGGATTTTCGCAGTCTGTCAGCTTCTCTTCTTTCCTCCGCTTGACAGATTGCACACAACTTTTTTATTCTAATAGTTGTACTTTTATGATAAATCGGTCTTCCACATTTCTCACAAAAATACTCGCTTTTTTTATGGTTATTAATCAAATCTGCACATTCTTTACAATACTTAGGAGGTCTACCACCCTTGCCATTAGGTTTCTTATCATTAGCAACCTCTTTACCGCAGTTTTGGCAAATAAAATAACCATTTCTTTGTTTTTTCAGCCAATAACCGCAATTATATAGGTCATCGCCACCCAATAAAATTCTATTTTTATCTGTTACTGGAATCTGAAATACGGGTAATTCCATAAACACCGCTTTGATTCCACTTGCCCTGTTTACTTCTATGAATCCAAGGTCACTCATTAGCTCCTTCTCATACATAAAACTAAATGATTGCCCTAAATCTCCATCTCTCCTGAATTTTTGCGTAAACTTCTTCAAATAATGTACATTGTAATTCTCAAGATAGCTTTCTTGAATCTTAGACCAAACAAACAATGTAAACAAATACTTTACTCTTAAAAACTTTACAGGGTGTTCAGAAATCTTCATGGTATGTCTTTCTTGAAGTTTTTCTCTCTCAGTTGGCGTAAGAACCACATTTTCTTCAAGCCCAAGAAACCAATCAAGAACCTCTCTGGAAAATTCAATTTGTTTTACTTTTCTCAGCTTAGAAGATTTCTCTGGATGTTCCTTATCAATTTTCCAATCCTTCCATACCGAATCTACCAGAGAATTAATTTCTCCTTTTCGAGTAATTTTATTGAAACCCTTTACTCCATCTTCACATTTCTTGAGTATTGTTTCCTTTACCCATTTTTTTGTCCATTCAGGTTGCTCTCCGCTATAATACTTTGTCTTATAATACTTAATTAAAAGAGAAGCATCTCGCTTCCATCTTTCAGAGAGCCCTTGCTCAAGAACTCTCTGAATATAACCCTCTTCATCGTAAATATCAATCATTTATTGGTTAACTCCTCAATAAATTCTTTTTCTTCTAACTCTTTGGATTCTTCAACTTGATTCAAGTCAACCTTCTCAATGGAGTAGTTTTCATATAAAAACTCCATTGACCCAAGAGGATTTTTCTTTGGGAAATAACAAACATTTGTCTTTGATTTTATGTTTTCATAAATCTGTCTACCGTAAAGCTCCCACAAAATATTTTTATTTAAAGATGTCTTATCTACATAAAACAACTGAACCAAATAGTTACTCATTGTTTCATCATTTGAACACAAGTCTTCGAGAGCCATCTTCAACGCTAAATATTCATTTTCTCTATTAAAAGCACATTCAGAACTCTTTGTGGGATTCTTAATATTGCTATTTTTAGCAAGAATTCCCTTCATACTATTCCATTTTTTTATGGTATTAGTAACAAGCTCATAAACCTGTTCATACAATTTCTTATCATTTGGAATAAAGTTTTCACTTTGAAGAGTTCTATAATCAAATTTCTCAGAACTGCGAATCTTTTTCTTAATATTAAAATCAATAGATTCAATATACCAACAAATCTTGTTCATAACACATTTTGAAGTGACTACAGGAATAAAACGATTATAATAATCTTTAAAATCTTTTTGTTCTTGTGTCATCTCGCTCTCAGGCATTGCAAGCAATTCATCAAGAGTAATTCTAAAATGTTGGTGACAATCTTCATTCTTCTGAGCTATATAATCACGATACTCTTTATCTGTCTGTCTATATTTGTATCTAAAGAAATAGGGTTTTCTATCAGCAAGAATAGAGTTCAAAAATTCTTTCTTTTCTTTAATTTCTTCAGAATCTTCTTCTTTAACGTGTTGAAATTGTCTACAAACCGTGGCTAATTCCTTAACGTTTTCGCCAATTTTAGTCTTATCAATTTGTCTACTTTGAGCCGCACATCCAGCCTTTACTCGGCTTTCAAGAACCAAGCGCTCCTTAGACCCTTCTGGAAATTCAGGAATCATTCCTACTATCGTACTAACCGTATTCGTGATTTGTCCGATTTTAGTGCCAAAACTAAATGTATCGGTTAAAAACAATTTATCGTCAAATGCCTCTCTATCAAAAGTTCCATCATCTTTACGAAATACTTGTTTATGAGGCTTTTTTGCATTGTAAGTTACTACTCTCTGATTCGGATAACGTCCATTTACAAAATTGGGATTGTCCGTTGTGAAAAGAATATCAAAGTCATAATCACTCCCGGCAAAATTCATTGTGTGAGCATCATGACAATTCACAATAATTCCACTGTAACTATATTTATACCACTTTTGCATTTCCTCTGTATTCATTAAATCAACAACGTAGTGTTCACTAAAATGTGTCAGAGGACTACGCATACAATCAACTTTATTTACATTCCTGTTATTCCAAAATTGAGAATAAAATTGTCCAGCACCAAGTAAACCAGTTACCTTTTGACCAGTAGCCGCTTGCATAAACGCATATCCATCAACCACAATACACTGAAAATTTCCTCTCACAAGTATCTTTCCAAGACAAGCCAACTCAATCTTACGAACAATAAAATCACGAATCTTTTCCTTAGAATATTTATCGTTTAAAAGATTATGATTGAGAATTAAGCTCTTAAGCCAATAGTTATCGCTTGACCTCAAAAACGCTTCAATACTTTCTTCGGTGTTATTCTCACCCATTAAAAACAACAATGTATAATAAATATCTTCGTAACTTACGCCTTGAATATATTTAACAGTTTCTTCACAAACACTTTTTACCATTTCATCTGTTAGATTTAACGTTTGTAAAAACTGATAATTAACTGCATTAACTTCTTTATCTTTTTTGGGTGCATATTTGGTTATTCCCCAAATAATTCCATTCTTTTCGCAACAAGATTCAAAACTCTCTTGCGATTCCCAACTATCCCAAAGCTTTGTCATTCCTTCTGTTAGAATAACATCAATCTCACGAAGGTCTACCATATTACCATAAACATCTTTTACAAAATAGTTTTCATTGTTAAGCTCTTTACACCACTCAACAAAATCAAATTCATTTACAGCACCCTTCGTAAAAGCACATCTAATACAAAACTGACAAGGAGTGTAATCTTCTCCAAGGTCTTTGCCCCATTGTTCAGCCATTTGAGGACTAATTAAACCAGAACCATCTACCATGTTAAATTCAACATCAATAGTTCTTGGTTCAATAATATCATCTTCATCAACTGGTTGTTCAATTACAAAATCAACATCTACTGGCCTAACTTCAGAATAATCTGGAATAATACAAAATCGAGGTTTCGTTACTTGTTTAGTAGCACTTGAATAAAGTCCAAAATACGCATTATATTTACTTGGGGCCAATGGGTGAAACATATCTCGTCCATTGTCCAATCTATCTCTTAGCTGAATACGAATACTATCAGACGGTTCAATTTTATCATTAATACTTCCGCAATCACAAAACACAACCGTACTCACTCGTGCTTGAGAAGCAGAGCATGAAATTCTCTTAAACCACCTGTCATTAAAATAAAAACCATTTTCATAGAGCTTCTCATATTCTCCCACACTGTCCATTGTAACCGTTATGTACTGTGGAATATACATCATCATATAAATCTTATGCTGAAGTTCTTTTATTTGGTTTCTTTCTTCTTTTGTCGTCTTTTTCTTCTTTTTAAGTCTATCTCTTTCAGCATACCACGTTTCAAGTTCATCTCTATCAATAACTTGTCCCGTAATATCTCTAATGCTTTTTAGCATCTAAGAATCAGCCAAAGAAACAATCAGATTGCTTCGAACACAATCTTCAAAACTTAGGTTTAGTTTATATCCATTATCTTTAATAATAGAACTTGAAAGCTTAACAGTATAAAATAAACGCACTCGGCTATCATCCTTTATTAATTATGTATTTTTAAAACGACATTTTTAATATATCGCTTTTTTATCAAAATTTAAAAAATTAATAGTTATCTATTAAAATTCATCCCCAATACTTGTTGTCATGGTCATTAAAACTTCATCTAATTCATCTTCATCTAAACTTGAATACCAATTAAGAATCGAAACGATGTGGTTCATATCATCGGCAAAATACAGATTCTCAAAATTGTCAGTCTCTTTCTTAGATGTGTTAAATGGAGTATCTCGCCCATTTTTAAGTAAAATCTTTACATCTGCATCAGTGTTTACCAAATTTCCATATAAATCATCAATCTGGATTCCGCCCATCATATGAACCTTTGATTTAGATTCATTCAAATTGAGCCGATAATAAGTCCAATTGGAATGGCTTCTCAGGAAACTTTGTTGGTTTAAATAATCATATTTCTTTTGGAGATTTTCTTCAGTACCTTTGGTAACAAAAACCCAATTGTAATTGTCCCAAAGACCATCTTCAAACGCTCTCACTAAAATTTTATTTAGTTCAACACAACCCCAAAAGTCATCAGACTCAAAAATTTCTTCAATCTGTTCTGTTGTCATGTCTCTTTTAGCGCTTCTAAACTTCCAATCTTTAATGTTTACCTACTCTTGCTGGACTCCATAACGTTTATACAAAACTTTCAAAACTGCGTTTGTACTATCAAGTAGAACATCATCAATATCCATATAAACAGTTGGCTTTTCAAATTTGAAATTGCCAGTGTTTTCTTTAAAAACTTTCATAAAATAAAAAACCTTGAAGATTGTTAATTGATTTTTGCTTTGTCGTTATCAAAAAACAGTCTTCAAAATTATCTCCTAACTAATCGAATATTTCTTTTACGCTCCCTTAGAATCATAAAAGATTGTTTTTGTTGCGCTTTTTGTCTAATCCATTTGTTTTCTCCTTGTTTTGTCTATTTTTTATATTCGTTTTCAGCTTTTTAGTATTCTTGTTTCTGTCTCTTAACTTGGCTTTATTGTAGCATATCGGTTTATCCTTGTCAATAGTTTTCACGAATTTTTGTGAACAAACTTTTAACGGATATTTTCTAAACCTAATGAAATCAACGTTTTGGAAAAAATGTAGGAATATTCCACTCCTTTTTCATCACCCTTTTCTAAAAAACTATATACCCAACCATACACTTTTTATTATTATTAAAAAAGCCTTAGAAACTATTAATTTCAACGCTTTTCCTCTCGTCCTTCGTACCTACATAGAAAGATAATATATATAAATATATATAATATATAGAAAGACATTATCTACGGCACAAGTGCCTTCGATATATTTGTGTATTTTCACCATAAAAAAGATTCCCAAAAACACTTGACAAGCATGACTCAATTGTGATATAGTCTATTTGAAAAAGTAAAAAGAGGTGAGACACCTTGGCTAATTTTCTTACAAATTTAAATGAAAGCATTAACAATGATTAGAATTTTATAAAAATTCCTAACAATCTGTTAAAATTAAGCTTGAAAGAAAATTCTACTCTAACATTAGTATATGCGTATCTTATCATTAATAGGAACATGATGAATAAAACTAACGTTTCTGTTTCTATTTTAAGAAAAGATATATTTAAAACTAAAAATCAAACTATAATTCAAAAAAAAGAACAAGACATTATAGATTCATTAATAATTTTATCTAATTGTATTACAGATGATAAAGATAAAATTGTATCTGATGGACATATTCAAATTCAATCTTATGAAGATTATTTTGATTGTGGTGAAATGGCATATGAAAATCTATCAGAATCTATAAATCAAATGAGAAATAACTTAAAAGCCACATATAAAAATTTTGCACAAACTCAACTTTCTATTATTGCAATAGAAGGAGAATGTTCTTTTGTCAAATTAACACTTAAAGAATATCTTACTTTAATGTCTTTTGTGTATAAAGATTCTAAAGGAAAAGGATATAAAATTGCAGACCTTTTTAATTTATATCTTTTAATAAAAAGTAATATTTCAAAAAATATTTCTTTAAAAAACAAATTTGGTAATTTTTATAATAAAGATTGTATGTATTTAGATAAAATAGTAAAATTATCTAATTTGTCTCAGACTACAGTAAAAAAATATTTAGATGCTTTGTGTTATTGTAATTTGATAAAAAAATATAAAAAAGAAACTAAGGTTTATTATATCTTAAATTCTGATTTTAATAAAACATTAAAAGAAAAGGAAGAAAACGAATGACCTGTATTGTAGGATTTACTGATAAGAAAAACAATGTTACTTGGATGGGTGGAGATTCCCTTGGTAGCGATGGATACTCTCAAGCTGTTAATCTTGCTGGAAAAGTATTTCATAATGATATTCTCAACAATGTTGTTATTGGTGGTACTTCTACTTTTAGACATCTTGACCTTTTGAAATATAGTAAAAATTTGTTCCCAGAGGTTGACAAATATAAACTTGAAAAAGGAGAAATTACTATTGACCATAAATATATGGTTACTTCTTTTATTCCCAATGTAATTGCTTTGTTTCAATCTGGCATCGTGTCTGAAGTAGATAAAAATAGAGGTGGTAATTTTCTAATTGGTATTAATGGCTCTTTGTTTGAAATTCAGACTGATTATTCAGTTCTTGAACCTCAAGATTGTTATTCAGCAGTTGGTTGCGGTGAACTTTGTGCAAAAGGAAGTCTTTATACAACTACTAAGTATATGAGAAATTCTTTAAGTCCTAAAGACCATATTCTTTACGCTCTTGAAGCGGCTGAAAAAACAATGTGTGGTGTTAAACGTCCTTTTGTTATTATTAATAGCAAGGGTGAGAAAGAAATTATTGAGTAAGGTATAAAGTGATGATGAATTATTTAGATTTTTGTGAAGAGCTTTTTGATAAATTAACTCAGGATATTAGTCAAGATTATTCTGATTCTTCTTCCTTTTTTGGTTTTACTAATTTAATTGACTGTAATTGGACAAAAGGAGTTGGATTTACTCTTAAATTTAAAATCCCAACTCTTAACAATTTAATTTTTTATGAACATTTAGATGAATCTTTTATTTATGAGAAACTATTTGTTCCCTTTGAAAGTGTTTATAGTTTTAATCAAACAGTTTGGGAAACAATTTTTTGTTTTATTTCTGACACAATAAAACAAGATTTTCTTAAACATTTAACGAAAGACTGGGTGTTTCCTTTATGAATGATAATTTAAAAATTTTATCTGCTGATTTTGCAAAAAATAATAAAGAAAACAAAGAAAACCCTTTGGAAAATAACAATGATTTAAAAGTATTTATTATTAACGGTTCCGGTGGTTCTGGTAAAGACACTTTTTGTAATTATATTGAACAGTTAGCTACTGAAAAAGATAGGTTCTATCATGTTGAAAGTATTTATACTTCTACTCCTGCTAAACAATGGGCTACAACAATGGGTTGGGATGGAAGCAAACTTCCAAGTGATAGACGTTTCCTTTGTAATTTAAAAGATATGCTTGATTATTGGAATAACGCAACCTATAATCATATTAAAAATTGTTTTAGTTCGTATTATGTAACTAAATTTTATCATTGTTATAATAAATCAATCTTTTTTATCCATGCAAGAGAAGAAAAAGATATTGTTTGGATTAAAAATTATTGTCAAAACAAAGGAATTTCTTGTAAATCTATTTTAATAAAAAGACCAAATGCTACGAAAAAGGGTAATCATGCAGACGATAATGTAGAGCAATATATTAATTATGATTATACTGTTGTAAATGATGGAACTCTTAAGGATTTTAAAAAGAAAGCTCAGGATTTCTTTGAATATCATATTGAAGAGTATCAACCTGTTTGTACTACTGCTACAGATTCAGAAGATGTTGCACATGGCTTAAAAAATTTTGAGTATAAACCAGAAAAAACAAAAGAAATTCTTGCTAAATACGATGGCCTTCTTAATAAATATAACGCTTTACTTAAAGAGAAAAACGAACTTGTGATTAAATGTCAAGCTAATTATGAAAAACAAAAGCGAGAAGAAAAAGAACGATTTGAGCAAGCTAAAAAAAATTATGAAAATATGCCTCAATGGAAAAAAGACGCTCTTGATAAATGGACAGAAAATTTAAAAGAATCTTGTACTTATTGGGAAGATAGAGAATATTAATTAAATTAATTAAAGAAAGGTTGATATAAAATGGCTTATAATATTGTTATTGATACTACTAAGGATATTAATACTGTTAAAACTTCTAAAAAAGTTATTATGGCTATTAAAGCCGTTAAGCGTATTCAGGATAAATGGAAGGACTATGGATTTGAATATACTATTGATGCTCCTGATTTTTGGTACGAAAATGGTAAAGGGTTCCATCATTGGTGTATTTTGTTGACTAAATTTTTTAAAGGTGGACAGTCCACTATTAATATTTGTTATGATGTAAGCAATGACCCCGCTTTTCCTAATTATACAATTTCCGCCTATAATCATATTAAAGGATATGAAGAATCTCAAACTTTCCATTGGAATGAATATCTTCTTAACCTCTTGAATGAGCAGATTAATTGCATTGATGATGCTGTTTGTATCTTGGAGCATCCTGATGAAATGTTGGGTTAATTAGAAAGGTTTATATATTAAATGGATTACGGCGAAAGATTTAATTATGGCAAGATAAAGGATGATTTCGATTGTCCTAACCATAATGGATATTATTCCAGCACACATACTTCTTTTGATTCTAAATTAAACTCAATCCCAAGTTTTGATGATTTACAGAAACAATATCCTGATAAGTTTAAAACTTTTCATGACCTTAAAACTTATCGTTGGGGTAAAGGTAATAATTTTTTCGCTACTTATGGAATTAATAAGTTTGGAGAATTTGAATTGTTAGATACTAATTGGCACCATAGTACGGCAATGGGTGACAAGGAATTAAAAGAAGAAAACGAGAGACTTAAAGAGCATATTATTCTTCTTGAAGAGAAAAATGATGTCTTAGAGAAATGTAACGAAACAATTAGTAAAGAAAACAAAGAAAATAAGAAGTTTGCGGAAGAAAGCAAAAGAAAAGCAGAAGCTTTCGATAAAATTTATAAATTGCTTTATGGCAAATTTACTTGTGAGGCTATTTACCAAGATATTTACGGCGGTAGTAAGAATGGCCCAGTTAAAGTCGGTCAGTGGTTAGAAGGTCGTATGCTCAAGCAACCAAAGCTGACTGATAAGGAAACTATTAAGCTGTTAAATTTGCTTTTAATGGGCATGGGTTCTGAATATTATGTCCAGTTGAACGGATATATTGGACTGGATGATAAAGACGATGGGAAAAGGTCACTATAAGAAAATAATAGAAGAGGAAGTCATTAATTTAATGGCTTCCTTTTTTTGTGGCTCTATGGTGAAAAAGTTTTAATGATAATATTAATAAAAAATAAGAGTCAGATTGGATATAAGATTACACTGGGAAGAGTGGAGATAGAAAAAGGTATTGAGTTATGATTAGAGGAATTTGGGAGAGTGGGGTTTGGTGGAGTTGGGGTGGGATGGGTGATAATGGAAATGGGAAAATTTTTTAATTTTTTAAATTTTTTTAAAAAATTTTTATAAAAACTCTTGACAAAAGATTATATGTGTGATATAATGTAAATTAGAAGAAGAAATATCTTCTAATGAAAACAGAAAGGCGGTGTTTTATGGGAAGAAAAGCAGAAGATTTAACTGGTAAAGATTTTGGTATGTTTCATGTTGTTAAAATGAGCGATGAAAAATATACAACCGAAAGTGGAATCCAATTAATATTATGGGACTGTGTGGACAAAGACGGCAATGAATATAAATTATTAAGACAATATTTAAAGAATTGTCCTACTGAATATAACCCTTATGTTAAAAAGGGACATTCAGAAGTAAAATATCAAGAAAATAAAAATACTTATATCCAACATAGAGTAGAAGACTGGAAAGAAAATAAAGATGATATTCGTCATCAAAGAAAGAAATATGACTTGGTTGGATAGGTGTATGGAGATTGGGAAGTTCTTGAAGAAGGAGAACCATATCAAAATAAAACAACTAAATATACAAGACGTACTTGGAGATGTTTATGTCACCATGTCTTAAATGATGGCTCTGAGTGTGGTAATGTCGAAGACGTTCTTGAAACTAATTTAATTAATGGTGGTAGTTCTTGTTGTAAGAAATGCGCTAAATTTTTATCATCCAAAAGAATTGAAGTTGGAAAGGTTTATGGAAAGTTAAAAGTTATCGAAAAAATAACTAAAAATCCAGAATTAATTGATAGTAAATGTGAATGGCTTTGCGAATGTCAATGTGTTTTAAAAACTAAAGTAATAAAAACTCGGAGTTTCCTTCTTGGTTCCTCTGATAATAAAGCTTGTCATCAATTTGGTTGTGACCAAACCAATGTTATAACAGACGAAAATGGAAATATTTTAAAAAGACGTTGTAAAAGATGCGGAGAAATGAAAGATATATCTTGTTTTAGAACATTATCTAAAGCAAGAAAAGACCCGGTATGTTTAGATTGCGACCCTTATCATCCAATTACCCCAATGACACCAGAAGAGAAAAGTCCTCATGAAAGATATAGATTTTATCAAAAACGTGCTGAAAGTAAGGGAACCGTTTTAGATTTTACTGAAGAAGAGTTTAATGAATTTACTAAACAACCATGCTTTTACTGTGGAGGATATTCTAACAGTAAAAAATATGAAGACCAATTTTGTGGTATTGATAGAGTAAATTCCAATAAAGGGTACTCCAAAGATAATTGCGTTCCTTGTTGCCATACTTGCAATGTTATGAAAATGGGATTGGATGTTTACGATTTTTTGGACAAAGTAGAAAATATTCATTAGAACTTAAATAAAATAAAGAAATCATTGGAAAAATAATTTTTTTTGAAAAATTTTTGAATTTTTTAAAGTTAAAATCATTTTCGGGCCCCGAAATTGATGTCATGTAATATAAAAATAAATAAATTGCTTATATCTAAATGTAATTTCGATGTTTATATATAAATAATTAAGCTGGTTGGTGAGTAATCATCAATCAGCTTTAATTATAATTATTATTGACAAGGAAAAGTCGTTAAAACCAGAAAGGAGAATCGGTTATGTCCGTTTCTTACGTTGTTGCTTCCATCATTCTTGCTGTTGTTCTCACCTCTGTTGTATTTGTGCTCATTGGAAGAGTTGAGCACAAGGGACGTAAGATTAATCTGAATTGGTTAATCTTGATGATGCTCATTGCCACAATCAGCATTTTGACCATGGTTTTAATTTACCATGGTCAGCATGACATTACTTCTGAAGCTATCCAAAACGCCTACGAGCAAGGTGTAGAGGATGGCAAGTCCTCCGCAACCCACACTTTCCCCACCAATAAGGAGATGGAGGAATGGTTCTCCTCCACTAAAGAAGTAGTAGTAGGCACCAATGAGGGCGGCGATACAGCCGTTCATATCATTGATAGAAACGGCGAAGAGTGGGTGCTCTTCGCCGTTTCTATCAAATAATCTCTAAAGGTTTTCTGAAGCATCTGTACCTCTAAACAGGTGCTATCCCAACATCCCCAAGCACTAAATTAAAAGACCTGTATGGGACAGGCAAAGAAAGGCATTAGCCATGACTACTCATATGAACACCGCTATCGACAACTCTAAGAAGAATCGCAATTCCACTTCTTATATCGTTAGTGGACTCGATGGAATGTCCCACGCTGCTTTTGAGCAGTTCAATAAGATTAGAACTGCCTATTATAATTGTGAGGATATTTCTAACAATTGGGAATATCCTCCCTGCTTTCTGGTTGCTCTTTATGAGCATTTCCAAAAAACTTCCCCTCTTGATGCAGAGGATGTCCAGTCCGTCATTATGAGTATGAATTGGCTCTTTGATGGAGCCAATTATCAAACATTCTATCGGAACTCTGAAAACCATATGGAGGTTGTCGTTAAGCAATATAATGGCAACGAAGAGCTCCCTGACAAGGTGTATAACACCTCCAACAAGCAAAACTTGGAGGTGTTGCGTGGCCTTTGCTTGCCGATGGTTTATAATTGGTAAGTTTTATAGGTTCTCTGGGTGGTTCGTACCTTTAAACGAGCCACACCCCAAAATCCCCAGCAACAATAATTTATAAAGTCCAGTGTGGGAAGCTGGCAAAAGGAGAAACAGCTATGAAGACCATGAACACCAAGAACAATACCACCATCACCGTTAACGTACTTACCATGTCCCCCGCAGCCTATGAGGAGTTCTATGAGCTCCGCATGGCAATTGAGCAGAATAAACATTTTGATTTCGAAAGTTGGGGCTATAATCCATACTTTTTAATTGCTGTGTATGATTACTACAAGGCAATTAATTATGGAGCCATGATGAACAGGGTTAAATCCATCATTAAGAGTATTGACTGGTTTTTTGATGGAGCTTCTCTATATATCTATGAGTCTGATGAACAGTACAAAGTGACTGTTCGTCAATACAACGATGGAACTTTCTCCGACAAAATTTATACTGGAGAGAAGGGCTTCGAAGTTATCCGTGATATGTGCACCCCAGTGGTGTTAAATTACAAGTAAATCTTCAACTCGTCCTGAAGGGTCAGCGAGTATAAACAAATGGCCCCATCCAATAAGACCTCCAACTACCCGTTCGTAGAAGGAGGTCTTAAAAATTCCATTGGTTGCACCATCCAACCAATGTTCATATAGATTAGAGAGATAACTATCCACAGCAATTGTCTCTCGCATCCTGAAATGACCAATCAGGATTATAACTAACAAGCTAATGTACAGTTAGCAAGTTACAAGAAAGGAGGAATTCATGGAAGACAGTCTCAATAATAAGATGTTGATTCGGTCGATTCTGAAGTAGAACATTACTTCGGAGCATGAATTTAATTGGTTTATGACACATTTAAGTGTTGATTAGCTAATTGAATTCTTCCGAATTGACACTTCCAAGTTGAACTTGGATAAATAATTTCATCGACAAAGAAAGATATAGGATTGGTCAACTATATCTTTCTTTTAAACTATAACACACTTGATGTTATTTGTCAAGGGGTTATAGAAAGATTTTTATTCTTGAAAGGAGAATAGTATGAGAGTTTACAAACAGATAGTTAGAAGCAAAAGGGAACTCTTAACAGAGCTCGGTTTGGTTACATGGAGAACCAGACCAGAGGTAACAGCTCTTTTGACTGTAATTGCAAAACGGGTTTCTGAAATCCGTTTTGAAAACATTATCCATACAATTATTGTATCGGATATGTCACCAGAGGAAGTAACAAGGTATTTAACCTTTGTTGAAATTCCTGTGAAGGAGGTGGGATAATATAGGAAAGTATCTCTTGGTTTACAGGTACAAAGGGCCTGTAAAGAGATTTGGTCAATTTGTTGGTAATGCTGAATTGACCACAGAAGTGGATAAAAACAGCCCAAATCCACAAAAGAAAGCATTATCGAACTTGTCCTTTCAGTATAAAAAGCTGAGAGGGCTTACAAGCTCTGCAAAAGTGGAGCTTGACGAACGTTACTTGGTAGTTATCAGGGAAACGTTCAAATTCTAACCATATAAACTATTTTTGAAAGGAAGTTCAGAATTATGAAAAAAGTTAACACCATGAAGTTGGCAGTGCCCGTGGAAAAGACCATTTCCAAGCTCAATGAAGCTTGGAGCATCAAGTTTTGTAACATCACGCTTGGGAACTTTTGTTCTCAAGTGTGCAAAGGACGGTATTGCGGAACTTGTGATAGCTGTCCCGTAAATCAAGCGTACAAACTGGCAATCCAGCAAATCAAGGACGGTGTGAGAAGCCGTCCCGAATATCAAGATTGCACCATTTCCAGTTATGGTGCTTTCCGTCATTTCGATGGAAAAGGCCACAAGACTGAGGTGTGGAGAGCGCCGAAGAAGGAGGTGGAATAAGATGGTTACTTATTCTGTTATTAACAGATATGGAAAAACCATTACAGTAAGCTTGAAAGGACAAGAAACAAGCTTATTCAAAACTCAAGATTTTGCCAGATTATTGGCAAAAAGGTTAAACAGCGATGAAAGAAAACCAAAATGGTTGGTAAATAGAGTTGATTGGAAATCCAATCGACCCTATTCTATCAAAGAAAATAAATTTTAATTAAACATTGTTAGAGCCCTGAATACATTCACGATTTTGTAAATATATTCAGGGCTCAATAGAGTGTTTAATGCACCCACAACCGAACCTTGTGGGCATCTACGGTCAGTGTAGATGATTAAAACTCTGCTTGGTGTTAGTGACCTACATAGCTAACACTCAGGTATTAAATTGTGAAAGGGGTGAAAATCATGTAGAGAATCTTTCATGTTTCCTACTATTACAACATTCGTGTTGTAAGAATCGTTTACAATCGTAACTAAGCCTTGTAAGCGATAACTCATACATCATTGAGAAGTTGTAGGACTTCTCTTTGATTGTATGATAACACAGTAATTCAAGTTTGTCAAGAGTTTTTGATAAATTTGAATAAATATTTTTTGGTAGGCTTTTAAGCCAGAAAGGAAATTACTATGTCCATCAACATCACTCGTAACGAAAACTCTGTTCCTTCCGTTAAGAAGATTGTCGCCAAGCAGCCTCGTGATGCTCAGGGTCGATTTGTTTCCATGCCTGTTCGGTGTGACATTCCGAAAGCACAGGATGTAGACCATACCATCAAATCTTCTACGCCACTTTATATGAATGAAGTTGAGTGGACGGCTCCCTATATTTACAACTTCGTTAAAGATAACGGGGTTGTAAAAGCACTGATTGAGGATGGAGACCTTAGAGGTTGCCTTTATCTTAATAAGGATACCGAGTCCTACTATCTGTTCTTTGCGTCTCATTATGCGTTTGGATTCCATTTGAGTTGTGGAGTCCTTGCCGAAGTCCTTAATAATGAGGACACGGTAAAGCTTGTTGCTGAAAATAACATTCTTTATTGGGATGCGATTCAGAAAGTCTGAGGATTGCTCATGCCCAAGGGTTTCGACTCTTGGGCATTATGGAGTTCTCAGAGCTCCAATATTTTATACCCGCACAGCGGGAGAAAGAGGTCTATTATGACTACTAACAACAAGATGATGAACGAAAAGGGCTTCTCTGCAAAGACCGAGACAATTGATGAAATTATCTTCGATTGCATGAAGCCGAAGAAACTAACGGATGACCAGAACAATCTGGTTTTGGCATTCAAACGTTCTGTTGAGAAGGAAATCGAAGAACGCAATGACAACCGTAATTGGGCAATCAGAGAAATCCCTCTGATTATTCCCAATGTTGACCTTGCGTATCAGAGAGAAGTGCGTAATTCCGAGGTTGCCAAAATTGTCAACAAGTTTGACATCAATAAAGTAGAAGTAAAGTCTGCTTCTATCCGCAAGGTTAATGGAAAATGGAGAATTTTCCTGATGGATGGCGCTCATACTTTGAGCGTTTTGTTGTTCATGAAAGCTATGGGTTATCCTGTAGATTCCATGGTGGTTAAACTGTTTGTTGGGCTCACTCAGGCTCAGGAAGCTGACTTGTTCGCAACCCAGAACGAAGGTCATACCAACATTCGGGGTTATGAGCGTTACAAAGCTGATTTGTGTGCTCAACATAAGAACGCTTTGAACATCGACAGAGTTCTTAAGGAGTTTGGGTTAACCACGAAGGTTAACTACAACACCTCTATCAATCGCAATCGAAATGTTAATGCGATTGAAGAACTATATAGAATTGAGAAGACTGGAGGTGAAGATGCTCTTCGGTTTGTATTTTCTGTAATTCAGCGCCTTGGATGGGGTTCTCAGGAAATGGCTTATACTCAACGCATTCTTGCTGGTTTGCGCTCCGTATACAAGCCCATTCAGGATAATCCCGAAAAGGAATCCTTGCTTGTTCATGGAATGAAGGCTTGTGGTTCTTGCAAGCAGTTTCTTGATGAAGCTCAGGGAACTGATAAGTACGAAGGTCATCCCGCAGAAAAGGTTCGTGCCTATCTGAACGGTTTGATTGGATAAATAAAACTTTTGTCAATTTGAAAGGAGAACAGAATTATGAGTAACAAAATTGAAACCATCGACTGCCGTATTAGCGAAGAGATTCCTGTGAAGCCCGCTGCATTTATGCCTCTTATGTGGAAAGAAATTCTCAGAGACCTTCCTGAAAAGGCTGAAGTGCTGAGAGATTGGTTTTCTGAAACTGGCAATTGGCCTACTGCCACTTCTACTCCAGTGTTTGACATTACTACTCAAACGATATATCCCGCTTATTCTCTTGATTATCGTTGGGGTAGTTATTATGAAGGAGGTGGTGCTGTTGCTCAAAAAATAAAGAAAGCTGTAAAAGAAAAGACTCCAGTAAAATGGGAGTGGGCTTATTACGATAAAACAGAAGAAGCCATGAAACGTTTCAGAAACCACTACTTTATTGGAGCATCAGATGTTGATACAACAATTCTTGTTGCTTCACTTGAGAGATATAAAAAAGTAAAGGAGGCGAAAAAAAGATACGAAGAGAAGAACAAGGCTTTGGACGAGGTTCGTACTAAGCTCAAGGCTTTGGAAAAAGAAATCGAGGAAATCCAGAAGAAATAAAAAACAAGAGAGAACCAAAGTAAGTCCCCAATGGTTCTCTCTCAAAAATTCCAAGCTCCTGTAAAGCTTGTTTCCATATAATTAAATATGAAAGGAGTATATCACATGAAAAAATATATTTTCATTGATATGGTTGCATAGGTCTTTGCAATCAGAGTCATTTACAATCGTAACTAATCTACAGTTAGTTATGTGAGTAATTGCTACTCATACAATCATCAAGAGAGGATTACAGGTCAACTTCTCTTGGTGATTGTATTATATCGAATAAGCTTGAGGTTGTCAAGGGTTTTATAAATATTATGAATATTTTTTATTAAACTCTTGACGTATTAAAGAAAGGATGTTATTATATGTCTAAGATTTATACTCTTGTTATTAACACCAATGATGATGATTTCTATCCGGTATTTTCTTCTTCCAATAGAGGATTCTTTGACCATGTAGCTTCTTTACTTAAATACGACTCGGACAATAGAAATGAAAACTGTTACCTCATTTCTATTGAAAAGTTGTTGGAGCACTTCAAACATCAAAATGAAGTAGTTGAAGAACTGGTTGTGAACCATGATTATCCCGAATGTGCTGATTGGGATGTTGTTAACATTCCTTATTTTGAGTCGGAAGAATGTCGAAAGATTCAGTCTATTATTACCTATTTTGAGAGAGAACTGAAAACTGGATGCGAATGTGTAACTGGATTAGTGTTTACATCCATTAATGCTGATAAGGAGGAAAATTGATATGAGCAACAAAATTTATCTTCAGCAGAGAACCGAATACCTACTCCAGAAAGCAATTGACGCTGAGATTCAGCGTATCAAAGACATAAAGAAGCATGAGCCAGAGACTTTTGATGTTTCTCATTGTTGCACCGAGATTGGCATCTTGGTTGCTTTGAAAATTCAAGCGAAAGACCTGATTGAAAAACTCTAAAGGTTGATAGAGTACAGGATTGAAACATATCCTGTACTCCAATGAGCCTTTAAGGTTCAATAATTTGTCAAGGAAAAAGACATTAACACCCACGAGAGAAAGGTCTACTATGGCTAACATCAACAACAAGAAGAACACTATGAATCGTGTCCAGATGCTCAAGGACAGCAACTCCAACATGGAATATCTTTCTATTGACGGAATCCCCTGCGGTTATATGGGTTCTGTCTCTGAAGCAGACCGTGAAGCTGGTATCCGTTGCATCCAGAAGATTGTGGATAACAGCAACAAGAAAGGCTATGACCTCATTCGTGAGGTAATGGCACAGGTCAAGTTTGAGGCTGACATGAACGAGAAGCAGATTCAGCCTGATGAACAGGTCAAGGTTGAAGATACTGACTGTGTTATCAGCTACAAGAATCTTCGCATTTACACCATGGATGGTAAGGAACTGGCTTCTGCTGAAGATTACGCCAATGTTGAGAATCGGGCAGTAAAGGAAATTCTGAAGCTTCGTGCTCAGGCCAAGCTTCACAAACTGGAAGAGATGGAAGACGAAGATGACAGTGAGGACGATGACGAGGAGTGATTCTCCTCTTGTCCTCATACGAGCACAGTAGTTCAAAAGTTCGTTTTAATCATTTCTAAGCAATAAGATAAAGGGTAGGAGTCCACAAGCTCCTACCCTTTTCTTTAAATTGAAAGTTCCAGTGCTCGAACACTGTTTATATAGATACACCAATCCGAAAGGAGTGATTTAATGAAGCGTATCTTCTTCGTAAGTTATGTTTATAACTTTTAGTAGATTCGTATAATCTATAACCGTAATTAATGTGAGTCTCACCACGACCACATAATTGTGAAAAGTATAATTAAGATTGAGAAAGTTCGAGCTTTCTCTTTCTTGATTGTACTATATCACACTAAAACTTGTTTGTCAAGACTTTTGTAAAATATTTTTATTGGAGGTATTAGTAATGAATACTCAGAAAACTCGCAAATCTTGTGAAGACTATGTAGAATACTCTCGGTTCCCTTGTTCTTCTCTCGCAAAAGCAAAAACAATGATTGAAGAACTTAGGGTTATGCGTCCTGAGATGATTCATGTGATTCAGGATGGAAAAACATGGGACGTTGTTTCCTATGTTTATCAGCCCATTTCTAACATTTAAGTTTGTTTTAATTTGAAAGGAGTTCAGTATTATGTCTACCATTAATTTTGAGAAAGCTATCAAGTACGTCGAGTCCCTTCCTACGGTTCCTGATTCTAATTTCACCCCTGTTGTTATTATCAAATGGGATAAAACAAAAACTTTCCACACTGAATATGGCGGGAAAATAGTTGAAAAGAGTCCTGTGTTCTATTATCCTAAAACGGGAAAGGTTGAATTCCTTGAACGTGCTCCTGCTAATTATAAACACGATTATCTTTTTGATAATTGTGGAGACATGAGACTCCCATATAAAACCAATAAGAAGATTTCTGTTACGTCTGCCAAGAAAGAAATCTTTTCGTATTATGGCAAGTACCATAAAGAGATTGATGCACTTGAGATTGCGTCTGTTGTAATGAAAGGCAACAGAGCCAAAGATGGAGAAAAAAGAACATGGGAATATACTGACATTAACAATGAAAGATATTTCTTGTTCAGAAACGGCGAGGCTATTAAAGGCTTTTCTTATCTTCAAAAAGATGGAAAGTTTTACAACAAAACTCTTCGTCACTGGTTACAGTCAGACCTTCCTCAAAATATTCATAACAGATATTTTGGCGGACAAGCTTTAGCTTTCTTTAAGTTTAAAGCAACCTTAGAGTGGGTAGATGAAGAAATTTTTTGGATTCCTTACAGAATTGGTCACTGGTATGAAAAAGTGGTAGAGCGCCCTGTAAAAGAAAACAGCGTGAAAAAAGCTCTTATGGAGTCTGAGGAATTGGTTGATTTTTCTAATGAATATTTGTTTGGTCTCTTTAAAGTTAGCGATAGTGGCGTTATTTGTGTTCCATATAAAGACGGGGTATTAATCAGATATTATACCAGTAGTAAACGTCTCCCTCAAAAATTATTATACATGGAGAAGTATAGATTCTTCTTCAATGAAAAGGAGGAATTCATCTTAAAGAAAAGCAGCGATAAATGGGTTTCATGTGCAGCTAACAACTGCTATCAATCATGCACCGCTGAACATATTGTTAACTTCAGTGAATTAAGAAAGGTCAAGCGAATCGACAGATGCGTTGATGTTTTACTTAACAATGAGCTTCTAAACAAAGATAATTTCATTATAAATCTTATTTATACTTTGAAATATCCAATAGTTGAGAAGCTCGGAAAAGCTGGATATAAATATCTTATGTCCAAAATGATTTGGTCTCCAACAACTTTGTTGAGAGATAAATTTGAGACCACTCCCAAAAAGACAGGAACCTTGTATGAAAATTTAGGAATGAATAAGATTCAGCTTAAGATACTTGAGCAGTTTAGAGACCCATATAGAAATACACTGCCCAGCATTAAATTTATCAAACAGATTGGGGGTGATGATGTAATTCATTGGGATGAAAAGAAGTCCCGGAAGATTTTCAAGTTTGCTTCGAAAGCAGGAGACTGGAGTGGACTTGTTCTAAAAGAAAACTATCTTGGTGCTCCTGATTGCGTTAGATATGCAAGAAAAGATTTTATTCCTACTGACCAAGATAGAAAAAACATTAAGAACCTAATCAATCTTCAAGACAAATATTCTGGCGTTGATGTTGTTAGATTGTTTAGAGATACGGTTTATACTATATGTGACCGTGTTCACGAGATTCTTCCTAATATGAATCCATTTGAAGCTCGAACTCTTAGAGATTTGGAATGGATGCACAACCAGTATACTGACATTGCAAACGCACAAAGATATAACAATCTAAAAAAGGATGGAAGGTGGGATAAATTCAATAAAAAGAGAATTGAAAAGTACGAAAAGATTGGAGATGAATTTGAAATCATTGTTCCTCGTGAACCAAAGGACATTATTAATGAGGGAGCAAGCCTTAGTCATTGTGTTGGTGGCTATCTTGAATCTGTAGCGTCTGGTTATAAAACGATTCTTTTCTTAAGAAAAGTTTCTGACCCAGATAAGAGTTTTTATACCATTGAAGTTGGTGATTCTCGTATCGTTCAGATTCATGGCAACCACAATAAGTGGTTGGGTAATAATCCTGAAGCTATTCAATTTGTAATTGATTGGCTTAAAGATGTTCAAATCCATTGTTCTCTCAGAATCCTGTTCAATCTTGGTCAAGGATATTCTGGCAGCAACAATAATCTTGACCATAGTAATTATAAGCTCAACGAATTTGTGATTGCATAAGGAGGATAATATGAAGAAACAGATTGAAGATTTGGGTTATCTGGCAACCATGGAAATCGTTCAAGCTCAAACCCGTCATGCCGTAGCTAAGAGACATGGCAAGTTCAGATACGAAAACAACCGCAAGTATAAAAATAAGAGAAAGGAGGTGAAAGATTTTTATTAATCTATTGACAAGTGGTTGTTTTCGTGATATATTTGGCGTAGCCAGTTGATTAAGAAAGGGAGTAAAAATTATGTCTACTATTATGCTTATCATTGTTGTTTTCTTTATAATTTTAATAACTGGTGTATTCTATTGTGAATACGATAATCCCAAATTCCTTTGGACATTCTCCGTTATTTGGGCATTAGCATTTATGATAATGGTTCTGGTCTTTACAGGAATGAAACAACCTGTAACGACTCCAGAAACAGAGGTTGAACCAAATGTGTATTTTGTATACGCAGAAAAAGTTGAAGAAGAAGGTGATGTAGTTACATTTACAACCGTTAATCTAAAAGATAATCAGTTTTACACTTGGGTAAGCGAGTATGAAACCGAATATCCTGACGTTCCTTATATGCTCACAATGGATAGTAAGGGAACAGCAACCTTAGAAGACGATGAAATTTTGGTTGTTTGGGCTAATAACAATTAAGGAGGTGAGAAAATGATTACTATTGAGTATGTTCCTCGTTCAAGAGGTATGATTAAACTGACCAACGATAAGACTTTTAAAGAAGTCACGGTCATGTTTGATGACATCGAGCAAAGGGACGAAATGGTTCTCAATTTGCTTGAGAAAATCTGTAAGGGCGAAGATGAATAAGTAACTACAAACATTTATGATTTAAGAAAGGAAGCAAAATTATGAAAACTCTGAATGTAACTGTTAACTGCCTTGGCGTGTATAACTCCTCTATCCAAGTCCCTGATAACATGACTATTGACGAAGCTATCAAGTATGCTTCTGAGCATTTGGATTTGATTCCCATGGGTCAGGTTGAATGGGTTGGAGATACCAACCTCGATGAAGAAAACTGCGATTTCGACGATTAACAAATATTTGTGATTTAAGAAAGGAAGTAAAACATTATGACTAACAATAAAATTAACTTCACTATCGAGACCATCAACGATAACGGTTCTGGCATGGAATACACTTCGAAGGAAGCGTTCATGAAAGAAATCAGCTTAATGATTGATGACTGTGTTGCTAATGGCGGTACATTCTTTGACATTCAAGTTGATTCTGATGCAAGTTGTTTCTGTACTGATGAAGACTAAATAATATTTGTGATTTAAGAAAGGAAGTAAAACATTATGAAGAAATATATGTACATTGACTGCTGTGAGCGTGAGATTGGTACTCCCGAATTCTTCGATGATTTTGATGAAGCAAAAATCTATCTATTTAAAAAGTGGTGTGAATTTTGTCGCCACATTGATACCGACAACTGGGATGTTGAAGTCAAAGATATGGATGAATTAGAAGAAATCCTTGAAGAATTTGTTCAGGAAGGAATCATTGATGACCAGAACGATTATGATTACACAATTGCATGGTGTGAGATGTTCGGGTCTCATGACTGGGATGGTAAAATCATCGAAGTTGAAATCTAATTCCCCAATAATATAATCTCTTTTATCATAACTTAATTTATTATCCTGAGCTATCGGGTTTACGGGCAGAAAGGAAACATTATGAATAACGTTTATGCTAACATCAAGGTCGCAACTCTGAAGCCGGGTACTTTCTTCAAGATGTCTTATGTATCCGATGTTACCCTGAGTGCCGCTGGTCGAAAGGCGGGTGTTCACGTTCTTAAGCGTGTTATTGGAACCTACCGAGTTGGTATTAGTTACAAGAACACCAAAAAGGCAATCGCAAGGGCCGAAGCTAAGGGAGTGAAGATGGAGGATGTTACCAAGCTTCCTTGGGGTCAGTGGAAAGATGATAGTTGCAGAATTATCTGCCACACCAATAAGGCTGGACAGTACAAGGAGTATCTCCGTGTGTATGATACTCCCAACAAGCCCAAAGTCCAGTATTATATTGATTCCACTCCTGTAACCAAGGAGTATCTTCGTACCACTGGGTATGTCCCTGAGAGTTTCTTCACAAACAAGAATGATACTGGTTGTTACAGCATCTGTTTGGATAACATTGAGTGGTTGGGCAAGCCTATTCAGTAAGTATCAGCAATGAGGGAGAGTGAAATATCTCTCCCTCTCATTTAAGAAAGGAGTTTAGTTATGATTATTCACGTTACTGACATTGAATGGGATGTTGATAGAGACGATAAACCCGATGAATATCTTCCCACTAAGGTTGACCTTAATTACGATGAAGTTAGCATTGATTTTCGAGGCCCGTTTAATGAATATCTGTATGATGCTATTTGTGAGGACTTGGAAAACACCTATGGATATTCTGTAGCTAATTTTGCAATTGATGCTTGAAAGGAGCTTAGATATGAAACGAATTGGAGTGTACAATGTCAACAGCTACAATGATACAGCGATGTTTTCTGGTAATTATCGCTACTATCTTGTTGTAATTGACAAATTTACACCTACCAACACATATGTAGGAAAGAAATCTTTCTATTTTTCCTATCCGATTGCAGAGGATGAATTCACAAGAGAGTCACTTGATGCTCTTTGGGAATTGCCTGAATACAGTAGAATTATTGGGAAAAAGGTCATTTGGGAGGTAAGAAACAAACACTAATAAAACTCGCATTTTATCCATTTAATTGTCCATCATTCAAACCTATCAACATCTGTATTTAAGAAAGGAAGTATTTATTATGCGTAAGACTACTAATTCTCGTAATCCTATTTATGATTCTTATGACGCTCCTATCCATACTGATAAAATGGGTATCACTTGGGAGGAAGCTGGTCGTTATATCAACAATTGGAATGTCTGGGAAGAATATTTTTCCAAGTCTACTCTTGAATGGGTACTGAAAAATCTTTCTATTGGAGATATTTGCGGAATCCATTATATCCCTCAAAACCGTGTTGTTCCTGATGGGTATTGGGAGAAAAATTATGAACGTGAGTGCATTGAACGTTGTCATAGTTTTGAGGAATATCAGGGTGACACCGATTTCCATCGCACTGTTTATCTTCCTGCTATTGGTTATCGTGTTCCTTATAAGTATCAGCAGGTTGGTAAACTGGCTAAGGTCTATAGAGAAGCACTTCTCCGTGAATATCCTTATTTGAAGGATTACAAATTTGAGTCTTATGTTCCTTCTTATACTCCGAGTCCAGAAATTTACATTAAACTTACCTATAAGAACAACAAGGGAGAAGATGTTACCGTTTCCCTCTATACTCCTGTTAAGGCTCTTAAAGAAAAGGATTCTATGCAAATCTATAAGCGTCATTGGAGTTACAACGGTGATTATTATCGTAATCAGCCTGAATATAAGGAAAAAATTCTTGGAGTCTTGAAGTCTCGTGAGTTCCATGAACTTCGTGAAAAGGTCGATGGTAAGCTTTACAACTATACTGGTGAGCTTATCTAATATCCGGGGAGGGCAACCTCCCCTTTATATAAAGTCCCTATCAACACATCATTTATAAAACATTAAAGGAGATTTGAATTATGTCTACTAATTACATTGCTGAGTTCTACAAGACCGCCGACCATAATTACGAGGATTTCTTTGGTTCTTATGTTGCCGATGAAAAGATGAACAAAATCAACAAGGAAATTAAATCCTTGAATGAACAGATTGACCTGAAGAAAGAGGAACTTTCTCGCCTGTATACCCTGCGTTACAATGACAAGTTTACTCCTATTGAGGGTACATTTATTCTTTCTTATGAGCCTGAGCGTGGACGTGCTCAGGATTGTCGGTTTGATATTCTTAGTGGTGCTCCTGTTGACGAAAATTCTATTGACGGTATTACTCATTTTGTAACTGCCGGAAGAAAGGCGGGTGATTTTACCATTCTTGTTGGCTATTGTTTTCCTCTTGGCTCTGCAATCATTCGTAAATATAGCTATAAAATTAGCACCAATAACAGCAGATGTTCTTTCAAAATGTTGTACGAATATGTAGCTCCTATCATGGACTACAGCGCTCCTATCGTATCTGATAATGGAGTTCATATTCCAAGATATGATTTGACTCAAAGTGCCACTGAATTCATTCAGAAAATGTACGACTTGCCTGATTTTAAAACTCCTATCACCTTTAGAGATTTTTGTGGTAAACTTGAAAATAACAAGTCTACTGAAATTATCTTGAGAACTGCTCCCGAAGATTGTATGAGACAGCTTTTGGATATGAAAGTCGATAAGGCTGAACCCATCCATAAGATTCTGGAGCTGCCCAAGGCTGAATATGATTCCATTGTCGAAAAGGGATATTTGAGTGATTTTATTAGAATCAAAAGTAAAATCAAGTATAATCTTAAAACAACATACAACAAGGGATTGGAGTTGGAAGATTATTTCCATTACACCAATTCTGAATGGGTTGATATTCTGGAAAAATCCCGCTATTGGGAAGAAGAATGTCGTTTCAATCAGGTAAACATGAATGGTGAAAATCCCATTTATATCTGTTTGGACGGTTATATGAGACAGATTTGGGGTTGCTCTGCTGTAAACTTTTATAAGTATTACAGCTTTGGCAAGTTCATGGATTACGTCTGCGAAGAAAGTTGCAATCAGGGTTTCCAGAGTCTTTCTGATTTCATTAAGGAACTTAAGGATTATTTGTCCATGTGTGAAACCATGGATATTAAGCCCACTCTTTATAGCAGTTATCTTAAGCAAACTCATGACATCCTCGCTCGCAACTATAAGATTAAGTTGACTGAAGAACAGGAAGAACTCTTTAAGAAACGCTATGAAGATTTTAAGGATTACAAGACCAAAGATGGTAATTATATTATTACCCATCCCTCTTGTGCTGAGGATGTTAAACAGGAAGGTTATAATCTCAATCATTGCGTAAGTTCTTACATCAGCCGTATCCTGAACGGTTCTTCTAAGATTATCTTCCTGCGTTATCAGAAAACTCCTGCTAAGTCTCTTGTTACGATTGAGATTTGTGACAAGGCGATTGTTCAAGCTCGTGGTGCTTCTAATCGTTCCATCACCAAAGATGAATTTGTTGCCATCTGTGAATACGCAAAGAAAGCTGAACTCAAGGTTCGTGTCAGTCCTCGTGACTGATTGAACATAATCAATCCATTTAACTTTTAACCAAATCAACAAAGCTGTCCTATCGGCTATACGGGGAGAAAAGGAGTAGAATATGACTACTAAGACTTATGAGAACATGACCGTTACCATTTCTTGCAATGAGAGCGAGGACACCGAGATGATGGAGCTCATTAAAAAGATGAACGACACCAAAGCTGCTCGTGAGCGTACCGAGGAATTCTATCTTCCTCGCATCAAGGCTATTGGTGCTGCTAAATGGGCTGAAATCTGCAATCAACTTCTTGGGTTGTGTGAGACGGCTGCAAGTTTCAACATGAGGGGTACGATTGGTAATTTCCTGAATGTTTCTTTTCATAGGGATGATACTGGTGAGCGTTGCCGTATGTGGATTTCTTATAGTTCCAATAACAATGTTTATAGTATTAACTATTCAGAAGGAGGAACTCCAGATTCCTGTTACTTAAACCCTGATGAAAAGTATTATGCTCCCCGTTGGGGCGAAGATAAAGATGGTTGGCTCGTTAAGTGGGACGATTATAATATTTATAATCTTTTCCGTTCCGCTCTTATGAGAGAAATTGAGCGCAGAATCATCATGGACGAAAGTCGAATTCGTTCTGTCCGAGAAAATTATGACGAGATTGCTGGGAAGTGATTCCCAGCTTTCTCTTTATTTGTACCTATTCACAATTGACTTTAATTAAGAAAGGAAGTATAATTATGGCAAAGAAAAAGTACATTCACACCAAACAGGACATCGAAAACATCGTTAATCAGATTCGTTATCGGATGGATGAATTAGAGGTCAGCGATGATGTGGCTATCTATTTCAATGGCAAGCGCTACAAAAATATCGGACGGTGGAATCCCGAAACTGAAGAGTATGAATCCAGTTGGGTTCTTGAGGAGGATATTTATCCCATTGACTACTGTGAATATGCTCCCGATGATAATATCATCTGCATTTCTTCTGAGGGCTATCTTTATGATTACATGAATTCTAATTTCATGTATATGGACGAACGTATTCTTCCCGACAAATCTCTGTACACTGAGATGGGAACCACTTGGTTCTATATTCTTTGTCCTTCTCGTGATGAATGGGAAGATTGGCAAACTACTCGTAAGCCCGGTGATTATCGCAAAATCACCATTTAAGTATAAACCAACAATTTAAAGGAGGAAGCATAATGTATTATGTAACTTATTATGAGGAGTATCCCATCTATGAGCCAGCGGAAGGAGGTTATTATTACGCTGGAAGCCAGAATGTTTTGGTGAGAGAGTTTAAGTCTTGGCGTAAAGCAAGACAATTCTTCAACAAGGCAGCGAAGCAGTTCGTTGAAGATTTCAGCTATGATAATCCGTGTTGTAGGTATGGATTTCCTAATTCTTACGCTGAAGTACGTTCCAGATATATCGGCAATGATTATGGAATTGTGCTAACCAGTAAGAAACCGCTTGAAGAGCATGGTTGGGAACCATACTGCTAATTCTAATTAAATTTAAGGAGGAACAAATTATGAAGAAGAAGACTATCGCTGAGAAGAGAGCTATCCTGTATCGTGAGTGGCAGTTGGCAAAGTTGGCAAATGACGAGTATTATTATGATTACACTTTGGCTTTAGGCATCCCCGATGAAGATGAAGATGAAGACGTTTTGTGGGATTTGGAAGCAGGCTGGTATGATGATGACATTGATGAAACCATTGGTGTGTATCTCAGCGCAAAGAAGCATTATGGAGAAGGAGGTTATTATGTGAGAGAAAAAGTCATTATGGATGAAGATATGGCCTTGTATGAGGCTGGATATGGAGACCTTCCCAAGCGCATTTACAAAAAGCATGGTAGATGGGATAAACGATAAGAAAGGAAAATGAATATGTATAGTGAAGATTATTTGTGTCCTGTATGTGGAAGTCATCTTATTCCAGCTCATGGAGGGCTCTATTGCGAGGACTGTGGGAACATTTTTGAGCCTTGGGAGTGTGCAAACACTCTCAAGACCCTTGAGGAAGACCATCATGAACAGAAGGCTGTTGACCGTTTTTATGGATTGGAGGATTAATTATGTTGTTTTACACTTTTCAAAATTCTCAAGTGCTTGCCGATATGGTGGAGCATAACCTTGAAACTTATATCCCGAATTGGGCGGGAATGTATTCTTTGAGTGGAAGTAACAAAGATGCGTATGACTATCTCCTGAAGAAATTCAATGAGATTAATCATACGCAAGCCGAATCTTTGGTGTTCGGCTATTCCGGTTGGGATTATTGGGATTCCTCTTGTATCTTTACAAGGTGGAAAAGTGCTGGTGAACCTTCGGGAGCTACTTGGTTTCGAGACCCAGAGAAAATGCTTGGTATTTTTGATATACCAGATGATACTCCAATGTTGCGTCATGATTTTTACCGTTTTTCTGATTTGCTTTATGACCCCAAGTCAAAAACGTTCCAAGAACAATTGTTAATGGCAAATACAGCCAAAGGGTTTGAACTTCCTGTCACCAATATTCCTTATTTAAAGAGAGAGTGGCTCAAAGAAACAATTTAAGTTCATATAAAATATCATTTTTATTTTAGAAAGGAAGTATATCTATGTCTAAGAAAATCACCAACAAGCACATCATTTGGAGCAACTACAACCTGAATCTCGATGATTGGATGGAGGGAATTAAAGAAATCCTTGACCTTAATGGGATTGATTATTCTGACTGGCCTGAAAGTAAGTTCGAGAATGAAATGTGGATACTTAACAGAGAGTATTTCTATGACGAACAGGCGAACCTCAACATTCCCACTGAAGGTCGTATCATTGAAATTGCGGATGTTGGTCTTTGGGACGGGCGTAGAGTGGGATACAAACTTCTTAATGAGCACAATATCAGAGCTTGTCTCAATCTCAAACGAGGTTGTGAATATGGCGAATGGTGGGTTGATTCTCATAATAATTTGCGTTCTTCTCAAACGCACCATGATGCAACGCATTATATTCTTTACAGAGAAGTGAAACCCGAAATCTCTTCTGACCAGCTTGATAATTTTTGCTGGAAATTGTATAGAGGTAAAGCAACCTCAAAGGATATTACCAAGTACACCCATTCCCTTGGCAAACGTGTTAAGGATGTTTACGGTTGGTAAAAAGAAAAGAGCGGGTAAGTCCACAAGCTTACTCGCTCTTTAAAAAATCCAGCTCCTATAAGCTGTTTATATAGATACAACTCATTTGAGAAAAGAGGTGCACTATATGTAGAAAATTATCTACGTTAATTATTTCTTTAACGTTTATGCTTCTACTTTCGTCCTTACCGGGATGATTGAAGTTTAAGTGTAATACTTAAAGAAAAACTACAGAGGAGATAATCACCAATCTCCTGAATTCAAGTCATAAGAGGTATAGGACTCTTACTTCTTGACTGTAGTATAGCATATCTTATTCGTGTTGTCAAGAGTTTTTGAAAATTATTTTTATTAAAGGAGATTTATATTATGAAACAGTACAACAAGATTGGTTTGAGCACGACTGACGGTTTCACTTCTGCTTTCGTTGATACTCCTATTGGTCGTTTTATCATCAACGCTGGAGTTGAAGAAGGATATAACGAAGTGTTTGTTTCTTTCCAGCGTGACTCTCACGATGGTATTGTTGAGCCTGAACAGGATTTGTTTCATTGTCAGGAAGAAGATGGCAAACTCAAATGCCATCTTTGGAAAAATGAAATGTCTGAGGACTGTACCGATGATTATGTTCTCAAAGCCATTTCCCGTAAAGATTTGGAGGAGGAATAAAATTAAGCTGTCCTATCGGCTATACGGGGAATAAATATTTAAAGGAGATTTTGCTATGAACTACTCTGCGATTGTTGCTTTCGATTACAAGAATTTTTGTCCTTCTCTGTCCCGGACTGATACTAAAACCATGACTATTCAGGATATTCAGAAGGAGGTGGATGAAATTTGCGTTTGGTTTGACCAAATGTGGCCTTTTGACAAATCTATGGTTGACAAACACATTCCTGTTTCTTGGATGAAACGTTCTACTAAAACCGTTGGTCGTGCTTCTCGGAGAAGAGTCGGTGGAGTTTATAAATACTCTATTGAGTTTAGCAAAGAATTCTTAAATGCAACAACTCCGGTTGGCTTTCACTCTACAATTCTTCATGAGTGTTTACATTGCATTGAATACAATGGTCGTGATGGTTGGAGCCATACCGGTCTTTGGAAAAGCAGGGCAATTGACATCACCAATCGTACTCCTTTTGATATTAACCGCACTGTCCAAAAAAGCGAAATTACTCCTGAATATCAGAAGATTATGATGGCAAAATACAAATATAACATTGTTTGTGAGTGTGGATGGAGTTGCCCCAGACAGAGAATAAGTGACTCTGTTAGAGAGATTGCTAATGGTAATCTTCGCAAACGTTATTATTGTCCTAAATGCGGTTCCAAAAATTTGAAAGTCATCAATTTGGTTTAATTTGAAAGGGGATTTATTATGAAACACATCACTTCTACCCTGTTCAACTCTTTTTTTGAGGACTGTGCAAATACCGCTGTTCAACTTCACATTCATGCCTTTGAAAATATGGGTGAATATACGGATGCTGTAAATATTGAAGGAACGGCAATGGAAACCGAATATCTTGATAGCCTTGGGTATCACAATGACTTCGTTCCTACTAACCCGCCTCTGGGCTCGAAATATTCTTCCTATAGCTTTAAAGTGATTGGAAGTTTTCTCGTTGTTATTGAAATCCTTACAACTGTTATTTAAAAGGAGAATAATATGGAAAACAATATGAAATTAGACTGGTTTAAAATCTTCACTGATAATCTGAGAGATTATTCTGATGAAGAGGTTTGGTCTGACGGCGATGAAATTCTTTGCCGAACTCAAGATGGAGCAAATGCCATTGCTGATTTGCTTTATCAACTTTATCAAATTCATAATTCACAATCAGTTGAAATTATTACAGGCTATTATAACCCAAAAGAAGATGCGGGTTGTGAAGACCGCTATACTGGTTGGTATTATGTAACCCTTAATTAAAATATAACTATTATTTAAAAAGGAGATTTAATTATGACTACTTTGGGAACTGACGCTCAGGTGATTACCTCTAAAAACACTTCTATCAACTCTTCCAAGCTTCCTGCTGTCTACAACAAGATTGATTGGGATGCTCTTATGATTGATTGGATGGTACAGAATGGAGGTGAGAATCCCATTGGTATCATTCTGGATTATGGCTGTGGGCGTTATATCCAGCATATTCAGGATTTTGTTAACTCTAAGGGATTCTATTACATCGGTTTTGACCCTTATTGGAACAAGATTGATTTCATGAATGAAATCGACCAGATTTCTAAAATCAATGGAGGTGGGCTTGTTGCTGTCATCTGTTCCAATGTTTTGAACGTTATCCCTTGGTGGACTGGAGTAAAACGGGTTTCCAGTCTGGTTCACTATCTTGGCTATCAAGCTCACAATAGATATTTTATAACCGTGTACGAGGGCAATAAATCTGGAATTGGACAAGAAACTAAAAAAGATTGTTGGCAATGGAATAAAACCCTTGACCATTATCTTTTCACTTCTCAGGATGACATCAAGAAAGGTGTTATTACCAACATCAACGTTAAGAATTTGCTGAAATAAGAAAGGAGAATAATTATGGCTAAATATACTACTACTAATCAGACCTATTTCTTCCAGCATGATATTAATTATGAGGGAGTTAGTTACAGAATTTATGCTCCTTTAGTTAATATCAACTCTCGTTTCATTATTGAATATAAAGTTCCTAAAGTAGACATCCTTGACGAAAACATTTCTGAAACAGTTTCCATTCTGGTTCAGATTACCAATACTCACCCTTATGAATATGATATTCGTAATGTGTATTGGCGGATGCGAAATCACAAGTCTGAAAAGTTTGTATCTAAGTATCGCAAGATACTTGATAATATTGTTCCTCTGATTCACCAGTAAGCAACTCTATCCACGACAACATTTATTTTGAAAGGAAGTAACTATTATGTCTAAGAAAAACGCTCAGAAGAAGGAATTCACCATGTCTCGTGAGGAATACATCGAGCATCTGTCCATGAAGTCCAATGAGGTTCACATGACCACTAAGAACTCCAAGACGGGATGCGGGGTGATTGACCTTGCATTTCCCGTTATTACTTGCCGTGAGGATGCTCCGTGCAAGAAAACGGGTTGTTACTGCATGAAAGGCACTCAACAGATGGCTGCTGTTCAGGGTGCTTATTATCGCAATTATCGTTTGTATCATGAAGACCCGGTTGATTTCTGGAATCAGGTTCAGTTCAAGTTGGCTCATTGTGGCTTGCCTAAAATGAGATATTTTGATGCTGGAGACCTTCCCGATTATGCTTTCGTTGATGGTATGGTCGCAACTGCAAAAAAGTTCCCTGAGATGAAATTTATGGCGTTCACGAAGAAATATTTCTTGGTGAATCAGTGGATTGATAACAATGGCAATCTTCCTGATAACCTGAATATCATCTTCTCGGCTTGGGACAAGGATTGGGAGGTTCTGAATCCTCACCATATGCCTGTTGCTTATGTGGACTTCAAGGATTCTGAAAAGACTCCTATTCTCCCTGCAAAGTATCAGACTTGTCCCAATCAAAAGGATAAAACCATCACCTGTTCGATGTGCGGCAAATGCTGGCACAAGGACTTGGGTGCTGTTGTCTTTAAGCAGCATTAATCACCAATAAGCCTTGACACATTAAGAAAGGAGTGATATAATATTTTCAAGGCTTGTAATGAAAGGAGGTGGTTAGTGGATGACGTTCGAAGGATACCTCTTTTGCTTCAATGTGGTTTTCATTGTCCTTCTTTTGCTTGGAAAATCCGTGAAGTAAGCCGAACGGGAGGAGAGGGTAAAACCTCTCTTCCCACGTCTCCATATTTGTTAATTTAGAAAGGAGTTTTTATTATGTCTAAAAAGCTGGAAAAGGTTCACGAGTCCGATAACGAATTGCTAACTGAGGTTTCTAATTCTTTGATTCTTGAAGCTATCTCTCATTTTAACACAACTCGTTCCCGTCTTCGTGAAGGGGATGAACGGTATTTTTATAAGTGGGATGAAGTGGATGCCGTTCTGTCTCAGTTGAAAGACCCTGATTCGGTTTCCATTCAAGCTGAAAAGGATTTCGATGGGTCTGTGTTTTGTTACATTATGAACTTCGCAATCCTTAAGAAAGAAACTCGTGTGCGCTAAGAAAGGAGAATCTTTATGGTTAAAATTACTCTGACCACTGGTGAGGAAATCATCGCTAATTCTATCTACTATGAGCAGAATCTTGCCATTATCGACTACGATAATGCTTATAGTGCAAGTCTTATTGAGAACGTTGAGCGTATCAGAGAGGAGGATAGTTGGAAATATATGAAGTGAGCTGGTAATTTAGAAAGGATGTGATTTTATAGGCGTTGCAATTTATATCTTTCTTACGGTTCTATTTTGGGATATTCCTCCTGTTAGAGTCGTAGCTTTCTGTCTTTTTCTTATTTGGCTTGACCTTTTTATTAAAGGTTGGAAGTGGGATAAGGAAGATAAAGAGAAAGAGAAGCAAGAACAAGAGAAGATTGAACGATTGCGAAAACTGAAACGAGGTAAGTATCTATATTTAGATAACGAATCTTGGTATCAGGAATTGCAAGGGATTAAGGTGGAGAGGGAAACTTCTCCACCTGGTTCTTCTCAAGATTCTCCAGAACCAGAAGAACAAATTCCAAAGAAGCGAAAACGGATTGGAGACAAGCTCGATTTTCTTAAAGAATGTCGATGTTTATATAGGCAATCTAAAACGCTTGTCAAACAAACAAGAAAGGAGGTGAACTGTGAGATGAATGCTTACAGAGACAAAAATCCTGATAAGCCTAAGTTTCATAGACGGGATTAAAACTTAATTTCTCTCATTTTTTCTATTGGTAGGGTGGGTGGGTTAGTTTAGTATGGGAATATTTCCCTTCCATTTGGGGGAATTTTTCCATTCAAATAGGGGAGATATTTTTCTCCGCCGCACAACCGCATAAATTACAGTTTTTCGTGAAAACACGAAACGCCAGTGTTTTCAACCTTGCATAAGTGCAGGGGTCTTTTGTGTCCGCCGGGTTCGGAGGGGATACTATGTTTTGTTAATTCATGACCCCGTTCGCTATTCGCTCACTTTCACTCGCCCCTCGAAAGGCGTTTTTTCCATCCCCCACTACGTTAATACCTACGTTCACCGATAAACTTCTTTCAAAGATAACCGCCATCAATCCCCACGGCATAAAAAAATCCTTGAGTTATTATTAATCGTTTTTGTTTCACTCAACTCACCAGTATACTCTTACCAGTAAATTTTCGTGAAATCTGATTAATAATAACTCAAGGAAAAAATCAGCAAATAATTCAGTTGTTCTTTTTACTTCTTCTTTCTCGCCGCCTGAGCCTTTCTCGCACGTTCTCTCAAAGCTTCTCTCTGTTCCTCAGTCAAGTTTCTCGGCTTGCGATTGGGATTCTTACCCAGTCTGAAATCATACAGGGGACAATTAGTGCAAGGGCACATCTTTACCTCAGAATACTGTCCCCCACAGCAATCCAAGCACTTTGCACGAATAGCCTTCATAGGAGTCATTACCTTGGTGTTTCCATCTTCGGCTTTGGTATCTTCGGTATCCTCAAGCTCAATATCTTCGAGCTCGGTATCCAGTTCCATCTCGTTCAGCTTCTCGTTTTCGTTCATTTTAAAACCTCCAATGTTATTAAAAGAATTGTTTTGGCTTCCTTTGATAATATAAGTATACCAGATTGAGGTTGGAATGTCAAGAGGTTAATAATATTATTAGAAAAAAACTCCCAAGTGTAATACTTAGGAGTTAATCTTTCTAATCCTTGTTTTTCTCAACAAAGGTTTGAAAGGCTTCAGGATTCAATTTAGGATATTCAGCCATGGCAGTTTCAGGTTCAGATTCAAACTTCTGCTTACATCCCATTTTCTTTAGTTCTCCATCAATAGCTTCAATGAGATGATTCTCACATTTATGACAAAGGATAATTCTTCCCTTATCATTTAGCTTTGTGTTGAACCTATAAGGAGCAGTGTCCAGCCACATTGCAAGGTCAAGCTTGTTAGGCGTATCTGGAATTACCACACCACAGGCCATACAGATTTGACTTGCATCTACCGATGGAGATTTTTTATTTGCAGTGACCGTCTCAACTGGGTTCTGGTTTTCTCCCACTACGTTATCATTTGCTTCTACTGGGAGAGGATTCTTTCTCGGTCTACCTCTTGGCATATTATGTCAACCTCTTTTCAGTTTATTTCATTCAGTCGGATTTATGTTTTACAATCAGTTACATCTTGAGCGTGTGTAGTTACGCAACACTTAAGCAAAAGATAAGCAAGAATAAATATTATTATGTTTATTTATTTTTTATTTTCTTAATATTTATTTCTTATTTATTTTATATTTTTGTGGGTATTTATTTTATTATTTTGTGATTAAATTTATTGCTTATGTTTTAATTAAATCTATCACGAGTTTACTTAGTGTTTACGCAAAAGGTCTTTCTATTTTTTATAGCTGGGGAAGTTTGTTATCAACCAAGGCAAAATATTTATGAGCAGAAGTCTGTTCAATAAATTTTTGTGATTCGTGGAATCCACTTTTAGTCTTCTTAGGATTGTAAAAATAAAGAACAAATTCTTGAGAAGGCATATTGAAATTGTCAAAAACTTCGTTAACAGCTTTAATAATATCTTCGTAGTAAGTTACACCACTATTGATACATTCTTGTTTAAAAGCATTAAAGTCTGTATATCCAGCATATCCGTATTCAGAACGAATATCAAAAAGAGAATGTCCTTTATGGTCGCCAGAAGTAAGTTTACATCTTACTTTAGCATTGTAAAGACATTGCGCCACATAAAGTTTATCTTTATAGGAACAAGGCCCAACTTCTCCTGCGATAATGCAGTAAGCTAAATATCGCTCGTCATTTGTGATTGAGACCAGATTAGCGTAGCGGTAAGTAGAAGTAGGCTGAGATTCTGTTTTAGTCTCAGGTTCAATTTGAGAATCATTCTCAATTTCAGCTTCAGCGTTAGTAGGTTCAACAGAATCATTATCGTACTGAACACTTTCCGCTTCAATGTTGTAAACAGTTACATTATTAGTGGGCTCAGGAATAGCGCTGTTGTCATTCAGCTTTACGCTTTGATAAGGATTCTCCATTTCGATTGTACTCAGGTTAACAGAGATGGTATGAGTAGAATCAGTATCCTGTACCGTCTGGCTCAGGTTTTTGGTGTCGATTGAATCGTTGTAGTTCACGTTTTCATCCGCTGTATTCACATCATCCGCAAGTGCAAAATTTGGAAGCATACTCACGGTCATAATGGGAATAGCAATCATACTCACGGCTTTAAGAAGAAAACGCTTGTAATATTTGTTTGTGCTCAGATTCGGATGTCTATATTCAGTTGTAGTGTTAGTTTGGTTTTTCATTTGTATCTCCTATCTTTTTACTACAGAGCAATGAGCCTGTTTAGGTTTCAGCATAACTCTGTCTCATATTTTCGGAAGAACACATACTTAGTGCCCTACCTAACACACATAATAATATGTGCGATTTGACACACGGCTCTCAATGTAACTAAGATGTTCTCGTTTAAGAACATAATTATAATACCATAGGAGATGGAGAAAGTCAAGGGTTTTGTGAAAATTTCTGTTACCAATTTGTTACTTTTGTTTCCAAATATTTTTAAGGCTTTTTATAAAAAGGTCTTGACAAATGAATTTAAATATGATATAATCATATTAGAAATTGAAATAGGCTGAGGTATTATGCCTATTTGTATTTACGCTTCTTAGAATTGACAAAATATAATTGACAATCTGTACTCTTAACTTAACTATTATATTATGAGAGGAGGAATCATGGCAAGGAAAAAAGATGTTAAAAGTCTTTATGATAAAGTTGTGGAAAAATTAGAGGGTATTTCTCAAGTCAATAGTTATAAAGAGATGTGCGCTATTTTAGAAGAACCTGATTATTCTGTTAAATCAAAGACAGATAAAAGAAATCGTTAGCTCGAATATTGGAAAATGTGCTTTTCTTGGGTAAAAAGAGGAAGTAAATTTACAAAAATAAGAATTTATACTAAACAAGAATATTTAGAAAATTTATTGTCTCGTTATATTCAAGACGCTTGTGTTTTTAATCTTTGTTCGTTCCTTACTTGGTATGGAAATACTTATAATGATAATACTTGTTTAATAACCAAATCAGATTTATCTTTAGCAATGGGTTTAAGCTCTTTTGCCTTTAAAGAATTTCATATTTCTAATTATCAATATGGCTTAGCTTTAGAAAAATATGTGTTAGAGCAAAGAGAATCTAAATATCCTTTTGTAGCTTTACCAAAAAAAGAAATTAGAGAAAATAAAGGTGAAAAAGGAGAAGGAGCTTTAGCTAAACGCACAAAAGATATTATGGCTGATTACGATATTCATGTTACAGCCAATAATAATTTTAAAGTTGATTCCACTTTAGGAGAAACTGAAAATCAAGAAGATTTAACCACAAAAGAAATTCGAAAAAAAATAAATTCTTTTGATGGACAAGGATTAACTTTCACCCAAAAAACTTTCGTGGGTGGGTTTATAGACCAAGATAAGTTACCTTTTAATGCTGATTATATGCAAATATATCAAGAGAATGGTAGATTTTATTATCCAATGAAAGATGAAGACCCTTTATTAGTATAGTTTAAAGAACGCTGTTTAACCCCAAAAGAAACTTCTTTGTTTGTCGAAATTCGAGGTACAATTATTAGTAATATGGGCTTTATTAAATTTAACGATATTCGTTATCAGGGGAAAATGTAGGAATATTTAGATAAAATTAGACCTGAATTGATTAGTACAATTGGAGCCTTATTTGTTTATCCTGCATATTATATAACTTTTTCTCGTGAATTAATAAAAACAAATTCTTCTTATTATTCAAATCAAATTCAAGATTTACTTGACACAGCTAAAATCCAAAAGTCTTTAGCCAAAGCAAACAAAGAAAATCAACAAAAAATTATTTCTCTTAAAAAAGAAAGGCAAAAAAATAATATCTTAGATACCCGCAACAAGTTCATTAAAAAGGATGGCTCAGAACAATATTGGGACAAAGAAGATATTGAAACGTTAGATTCTAATAACCAGTATGAAATTTTCTTATACGAAAAAATGAACAAAGACCTACTTAAAATAGATACTGATGCTTTTGTGCCTAATATATCTTCAGATTCTCCTAATAAAACCGCTATCTGGCAAGCATTGGGAGACAAATCAGAATATAAAAAACAAATTTACAAAGAAGAATTTGGAGATTTTTAACTTCGGGGAAAATATTTTTTTCTTTTGCATTAAAAAAGTCCATTTAACCCAATAAATTACTGGGTTCAGTTATAAAAATTCCAGACTAATTCCTTAGATATATAAGAACGTCTAATAAAGGAATTGGTCTGGATTTTTTTTATAAAACCCTTATATTTATTGGCTTTAAAGAAGTTTTTTCGTGCAATCGTTTTGAAAATTTTCCCCGAAACTGATTTTGCTGGGTTTTAAGAGGGTGAATTTTCAATCTGCATACCCGTCTTGAAAAACGGTGCGTCCCATACCTTTAAACCCAAAGAAGAAAGAACAGATACATCAAAGTGAGACTTGATTTCTTCCTCATTCATAAAAAGCAATCCATCAATTGAACCTACAATTAAATATAGGTCATGATTTGATTCCTTTAGTTCTGTTCTCTTAATTTCATACTCTTTACCCACTTCAAGAGAGGGTACATCCTTCTCAATGTTGAGCTCTGTATCCTTAATCTTATGAGTGGGTGAAAGAATACATTTCAACTTGGGAAAGGACTTCTGCTTTGTCAATGCAAGTGTGTTTAACTTTCTACTACTATACATAATAATTCTCCTATGCGTTTATAATTTTACTTTGTATGGGGAGTTCTAAGAATAAATGTTCGCTTGCGCTCCATTTCTTCAAGAACTCCATCCATCTCACCTAAACAAATTTTTGCCTGTTTCAAAAAAACCTTGAAATAGGCTTATTTTTTTATAAAAAAGTGAAAATTTTAAAAAAGTTTTAAAAACAAAAAATTTTTGCTAATTCTGCCCTCTCTTCTCCCTAAAAAGTAACCAGATTAAGAAAAGGTAACAAAAAGGTCTCATGGAGAGTCTATCAATAATTCCAAACTCTCTTAATCCCCACTTAAAATCAAAAACAGCCTCAAAACAATCTTCCATTCCCCACTTTAATCTTATTTTAACAACTTAAGTAAGGACTTAATCCCCACTTTTACAATTTTCCAACTCTTTTTGATAATTTTCTTTTCCCAAATCACACCAATTTGATTTTGAATATTTAGATTCAGATTCAGCATTTTCATATTTTTCCTTATCATCTAAATATTTCAGCAGTTTATCCATAGGCACTATACCATTCTCGTAAGGTATAGGTGTCAAGAGATAGTCAGCCAATTTTTCAATATCTTCGTCAGAATATTTTTCAAGATTCCAAATGTTTTTATTTTTATTTACTCCTGCATCTCTAATTTTCTCGACAAAGCTTTCTCCATCCTTCTTACAATAAATATAAGGACTACTATAATCATCAGCAGGATAAAGGATAGTAGGAGAATCTTTATATTTTTCAATAAATTTTCTTAATCCATCTTCTTTTTCTTCTTCTCTCTGTTTATATAATTCCTCATAGAAAAATAACATACACAGGTTAAAGATACCCTTAAAAGATTCAAAAGAAGAAACATCAAGGTTAATTAATTTAACATAGCCAGAAGGAAGTTTAACGACAAAGCCTCGATTTTGGCACCACTCTTGGAACTTATTAAAATCCATAACAACCTCACTATATATAAAATACGCATTTTTAGAAAAGAGTTTATAAATTGTTCAAGAAGGTTTCGAGCAAAGCGAAGAAAGCTTCGCATGAACAATATAAACCTATTTCTAAAAATAGACACCTGAAAGATAGCATAAGCGCAAGCTTTTGCGTAGCTCACAGCGTAAGCGTAGTGAGCTATCTTATAGGTGGCTTATATATCTTTACATAGATAGAATACAATAAAAGTAACTAATTGTCAAGGGTTTAATGAAATTTTATATTTATATTTATATGTGCGTATCAGAAATTTGATAAAATTTATGTGCGTATAGTATAAATGTGACACTTGGATTGTGTGAGCGAAGCGAAACAGAATCCTTAGTGTCACCCTAATGAGAGAGGATAGTATGTCAATATATTAATATAAATTCTCTCATAAGATAGATATATAATCACATCTAAATCCATCCTACTCTAAAAAGTTTTAATAATAACATAAGAGAAAAGCGTAGCGACACTTAGCGAGACCGAGGATACGAGGTCAAGCTTTAGTGTCGCTATATAGAAAACTATTTATTTTTATTTTTGTTTTTATATTTCTTTAAGATACAAGCAAAATCATTCTCTTCATCGTTCAAAGATTTCTTTATAATAAAAACTCCTTGAACCAACCAAATAATAATTGTGATACCAAGAAGAATAATACCAATCACTAAAAAAACATTAATAAAACAATTCATATTTATTCCTCATTTAGCAATACCTCAAGATGTTCGTAGTTACACCACCATTTATCCTGCCAACTGGTTGTACCTTTAGGCCATTGAACCTCACAATTAATATAATCAAGCTTCCTTACAATACCTACTGTCCCAACAGCAGGAAACCATTGGGGTTTTTCGTTATGAAGCTCACCATCAATCATCCTAACCTTACTACCAACCTTAACATTGTCTTTAGTTGCAGGAACCCAATGTTCAGTTACTTTTTCATCAATTACTTTTTCAAGGAAACGGTTTGGGCAAGACAGTGCTCCATTACTATAAACAGCACCCTTGGGCCATTGGACAAAACAAAACTCAGGGCTTAATACTTCTACAACTTCACCAACTGTATTTACAGGGGGGTAAAATTGACTGCCAACCAAAGCTTCATCTTCACTAAGGCCAAGAAATTTTACTTTATCACCAGTTTTAAAAGAGGATACTGATTCTTTATCTTTCTTCTCACCAATAATAAAGCTTCGACCAAGCTGACCACGAATGTAGGCTGAACGATAGACAGTAGCAATGGTCTTAATAATTTCTCTGTTGGAATTAGGACGCACTACACAATCATCCCAGCAGACATTTGGAACGACTTTATTCAACTTAGGGACAAGCATTTCGACAATCTGCTTATCAGTATACTGTTCGTACATCTTTAATCCTCCTTAACTTTTAATATTATCTACAGCTTTTCTTAGTTCAAAACTTCTTTGTTCATCTTGCCAATCATGTGTTTGATTTACCAGATTATTTAGAATCAACTGATAGCAATTCTGAGCATGAATTTTAAGTACTTCATATCCCTTTTTATTGCTATGGAAAAATCTTGTCCATTCATTTTCCCCACTATAGCCATTTTCCATAAGGTCAAAATAAAAACCAGGCTCTCCATCTTCATTTACTCTTAACCGACCATACATCTTTGTATAAACAGTAAACAGAGTAATATCCTTTTCTTCTTTGATAGATTTTAAAAATTCATAAGAAGGAAACATAAGAGTCATAATTAATACCAACTTCCTTTCTTGCGATAACGAGTTTCTGTATAGGCTTCGTATCCTGCTTCTACCTTATAGTCGATATAATAATCACAAACTTTGTCTACTTTCTCTTTAATCTCTTCATCAGTGGCATCATCTTCGACATAAAACTCAAAATCGTGATGTCCCAATGCACGAACGTCAATACAGCCAGTTACTTTCTTCATGATATTTCCTCCTTAATATTTAATCTCTTTCAAATATTTAAACATATATGTTTGACCAATACTTTTCATCAGGATGATTTTTACAAACCAACAGCTTAAGACAAGAAGTCCCTGCTTCGCCATATTTATCAGTTGTTGCATAATAAATAAAATATTCGCCAAAATGAGATTCAATATTTTCCAAGCTCGTTACTACTTCAAAACAACAGTCATCTATATTAAAAGATAGCGTATTATAAACACAAATCTTAAACCTAATATTGAGTCCGCACATACTTTTCATAGTCTTAACCCAATTATTGACTGTAGTATAATTTCTCTTAACAATATCCATCTTTAATCCTCCTTATTCTCTATATTCATCATAGATTTCGATTCCATCATTACATGGAGACAAAATAATTTGTTGATTAATTTCTTTTACTAATTGCTTTAATTGTTTAATGGAAGTAATGATTACATAACAATTACCAGCATCATCTTTTTTAAAATTATAATTAGCAAGAGCGGGATAATCTTCAAGAATTTTTTCGTAATTAGGTTGATAATTTAAAGTACGATAAATTTGAAATTTCATATTATTCCTCCTTTACTCAATCACTCTTGTTATGCTTTGAACAAAAATGTTATATTCTTTCAACTTACCCATAACGTACAATCCAGCCGCATAAGAAGTAGGACATGGTGGAGTAAGACACACAAAATCCACTTCTATTTTCGTACCATCCGTACCATTTTCTTTTTCAAAGTAATAGCCACGAACCTCGTATCTATACTGTGTCATATTAAATTCTCCTTAGAATATAGGTAAAGCCTTTTGATATGATAAATATACCACACCAAAAGGCTTTTGTCAAGGGATTATTATTTAATATCCATTAATTTACAAGCCCATTGTCCAGCATCTTCGTGCCCAGTATAAAGATAGCTATAAGCAGCGATTACTGCTTGGTCAAAAGTTTTAAAAGCTACATTATAACGAGTAATAATACCATCTTTTTTAATACAAGGAAGATAATACTCTTTTTGTTCGCTATTAAAATGTCTTGTAATGATAAAAATATTATCAGTTATTTTATCACAAGTGTAATAACTTCCTGCTCTGGTATTATAAGCGTCAGAAACTTCCTTACACTCCTTTTGGCGTTGAGATTCTTTATAATAATTACACCAAACACGGAGTTTGGTAAACTTGGGGTTAGGGCTGGCTTCAATCCTCTCATAAAATTCATTAATATTATCCAAATCATAAAATTCATTAGTATTATCCAAAGTATATTCCTTAGTAAACTTATCAGACATAAAAGCAACTCCTTTCATTTAATACTTATACAATACCATAAACGAAAGGAGTTGTCAAGGGCTTAATAAATAAGTAGTAAAACATTAAAAATATTCCCTGTTTTTATTTATCGTTATCACAAACCAACCACATGAGCAAAACTACAATACAAGCAGACCCGGCCCCGACAAAGAAATTAGACATAATTTACCTCTTTTAAATTTTATTTAAGAGCACAAATAATAATTGCAACAATAGTTACAATACCTGTAAAAATAATACCTACAAAAAATCCAGCGATAAAATTAATCATTTCTTTTCACTCCTACTTATTCCCAATAATCATTTTTAATTTGCACAGAAACCCTGACAACGTTAATAAAACGGAAATCATAATAAACATTAAACATAGTTGTTTTAACATTCTTTTCCTTCTTAGCTTCATCTTCCCATCTGCTCATGGCATAATTGACAGCTTCTTTAGGAGAATTACAAGGAACAGAAATAATAACTCTACTATAATATTTTTCCTCTTCAAAATCAGTAGCAGGACTCTTTACCGAATAGCAATAAGAAATTTCAACAGAAAAAGTAGGTTTATTAGCACAACCAATATAAGGTTCATAGCAAGTAGTAACAAGTTTATTTTTTACTTTAGAAGGAATGTATTTTGACTTAGATAACATAATTAAATCACTCCTGTTCTTTTTAATTGTTTTCTTCTCTATCATCCTTTACCTGACAAGGAACGTAAGAATCCTTACAGATTTCCAGTTCATATTTAACAGCCATTTTACCAACAGCTACCTCAATAAGAGTAGTTCCGTAATGATGTTGAAAGGAACCGAATTTATTAAAGAAAAAGATTTTAGCATCAGATTCATTATCAAAACGAATAGCTCTTTCTGGGTTAGTAGTAGTTTTAATAATATCTTTATTAACATCGACATAAGAAAGATACTCATAAAAACAGATAGTTGACGGTGAATCCTTACGATAAAGAACGAGAGTGTAATATTCACCAATTTTCAAAGAATCGTTCATAGATTACTCCTTATTTTCGAGATTGTTTTCAGAGCTATAATAATTTCTAAATTCATTATTCCAAGTAGAATCAGTATTGCTATAACATTTAGGTACATAAGAAGAATCAAGTTTCACATAAACATCATAAATACTATGAAAGGTCAAATTCTTTTTATCGCCATATTTCTGTCTAAACTTATAAGATTTTCCAAAATCCCTATAAGTATAAAGGATAGCCTGTTCAACGGTATCAGCAGACCAAACGTCTTTTTCGATAGCCGCTTTATGAGTAATATTACCAGAATCAAGAAGTTCATCATAAGTAAACAGATACTCAACGAAAAAAGCCTTACGATTAGAAGAACAATTTAATTTTTCAATTTTATAGGAATCATTATAATAATCAGAATTGGATTGATTGGGTTCCTTTATTTTGTTTTCAATAATTTTATTGATATTATTAGATTCCTTTTCAGGGATACGAGAAGGAATATACTTTGTATTCTTTTTAAGCATAGTAAACACAATAATTCTCCCTTTGTTAATTATTATTTTCAGTTTCCGAGTAAAAAGTCTGAGTATAATCACAAAAAGATACGTTATATTTAACAGTTACTTTTACGACAGCGACATCCTTGAACTCCCCACAATTAAAAAACTTATTTTGAATATGCTTAAAATTATCAAAAAAGAAATTTTTAGCGTCAAAAATAGTTTTAAAATGTTTAGCTTCTTCAGGGCGTTGAGTTTGTCTAAGAACAGCAGGGGTTAGAGATTCGAGATAATTACCATCGTTTTTAGTTTTAAGATAAAGAGCGTAAAACTCATTACTATTCATATTATTATCCATATTATTATCCATATATATAATACCTCTTTTTATTCTTTATTTTGTTTCTTAATTGCCGAACCTAAAATCTTATGAACAGTATTCAAATCCAGCAAATCATCAAGCATTTTAATACATTCCTTACGAGGAATACGCATATAAGCCGGGGTATCAGAATGAGAGATAGGGATAAGTAAACCAGAAGTAGTCCAAACCGGAGAAAGAGTTGTCCAGCCATCGTATTTATTATCAGCGATATATTCAAAATTATCATATACTGGAACATTTCTATAAGTTCCATCTTCTGTAAAAAGTTCAGCCATTATTTATTCCTTTCTATGTGTCTCACATAAATTCTCTTTCGTGAACAGTTTGAACGTAGACTTCCTCAATACTATCCAGTTTAACGTTCTTCTTATCTCTGTAAAAATTAAAAGGAGCAGTTTCTTTCAAGCGAATAGGAATCATTTTCTTTGCTCTTTCAACAGCTTGTGCAGTAGACGTGGCAACGATTTCGGTATATTCATGCTTAAAGCATTTAAGATAAAGGTCTCTAACACCTCCATCTGCATAATAAGTTTCATCATAAGAAACGCAATAAAAAACGATATAATTCTTATTACCGTCACCATAAGAAAAAATCTTGTCAGTAGCGTTCATTGTTAACCCTCCTCTTCCTTGTGCATATCAAAGTAGATAGAATCCAGCTTTAGATAATCTTTATCCAAAAGCAACTTAAAGAAAATATCGAAGCCATCAATGCCGTCAAGCTCTTCTGGAAAGACAGGACGATGATGTTGAGAGTGATAATCGACAGAGATACCGTTAGCGAAAATATGATAAAGATAATCATATACATCGTCATAAGGATTCTTAGAAGGGTTAACGAGGTCGTTATGAAGGCAATCAAGTTTCTTTTCAGACTCCTGAGACAAGTTATCAGTTCTCATAATAAATCCTTCTTTCTTTTAAACTTTTTAATCTGATATTATTATCCATTATTACCATCAATCGCTTGCCATACAACAAGTACATCTTTGCCGTCTACAGTTAATAGGTATGTACCATCTGGATAAAGGCCGTCTGCGAGGTATGTGCCTTTGTCAGTGGCAAATACGGTTTGAGTTTGGTTATGGGCGAGGGTTTTTGTTGGGACATAAACTGTAGAACCGTATCCATCTTCAAGAAGAAAGAGAGTTGAAAGGCTAAGGATGAAGGTAATAAAACCAATAACAGTCCCTATCCAATTTTTAGAATCGCCGCAATAAATAGTTAATGCAAGACCAGTTATTACAGTTATAGAAATGCAAAAAGCAACCAAAAAGGTTATCATTCCACAACACCCACTTTCTTAAATTCTACAACCTCGCCATTTATCATCTTGACGTAATAAACAGTTTGTTCGTAAGAAACAATCTTAATACGGACACAAGCATCCGTTTCATCCCAAAGTTCATCGTCTGTAAGAATTGTGCCATAGCGGAGAATATCGTTTGCAATGGATTCTTTATCAAGGCTTTCGTCATCATCAAGGTTTTCATCATCAGCCTTAAATACACAAGTAGGGACAAAAAAGCCATTTAACTCATAAGTAGGAATACACCCATTGCTTAAAGTGTTAATATCTACTTCTACTTTCTTACCCCAAGGGATTGATTCTTTTTCAATTCCCAAAAGAGTTTTGTTGATAAAATTAGCGGACATAGGATATGCTTCCACACAGGCTTCACACGCCTCGTCAAAAGTCATAAGACGCATTTTCATAAAACAAACCTCCTTGTTTGATGGCTTAAGTATACCATACCCCAAGGAGGTTGTCAAGACTTTATTAGTTTTTTAAGGAATTTGAAAAAAGTAATCAAATATAGACCTTTTAATAAAATCAAACACTTGCATTGTACCAACATGAACGATATATTCAGCCAATTCTGGCTCGTGCTTATAGCTACAATACAGTTTATGAATTTCTCTACCAAAATCACAACTAACACAAATAATTAAATTGTAATTAAATCTCACCTCAATATCATAACGACACATTAGTTCTTCATAATCATAGCGACGCAATTCAATTTGACCTTTAATCTTATCTTTTAGTTGACAAACAATTTCTTCAAGAAATTCTTGATAACTTGAGAATGTCATACTTAATCCTCCGGCAAAGTAATATAGCTCCAGCGGTCTGTTGGTGCCATTTCAATAAAATCATCTACAGAAAGCGCCCACATCCCATCTTCTCTCAATCTTGCAACAAAGCAATTGTAAGGTATGCGTGAACCCTGATAATATTGAGACACTAACACATATTTATATGACCCAACTGGATAATCCTCAACTTTGTGCCATTCCACTAACTTTCTCCTCCAAACTATTTACTGCTTCGACAAGCTCGTTGATTTTCTTACCAACAACCCCAAGGTCAAAGCTGTAACACTCTGAAATATATCCCATATTAGTTACGTCACAGATGGGAAAAGATTTGGTATATTCTTCACACAAAAGTTCAATCTTGTCCTTATCTTTATCTTCAGCCTTTTTGGTGAAATCATATTGACCGATGCGGTTAAATTTATCAGGAATTAAATCTTCAGTGCCTTCAAAACTAATAATAAAATCATTTTGTCTACGCATAATACGCATAGAGCACCAACGTTTGTTTTCGCTATAGGAAGCAGCTACCAGAGAGAAAGCTACCTCTATAATATAGCCAACTCTTCCGTCTTTGGTTTCTACATAATCCCCTTTATGAAATTCGTATTCCATAAAAAATTATCCTTTCAAACTTTAATTTTTATTTTAAGCTATTAAATACGTTCAGCAACCTTTTGGACATAACCCTCAGCCTTACTCAAATCAATTTTATTATGAGGCATAACATCGGTAACAAACTCAAGGAAATCGAGAAGCAACTCTTTATCTTCTCGCAAGCGGATAGTATTACTGTTATCCATAATATCGTTAAAAAGTGCCTCATACTGAGAAGGATACCACTTTTTAGAAACGATAGCGTCCTTATATTTAACACCGTAAATATAAGCAAAAAACTCACGAATAACCTCCATACGAGCTTCCTGCTTACCATTTTCCCAAGCAGATTTCAAATCGTTAATAAAACCCATAGAGACCAACTTTCTTTATATTTTTATTATTTTTTGTTTTTGCTATTTTTGTTTCTGTTGTTTTATTTATAAAAGAAAAGCAAAACAAAAGCCTTCTTCATTGTCATACTTAGTATAACAAGAAGAAAGCTATTTGTCAAGAGGATATTATATTTTTCTTTGACTTTAATTTCCCTTAAAATAATATTCAAAATGCTCTGGGTCGTACATAGGATGGCGAACGGGGGTATTTTCACCGCTTTCCCAATCATACTCATACCGATTTCCATCGTTTTCAGCAGCATCAGCTACATAACAAGCATCCAAAAATTCATTTGAATTATCATTTCCTGTATAGATACAACTCTCAGGATTGAAAAGAAATCGTTTCAGCTTATCTGTATTAGAAAGCAATTCGTGAACAAGAGCAACTGCTTCTCCGCTATGGTCAACATAACCATTCTTAGATTTATAAGAAATCTTGATATGGAATTCATTCTTTAACGTATTCAAAAACTCTTCTTTTTCAGCGTCAAGTTCGCACCATTCCATTACGGTGCAAAGATAAGCGGCTTTTTCTTCTGGTGAATTATAACAATCTGGACTCCATCCAAACTCTTCATCGGTACGAATATTTAGATAAGTGGGAATATTTTCATCTTTAACAGGTTCTTTAGAAATACAAATAGAATGAGTTGAACTTGAATTAGTTTCAAATACTCCATTACGAATTTGTCTCATTTAAATCACTCCTTAAAATTATTCTTTTCAACCAATTCAGCGAACTCGTATCTCATATCAAGGGAATGAGCTTTTTGAAGAGCTTCCTTTTCAGAGTCAGCGAAGACGTAGGTGTAAACGATATGGGAATCGGTATAAGGATGGTCGAACCAAACCTTCCACATGGTCTTTTTAGTCATTATAATAATTCCTTTCTTTTACTTGCGCTTAAAGTATAGCAAAAGAACAATTAAATGTCAATGGAATATTATTTTTTGTTGAAGTTAATCAATCTTACCTGTTTTACCGAAATCCTCAATGGTAGTTGCTTCATTAAGGTAATAATTAAGGTAGTTAAATTTTAGATACTTCAAATCAGGTGCATAAGAAATAATACGGGTATCATCTGTATTAGAACGAAGCCACCAAGGAGAGAAATCAAGACTCAAATATCCCATAGGTAGAAGTCCCTGCAAAGGTTGATAATAAGTAAGGCCAGATTCTCCACAAATAGGAAGAAGTTGCTTTTTAAAATAAAGATGAATTTGGACTTCAAAACCAGATTTATGAGTATTAAGAAGTTTCTTTTCAAGCTCAGGAGAGATTTCAAAATCATCCATGGTAATAGTTCGATTATCAAAATTTTTACCAAAAGAATTCTTAATAGAAGCTCTTCCCCAAAAAGCTTCATTATCAGGACAACCATATCCGATAAAAGAAGCCATTGGAGCAATCATTAAGTCAGACATTTTACAATGAGGAATGTCCTTTTGGTTTCTCGTCCAACAAATACAATTATAGGTTCTCATATATCAATTAATCCTCTCAAATACGTTTATCAATTTCTTCGATAATTTTTCTTGTATGTCTTGTTTCTCCACCCATAGTATCAAACCAATGATACATTTCTCTATGGAGGTCTTTAACTTCTTCAAGGCAAGCTTTGGAATCCATTTCGATTCTATTTACTTTATTAGTAACATAACCAATAGAACCAGAAATAGCAGCGAGAGCGGAAGCAAAGCTAATGATACAGATAAGTGTGCCAATAGTACCCATTAATTATTCTCCTCTTAATCCTTATACAAAGTTTTAGTCGGTAGTGATTTAGTTTTAATATTAGAGGTTACATCAATTTTAAAAGTTTCTGGGGAAAGAAACTCAGGAACAACTTTAAACTTCTCTTCAATTTCGATGTAAGATACAACTTCACGGCTACAAATGTTAATTCCAGAAAGTTCTCCAATATCAAGAATAATTTGAATAAGGTTATCTTTTACATATTTCTCGGCTTCATCAGAAGAATTGAAAATAAGCAACTGTTCACAAGAATTAATGGGCTTACTTGGAGACCCTTGATAAAAATATTCCCCAGCAGACATAACTCCACCGTGTTTATTTAGACAAAGGAATCCTCTTTCAGAACAAATTTTATTATTAACAGGCTTTTTAACGATTTGAACAACAAATTTCACGCCCTCTAACAAATAAGTTGATTTGTTTTTAATCGAATCATTTTCTACTTTATCTTTCGATAAATAATTAAAATTAGCCATCGTTTCCCTCTCTTTAAAGTTATTTACAATTCATTAACCTCAGTAGGGTCAAGCTGTTCAGTTCTATCAATTTTGATATAAATAGAATCAATATGAACAAAGCCATCCCACTGTCTCTTAAAGAACTTAGCATTATAAGTTTCTTTAATAAAATTACTAATTAAATTACGATAACAAGCCTGAAAAGTAGTAACTGCTTCACTTTCAGAAGGAAACATCCACGCATCGTAAACTTCTGGAACAATTTCATTTTTGCCCAAAAACAAAGTTTCAGTGCCCAAGAAAGAATTATCTTTCTGAGCATATACATCAAACATAAGGCGGACTACACGACTGGTAGTGCCAATAAAAATATTGTCAGCCATAATTTACCTCCTGATTTAATGGTTATACAAGATTACAAACGTCTTCCATAGAAGCCTTTACACCAACAACTTTGACAGCGAGGACATCATATTCAAGGAAAAGTTCCCTAAAAGATTCCTGTTCTTCATTAAAAAACTTCTCAGCACCCTCAATAGTCATGAAACTGTGACCAATAGCTTTCCAAGGGTCTTGTGTCATGACATTACCATAAGAAAAAGAAGGATAAAAGTAATAAGTCTGCTTACGGTCATAAACCTCAATAATGTATCTCATAATATTACTCCTTTCAATTCTTCTTGTTCATATACTTTACAGCGTCTTTAGGAAGGATACCGATACGAATCAAAGCCCAAATACGCTCTTCCCAATCGACATAATCAGGCTTGTGGTCTTCGGTATACTTGTAATTAAGTCTACGAACAGTGCCACAAGCATCAACTGCTGTACGTCTTTTATATGCTTCATCCTCAGTTGTTACTGTTACACCTGTTCGGTCGCACATACTTCTTAGAGAGGTATTCCAATCAGTAAAGACGCCACCGATATAAGAATTTGCTTGGTCTCCAGATTTCATCCAAATTTGCTCACCGGAAGAAACGATTACACGCCAAAATTTATCAAGGTCAGTAGCGTCAAGCTCCTTGTCCTTAATATCGTAGCCATACATATTCCAACATTCGCCAAAGTCAGGGTCAATATCCTTTTCAGCGCCGATTGCATGAGCATAACCACCAGACCAAGCGTTGCAGATAATGAGGATTTCCTTGCCATAACCAATAGCTTCATCAATGGTTTTATTTTCCACCAAAACGACACGACCGTTACCGAAGATATAAGGTGTATACTTATTATGATTGATAGACATAAGAACAACTCCTTTTATATTTTATCAACTTTATTTGTAATCTTTGCTGTAACTATAATATAACAGATTCTTTAAATAATGTCAAGGGGATAATAAAAAAGAGTGAGATTTCTCCCACTCTTTTATATCTTTTATGTTAGGTTTTCCAGTGCAGATAGGGTGTACCATCACGATTGACACGAACGGTCAGGTTATTATCGCCGTAGCAATAATATTCGACATCGGTATTGGTATCGTAAAAACGGTCGATAAAAGCATAATGACCATCTTCCTTGTTTACACGAACACGTTCAATCCACTTAAGCATTATAATTTACCTCTTTGTTTTTTATTTATTTTATTTTATTATTTCCTTGTTATTCCACTTTTTCAGACCAGTATTCCATTTTACAGCTATCACAACAATTAACATCGTTTGTAACCTTATTTGTTGTACAAAAACGACATGGGTAAGTTGTATCTACAAGAGTGGGACAAATACCAATAACAACTTCTTTACACCTAACGGCGTTTGGGAACTGTTTAAGAAATTCAGATTGTCTTGTTTTAACGGGATTCTTTTCAGCCCATTTTTCAATAAAATTAACAAAAGAAGTCATACCTTCTTTATCCATAGCACAACAAGTTCCGTAAATTTGGCAATCCCGGCATCTGGTTCCTCTACAATATCTCTTTTGAGCCTAATAAAATTCAAGAGCATCCATATTAAAATTCTCCTTCTTTTTATATTAATTTTCCTTTTAATTAATACACAGTTTAGCTTTAACTGGAATCACTTTAGCTTTTTCTTGAAAGAAACACAAATAACCAAGCTTCAAATTAATAGCATTAAGCAAAGTAGTAAAAGTTTCGTCATTTGCACACGAAAGAGTACGCTCATACTCTTCTGATAGTTTCATATAAGGTATTTCTCTATAAATGAAAATTTGTCCGTCATAGAGGTCTTGAAAATCTATAGCTTTTTTTGAGTTTTTGCTACAAGAATTTTCAATCATCATAGTCCGCAGTCCTCCTATTCAAACTGAATATTTTTTATATCCAGAGAAATTATTCTCGATATATGATAAAGGAACGATGTAACCTATACTTGTGTGCGTGGTGTTAGTCACTCTACGTTCCCCAAAATGAGAAAGATTATCAAGCACAAACTTTCTAAAAGCTTTCATCTTAAAAATATAAAGCACACCATTCTGGTAATTAGAAAAGTAGTAAAATAGAAAGTCGGCGTTAGTTTTCATCAGGCAACCTTTAGTCTGGTATTCTTCGTTGCTAATAGTTTCAAAGAACATATTACCAGTTTTATAGGTATCAGTCTTAATTTCAACTGTAGCCTGTTTACCGTTTGAAAAATCAACCACAAAGTCAATATCCTGTTTCTGATAGAATTTATCATCAGAAACATCTGTTATAGAGACAACATTAGGGTGAAGTTCTAATATCCATTGTTTTATAAACTGTTCACCCTAATGTCCGATTTTGTTTGAGCTATTAAATTCGTATATTTTGTTACTCATTTATCATTGCTACTACGGTTCATCCATATTAGCGTCACCCTTTCTATAGCGTAGTTAAACAACAGAACTGTTGTTAAAAGTAGACAGGTAAGCCTTAATGTAGTTTACCATATCATCGTTAACAGTAACGACATTGTTAGAAACGAGCCAACCGAGGAAGTTAGCATGAAGCTGGCGAATGTCAGACACTCTATAAGCGCCAGAGACATTACGAAGAAGGTTAGCATACCCACCGATGCCAAGGCTAATAGCGTAGTAATTAAGGACATCGTTGGTCTTTTCGTTGTTCAAGTAACCAGAATTTGTTGCGGGATAAGGGGTAGTTGCGGTAGAAGTTTCATTAAAATCTGCTTCCAGATTACTAACAGGCTTGTCAGTAGAAGCCTTTCGTGTCATAATTATATCTCCTTTATAAATAGATTTATTTTTGTTTTTTTATTTATTATTTTGTTTTGCTTTCGTTGGCGTAATCAACTCCTAACCAAAAAGCCAAGAAGATATAGCCATAGCAATCATCCAAAAATTGAGGACTAACATCAGGATAATACATTTTCATCCAGATTTTAAAATATTCTTTATTAAGTTTTCTAACGGCTTCTCCCATATTGGTAATTTTACCCTGTTGGATAAGCATTTCGTACTCATAATCTTTAAGTTCTTGCGAAAACATATTTTACCTCACTTCTTAAGCTCCAAAATGCCTTCACCACCAGCAACATCATTGACAGCGAGGACTTTAATTTTAGCTTTGATTTCTTTAGGGCCAAACCAATTATGGTGATTATAAAATTCTTTGGCTTCCTCAATAGAGGGGAACATAAGAGCCTGATTAAGCTCAAAATTGTTATAAAGTAGGCCATCTCGGTCACAACCAAGGAAGCGTTCAGAATAATCATTAAACAGAAATTGAATTACATATTTATGATTCATATTATATCTTTCTTTCAGCATCAGCCTGAGAAGTGACACGGCGATATTTCTGAGTATAAACGCCATGAGAGATAATGGGGGTATCTTGTTGATAACCAAATTCCGTAGTAAAGACTCTTTCTCTTAAGTCTCCAAACTGCTTAAGAAAAACAACACCATCTTGAAAGTTTTCACCCTGATACCAGCAAGGGGAATCCTCTTCAAAGATTTCTTTAAGAACATCCTGAAACGTGAGGTCATAAATATATTTCTTCATAGTGTTTCTCCTTAATAAATAGGGTTAGACTTAGAGAGTCCCCACTCTTCTCCATACTTTGCTTTATGACAAGTTTCATAAACAGAAAAAAATTCCTGCAAACTGGTGGGGCAATAGTTATCTGCAATATCTTTACGGATATTTTCATCCATCAATTCAAAAGCAGAATCAAAATCCACCATTGCACCATTTCTATTCTCGACCATAATTTTAAGCATAAATTTTAACCCCTTTCTTAATGTAACTGTATTGTAACACGAGGAAGGAAGAAAGTCAAGAGGATAATAAAAAACTTTTTCTATTTTCAAAGTTTAAGCGTTAATGTGGAGAACTCTGTGGATAATTTGTGGAAAAGTACCCATTTTAAGTAAATAAAATGATGATTTTATTTACCATTTTGATTACACCCTGTATTTAAAAATCGCTAAAATTGAGTTCTCCACAGAGTTATCCACCAAAAATTATACAGAGTGTAATCAAATCACTTCGGATGGGTAAAAATCATCCAAATAAAATCTTCGAGAGGCTTTAAAATCTCTTTCTAATTGAAAATAAACTTCTTTTTTACTTCTTTATAGCCAAGTTTATATAGATTGTCTGCGTTTAGCTCCTGAATCGCAATGTTTCCGCCATTATCGTAATACTGTCTGGTAAACTTGTAGAAGTATTTTTCGCCGTTATTAAGATGATAAATATGGTCAATTTCTTTTTTAAATCCGCAAGACGCCATGTATTTATCAATTTTTAGGTTGTCAATACGGTCTGTAATCATACAGATTACAAGTCCAATTAATAGCAATATTGCAATTACCATAATACAAGCGAAAATTGCGATAATTGTTTCTGTAACACTCACTTATTTATACTCCTTGTTATCAAAAAGGTACATACCCATTTTCATACAGCCAGTCAACATCAACTGTATCGGGAAGCTTGTCGAAATAATGTTTCATACAGAACTTCCAATTTCCCTCCAAACTATAGTAATTAAAATCACGATACATCATAAAATCATCGTAAGATTTAAACAAAATACGAACTGTATCTTTGTCTGGGCCATTCCAATGTTTAGGATGGTACATTTCACAAATGATTTTATCAGAACGATACCAGTTTTCAGGGTCATAAACATTCAAGAGTTTATGAACGTAATAAGGAGCCCAAGAATTTACATAGTTAACGTCTTCTTCAAAAATTTCTTCTACCAATTTAGTCTGGTCTTCCATAATTACACTCCTTTATTATTTTCCAAATCCCTGAGTTCCAATTCCCTGAGTTTTAATCCATTTCCAGCCAACAAAATCGCAATAGTAATAATGGAAAGTGTTATCTTTTCTAACACGAATAATGTCAGAAGTTGTAAGACTTCTTCCAAAAAAGGTCTTGTCCTGACCATCTTGGAAATGACAGAAACACTTCTCACAGATGGTTTTTTGGATGTTCTCTTCTGGAGCTCCATCTGGAACTCCATCAAGCTCAATTTCTCCATGCCAAACACGAACATAATCAGTGATTTTAATATCTTCTGCTTTTACCATATTAAGTGGCATAAAGCAATATTTGATAGAAGGGGGACACTGGAAAATATCAACCTCACGAGTAAGCTTCATAATAAAAACCTCCTGTCTTTGATATACATAGTATAACAGACAGGAGGCTATTTGTCAATGGTTTATTAAATTATTTCGTGTTTTTTACAGAGGAATAATGGTATTATCGTTCTTGATAATTACGGCGTTGTCCCAATCGAAAGCTCCAACACCATTCTCAATGGCTTCTGTTGCATAATCCTCCAAATTGGTATCACACCATTCCAGAGCAGAATCCAAGTCATAAAAAGTTAGAGCATCTTCCTCAAGACTGGTAAGAGCTTCAACAGTAAGAACATTCCCATGTTCATCAACAACAGGCTTTGTGGTATCTGTAATAAAGAGATATTCATTATCCTTATCAGCATCCATATCAGCCCAAGGGACACCAATAAAATATTTAGTTCGCATCATCATTATCTACTTCTCCCTCAATCGGAATAATACAATCTTTTCTCAAAAGTTCTTGACGAATAAACTGAAACTCTTCCCATTTTACTCTCTTAAGAATTTCAATAACTCCTGTTTTATAAGTAATCTGGACATATGCAGGATTATTCTTAGGCTCAATATAATCAATACGAGCAACAGAATCCAGATTAATCAATGTGTTTTCCAAAGATAAAAACATTCTTTTATCACTCCTTTGGGAAAATATCTTTCATGTTCTCCCTGATGTTATTTGAATATTGATTACTATTCGTATTAAAATACTTAGAAATTTCATCCATTACAGTAGAAAACTTCTTAAAATGACCATCAGGTGTCTTTGGGTTAATACCCATATCCTTTAGCAACTGCATAACTTCGCAGAATTCTCCCTGACTCATAAGCTTACAAGCGGCTTTACGATTAATTTTTTCCATATATACCCTCACTGTAAATCTACATTAAAGCTTTGTTCAACAGACCCTTCAGGAACATAGGCTTTGTAATACACATCATTTGTGGCGTAATCTTGAGCATCTTGACAAGTGAACCATTTAATCCAAGATTTGTTCCATTTACGAGTATAGCGTTCAATATGAGGTTTGTCTGTTGTATAATTTAAATAAGTTTTGTTAGCTGGAATATAACTGCTCTTTAAACCATTCTTAGTTGAATAAAAATAATAATAGTACAAATCAGTTTCAATATATCCACTACGAATATAAAATTTACCATGAGTATTAAAGTTATCCTGCATGGCTGTAATATTCCAAGATGTATGATACTCTTCTGTATTACCTTTAAAGGTGTAAAGGATACCGCCAGTAAGACCACTTCCAACAAGCCAAATTATACTTCCCAAACAGATTAAGCCAGCAATACCGATAATTATCCAATCCACTCCCAAAGGGGTTTCATCTTTACAAGTATAAACCCCTTCCTTTTTCCTTTTATTATATCTAATTCGGTCTCTCACATTGTATACAATAAAAAGAATAAGAGGGATACTTCCGATAACATACCAAATCATATAATCACTCCATATCCATCACTTTAAAGATTGCGGTAAGGCTGGTAAGTCCTTCCGTTTCTCTGTGAGCATTGGTAAGATTTTTAAGAAGAAGTCCAGCCATCATAGCTTTATCATAACTATCATAGCCGTTTTTCATAAGCTGAAAAGCCTTGGGGTCATTCATAAGAGACTCTACGCAAGCGTAATATACATGGCGAGTGCCCCCACAAATATGATAATAACACTGAATTACATACACGCCATCGGGATGGACTTTATCAGCCCAACCATAACAATAAGGTTTATTTCCAACAAAAGCGTTCCAAATTTTAGTCGTTTCTTCCTGCAAAGCGTCCCAATTGTTATAGGCCGCAGCCGCAATGAGCTTAAAATTCTCCCGATTATTGACCTTTTCTTTAAAGTCGTTAGGAGAAAGATTGTCTTCACGAGAGGTAATATTCTTAGCCTGAATCATAATTTACAATCCTTTCTTAATAGTTCTTGAGTTCCCAACTGATAACAATGGGATAACGATTAACGCCATTAAAACCTTTATAGAAAATGGGTTTTAAGCACATACGTTTATCTTTATCAATGATATAGCTGTCACCGTTCCATTCTCCAAATTCCAGAATCCATTCAGCTAAAATTGCCATATTTTCCTGAGTGGGATTCCTCTCAGCGGCCTTCCAATATTCTTCAAAACCATACTTGTAAACCATAAAAACAACTCCTTTATTAATATAGTTCCTTAAGTTGTTTGTACTATATCATATAAAGAAGTTGTTGTCAATGGTTTATTAAATTTCTTGTAATTTCAAAAATAAAACTTTGTTTTTATCTTACATTTTTGCAAGATTCTGAAGCTCCAAAGAAAGAATTTCTCTAATTTCTAAGGGGAGTAATCCGTCATTTACTTCTTCGCTATAAACACGTTTAAAAGCGTCAAGCATTTTACCAATATTAGTGTTCTTCATAACCATTTCATGTCTTTCTTTATAGAGTTTAGCTCTTTCTTGATAGGTTTCATCTTCTTTTTCTTTTAAAGCCTTAATGTCTTTTGACGGACAAGACTTATTAAGACAAGTATAAAACCATCCGTCATAGCTGTCATAGTCGTAGTCAGCAGACATTATTTTGCCACAGTAAGGACAGAGTTGAGTTTTAGGTTCCATTTTCTTTTTCCTCGCTATCCCAATAAAGAGAAATATAGAATTTATCTCTTGCAGTATCAAACCAAATAGAATATCTATATCCAGCTTCTTTAAAAGATTCTTCTAATTGAGAATAAATAAGTTTACAACTAACTTCTGGCTTTTTAAATTGAACATTCCATCCTAAAAAATTGAGTAACTTATGGTCATTGGGGAAAGAGAAATTAGTTGAAATGGAAAATTCCCCCACTTTAGAAGCCATTTTTATATCCTTTTTAATGGATTTTAAAGCGTATTTAATCCATTTATTACATTTGGTACTTTTTACAACAAGACCCTTATAAGAAAGTTCTCTTGCGTCTTTAGCTAAAAAGTTAAGTTCCATTTTTTTCATCAGAAGCTTTCTCATATCCATCAGTATGAGTAGAAGTGGTTAATGTGTAATCATCAATAGAAAGCTGGTCAGTATCGCCCATAATTGAAGTCCCAGTTACAAATTCAGAATTGCTGTTAACCTTAAGAGGCTTTGTAAGGTCAATCTCCTCAAGAACTGCACGAATTTCAAGCTTGTTAAGATACATTCCCATATACTTCTTCTGTTCCTTAAGCAAATCCAAGGGACAAGAGGGAGTAAAATTCAGTTTTCCAGCTTCATATCTTACTGTCATATCGTGAAGCTTATCATAACGGATTTTTGCCTGCCAATATTCTCCAATAAAACGGTCTTTGTAATCAGAACTGTTCATATAAGGAATCGTGTCGGCAAGTGTCAAATTATAAGTATAAAGCATTTTAATAATTCTCCTTACATTTCTTAATTGGAGTCCATTTAATCACATTTAAACCGCTCTTAGTGAGCCATTTGTGATTAATGGCATCCCAATCTACAACTATATAATAAATACCACCATGATTATCTCTACACTGGCATAGATAGATTCTATCATCCTTAATATACTTGAAGCCAAGCATATCTTCTGGACAATCTTTTTCATGCCAGCCAATGATTTCGTAATCAATTACATTAGTATTTCCATCAAAGTTATCATTCATTGTTTTCTACCTCGTCTAAATACGCATCATCGTATACAACAGTCTTATTTTCAAAGTGGAAAGAGTCTATAGGGTCATTAAGAATTACAACCTTTTTGAGATAAATATGGTCATAAGTAACCCAATAAGATTTTCCCGTCTTTTTCTTATATTCCTCTGCTTCGTGTTTCAAATCAGACAATAGATGATAATACAAATATTTTTCGTCACTATAAGGCTTTGCCAAAATTTCGTGTAGAGTGTCCTCCTCAAAACGAATTACATTTTCATTAAAACAAGGAGCGAAATAAGCATCGCCAATATCATCTTGAGTGAGATAAAAATCTCGATAATTATCATAAATATCTGTTCCATGAGTTGTCAACACATAAAAAACGTTATCCATTAGACATTTTCCTCCAAAAACATTTTTGCTCTTTCTTTTTCTCCACGATTATAGAAATAATCATAAAGATATTCTCTTTGAGCTTTAGTAAAAGGCTTTTTATAATTGTGAGTTACTTTATCAACACCATACCGTAAAGGATTATCAATCAACACCCAACCACGGTCAACAAGGAAATCTCCGACAGTATTAAACTCAACCTCTCCGTTTTCACGGCGCTTTCTGTTGGCAAACAAAAAGGCGTGTTTTTCAATTTTGGTGTCCGAAATTTTTCTTGCTAAGGCTTCATGTTCTCCAAATTCCCCTTCAAAAAATTCTCCCGTGGGGGATAGCCAACCATAACGAGGAGGATACCTTAAAGTGTTCTCTTCCTCTTTCTTTTGTTCAGCCTTTACAATTTCTTCTGCTTTCTTAAAATCTTCATAAAAATACTTGTCCAAACCCTCAGTTAATGCAATTTTATTATATTCCAAGAATTTTTCCGCATCGACTTTTTCTGGGAAATTGTTAAGATACAACGGGGTTTTTTCTTTGTCTGTTTCGTCATAAAAATGAAGCCATTCCCAATTACCATGTCTTTCAGTAAAAAATCCCACAGGGAAAATTACAGATACAAGAAAGCATCCAATAGCTACATTTTTAGTATAAGAAAGATTGTTAAGAGGAATAAAATTACTATTACCCATGGCTTTCCAAGTCTCATTAATATAATAATATACTCCGGGCTTGAAATTTTTACATCCATTACAACCAAGAATAATTTTATCTGGACATCCACATTTTATTTTATTTCTACTAAACCATTCCCAATAAGCGCAAAAATTGTTTTCACAAGCGAATCCAGATTTACCATTACCCATAATACACACTCCTTTCATGTACTCCAATTATAAACTAATATCCCCTTATTGTCAAGGGGATATTAGAAAATATATTAAAATTTTTCTGTGAAAGTAAACCCGTGATTTTCCATAGATTTTGTAAAATCTTCAATATCTTTTTTAACTCTTAAAAGATTCTCTTTAAGAACCATGCCAATGTATTCTTCAAGTTTGTTCGAAAGAACATCTTTTGTTACTGTTGTTGTAATATTGCGAATTTCTCGTTGTGCTCTAACATCAAGATTTCTAAAGCCAGCGTTCATGCAATACATCCAGTTGTTCCAATAATAATCTTTACCATTAATGTGAACAAGTCTCTTCCACATAACGAATCGTCCAAGAGGATGCTTGTCAAAAGCATACAGTTGGAAAAGCTCAATTAAATAACTTTCAACTGAATCATCAAAGATAATACAAAATTCGTCAATTCCATGTCCACTACAGGAATACTTGGTTTTAAGTCCCACTGAATTAAAAAAGTCACAAGCAAAACGGCAATCTTCGTCAAAATCTTCTGGATATGGAAAGTGCTTCAATTCTACAACAGCAGTGCTGAAATCTTGAATCATTATGTCCTCCAATTAAATAAGATAAAGAACATCATTGGTCTTTCTTATATTGTTTTTGCCATAATAAAAGCCAATACGTTCTGTATAATCAGTTGTCTTTTTATTATACTTTTTGTAATTTCGTTTGGCAATCCTTTCAATTTTGCCGAGGCGTTTGTGTAATGGATAAAACGGAGTATCATAGCTCCAAGCTATTGTATATTTTCCAATTTCTTCTATAGAATTACCATAAGTAAAAGAATAATAATATCCGCAATGCGAACATTCGTTATATTCTTCTTCAATTCCAATAGGCCCCGTGTAGATTAACTCTTTATAAGTGTTTTGTCCACAAATAGGGCATCGAATATTCTTTTTGTATTCTGCCATTACTTTTTCTCTTCTTCGGTTTCAACTTCAACAGAAGCATCTTCGTTGATTTTATCGCTTTTATTAAGTTCATCAAACTCTTCTGAATATTGTTTATAGATTTCTTTCCAGTTTGAACCAAATTTTAATGTTGCTGCCATAAAATAAAGAATCTTTACATCTTCATAATTTAAATCTTTAGTGCGCTGTGCTAAAGAGTCAAAACAAGCACGGGAAGTTTCAAAATCAGCGTTAATAGTTAGCATAAGATTAGCCATTATAAAGCCAAACATTTTCATGGCTTCTTTAACAGTCAGCTTATCATTAAGCTTAGTGTCATCCCAACCCATGCAATCAAGAAATTCATGGGAGATATTTAAAACATATTCGTCAGTGTCTTTCTTGATTTTGTTCATGTCAATTTTATCTGTAAAATCGGTCATATTTTATCAATCCTTACTAATATAATAAGTAGCGAAGCAAGCCAAAGCACCCGTATAAATGGCATATCCCATACTACCAGTACGATAAACCTCAATCAAATTCAGCACAGTAATTCCAATGGTAAGCAGTCCCATTACAACCTTATAATATTTAGTGTTAGTAGTCATAAAAAACAACTCCCTTCATTTGATATATTAAATATATCACAACAAAGGGAGTTTGTCAATGGTTTATTAAATTATTTATTTGGGGTAATGTCTGTTAAATCGCTAAAGAGTCCTGTATCTGCACGAACCTCATAGCTTCTATTACCCATATTTTCCAAATAAGTAAGAACAGCCTGTAGAGAGGGTTTATCAATTTTTCTTTGTTCAAGAACTTGAGCAAAATTCATTTTATCTTTAATTGCTCTACGCTTCAATAGAATATCTTGCATTTTCTTAAAGGCTTTATAACCGTCAGCGGCGTTAAGACAGGAAAACTCAATATAATGTTTCATATCTTCAAGTTCTTTGTCGATTTGAGACAGTTCCATTGAAAGCGTTCCAGAATCATCCATGGAATCAATAAATGCCCTTAAAGAGTTTTTCTTGTCTTCAAACTGCTGTTCGACCTTGTAATACATTCTGCTTTTTCCTTTAACGGTAGTAGAATTATCTTCCACTTGTCCACCAGAGGATTTAAGAACAGCTTTAGCATCATACGCAAGGTCTGTCACAACAACCGCTCCACTTGTTCTTTTAACGACACAGAATTTATCTTCTTGAAACATCTTAGGAAGATTAAGTCGGATAAAAGAAACCGCCGCAGGAATCTTAGAAAAAGAAGTGGCTTCAGCCGAAACCTGAGTATAACGCCAAGGGTTCATGGCAACATAGCCTTTTCCATATCCTTTAACAACATAAGCGGTTGCCATAGTTAATTCTCCTTCATCATTTCTATTTTTTGTTTCTTTACGATTTCTCTTAGACTTTCTTGCTCTCTTTTAAAGGCTTTCAAATTGCTCGTTGCATCTTCAAGGTCGTTTTTAAGATGATTAAATTTATCCGTTTTTAAATAAATTTCATATTCTGTTTTTCCAATAATTTTTTCAAGAAAATCAAGTCTTTCTTCTTCCGGGGTTGTCTTTAAAAGAGATTCAAATAATTTTGGTTCACCTTTTTGAACAAATACAAGGATTCTGCCGCTTCTTTCTATGTATTTTCCCTTTTCATATCTTTCTTTAAAAATGGAATATGGAATAACATTTATATCCTCGTCATAAAGATTACCATCTGTACGAGCTTTATGAAAAACAAAAACCTTGGAAGATTCTGGCTCCTTGCAAACATAATATTTATCGTTTTTATAAACAACTGGATAAAAAAGCTTAGTTTTCTTTTTAAGATTTAATTCATAAACAGTTCCAAGATTAGGCATAGTTAATTCCCCTTTTCAAGCTTCTTTTTCTGCATAATCTTTTCAATGTTGGCTTTTTCTTTTTCAAGGGTTTTTACTTTTTCTTTGGCGTTTTCAACACACTTTTCATTATACTTAAGGTTGCTGATTGCTCTGTTAAGAGTGTCTTTCGCTGTGTTAAGATTCTTTTCAAGAATTTCAAGACGGCGTTCCTCAGAGGTCATTTCCATAAAAGGTTCAAAACAAGCTTGTTCTCCATTTTTTACAAAAACAAAAACTCTGTTATGCCAATTAGCGTATTTATCATCCTCATAAAACTTTTTAAAAGTTTCATAAGTAACAGCACTCCAACTGGCATCTCCCCAAAAAGAGGTTTTGGGGAAAGTTTTAATATCATGACAGCCATGCACTTTGCAAACATAATACTTTCCATTTTCATAAACAACAGGATAAAGATTCTTCATTCTTGTTTTAAGGTTAAGTTCATAAACCGTTCCAATATTCGACATAATTCATTTCTCCTTTATTTTCTTTTTTTAATAGGAATAATTCTCAGCTTGATTACAGTTTTAAGAACGCAAGCATCCTTACCAGCAAATACCCATACAAAACCTTTGTGAAGATAAATTCTTTCAGAATTTGTGCGAGTCCTAAACTGACGCTTAACACTTACGAGCTCTTCATAAGAAATTCCGAGATGCTCGTAATTACGAATAGTAAGAGCATCAATATTATAACCCTTATTTCTTGCAGAAGCCGCCATTGTTCTTAGTTGCTGGTCAGACTCAATTCCGAGTCTTTCAAGGCTTCTATCCTTAGAATGGAAAGTCAGTCGAATACGACTTGCTCCGATTGCGTTATGCTTGTTGTTAACATACATAAAAAACATCTCCCTTCAAATATGTATCATATCAATTACTGTAACTGTATAATAGCATATTTAAAAGAAGATGTCAATAGAATATTAAATTTCTTTTTTTCCTTTACCAGTCAAAAGCCAGTGCATTTCAACGCCAGAGAACTTAGCGATTTTCTGAAGAGTAGGATAAGATAAAATAATCTTTTTATGTGCAATCTTTCGAATTTTTCTTTCATCACACCCAAGCATTTTCGCCCAAGTTTTATAGCTCCATTGCGACTTTCTAATCAAAAATGCAGTTCTGTCAAGAACACCTTTCATTTCTTTGGTGTAACCTTTATTGAATAGTTTCTCAAAGAAATGCTTAATTCTCCACCACAAATCTTTCATTAGTATAAGTCCTCCGAATATAATTCATCTGGAAATTCTGGTACACATTGTCCAGTTGTTACTGCCAGTTCTCTTGCTTCTTTTCTATCAAGGAAACGATTTTCAGATGTTAAAAAACCTTGTACACTATTTTTAGGAGAAATATTAAGTCTATCACTAATTCGTAGAATAGCTCCATGTCTCCATCCTGAAATTACAAAACCCTCAGTAATATTCACAGGGGAAAATAAGTCAGGTTCTTTCCCATCCTTAAACCAAATAGCCGCACAAAGTATTTTCTCCATTGTTTTTTACTCCTCTATAGATTTATAACGAGCTTCAAATTCTGCTGGAATAGATGTATAAAACATCCCAGAACCAATTGGTTGATACAGCCAATCTCCATAATATAATACAGTGCGATACTCCATAACTTCGATTGTATTCCAAGGGATTTTCGAGAAAATAATCTTAGAACGACCTTTGTTATCACAGCATCCCTTATAAGTTTCGTTAATCAAAAAATTTAATTTCTCAGGTGCCAGTTTGTCTCTTGGAAACAATTCATTAGCTTCAATATATCTGTCTCCAAGAAACTCTTTTACTTCTTCAAAATTATCTCCCCACCATCGAATTGCCTTAAGGCGAGGAACCGTTTTAAGAGTATAAGTCTTGACCATAATTACCTACCTTTATCCAATTTCTACAATTTTTCCACCGAACATTTCATTTAGAATTTCAATGGTATCATTGTTTTCAATAGGACAATATTTCTCCTTTTCATTATCCCATTTATACCACCAAACATTCTTGCGCTCAGGGTATAAATAAGGCTCAAGTTCTTCAATTACAGCATATTCATAGCAGTATTCAAAAATATCACACATATTTTCTTCTATTACTTCTTTAGCTTCTTCTAAGGAATAACGAAAGCCCGGAGTTCTCCAAGTAAAGGCTTTATTCTCTTTTTCTATAACGTCAATCGTTGTGATAAAAAACACATTATGATTCATAATATTTCCTCTCAATCATCTGAGACATACAGCCTTTATAACATCCTCTATGAACAGTTCTAATATGACCTTTATGCCAAAACCATTTGTACCAAGGAAGTTTTCCTCGATAATGAAAATCATGTTCTCCTTCTTCGTCAAGCCACATCCAATGTGGACAAGGCACTTCATTTAAGAAAGCTGGTAAGTACATAATTTTCACTTTTGGATTCTTAAGTTTTGCCTTAACCATTTCAATGAAACAGTTAGAATAAAAATATCTGTCTTTTTCTTTCATTTTATGTCTTAACTTACTTCTTAAGCTGTTTAATGATATACTTAATAATATAATAAGGCCACATCAAAGCTACATAAAGCCCTTCAATACCGTCTTTATCTGAAATGTAAGGGTTGTCATAATACAATGTAAGAGATACTGTCCCACCTACTAATAGGTAAAAACCAATTATAAAAAGAATTGTACTCATAATTGCTTCCTTTACTTGTGATTGTCAATTAGTGCAATAATAATTGCACAAATAATAATCAAAGCGGCAATTCCAAGGTCAATCCAAAGAGGAATGAGAACAAGCCACCAAGACCAATCAATTAACTTAAGCAACTTAAGGACAACAAAAATGACCTCAAGAACGCCCAAAATTCCTAAACCAGTGGAGCCAGCGCTACCACTACTACTATAACGAGACATAAATCTTCTCTCCTTAATTAAAAATGAAAAAGCATTTCTGCTTTAGGATTATTTTTTCCATCAATAATTTTGTTATTGATAAAACTTTTGAGTTTTCCAAGATTGCTTTCCACAGCTTCATCAAACTGAGTGGGAGTAATTTCTTCATCCTTAAAATACTTTGAACCAAAAGGAATATATTTTGTTTCCATTGTAATAGGAACAATATCTGAAAGCGTTGCTGGACTATAGTTGTCAATTCCCGTGTGGCTTGTAATAATACAAATCCAATGGCTTTCCGATACATCAACAAAGGCTCTACCGCTTTTAAGGGGAGCAGGAGCAATAATTTTATAGTAAATATCTTTATCTTTTACTTTAAAACATTTGCCCAATTTGTTTTTAACATCGTCAGTAGCAATATAAGCATCATACCATTGGTACTTAAGATTATTAAGTTCCTGAACACAATCATCTCGTTCTACTGCGAGTTCATTAAAACGCTTATCAAGTTCTTCAAAAGTAGCCATTTAATCCCCCTTAATATATTCAAGCATATAGGACATAGGAATTGTCTTTTTCCAAAACTGCCACCAACGCTTACCACCATAAGTAATATTTGTCCAAACTTTAATTACTCTAAAACACTCATTATATTTTGGGTAAATATCTCCAACTTTGAGATTCAATGTCTTAGAATCAACATTCACAAAAAGAGTATCGCCTATTTTCATCGGTCGAATACGAGAAATATTAGGATAATCATTAGCGGAAATTTCAACCACTTTAAATCCATCATTCATAATAAAAACGTCCTTTTATTCAAAATCGGGCCTACAAAAAATAAAAACATGATTAAGAGGACTTCCAGCCATCTTAAAAGATTTAATCATATTTTTAATGATTTCACTATTCCTAAGATAGTTGGTGTAGACAAAAATATTTTGTGCTTGCTGGGCAGATGCAAGAGTGGTAATTGCCTTTACAATATCAGATGCGGCATTGTTTCTAATCATATCCCAACCAATATGATAAAGTGGAACCCCATTATAGAAATTAACATCGCTGTTTTCTAAAACAAACCCAATATTGTTAAAATCATAACTACACAAAAGAGTTTTCATTACGTTGGCTTTTCCCTGCTGGCCCTCAATAACAAATACGTTCATATTACACACTCCTTTTAATTAATAGAGCAAAAGCCCTAATCTGTTATATACAATATAACAGGTAAAAGGGCTTTTGTCAAGGGGTTATTAAAAATTACTTCATGTTTTCAATAATTTCATCAATCATGTGTGCAACTTTAATGAAATCATCAGGGCCATATCCAAGAGTGGTTTGTGCTGGAGTGCCAATTCTTACACCACTGGTCTGCATGGGAGAGCGCTGTTCATTAGGTACAGAATTCTTGTTAAGAGTAATACCATGCTTGTCAAGTTCATCCTGTACCATTTTACCAGTCAGATTAGGATGGGTTTTAGAGAAATCCAACAGGAACATATGATTGTCTGTACCACCTGTTACAACATCATAACCCATCTTTACAAATTCTTCTGCCATAGCCTTTGCATTGGCTACCACCATCTGAGCGTAAGTCTTAAATTCAGGACGCAAGGCTTCTTCTGCTGTGACTGCTTTACCAGCAATTTCATTCATGAGAGAGCCACCCTGAGCATAAGGAAATACTGCGGAATCTACTTTCTTCGCCAATTCGGGCTTACAGAAAATAATACCGCCACGATTTCCACGCATGGATTTTTGTGTCGTGGTTGTAATAAATGAAGCATATCCAAAAGGCGAGGGATGTACTCCACCAGCAATCAAGCCAGCAACATGAGCCATATCAACGAACATATATGGAGTAAAGCCAATCTGTTCTCCCGCTTTGTCAATAAGTTCCTTAATCTGGTCATACTGAATAATACGACTATAAGCAGAAGCTCCTACGACAACCATCTTGGGCTTATGTTCAAGAATCTTATTATAAATATCTTGGTAATCAATATACCCTCGGTCATCTGTACCATAGAAAACCATATTATAAAGTTTTCCGCTAAAATTCACAGGTGAACCATGCGTTAAATGACTTCCGTTCTGCAAACTCATACTAAGAATAGTATCGCCGGGTTCAAGTACAGAGGCATAAACTTCCATATTAGCAGATGAACCACTGTGAGGCTGGCAATTAACGTGATAGTCTGTATTAAAAACCTTCTGCCACATATAGCGACAATAAAGCTCTAATTCCCCGAAAAATGAGCAACCACCGTAGTATCTTCCTGTATTTCCAGTATGAACATAATTGGGGTATTCTTTCTGGAACTTTTCAATATCTTCTTTGTTGGGATAGCCTTCTGTATATTTCAAAGCAAAACGAGTACCAACCGCCGCAAGAACTTCATCAGAAGGATAATTCTCACTTGCAATCAATTCAATGGTATGTTCTTGACGGTCAAGTTCTTTATCAAGAATATCCCAAATATGACTTGTTTTATTCATAAACAACTTCTCCTATATATAAAAATAGACCTCAAAGAATTAACTTTGAAGTCGAATAAATAACCACATATCTTCCTTTACTATAAGATTACAAACTTTTTAAGAGAATTAAATCAGCTTATTCACTACTTTATTCGCTGTTACCCAGAGGACTATGTATCGTTTCAAGCCATTCTGTAGACAGGTACGAGTGTTGTCTCCCACTCTTTTTCTCTTTGGTATAACTTGTTTGAATTTGCAACCTTTAAATAAAACAAGATTATTGGAGTTTTAGGTTAATGGCAGGGAGAGAGGTATACCACTTCTCTCTCCCCTCGGACGTTAAACGTTCAAAACCGCCCTATATCCATTTCCATATCAGCCATAAGCTCAGGAGTTCACCACGCTCCTGCCTAAGAGAAAATTCCCCAAAAACCTCTTAGGTCGTTTTTGTAGTTCTTACGAGACAGAATTACCAAGACTCTCTCCAACTTGGTCTCCTGAAACCTTGTCGGAGTTGTTAACTCCAAGTTCTTATTCCTTGGAGGTCTGGTCTTTACCAAAAGAAAGGAAGGATACTATACAATAACCAAACAGGAAGAGTTACATTATGTTTTGGAGGCCACATATGAAACAAAAATGTAAAGACCAATGGCATCTCAGCCGATTAGATATTAAGTTTTAACTAACAATTTCTGTAATGTTAGCAACCGTTCCTCTTGGAACATCTTTATATTAACACATGGAAATCTATTTGTCAATAGGTTTTTAAAAATTCTTTTTAAAAATTTTTAGAAAATCTGCAAATAAAAATCCTTAGATACTTCCTGAGAAAAACGTTCAAGACGGTCAACGACATCCCAAGGAGTATGACCATCCCAATTAGGTGCTCTTTCAAGTTCCTTTACGTTAAACATATCCCAATACGGCTCAATATCATAATGATAAGTAACAGGATAAAGAGACCCATTAATGGGAAGATTCATACCAACAATAAACATATTATCGTACATGGTGCCATCAGCATGAAGTTTAGACTTCCAAGCATAACGAGCATTTTGATTACAAATGATAGAAAACAAAATAGCTCGGTGGTGATACAACTCATTAAAAGTATGGTATCCATCACTCACGTCTCCAATTTCAATATTGGCGAATTGTTCCTTAAGATTCTTTAGATTAAAAGAATGCTTGTCCATTTCATTTGTCGTAATATCCATTATTAATTCTCCTTATCCTTAGTCGCTTCGTCTTTAGTTACTTCTACATCGCAAGATTCTTCGAACATCTTTTTATAAGCTACATTCTGACTTTTAAGAACTTCAATCAGCTTTTTTTGTCCTTCTGAAATATCCTTGTGGTCTGCTTCTGCTTCTTCATAAGCCTTTGCATAACAAGCATAATAACCTAACATAACACCAAGAACAAAAACAAAGAAACAAATAATAATTCCTAAAACAATTAGTCCAATAATTCCGAGTGCAGACATATTTTATCTCCTTTCTTACTTTATACGAGTCCACCATTTATAACATGAATAATAACTCATACCATTATGGTCTCTTTCCCAAAAATTCCAACAATCTTTTAGTACATCTAAAAATTCTTCATGAGTAATTTTCCAATTAACCATAGGAGAACGCAAAGGATATTTATACCATTGAAGTTTAAAATTAGAACCTCTATGCCAAAAATGCCAATTGTTTAATTCTGATTCATCGTCCCAACAATAAGGACGAATTACAAAGCACTTTGTCTCGACAATTCTATCTCCGTCTCTAATTGCCTCTTGAAGATAATGATACCAAAGAGTTTCGTTTACATCTCTTTCAAATTGGTAAATACATTCGTCTTTCTCTTTTAAATCTCTTGGATTAGTAATATATTCCTCATTTATCATAATCATGAACCAAGCCGCTAAAACGTTGCCCACAACGTCTACAATAGCGACTTTCCTTTACTTCTTTTTTCATAAGAGACCCATCACATCTTGGACAGAAGTATCCATCCCTCCACTTCTTAATGTCTCTTGGCGTATCACGAGAAAATTTGTTTCTGGCAACAGGTTCTTTGGGCTCAATTCTAAACTGGTGGTTTCCCCAATCAAAACCCATGTGAGCCAATATAATTGAGGTAAATGCTCTACCACCAATAGACGGTTCATCTAAAGTAATGACAACACGAGCATTTAAATCGTTTTCATTGGTACGGTCAATAATATCTTTTAAATCTTTAACGGTAAGTTCTTTTAACTCATGAACTCCACCTTTATCAATGTTTTCCATAATTATGATTCCCTTTTTTGTCTTTAGGTTTTCTAAACATAATAAAATTATAAAGCCAAGCCCAAATACAGAAAATAGCCCCAAAGAAATCTAAAGTTCCTATAATTTCAAATCCAACATAAAAATTGGCAATACCAGAAATAAAGGCTATAACAGCAATAATAATTTCAAGGAACATTAAACATTTTAGCTTCATTCTTCACACCCTCTTAATATTATAATGTTTTAAATTATCCAAAAATGGACAACATCTTTGAGTTCTCTTGTGTCATATCCATCGCAGAAATTCATCCATTCTTTTAAGCACCACACAAAAAAGCGTTTACATCCCTCAATAGTTCCCCATCCATTAGGAGATTCATACTTCTTATATTTTTCTGGATACTTTTCGAGTTCTTCAAGACCTTTCATAATACAAGGAATTACATCCTTTACAAGTCCGTTATCGGCATCATTTTTCCATTCAAGGCCAGTTGATGCACGAATCATATCTCCAACATTGTAAGTAATATTAGCATCAATTAGTCCAACGTCTACCCAAACATCAGGTTTTTCAAGACAACGAACTCGATAAGTAATATCATAACTCATAGTTCATCTCTCCATTTCAATTTCGCTTTTCATATCGTTTTGATATATTTCCAAAGCTTTAACAATCAAATCTTCCATGTTTTTATCAAATCCAAAATTATCCATTTCAGTAGATACTCCCGTAGAAGTCAGAAACTTCTTTGGAATGTTTTTCAAATTGCGAACAAAACAGATAGCATTACTGCATCTAATATAAAAATTATTATATTCTTTTACAGTCATAATACACTTTCCTTTCAATCAATAAGCGTTTTCACAACATTAACTGCATGACAACACGGACAAATATACCATTTTCTTGTAATAGTACAATAATAATAGTCCCAAGTGTCTCCATGGACACGAGTTTCTTTTTTATAATCCCAAGGATTTAGCTCAAGTACAGCCCCACAGTTCTTGCAAGTTTCTTCAGTAGTAATTACAGTAGGTTGCTTAATTACTTTCATTGTTTACATACTCCTTTGTATTAATATATTCTCCCACTTTAAAAGTAGGAACCTTAGCCGTTGCTATAATTGGAGTTACTGTAAAAATAGAAGTTTCTCCCTCTTTGGATTCAATTTTAAAATCTTTATTAATAGGGTCTACAAAAGCTACACTTTCATCAAGCATTACTTCATAGGTATTATAAGGGACTTGATATTTTTCTTGCTTTCCAATAAAAACAAGAGTTCCCACCAAAAAAATTCCACAAACAAGAGGGACAAAACCAAAAATTCCATCCATTCTATAGTTCAATAAAATAGCAATACCAGTAACGGCAAGTGCTATACCAATTAACAGAAGTCCACCGGGCAACCCCATATCATTCCAGAACAGATTATAAAATTTTTCTGTAACAGATAAAATAGTCATTTTATTTACCTTTCTACCACAATATCTTGTGCTTTCCTAAAATCTTGGTCGCTATATGTTGTGGTCAATTCATCTTCATCATCTGAGTGTTCGCCCATCGTCTCGCCGCTTCACAATATAGTTGGTCAAGCGCTACTCGATTTGGCGTATCTACAATACGGTCATAGAAATCTACTGCCTTTTTGAAAAGCGGATTTTGTAGTTTCATCTCTACATTCTTTGTATTTTTCTGTTCCATCTGCTGTGCTTGATTATATACAGCCAAAAGCTGTTTGTCTGTTAGCTTTTCAAAAAAATTCAATCCCATATTACAAGCTCCTTTCCTTGTTGCCCTGAACAATTGGGTCTTCAACACACGTTACCTTAATAATTCGAGGATTATATGCTTCAAACGAATCAAAGCTTTTCATAATACTTTTTTTATATTTACCGAAAAACAATAAAGCTTCTTTTTCGGAATAAAAATGAAGGGCCTCTTTGTAAGAACTTAAACCAAAAGGATAACCGTTAACTGGGTCAATTCCTACAAAATCTACAGTTATATCCTTGTTTTCAATACTTTTTTCATCAACACAAGAATTTTTATGATTAACTGCTATAAGATAATATTCATAAGGAAAAGAAATATAACTCATAATATTCACTCCTTTGTTTTGTACTCCTAATATAACACATTAATTTTTGTTTGTCAAGAGTTTTATAAAAAAAGAAAGGGAGATTTCTCTCCCTCTCTTTATTTCCTTTTATTATGCCAGAGCCTTTTCAAAAGGAGTGTAGCGAGGCTTACAGATGGTATCCATAATGGCATACAGAGGGTCAGTCTTACCAGACATAATCATCTTCAAAGTGTTTACAGAGAAGCCACTTACCATCATACCACGGTCATCCTGAGTAATCGGAAAAGTTGTGGTACGTCCAGCGTCCATAACATTCCAGAAAATCAGATTAGGACAGGTGTAGCCATGCACTTCAAAACGAGCCTTAATCTTGTCAATAAAGGTCTTAGTCACCTTTACCTTTCTATGCCAGCCATAAGAATCTCTGCTTTCGTAAGCAGAAACCATACTGTCAAACTGCATATCACTGATAATCAGGATGTTCTCAGGCAAATCGCTCTGAGGAGAATGATTGTCGATAGCAGTCTTGAGAATCAGGTCAAACACCGCTTCCAGATTGGTATTTGCACACTCGTCATGACGCTCTGCTTCCTTAATCTTTCGCTGAAGAGTCCAGTCCTTGCCAAACTCAACGAACTTCGGGGTCATGCTAAAAGTAATATACTTGTTAGCAAAAGCTCCCTTAGCACGGTCAGCGCAATAAATTGCCAGAGAGTTAGCAACGTCCAGACAGGTAATGTTACCAGAACAACGAGACAACATGGAACCAGAACCATCAGCCACAACGAGCATGGACTTGTTGGGCTCCATCAGATTGGGCAAAGCCTTCCACATACCCTCCAAAGCAGCATCAGGATTAGAATACCAACCAGAAATCTGATGATACTTATTCAGAATCTCGCAAGGATTGGTAACAGAAGCGTTAATCTTGGCTTCGCCACGAGTCAAACCATCAAGATAAGCTCTACGGCGAGCTTCATCATGCTTCAAGAAGGTCTTGTTGTAGTTAAGGTTGGCCTTAGAAGGGACTGCCTCGTAATCAATAGACTGCCAGTTGTTAGAGGACATCTTACGCTCAACGACATCAATATGCTTACGCATAGCAGACAGCATCTTACGATACTGCTTTTCAGTCATGCCAAGAGCATGAACAGTCCACAGGCCATTTCTACGAGTCTCCTTACTACGAGAGGTAGCAGAATCCAACCACTTAGCCATCAAAGAGATGGGCTTGCCAGCCTTCATATTCATCTTATCCTGAGCAACCTGACGCTTAAGCATCTTCTTAATGGTCTCAGAAGTAATAGGATTAGAAGTGAAGTTATAAATCATATCCCAGCGACCGTACTCAGGAATAAGTTCAATGACCTGAGACACAATCTTAGCTCCACCATTCTTCATCATATCCTTAAGAATAACCATAGAAGAGCGGCGCTCACCCTGACCCTGACGAATATCCATCAGATAGCCAAGCCAACGCATAGCCAGACGAGGATTCTCAGCATAAGCCTTACGGAACAGAGCAACAATCTGGCCCTCTTCCATTTCACGCATGGCGGAAATCTTGAAGTTGATGTCAACCAGAGCGGAACCAGAAGACTTGTATGCAACAGCACCGTTCTCAGTCAAAGTCAGATTAGAGTCCATAGCAGGAAGCTCAACCTTCTCATAATACAGCTTCTTGCGAGTCTGCTTCATCTGGTCAACAAACTTGCCCTGACGAGACTTCGGAGCAGACTTCTTGGTAGGCTTCTCAGGACGAGGAGCCCAAGCCTTGTTAGAGTTCTTCTTAGAAGTGTTCTTGTTATACATAAATAAATTCCTTTCTATGCCTTTCTTAAAAATTGCTGTGTAGGCATATATAAAATGTTTTGTTTCTTAACAATGATAAGTATAGCATACTTATAGAAATTTGTCAAGGGGTTAATAAAAGTTTTCTTTTATTTTTATCCTCTTCTCGCAGTTCTTAGATAAGTAAATTGATTGCTTACATTGTCAACCAATTTAAGATTTTTTAATAGAGGCTCTCCATCAGAGCCAAAACCAACTATATCTCCTTGAACTAAGTAAATCTGCTTGTTATCGTAAGCTTCAAGCATAAATCCGTGAATATCATCAATTGTATTAATTTTACAAGGATTGGGAAGGATAAGATGCCATTTACCATCTTCCAAAAGGGTTGCGTCAAAACAACTAACTCCTTTTTCATATCCTACTATAAATTCGCCATTTTTATGAATGGCAGATTGTTCATTGTCTCTCCATCTCCCAAAACGCAAAAAATATCTTTCCATTTTTGTCCCTTTTCTTTTAATCTTTTTATTCCAAATGATGCTCAAAAAAGTATTCTTCTGCATGAAGAACCTTCTTTTCAATATCCTTTTCGATTGCTTCTTCAACACTCTCGTAAAGAGTAATCAAAGGGATACCATCATACAGCCCTTTCTCATATCTTCGAACAATGATTTTTAGTTGTGCAATGATTGTATTTTTTACAGTAAAGTAAATTTTTACTCTGGTAGAATCAGAAGAAAAATCAACAGTTGGATTTCGCTTTAACAAATATTCTTTCATTTTTTCAGATGGCTTAATGTATACAAAATATTCTCCATTGTCCATCATGTGAATATTGGTGTTGATTTTTTCTCCTACTCTATCACAGAGTTTCTTTATCCAATCATAATAAAACTTTTGGCCCTCTGTGGTATCCACCCAGTTAAAGCGCTCTTCAATGGTCATATAGAATAGATTTCCTTTACAATGATTTTATCACCGCTAAGGTCTACTTCGCATCTCTTGATTTCAATTTCAAGCTCCCCATCTCCATAATTGGGAGAATTAATTACAGGCATACGAACTTTTAGACTTGCTTCTCGATAATTTAGTGGAATAACTTCAAATGAAGAAACATTTTCAAATATAATCTTCATCTTCAAAAAACTCCTCTTCAAGTTCATCCATTCGTTCCTTAGTGAACTTATTCTTCTTATAAGTTCCCAAACCCTTTTTAGAGGTTGCCTTACTACCAACATAACACTTATTTGGCTTAAGCTTCTTAGTAAAATCAGAACTATTGGTAAACTTAATGTTAGCCTTCATTTGTTTTTATAACTCCTTACTTATTATACCAAGTAATATAATGATTCTTCTTCTTATGTTTCTTTAGCCATGAAACATTACAATTAACGGGTTCAATTTCTTTTCCATCCTTGTCAACAATGTATCCACATCCATCGTAGTTGAGAATACAAGTGCTATCAACAAGAGAAATGAAGTGGTCAAAAGTATAAACATCTCCAAAGCCCTTTTTAAAAAGAATTCTCATACAATTTGAATATTCAGCTTTAATTGCATCTTCCTCGGCGTAAGTGTCAGCGTTCTTTAAAGATTCCGCATAATCAAAAAGAATACTACCAATTTCAAAATCGTTTGGCATACGATAAATTTCATTGTCTTTAATCATCATCAAAATCCTCGTCATTCATTTTTTGCAATTGACGCATATCGTGAGGAGAATATTTTTTTGCTTCTCCATAATCCCCTTGAGTACATCTATAAGAAGAATGTCCCCTACGAGTATTCGTCTTAGTAGATTTTCCCGCTGTGATAGCTTTAGAGACTTCATGATTGTTTTTATAATAACCATCTTCTAAGTCTGCATTAAGATACCAACAACAAGATTCAATCATCTTTTTATTTCGTTTAATTTTCTTTTCTCGATTAAAACGATTTTCCGCTCTTGTTCTGCTTGCCATATTAACTATCCTTAATTAAACCTGTTGCAAGGTATTTAGGGAGTTCTTTCAAAATTCTATAAAGTTCTCCTTTAGAAACTCCCCATTTAGAAAATCCCCATTCATTTGAGTCATAAACATCGCAAACCACTTCATCAATAGCTGCTTCAAGGTCTTCCATTCGGACTACTTCGGGAAGTTGAATTTCATTTCCAATCATTATTACATCTCCTCCAAACTCCAAATAAATCCACAGGCAGAATGTTGTTTTTTATTTCTATAACAACAACGCTTTATTGCTTTTATATCATAAGAAGTCTTTACTTCAATTTCTGCTAAATTGTTCCACTTTTTTATTAAATTAAAGTTTGAATCATATTGATAAATATATTGAATTTTACTTTTACATTTTCGGCAACGATGGCCTTTTGTTCTACTTGCTATTACTGCTTGTTGTTCAAACCCACATATATGACATTTCCACCAAACATAAACATTACTATTAGGGGCATAGTTTTCAGGCCGTTTTTTATTTTTAGAAAAATCCCAGTCTACCAATATATCAGAATTTAAGGAATATAAGTCGTTAAAACCCTTTAGTTTTTTTTGATTGCAACAATAAGGGCAATTATGTCCTCTTTTTGTTCTTGAATCTATTGCCGCTTTCCAAGAATGACCTTTTTCACATTTCCACCAAACATTTTTCCCACTTTTAGGATAAAACATTTCAGGTCTTAAATTCAAATTCTTTTCATAATCCCACTCTTTAGCTATTTGAGGAAATTGAGTTAATAAGTTGTTTTCTTTTCTGTTTACAATATAATTGTTATAAATAGAAATAGAATCTTCTTTTAAATTGGTCTCAATTAAAGACAACCGACAAAAAGAACAAATTTTTTCTATAATAAAATTAAAATTCGTGGAGGGGTTTGCATTTATTATTAGAGAGCTTTTTTCCTCGTCTATAGAAGGACAGTTTAAATGATAATTTTCTTCTACAGCAATAAATTTCACTCCCAATTCTTCACACTTATTCTTTTTTATCTCGAAAGTTTTATTTCTGTGCCAGTATTCTCCATCATATTCTATTCCAATCTTTAAATCGGGCAAAAACAAATCTAATTCAAAACCTAAATCTGAATAACGATGTTTACAAGTGGTAGCTTGTTTCAAATAAAAATACAAAGCCTATTCGTAAAAACTTGTTTGGGATTCTTTATAACAAATAGGACATCCACCGATGTTTTTTGCTCGACTATTAACCTTTTGTTGAAATGAATGTCCTAATTTACATCTCCACCAAACTTTTTTATCGCTTCCTAATGTTATATTATCAGGATTTAAATCTTTATTTTTATCGAAATCCCACTAATCAATAAGAAGAGATTTCGAGATAGAAGGCTTTTTAACCATTGTATTTCTCCTTTAAAAACTGATACATTTGAGTAACAGTTTTATTTTCAATTTTATATCTGTTATTTACATCACAAGAATTGCAAGCAAATTCATTTTCCACAAGGTCAATATACATAGAAGCACTTGTCATAGTATTATAATCTTCTCCCATAAAGCAAATATTCCAGTATTCCTCGGAAACAAGACGCTGGGGCTTCAGTTGCTTAATGGCAAGATTATCAAAGCTAACAACCTTAAACCAATTCTCTTTAAGAATCATTTCAAGATGATTATACAACAAATCCTTACGTTTGTCAATAGCATAACCAACGTTAGAATGATAAAGTTTATTACCACGGCGAACAGTCTTATACCCAAGAATTAAAATCTTAAGGCCATTATTAGCAAGTGCCATCATTTGTACGCCAGTAACGATACCGTTAATAACATGGATAACACCATTAGGGAACTGCTTCATCTTATCAATGAATTCAGGCGTAACCTTATCAAGAGAAACACCAAGACCATAAATCAGCTTTTCATCAGAAAGCTTTTTAATCAAGTCAAAGTTCTTTTCAAAATCCCACTGATGGACTGTAATATTAGGAATAAGCTTCAAAGTCTTAAGACGCTCAAGCAGGGGAACAAAATCGGGATATTCCATAAGGTTTCCACCGCCGAGGGCTACCTCTGTATAAGGATGGAAGCTCTCCCAAACAGGAGAATGAAGAGCGTCACTATGCTTACCATCCTTAGTGCTACCCTCGTGGCAAAAACTACAACCATTCGAACATCTGTTTGTAATCTTTACATCTGCGCTTTCGGGAAATTCCGCATCAAAGAAAGAAAGGTCATTTTCACGAATCTTTGTGCCATTTTTGGTATTCAATTTTACGGTGTAATTACCGTTCTGATAGCTTACCCAATTCTTCATTTTCATACTCCTTCATATTCCAAATCCAATCTTCATGAGTTTCCCCTGTAATTGTATAAATTTCTCCGTTTCGGGGAATATTTGTCCCATAGTTATTAGAAAACTCTACATAAGAAACATTATTATCTATTGTAACTTCATAGTTCATCCAAAAGCGTGGATACAAAGACAAATAAGCCATTAAAGACCATAAAAGCACTCCAAGGATTCCTCTTGATAGCCATCTTTGCCAAGATTTATCAAAGCCGTAACTTAAGACCCAAATAAAAAAAGTTGCACAAATGCCAAGTAAAACAGTGCCCCAAATAGGAACCTTATCTGAAACAAGATACGCATTTAAAAGGGTAACACCGGGAATAAAATTCACTTTTTATGCCTCCTTTTTAATGTTCAATACGAGGATTCTCTTCCATGTACTTCTTAATCTTTTCGCCATCATATCGTGACGAACAATTGGTACAAAAGATAGTTTCATAATAACGACAAACATGAATCTCTTTTCCAGTAATTCGGTCAATGGGAGGATTCAGAGGGTCGTAAGCACAATATACCTTTTCATTAATCTTGTTCATAAACACAACTCCTTTGATTTATTGTAGCTTTATATTATCATATGGATTTGTAAAAGTCAAGAGGATATTAAAGAAATTTCTCTAATACCCTCTTGTTTATAATTTGTTAATAATTAGCCATCTCGACCATAAGCACAAACAATCGAAAGTTGTTCTCCACCGGGCGTTGTGATAATTTGAGAATCGTGGTCGAGATATTCTGTTGCTTCGTCCCATTCTTCTCCATTCTTCCAATCTTCTCTGGAAAAATATTTCTCAGTTTCCGCCATCTGGTCAAGTTCTTCTTTTGTCTTGAATTCTGTTGCGTAATCATCATAATAATAAATGAACAATTCTCCATTCTCCCACTTTTCAATCTGTTCTGGAGTACCAATCACCAAACTGTGAGTGGAAGAAGAATTAGTTTCAAATGTGCCAAATCTAATCTGTCTCATAGATAAGCATCCTTTCCATTTTCATAAAATTCAATAACATTTTCACAAAGAGAAATTACAGTCATAGGGCCAACGCCACCGGGTACGGGGGTATAAGCATAACAATGTTCAATAGCTTCCTTGCAAATATCTCCACAAAGCTTGCCGTTTTCGTCACGATTCATCCCGACATCAATTAAAGTCTTATGAGGAAATATACGTTCGTAGAACGAAGAAGTATAACCAGAAAGCATACCAGTTTTACCTACCGCTGACACAATAATATCAGCAGACCAAATTTCGTCGATAAACGTCATTTGAAGGGTTTTAGTATGACAGACAGAAACAGTAGCATCTCGATTGAGCATCATAACTGCCATAGGTCTACCAACAATATTACTTCGTCCAAGAATTACAACTTTTCGACCCTCAATAGGGATGTTATAATAATCGAGGAGAGTAATAATTCCCTTTGGGGTGCAAGTCTTAAAATAAGTCAATCCATCTTTTTCTTCATTTTTAAAAAGTTTACCAAGATTACTTGCGCTAAAACCATCTACATCTGTATGATAATATTGGTCAACGAATACAGTATTTTGAAACTTAGTTAGATTAGATGGTTCCTGCAAAATATAAGGAGTTTCACAAAAATCATAATCTTTAGCCGCAATATTAAAATCCTCAAACTTAGAAATTGGGTAGGTAATAGCTTCAATACCAATTTCTTCGCAACGCTTTACTTTATTGCGAACGTATACTTTACTTGCATCATCAGTATTGGTAAAAATAATTAGCTTAGGGAAAATGTGGTTGGCTTTAAGAATTTCACAACGCTTCTTCAAATCTTCTGCAATTTCGTTTGCCACCTTTTTACCATCAAGAATAATAGGCATATTATTTATTATATATCCTTTCTTACAAAAATTCCCTGCTCAACCAGTAAATCCATTTCTTTGTCATAAACCTGATAAATCTTTTCCAAGAAAGGAAAATGACCAGAGATTAAATGCTTTCCATCTTTTTCACGATATTCATAAAAAGGATAATATGGCTGACCAAAATCCCCATCAATAACTTCAATTCCGTCAAAGTCATTCCACTTATTAAGTCGAGTAATATCAATAGCAACAGTCACATCAATATCGGCTTTATTATCAAGCATATAATTCTTGGAATACCAGTGGTCTTCTATATATCCGGGTTCGGAAGCAGCCAACCAATATCCCTTCTTAAAACCAGCTTCTGTCAATAAGTCTTCGGTTACAGACGGGTTAATTTCATAACGGTGAGGCTTAATGATTTTCATTATTTCTCTCCTCCTCAAATGCCTTGCTTAATGCTTCCTCGTATTCGGCATAACTATCATGAATAATATGAGAAGTGTCCATTAAACCAGAATTAAAAATCTTATCTTTGATTAAATATTCATCGCCATCCACTACAATAATATAACGCTTCATAGTGAGAAAATCTTCAACGGAGACATTATATTTCTTAAGCCACGCTTCAATCATGGAATCATCGGTATAGCCATATTCATAAACGGGATTATCTTCATCGGTATCTACATATTCCTGTTTCTTTTCATCCCAAACCCGATACTTTTCGTCAAACTCAAAATAAGAAAATCTGGGGACATACTTTTTCCAAACTTCAACAATTTGAGGGACAAGCCTACCATTAGAAGATGCAATGGCATATCGAGTCTTGCTTTCAAAAGTATTCAAAAAATCAAAAGGAGAGCGACCAAATTCCAGTCTGGACTCCCACATTATAACTTTTCCATCTTTACTTAGATAAACATGATTCATAATTTCTTCCTGAGAGTAACGTCCCTCAAAATCCGTAATCACAAAGCTGTGACTTGAAGAGGAATTAGTCTCAAATGTATTTAAGCGAACCTGTTTCATTTTCATTACCCCAATCTATTTTTATTTCATATAGAGTTTCAGCCTTCTTGTAAATCTTAACTTTAATTCCATAGCCATCGTTACAAAAGCTTTCAAGTATCATTTTCATTCTTTCTTTAATGGGTATAGCGGGTAAAGATAAAGAAGAATCAAGTTCGTAATTGGAAAAAATAACAGTTACCCAATACCCACCTTTAGAAGCCCTTTCTTCAATTGCTTCTTTTATTTTCTTATAGATAATATCGTCTTTAATTGAGTTAAAAGCGTTGGCTGCTTTTCTTGCCTCATTAGCTGTCATTCATGTTCCTCCACAGACCAATCAACTGTTACTTCATGTCCATCAAGACAGGCAGAAGGACGAACCGTAACTTTAAATCCATCGTTTTTTAAAGTTCGAACCGCTTCATCTAATCGTCTTTCAATTGGAATGTAGTATGAAATACCGCTGTCTCCTACTCCGATAATAAACGAAGGAAAATCTACAATAATATAGTATCTGCCCTTAGATGCACTATCCTGAATTGCTTCTTGTATTTTTTTGTAAACAGTGTTGTCGTTTTTAATTAAATTAAAACTCTCTGCTTTTCGCCTTGCCTCATTAGCAGTCATTACCACTCAACCTCTACTTTCCAATTTTCGCCACTTTGAAAAACACGGCAATAAAAGCCATCGTTTCTTAAAAGACTCATAGCCTTTTCAATTGCAGGATAATTAGCAATTTGATGGGTTTTCCCATTATAGTCAATAAAAAAAGAAGAAATGGGACACTTAACTTCACATCCGAAACGATTTTCTAAAACCGCCTCTTTAATTTTCTTTTGAAAATATTGATATGCCGCTCGGCAAGTTCCCTCATACCCGTAATTACTTCGAATAATTTCTCTTGCTTCTTTAGCTGTCATATTTTACCACTCCACTTCTATTTCACAAAAATCAGTGACTGTATAAACCTCGCAATACGGGGGAATAATGTGACAATAAAATCCCTCTGCTTTTAAAAGATTTAGTACGTCTACAATAAGAAAGCTATTAGTTGTAGGAACTTTTACCACACAACAGCAACGTCCAAGTGAAACGGCTTCTTGGATTTTAATCTGAAAATGATTATATATTTCTTTTGTAATATAATTACTATCTTTTTCAAAAACCGCTTTTCTTGCTTCCAAAGCAGTCATAAAAACATTCTCCTTTCAATGGTATCTTTGTAAAAAGATAATAACACATTAAAAGGAGAATGTCAATAACTTTATAAAATTTTATCCAAATAAAAAATCTGTTTTATTACAGCAGAGAAGACTTCGCCACTTCATCTACAATCTCGTAATCCTTGGCATCAATAAGGTCAAATACCTTATCAGTCTCATTATATCCAAGCAACTGAAAACTAATAGAACCAAACTGTGTGGGCATAGGCAGAATCTGAAAAATTCTCCAGAGTGGAGCCCCAAGACCATCTTTTTTTCTTACCTTAAACATATAACCATTAGTCATTTTATACTTCTCCTTTTAATATAACCAATTTACAATCGTTGAATCGTTATTCTGAGCTACTTCCAGCAATTCATCTTCAGAATAAGCATTATCGTTCGTAATAAGTAAATCATATCCCTTATCAAAAATAAAATCAGAATATGTTTCACATTCATTAGGAAGAATATTTCTTATTGCACAAACACTTTGATGGTCTACATATCCTTCTCGGTCTGAGTCAACAACAATCTTTTTAGCATTAATACCTTGCTCTTTTAGTGTGTGAATAATGTCTTCTTCAAGCATCTTAAAATCATCGGTTTCCATTACGGATTCAGCAGTTTCTTGAATTTCATATTTTTCACAACACCAAGGACGAATACAATCGTTTGTCTCACAAATCTGTGTAATAAGATAATTAAGTTTTACTTCGGCGGAATTTGTATCTTTTCCAGAATACCACCAGCCAAACTGGTCAAAATGGCAATGAATTACACCATTAATATCAGGTGCAAGTTGAGTATAATCAAGATTGTGTTTGCTGTTACTAAAAGAGATAGCATGAGAAGATGAACTATTTGTTTCAAAAACATTTCTTCGAATCTGTTTCATTTGTCAACAGTTCCTTTTATTTAAATTATTTTAATTTAAAACTTTTAATACGTCATTGGAATCTGGTCTAAAATTTCTAACCGCTCTTCATATCCTGCGGCATATAAAACGTCCCACATAAAATTATCAACAGTTAAATGACCATATCGAGGAATGGGATTCTTTTGATATTCTTCCCATAACTCTTGAGCTTTTTTAGTAAATTCTTCTGGCGTAAACGGAGTTTTATCAACCGTTTGTTCATTTGGCTTAAATCTTTGTCCCATCCATAATGAACTCCTATTCTGGATAAGCTGACCTCTTATCCGGCATCAAAAATCCTCTCAGGGATTTTGGGCGCATAATCCTTATTAATAGTTTCAGGAGTGTACCCATTCTGTTTTGTCCACTCAATATTCGTCTTAAATTCGGGACGGAAGTCTCCATCCCCGTCAGAGTAAAAACCAACAAGTGCTGAATGACCAAGCCTACCACATGATTCCATATATTTAAGCATCGACATAAAATCATTTACCCAACGCTTCTTCATGGTACAAGTAATAGTAAAAGTCTCCATGTTTTCGTCCATTTTTACGTCTCCTTTTCTTTTTCCTCGTTGACAATAGGTTTATGACCAAAAAGTTTCCCAACATAAGTCATAGTCTTAATGCCATTTCCAAACTTTTGAACGATTGGAAGTTGTTCCTCTGTAATAACAAGGGAATTGTCACTTTCCAATTCGATGGTGTCAACAATGAAACCATCAGAATCTCTGCGATATACCTTGTCGAAAAAAATATCAGCGACATTAAATTTAACTTTATAAACCCTTGTCCAGTCTTTATTGGAATAATATGCCATAATATCCGCCCCTTTTTAATTATTTTCTAATGTTAATATACCACAAAAAAAAGAACCTGTCAAGAGGTTTTTAACTTTTCTTGACAAGTTCTTAAATTTATTCTTCTTCTTCTAAATATTGCAAATTATTCATGTCAATAAAAGCATTGGCTCCTTTACTTTGCATTTCTCTCCAAATAGCTTGAAGAAGATTTTCACAGTCTTTTCTATCACTTAGATAAACAAGCGGGTCTGTTAGTTGTGGATTTCCAGATGTATTATAAACAATTTCACAAGAACAATATGAATAATAATAATCGTACTTGTCTCGTGGGACATCTAAAATATAAAGAGAGCCCACATTTAAATTATAAATTTTATTTTTCGTTTTAAGATACATTAGTTATCTTCTCTCATTTCACGAAAGCCATTAACATATTTACCGTCACGTTTAACTATCGCCATGTCCAGCATACCAATCATGGCATTCATTACATATTCTCGAACAAGTTTCTGTTCTTCTGGATTGCCAATAAACGGATTTGTAACCTTAAGACTATCAAAGAAATTATACATATCTAAACGAGGAGATTCAGCAGTTTCCATATAACTCTTTACTGTCTCTACCAAAATCCGATAAAGTTCAGGGTCAGAATATGGATACTCTTTGGGAGTGTCAGTGTACTTATGAAGAAAATCCCTGATGTTTTCCTTACAAGACTTTTCTTCATCAAAATGCTTAATAGAATAAATAATGCCCAAATCCAAATCTGTCATGATTTATCTCCTCTTTTTTATTACATTAATACTTTTTTTCTGCTCTTTTACAGATTTCTTATAACTATTATAAGATAATGCTTTCCAATCTTCGAAAGAATATTTAGGCTCCCAACGCCAATGCTCAATAGCTCTTTTAATCTTATCATTGCTCATTTCATTCTGACAAAAAGCTTGATATTGAGAAGGAGTTAAGTCCTCATAAAGATTAACGCAATAAATATTAGAACGAGAAGAATGAAGACGAGAAGAAAGAAGATTAGAAATAAAAGTTTTCAACTCTCTAATAGAATTAAATTCTTTTATAAATTGTCCATTAGCTTCTCGATTGGTTTTTCTACCATTGGTTCTATAGAAACGAATTCGAATTTTTTCTCTCTGATTCTTCATAAATGATAATCCTTTCTTATTGCAAAATTTCCTACTCGACAAGCGCTAACCCATAGGTTGCCTTGCCCATTTGTGCCGAAGCACCCACCAAGATTTTTCCCGAAGGCTGTTTGCATCTATAAACCATCGGAATTTTTGCAAGCCTTATCTCTTAAAAGCACTTAGCAGACTGTACTTTTAATGATAAGCTTAGTAACTGAGTTGACGAAACTCCTTTACGGTCTGGAAAACCGCTCTTTTAATTCTCCCAGTAAGTAACATTGAATTAAAAGGTTTAACGTCAGAATTCATTATAAGTCGAAGTAGCTGTCTGCACCAACCAAGAGCTTCTTCAAACCCGTCTCTGAAACAGTGGACTTACTGTTCCCTTCGATGGTTATAATATAACAGATATTAAATCATTTGTCAAGGGGATAATAAAAAAATCTAAATAAAATTTTCTTTTTATTTTTTTATGAATTTTTCTTTGTATTTCTCTTTTTCTTTTTTCTGCTCTTTAAGAGTTGATTTTAAATCTCTCATGTGTTCTTCAAGACTATATAACAATTCATCTTCTTGTTGTTCTATCTTCTTGGCTTTCTCTTCTAAATGCTTCATTTCCCATTTTACTCCAAAAGTAAAACAATACAGAATCCATAACACAAAAATCACTCCAAGAACAATATCCCAAACCAGATGTTGAGGAAATTCTCTCTTTACATACATATAGCTTACAAAGAAATAAAAGAAATTAAGAACCATTCCTAATATGCCATGAATAATTCTATTCGTATTATCTGAAATCTTTCTCACTCCTTAAGTAATGTATGGATAAAAATAATACTTTTCAGTCGATTTTCTTGTTTCATCAACCATATCTTTATTGGATTTTACATCTTCAAAAGATACTACTTTTTCCTTTTTAGTCTTGATTTTAGAAAACATATTCTTGCGAACAGCATTTTCTACTAAGAGATAATAATTTGATTCTCTACCAAGGTCAACCATTTCTTGTTCGGTTACTGCAATTTTCTCTTCAAGGTTAGCAAGCAACTTTTTGTAGTTCTGTAACACAAAGTCTTTGCGAATATAACTTTGAAAATTTTTACAGTCACAAGCATATCCAGCACCAATTTTTTCATTCTTTGGTAAACGAATCATTGGTTTAGAACAAAACTTGCAAAGAGGAATTGGAGCTTTATCATCCTCTGCTGTTTTATCTTCTACTCGAAAAAGTTCTTCTTCCATTACTTGTTATTTGTTCCAAGAACACCACGGGACGCTCTATCGTCTACTCTTTTCTGCATCCACAAGAGCGCTTCTTCGAGGGCTGTAAGAGCCAAAGCGTTCTCACGACAAGGATAATCTCCAGACTGGAACCCTTTTAAACGGTCACGCACAATCTCCAAAAGGTCTGTATCAAGCAGTCCATGAATAGAATCCTTTTCCTTACGAGGGCCATTCTGGAATGTAATGGCGTAAGGAATTTCGTGTCCTTCATTATTGGTCACTACAACCTGATAGGCGTGATTTGCATTACCAATACCGGGTTCATCTACTGCATACACAGTATTAAGATTGTTTCTCTTCTGAATTGTATCAAGTTTTCTCATTTTTTAATATATCCTTTCGCAACATTTATTTCGTAGTTGTTTGGCTTCATGCCGATGCTTTCCATAAGTAAATAAGTATTTTCCATTTCAGAATACTTATAAACAATTACCGCAAACAACGCTTCATCAAAAGACTGATAAACATTATTTGAAATAATATAATGGTCATTAAGACTTGGACTCTTTAACATCCACTTAAAAATATGTTTATCCTCTTCATTGATTCCTTCAATCACAGCATATTCGTCTGTAATTACATGAGCCAACCATCGAATCTTAGACATGAAATTTGCTTTCTTTTCAAATTCATATCTGGTCAATTCTTCTTCCTTGCCTTTATTATAAAGGTCATAGGCTCTATACTTTTCAAGCAAAGGTGTCTTACTATCTAACAGACTTGCAAAGAAAGATTCTACTACTCCACCTTGCATCGCCTGTAGATTGGGATTAACACCCTCTGGCATTTTCATTCCCATTATTCATTCTCCTTTTTATGTGGCATTATAATAAACGGTCAACTCTAAAACATCTTCATGCCATTCTTCTATTACTGAAACAGGGATTATTGTAACAGAAGGATTTTTAACCTGATTGTTAAATTCTTCAAGAGCCCTACGTCTCATAGAAGTGTTACTTTCCAAGAAACCATTAGATGTCCATTGTTCTCTAATATTAGTAGTCCAACATCGAAGCATACTTTCACTCCTTTATATTTTTCTATATAAAGATTACCACTTCGGGCAAAGAATGTCAAGAGTTTTATAACATATTATTGTAAAAAAGATATAAAAAAAGGAGAACTCAAAAGAGTACTCCTTTATAAAATTCAACTTTTATTACTTGTGAGTGTAGTGACCAGTAAAGTGACTGCGCTTAATATCTTCAACAGTGGGAACCTCAGAAATGTCAATGCTCTTCTTCTCACAGTAATGCTCAATCGTAGCAACCAGTCTACGAGCATCCTGAAGTGCCGCACAAACCTTCTTATCCATGGCTCGATGATACTTCTCAAGAGCACGGCCCTTTGCCATTTCCTTGCCAATCTCCTCGTTAAAGACATCGCCTTCTGCCATATTAGCACGAGCCTTGCCACGATAAGAGGAATCCAACAGAACATTCTCATACACACCGTCAAGGCCGATGGTCTTCATATCTGCCTTCTCAACCAGACGGCAAATCAAAGAAACAGCATCAAAAGTAGTATCAGCCAACTCTGCCTTTACCACACCACCTGAAGCATAAGTCCGATAGGTAATAGTGCTACGACCCTCACGCCGAGCGGAACAATTCTCACAATTACAACTCATTTTACATTTCTCCTTAATATTTTTTATTTTTTGTCGGTTTTGTTTTTTACATCTTATATGTAAAAAGGGAATAATGTTTTTATTCATTATTCCCTTGTATCTGGCTGAGGAATCGGGGTTCGAACCCGAACAAGCGATTTTCTCTCACACTCTATGTCACCATAGCCATTTATAAAATAATGTTGTGCGCTGGAATACACCTTGACCATGTGCAATATAGCATTTAGGCCCACACCATCTACTCTCTACACCTTCAATTAAGCTTGGCTCGGTATTGTCTTAATTAAATCAACTAAGAGTTCCACCGAATTTGATGTGATTCACTGAAAAGTTTCCTGTAACAGTGTCCAAATTTTACTCTCAGAGACCGCTGCCCTACCATTAGGCTATTCCTCGATAATTTAATTAAAACTAAACCCTGTTTTTGATTTTTCAAGCATTAAATATCAAAATAAATTGCTGTAAGGGTTTATTGATGAATAGTAAACTAATTGCCTTTCGGCTGGTATCCCTTGAAGGACTCGAACCCTCGGCCCAAAGATTAGAAATCTTTTGCTCTTTTCCACTGAGCTAAAGGGACATTTAAAACTAAGCTCCATTTTAATACCGAAGTCAGATTAGCAGTCTGATGATTTTAAATAGATTGCTGTTGGAGCTTAAATAATGATTACTTTTTGACTGGTGGTGCGAGAGTGAATCGAACACTCAACCTTCCGATTTGGGGTTTAAGATAAGTCTTGCACTTACATCTCTTAGATATTCAGTAAAGAACTTGTCTCCAAGCGTGTTTTACTTTTAAACTACTTAAACATAAGTCGGATGCTCTAACCTGTTGAGCTACCACACCATAAAAACTAAGCGCAATAAAAGTATCTTTTTATTTATATAACCTATTTATAAATTTCAAGCAAAAATATCTTTTTAAAATTGCTGTGTGCGCTTATCAATAATTTAAGGTGGCTTTTTATTCTGAGAGCCAATATAACTCAGGATAATTAGTCGTTTCGTTTTCTTTTACTTTAGGGACAAGAAGAAAAGAAGGGAGCAAACAAAAAACTTGCCAGCTTTTAGGGTAGCCAACCACAGTTTTACTAAACGCTTCCATGTTTTATTAGTATTTGTATTTCCAGCAACAAATTTTTATATAAATGTAATGATTTGCTGTAAGCGTTTAAATTTTTAAGAAAGGAACATTACTAACGTTAGTTTTAAAATATTGCACGGTGTAGGATTCGAACCTAACTTAGTACGACCCGTCAGCCGACCTCACCCGTAGTACCGCACATATTAACCTTAGTAAAATACTAAACCCTTTTATGTATTCTTATTTAACAGATAAGTACCTTTAAATTGCTGTAAGGGCTTAAAAATCTATGTCACATGAATCTCATGGCACGGGTGGCAGGATTTGAACCTACGCATCAGGGAGTCAAAGTCCCTTGCCTTACCGCTTGGCTACACCCGCATATTGTGTACTTCGCCCCCGAATCCCGATTCTCCACAGAGGACATCCAACTCATTTCTGAGACCGACAGGACATGGCTTGTTTTATTTATCGTTCTGTTACCACTACGAAGTACACGAAAGGAGAAACTTTTCATGTCTTTATGAGAGAAACAAACGTCTCTCTGGAGTGGACGGGGGTAGTCGAAACCCTATCTGCGGAACCGGAGGCCACCGTTTTAGCCGTTAAACTACGTCCACATATCAAAGATTTGTTTATTTCTTATCTCAACTGATGTACTAAGTATATCACAGTCAGTTTCGTTTGTCAAGAGTTTTTAAAAATTTTCTTGAAAGCTTTCTTCTATTTTAGAAACAATATCATCAATCATTTTTTCTTCTGTTTCGCTCAAGACCAATGTTTTTTCTTCTTTATTTTCTTGTTCCTTCAAAAACTGAAAGAAAGCATCACTATAAATACCAACGTTTTCGTTTCTTATCGGCATATATACCTCATATAGTCTTTATCATTGAGACGATGAAGAAGAATAAGCTTTTGATACCAAAACAATTTAACACCAAGCAATTCGCAAATGGTATTAACATCTTTCATGGTATACTTGTCTTTGTCTTTCGTTAAAGCTTTAATCTGTTCAAAAATTTTTATATTCTCTTCGGGGATATTCTCTTCGGAGACTAAAAGTTCGTCCATAATAAAAATCCTCTTTTATTCGTAAGATTAGTTAAAACAGTATCGCCACGAGAAGGCTCTTACATGATACCGAGCTCCCGACAGGACTTGAACCTGCAACCCTCTGATTACTGGAGATAAAGGTGAGACTCGAACTCACAACAGTTGTTAACTGACATCGGGAGCTACCCTCAGACATTGCCATTCTGTCACTTTACCAAATCAGATACTCTACCAATTGAGCTACAAGAGCATATAGTTCCCACTTTATTTATCCTCCTGTGGGATGGGAGTCGAAAGGTAATCGTTATGATTATGGCGAAGCTCCCCAGACTCGAACTGGGACACGGTGTCACCCGCTACTATCGGTTTTCAAAACCGACTCCTTACCAATTAGGATTAAAGCTCCATTTGGTTGCGGGAGGAGGATTCGAACACTCCGACCTTCAGCTTATGAGGCTGACGAGCTAACCACTGCTACTATCCCGCAAATATCTAAAATTCTCTCTGTGTTAAGGGCTTGAGACCTTTACTTATTAAACAATCATTTAATAAGTAGCCACATTAAATCTTAGCGAGTAAGAGAAAATTTATCTCTCACTCTGGTAATTATCAGTACCGAAAATCATATCATCAATATCGTAGTACATAATTTACCTCCTTATTTAATTTTTTTGATTGTGTTGAGAAGGCTTGGCGTAATTTAATCCTCTCAAGTCGAAGAACCTTCTCAACTAAACCTTTGCAAAGGGTTGAGAGAACAGCGCTATTCTCTCGCTGTCTATTCTTGTTTCAGGCAAAAAGAATAAATCAAGAAAAACCCAGCACTTTTTTAAAGGAACTGCCGTTAAAACTTTCAGCTTATAGTAGCCTAAAACTGCTGTTTTCCCGCAGACGAGGGCCAGTTAATTATCGTAAACTCGTGTTAATACGGTGCTTTTTTTAGCACAAGAGAGCAACTAACTCTTATGGTGGGCCGAGTTGGAATCGAACCAACGGTGTTTCTTATGTGGGAGGTTTACAGCCTCTTGCACTCGCCAACTATGCTTACCGACCCATAAAGCCGAGGGAAGAAAAAGCTTTTCTAAGATGGCTAAAACTCTTCACGCCATACCTTTTCTTCCCCTTTCTTTTGGCATCCTAAGCTCAATTTACATTTAATTCTAAAAATATTAAATCTTTTTAAAGGTTTGCTGTAAGAGCTTATATGATTTGATTCTCAGGGCCAGATGTTATGAGCCCTGTGGTGCGGATAAAGAGACTTGAACTCTTATGTTCTTTCAAACACAACGACCTCAACGTTGCCTGTAAACCGATTCCAGCATATCCGCATATAAAACTAAGCGCATTTTTCATATCTGTTGCTCTACCAATTAAGCTATCTCTCCATGGTGGAGAGAATAGGATTTGAACCTACAACACACAGTTCCCTTTTTCTTGAAAAAAGTATTTGCTGTTAGCGCTTATTTAAGAAAGGAGTGGAATATGTATCCACTGGTGGAACTAAAGAGAGTCGAACTCTTGACCTCCTGCTTGCAAGGCAGGCGCTCTCCCAGCTGAGCTATAATCCCATGTCCTCCACTTTATTTAAACTCTCGTGGAGTAAGAGACAAAAGAATGAACCAGAAAAGGTTGGCGGGAGAGGAGGAACTCGAATCCCCGACACTTCGGTTATGGCGCTAATTATAAGACTTGAACTTATACTTGCAACCAATCAGAATCAGAAATTTTATTTATCTCTGTTTTTTTAAAAGGAAGATTGTATTTTTTACACCATTTTCTAATAGAATTATCAGTTACGTCAAATTGAACCCCGATAGATAAAAAAGTTTTAGTTCTAATTAAATCTTTTAAGATTTCTCTACTGGGAATTTTTGACTTCTTAACTTTTCTTTCGATTTTTGGCTTTTCTTTTTTTGGCGGATGTAAAAAGGATTTTGCTAATTCTTCGTTAAATATAGCTTTGTTTTTCAGTTCTTCTTCTGTATAAAAACCATCATGTATTTCTCGATGACAATTTGCACACACTAAAATACACTTCTAAATTTCAGCTATATCTTTTTCTAAATTATGCGTTGTTCCTTTTTTACTTAACCCATAAGATTTCTTTTCTTCATCAATGTGATGAAATTCTAATGCACTTATGCTTTTTTTGTATCCACAAAGATTACATTTTCCACCACAAATCTAAACCAATTTCTATTTTCTTCTTCTACGGAAATTAGAAACTTTCTAAGATTTGGTTAATTTTTCTTCCAATTGATTACCGTGCTCCTTACACTAAACTAACACAGCCGAATGCTCTGACCAACTGAGCTACACTCCCATATAATGGCGACTTCGACGGGATTTGAACCCGTGACCTATAGCGTGACAGGCTATCATTCTAACCAACTGAACTACGAAGCCATATTCTCCACTTTATTTTTCTTCTCGTGGAGTAAGAAAGACGGAGGCGATGGCAGGGACGGTTGAGAATCGAACTCACCCAAGCGGTTTTGGAGACCGCCTCGCCAGCCTTGGAACATTCGCCCCTATATAATTGAGTTTTTCACTCCTACAAGAACTCATTAACTTGCAGAGCAATCACCTTCATCCTTCTACATAAGTAGTTAGGAGCCAGTACAGTTTGCTCGTAGATACTGGTTATCTTCAAAATCAAAAGAAGAAAAGCAATTTGTTTAGGTAAGTTCGCAACGCTTACCCCAAAGTCTTGTGACTTTGCACTGTTTTCTCTACAATTGGGCTTTGATGAACTATTCGCACCCTATCATCTAACCCATCCTATAACAGTGGACTTCCCATTCGAGCACCATAAGCTTGTGCGCTACGCCAAGATTTAAGGCCGGGAGTTGGGGCTTTAGCTTAACGGACTAAAGAAGAGTTCAAATATATGGAACACCGACAAGGCTTTAGCCATCCTTGCTGAATCGGACAGTTTAATATAAGTTACATTCGCTATCTGCCAATTGAGATGTAACTTTGGTAGCTGAGGTGGGACTTGAACCCACATCTCTTTCGAGGGTTGTACTTGAAGCAACTGCGTATGCCAATTTCGCCACTCAGCCATATTATCTAAGCCCATTTTCTACTTACCAAATCCAATATCAGGTGTAAAAATTGTTTGCTGTTAGGGCTTATATATTACAAAGGAGTAATTCATGAACACAAGTATCAAGACTCGTTCAATCAATCTCTTGATTGTATATTAATTATAACACAATATTTTGTATTTGTCAAGGGTTTTTAAAATATTTTTTAAAAAATTTTTCAAAAACCAACAATATGTGGTAGCTATGACCCGGTTTCATGGTCAATTACGAAGAGCAGTTAAAAGTTGTTACCTTTTACCTAAAATCTCTCTTCAACCTCTTGCGAGGGACTAAGCCGTATCATTTGGATTTCCCAACTCATTTCGACTTGCGGATTTGTTACCTACCGCTGTACTACCTGTTAACCTTTCTTTGTTAACCCCGACCCGTCTGGAAACTGCCGTTAGCCATATTATTTTCTTGATTGTAACTTAAATATATCACAGGAAAGAATGTTTGTCAAGAGTTTATTAAAAATTCTCGCACATTTTTCAAAGGAGTTTTGTGAGAATTTGCACATTTTTCCAACGAGTTTTTGTTGACAATAAAACTTTTCTTTTATTCGCTCTTGTTAACAACCTTTTTAAAAGTCTTACCACACAGACTACAAACGTAAGTCTGAATTTCCGTAGTATCATGTGTTACTGATTGAACCCATTCATATCTATGAGGGCAAATCTGGGAGCCGCCCTCCTTACGAAAAGTTTCTACCATAATGCTTTTAAGGTCTTCAATTTGGTCGATTAACTTATTAACCCTACGCTCCATGTTTGCCAAATATTCAATCATATCTTCATTCATAGTTTTACCTCAAATCAAATGAATAAACTCTTCCTTATGATTGTTATGAGCAATCTTAAATTCAGTATGCAACTTATTATAAATAGGCTGATACTTTTCTTTCAGATACACCCATTCTGTAGTTCCGGGATGGTCAATATTAACCACATCATCATACCACTTATTAGCTACTGTATAATCATAGATACAGTTCGCCTCCATAAGCTGAATTCCAAAACTAAAAAGTCTCAAACTATGCCACAAAGATTTTCGTCCAATATAAGGATTATAATCTTCAGGGACACATAGTTTCTTTTTACACTTTACAAAAGAGTTGGAAGCCGTGGCAGAAATAGATTCTCTAATTAAATCTTTGCTTACATCAATAGGTTCAATTAGATTAACTCCGCTTGAACAGAAATAAGCTTCAAGAAGATTAATTTTTCCATTCTTAAGTCCTTCAACCCAATTTTTATAACCATAAAGATGATAGCTGTTATCACTAAAAGTATAAAAATTAGAATTATTTTCAAGCAAAGTAGAATCCGGTTTCAACACAACCAAATAATCATAATCTGAAATTTCACTGGCTGTATGATAGACACGACTTCCATAAGGATAAATCTTATATGCTTCTTTAGCGATAATTTCTTCTGTTACATCTTCATATGGAATCATATAAAATCTCCTTTTTTGATTAAATTGGTGGCTCGGAAGAGGCTCGAACTCTCGACCCATTGCTTAAAAGGCAATTGCTCTACCGACTGAGCTACCGAACCATAACTAAGCCCATTTAGATTTAGGACTCCTGACTTACTACACTTACTACTTGTCTATTATTCTCAGGGAGAATAAGTGAGAATTGCACTCACGCATGGGAGTTTTGAATATCTTAATAAATTGCTGTTGGGGCTTAAATTAAATTAGGAAGAATTTAACAATGTTAAATTCATGGTAGTGTGTGAGGGGCTCGAACCCATCTTCTCAAGCTTGAGAGGCTTGCGACTCAACCAGTTTGTCTTACACACCATATGGTGATGCTGGGGGGACTTGAACCCTACCTCTCTCCCGATTGAAAGCCGGGTGACGCAACCAGTTTGTCTTCAGCACCATATAAGATGTATACTCAAAACCGTTAAAAAAGTATACTTGCTACCTTTTAATTTTATAGTTGGGAAGGTGTCTTTTGGCAACATATTACGCACCTTGAGTAAGCAAGGCCGTTGAACCACGTTTCTCTGTGAGTTATCTTACTTCTCTCACAGCTACCGATTAACCAACTTTGTGAATTTATTATACCATGTTGACGTTCATTTGTCAAGGGTTTAATAAAATTATTTCTTATTTTTATCAAGGGTAATTCTTGGCATATCTTTCATATAATTTTGTCTTAAAACTTCTTCTGCAACAATACATTTAGCACGTTCTTCTTCGGCTACCAATGTTAAATAATCGTATAAATAACCCATGGCTGAAGCAAAAGTGTCAAGGCTTTTCAACAACTTGCCATTAACCCAAACCTCGTAAGAATTTTCCCATTCATGGGTATGAATTCTAATTTCCCCAGAAAATTTAGTGATATAAGTATCATCTGTCAAAACTAAAATCCTCCTTTAGTCTTGCGCTAATATATGAATGATAAGCCATAGCAAAAAGCAAATCACGTTCCATCTGGACAAGATGTACTCCGGGTGTATTATATCTTTCCTTATACTTTTCAGCATAATTTGTCAAAGGATTCTGTTCAGACAAATACCCAACATTGTAAAAATCAAGTAGCCCATCGAAACAATTTCGCATTTCCTTGCTTGTTAGATTCCAAAACAAATTATTCCGACTCAGCTTTATTGTAGTTTCATTCATAATCCCAACTCCTCTTTTGAAGTATCTTTATCTTACCACAAAGAGGGAGGTTTGTCAAGAGAATAATAAAAAATTATTTGTTCTTCCCAAAATTCGCCATAGCAGTATCTTCATAATATTTATGACATTCCATACTTGATTCAAGAGCTCTATTAATTTGACTTGAAGGAGTCACAAACTGCCTAATAAGCTCAAGTAAATCAGCGATAGTATTTCCCCAAATATCAAGAGTAACTGCATCATAGGGATAAACCACATAATGATGTCTACCATCAGTAGTATCAATATAGTAGGCTCTATCCCAAGCAGAAACAAAATCTTGAATACGAATTGCAGATGGATATTCAATTATAGAATTATTGGCAAGCTCCAAGAAAAAATTTTCTTCCAAATCTTTATAAATTTTTTCTTTAGTTAGCCTATTTAAACCCAATTCATAAACATACTCACCAATCAGAGTAAGAGAATTTTTGTTTACATTTGCGTTCATATTAATTCACTCTTGTATAAGTCTGTTCCATAATATCAGGTTTTACAGGATAAAATTCTCCCTTAACCCCTTTAACAATCCAATCATTTACAGAAGCGTAGTGGTCTCCCTCAAGAGTATTAATAATAAGTGCTTTACCATTACTTTTATTAACAAGGCAACAATGAGAACCAACAAACTTCATAATTTCATGTTCATTTTTGCCAGTCCACTGAATAGCTTCTACGATAATGGGCTTTTTAACAAACTGTTCAATCATAGTAATTCTACATCCTTTTCCAACCATATTTATGAGAAAGCCACTTATATTTCAACCAAACCCAAAATAAAAGGGACGTATAAAGGCCATCTACCTGATTTACCAACTTTGTTTTAGAACTATTTTCTGCTTTTGCGGACAAAACTTGAGTATCGTAACATTGAACAATATGTCTTCCACTATTTTTCTGGACAATATGAATAACACTTGTGTAATCATATTCCTTAACATATTTTTCGTAACAAGCTCCATATTTATCACAAGATTTAATCTTGTAACCTTGTTTCTCAAAATGTTTATCAATCCAATTATTAAACCAACTCATAATAAAAACACCCTTTTATTTTTATTAAATCTACGCAAAACAAAAACTGATGACTACTGACAGACCAGCTTCGCACTTATCTGCCCTCGGTTCATTCTGGGAGAGGTCACTTTCTAAAAAAGGATTTACACCAGACTGCTTTGGTCATTTTCATCATCAGTCTTGTTCATTGTATAAGGGCTTAACGCACCCGGTTGAGTAAACAGCGGTCTTTCTATTGTTACCAGTCCATCAGACTTGGAGGGCGGTTCAGGGTCGAATACATTGTAACCTTGCTAAACTGTATCCCAAGATAAGTTTCGTACTATATCTTACGGATTTTCTTGTCTTTTGAAAAGTCATCAAGAAAATAACTAAAGAACGTTGACTTTTGGAGCGGCCTCGAAGAATCGAACTCCAATCACAATACAATTATTGTCCATGGCTAATTCTACTGCTACACCAGTTGCCGCATATTTGCTGTCTCTCCAAGCTGTCACCGCTAATATGGTTGTAGGTTCTGGACGGTCTGAACTTAGGTGCGCCATACACACATCCTAACATTAAGCGATACTCCATCTGTTAGGCGAACTTCCATCTTTATAAGATGGTATCGTAGTTACTGGGCCCTACAACTGGAATCGAACCAGAATACCTCCCCCGATGCGTCTGTTATCACTAAAGAGCTACTTTAGTGTTTGCTCAACATCAGTTAATAGGTGTGCTCCTTACACCAAGTAGGGATAACGAGAACATTTTTTGACCATAAGCGTTCTCAAACTTACTCCTTGCCCATGCGTGAAACGCCTCAACCTTGAGGTCAACTGGGGTATCTTACAGCCGTTCGGTTTATTTTTAGTTTGAGTAAACCTTCCTCAAACACTCCTTCATCCGCTTTTTTACAAGGATACGGAATCCACGAGCTATGGCGGAGACAACAGGATTCGAACCTGTACTACGCTATAAAACGTAGGAGGGATTAGCAATCCCTTGAGATACCTTTACTCCATGCCTCCATATAGGTGAGCAAACTCGACACTTTTATTCCGGCCATCCACGACTTAGATATTCCTTGCTCAAGGGATATTCTAATAGGGAGTCGAACCCTACACGATGTTTTTCCATAACATGAATAAAATTGCTGTGAGTGTCGAAAGTAAATTGAAACGAAAGTAATTTTTATGAATGGGGGGAATGACAGAACTCGAATCTGTAACCTCCTGCTTGTAAGGCAGATGCGCTAACCAGTTGCGCTACACTCCCATATAAACGGGGTTTGTTTTAACTCGCCCCCGAACGAGGTGTGGGTACAGGGATTTTTACATATGAAGTTTAACGTTCAATGGTTCAATAATGAACTATAAAGTTCATTAAAAGGCGGACTAACGTATTTCCCTTAATAAACCGCCACGCTTAGATAATATTTTAAATGGCATCTTGAGACATCCATTGTGGTATATTAAGCAGATTCCTTATCGGTTTCTGTCTTAGTATCAGTATTAGTGTTTACATCCTTAAGAGACTTATTCAATTCAAGAACAGCGGCCTCAATTGCCTTACGAACCTCGTCCTCGTCAAGAGTAATACCAAGCTTTTCCATCTGCTTATTGAAATAATCAGTAGCTTCCTGCAAACGCTTTTCAGCCTGACCGGGGAACATCTGCTCGACGGCATTAACGGCAATCTTAGCATAATTCTTAATCAACTCAACCTGATTAAGAGCATCGTTAATCTTGTCCTGACCATACTTCTTCTTGATGTAAGGGACAAGGAACGCTGTAGTCACCGCAACACAAAGAGCAATAACCAAAGTAACAATCTGAGTAATATCAGTCATATCTTTCACCTTTATTATATTATAGATTCTCTTGTTTGTCAAGAGTTTATTAAAATATTTTTATGGAGAAGATAAGGGGATTCGAACCCCCACAAAAACATTGGAAGTGTCTTATGCTACCATTACATCATATCTTCATAAGTGGCTACCAACTCGTAAGCTAATAGCCACGCCCAGCGTCCGAAAAACATCGTGAGCTCCCGACTACACTTCTTACTGAGATACCAGTTAAGTAATGAGCTGAACCAGACAAACGTAAGCATAGGTAACTGAGTTTATAACAAATTAATTAGATTCGTAGAATTCCCATTCATCTTCTGTTGGGATATATTCTTCATTAAGAATATAATCACGATAATTGATATTTTCTCTACTTAAAACAACTTTTATCCAAAATGAGTCTCCATTAAGAGCTTCTTGAAGATTATCAATTTTACCTTGAAGAGTTCGAATTTGTTTGCTATACCATTCGATTTTATGAGCTATCAATCTTCTATTCTTCTTATATTCTTTATAAAAAAGACTATCTTTATCTACAGGGTTATTACACATCTCAAAAAAGGATTCCTGCAAAGGCTTTCGTTCCTCTTTAACATGGTCAATCTGTTCTTGAAGACTTTCAATTTCTGGAGATACAATTTTCTTTACCGTTTCAATTTTGTTCTTCAACATTCCCTCTTCGGTAAAAACACCCATAATGTACGAAGATTCATAATTTTCATAACATTTAACCCAAATCTTCATAAAGATACACCTCATAACAAAGTCCCAAAATATTTAGCACAGCTTCAAGATAGTTTTCATAAGTTTTGCCTTTGTAAACTGGGAGAGCGATAGTATCTCCAAGGTTAAGTTGTTCTCTAATATTCTTAAGGATACGTTCAATATAGAGTTTATCAAGTGGTTGTGCCTCTTCATTATAAAATCTGTATCCAAGAGGATAATATTTTCGTTTTATCCAGCTATTAGAAATGTCACCAGTCAACAAATGAATAGCCATTTTAACTCTCCTTAAGTTTCAGGATACTTTCTAACGAAAGAATCATAATACATCAACAGAAACTTTTTATAACAGAAGAAATTATAATCAACTGACCCACAAGGGAAATCAATATTAAAATCATCTGCAATAATTTCTACAGCATTTCTCAATTTCCCCGGAGGAGGACAATCATCTGGGAAATACTTATTTTCATCCGTGCAAATATTGTAAGCATCATTTACAATATCCATATCTCGTGAAGTCATTGTTTTCTCCCTTAAGATGTTTTAAGTATAACACAAACTTGGAAGTTTGTCAATAGTTTAATAAAACTATTTTAATTAATTGGTGTCCTTGAACAGATTCGAACTGTTGACCTATTCTTTAGGAGAGAATCGCTCTATCCACCTGAGCTACAAAGACAATTTTTAACAATTAATAAATTAAGCCCAAGCTTAACTTCTTTTTTTCGATTTTAAAGTTGTTAATATTCTTATTAAGTCAAATTTCTTCGCTTTTAGCAAAGTTTGCAGCTTTATATCTGTTCGTTTTATGATTTAACTCCGACATAAATTGCACAAAGCATATTATTATCGTTAAATTCAAGATTAGTAATATGCAAGTCAGAAGTTAAGCAGTTGGTAAATCGAGGCCAAAATAAAAGACGGATTTTATTTGTCTCGTTATCGGTTTGAGTGATACCAATTACTGCTCCAACCACTTTATCAAAACCTGAGTTTTCCATTAAAGCTAATATCTTTGGAGGGAATGGCCCTTTGCACAGAGAACTCCATTGGTTATCTGTAAAAGGAAAACTGTTCTTATGTAAATTGATTTCTAAAATCTCACGCTCAAAAGGTTCAAGCATCAAATTTCTCCTTGTATTTTTCTTTTCTCTTGAAAGAACCTTTACCCTTCTTGGGCTTTACCTTAAATCCTCGTCTACGAAATTCAAGATAAGATTGGAGTTCTTCTCCTGTTTTCTTTAAGTAATCACTTGTCTGCATTTGAAGAACTCCCTTCTTACTTGGGCGAACTAAGAAAATCTCAGCTCTAATTCTATGCTGGTCTGAGTGAGAGGACTCGAACCCCCGACATCTTGAACCCAAATCAAGAGCACTACCAACTGTGCTACACCCAGATATTAAGCTGGCTACTGCTTCGTGTATACCCGAAAAAGACACCAGTAATTCGAACGTGAATATTGAATTCACAAATCTATAAAGGCTACCCTTTGTTCAACGCAAGTATTTAAGTCTTTCGAATTGGTACGGGTAGCGGGACTCGAACCCGCATGGTATCGCTACCGAGGGATTTTAAGTCCCTTGTGTCTACCTATTCCACCATACCCGCATATTTGATGTCATTTGAATTAATTTCTTAACCCTCTTGACATCATATATCTTAACATACTCTTACGAGTTTGTCAAGGGTTTTATAAAATTTCTTTTTGTTTTTTTAACAGTCAACATTATTATACTTTTTGATAGTAGAGCCAGTATATTCTCCCGACTTAGGGGTAGAAATGGTGTTCGTGTGAGTCTGGTCTGAATCCGTAGCCTTACAAGGAGTTATAATATTTTCAAGGTCTCCATTATACAAACGAGTAACAGGCTGATTCTGCTTGTATTTACAAGCTACCTTAATATCAAGAATCTTATAAACATCGTTTATTGTAGCATCACGGTCAACCATAGTCTTTTTCTTGATTTCTGCTTCTGCTTGCATTGCCGCATCACGCCACTTACACACAGTAGCACACAAACAGCCTGAACAAACACTCCAATTAGAAGAAGCAGAATTATTTAAATTGCTATAATCAAACATAATTTTATTCCTTTTCCTTCATAAATTCTTCTAATACTACCTTATAACAAGTTGTATTAGGCACATATTTTGGATTGTCAAAAATTTGAGAATCGTCCCCTGTCATACCTTTCATAATAGCCGCACAAACTCCACTGGAACGACTAATTCCAGCATTGCAATGTACAATAATAGTGTCCACTTTATTATACCACTTTTTTACAAAAAATACAATATTTTTAGCATCTTCTTCAGAAATTACAACATAAGGACTATTATCCAGTGTATCAAGCAACAGCCCTTCATCTTTCTTCCAAATATAACGTTCACTTGCGCCAGAAGGAAGCTGAACATCATCAAAAGACAGATTTAGAACAGCTTTAATTCCATTGGACTTCATTCTTTTAAACTTAGGAAACAGAGAGTAGCTATCGCATATAGAGATGATTACAGAACTCTCCATATGTGCAACATAGCTATACTGTACTGCATCCCTACGGCTCATAACTACAAAATTCATACTTTAATCCTCTTTAGGAAGAAATTGATTCCAAGGCCCTTCATCCAATTCATCAAGAACCTTTTCGTTGTCAAGATAGACCATTTCACTATTGCAAAAAGGGCAAAAAACTTTTTCCTCAATATAAATAGTTCCACCCGGAGTCGCTGGATTAATAAAATCATCAACAAGAGACATATCTTCCGACTTAAATCTACGAGTTCTAACAAAACGAGAATTTTTTACAGTAGAGATTCCCTCGTAAAAACCCATACGAGTACCGCAAAGCATACAACGATAAAAATGAAAGCTATCTTTATCCATCTTTGTCATTAAAACTTACCTCTCTTACAAATTTCAATAAACCAATCCTGTGCATCTTTAACTGTTACAATGTTTTTATTGGGTTTCTCCCAATGGGCTTCTTGTCCCCAATATAATCCTCTAACGATACAATCTGCTACAGGAACCATCTCTTCTGTATCTGCTACATAATGGTCAGCAACTACAACAAGAGACACCTTACCAGCTTTATAAAAATCTACTGCCATTCTCTCAAGTGCTAATCGTTGACCAAAAGGAACTTCTTTCCCATTATATTTAATCTCTATGATAAAGTAACCCCTATCCCATAGCTCTATCAACCCATCTATATCTGTTGGAAAGATAGGGCTATTGGGAGTTTTAAGGCCACTAAAATCAAGAAGTTGTTTAGCCCTTTTTGGGTTCGTAAAGAGACTCATTCTTAAACACCTTGCTTGTTACAAATTCCTTATTTTCAGACTTACTCAAAATTGGCATATTAATATCCATAGTCCACTTATTACGAATAACAGTTTCTCCATTCAAGCCAATTACCTTAGTAGGAACCTTGTAAATACAAGTACCTCTACGTTCAACCACAGAATAATCATTCCAGTTTACACCCTTTTCAGAAAACATTTTATTCTGCAACTTAGAAGTGTTAATACGATGAATCTCTCGTTCAGAATACAAAGACTGAGCCAATCCCTGAATAGAATTTCGCATACAATCATTCTGTCTCCAAACAAAATAATTATGAACTTCCTCTGCTGGAATAATAAATGCACGAGAATCAAAAACAGGCATCAACATTTCTGCTTTGTTCTTAATAGTTGTGCGATATTTATCTTCCTCTTCTGTAATATCAGGTTCACATTCAGAAAGATACTCTGCTACATTTCTATTCCAATACCTATTAAAAGCAACACCAGCCATAGAAGCACTAATACTTACCATCTTCTGCAAATTGTTACCAAACCAAGCATCTGACTCATTTTTACTCCAACTCCAAAGACAAAGAGAAATTTCATCGGATTCTACATAACCAAACTTACAACCCTGAATATTAGAACACAAATATTCCATAGTATCCTGCATCGTCTTAATAAATAGAGCATCAAAAGGTTTCCTCAACCCTCTGGTAAAACTATGAAACGCTTTACCATCCAAACGAAGAATTACAGGAATTCTATCAGGGAGATACATTCTATACCTATGCTCATAGGCGTTTTTCATTCTATCGTCAAGCGTATCGTAACTCATATTGTTTCTCCTTAAAACTTAATATTTGCTAAATTAATAACCCCAGTATAGGGCTTAGGAACAGGAGCCCAAGCAACCACCCAATCCCCCTCAATGGTTTCCCAAGTCTTACTACCAGCATCATAATAGCAACTATACGAATTTGTTCTCATATTCCCGTTTTCTCCATAAATAGTAGATACAAGATAATTATCAGACACTTGAGGAAGGTTTTCAGTCCCAAATTCATCATCTACTACAGGACGCCATACAAAAATATCTTTCATATTTAGTTCTCCTTCTTTTCAAAGAAATTTTGAGTGTCTTTTTTACGCCACACAGCCTTACCATTTTCATCAAAATAATTAATTTCATATAAATAATTGTTTGGCTTATAAGACGCTTCCATCATTTTATCACTTCGACTATTCTTCGGATGAAACTTATATTTCTTAGGGAGCTCAGAATATGAACACTGAATATTCTCAACTTCCTCTTTACCACACTTAACCTTTCCCGGAACCAAGGCATAATAACTCAAATTTCCAAAATCATCGTTTACTCTTCGCCAAAGAAAAGTGACCTTTTTGTTCTTACAAATAGTAATAATATCCTTTAGCTGTTTAGTAGAAAAACAATAATCCTTAAAACCACTACAAAGAGAATCTGCCACAGAATCAACAATGCGAGGAAAATCAGTGGGAATACCAAACATCATTTCAGAAGTAATTGCGTCATTCATATATAAAATCTCCTAATCGTCTACTTATGTTCTTGTCTTTGATAAAATAAGTATAGCAAAATTTTGCGAAAAAGTCAATAGAATATTATTCTTTATTTTCTTTAATTTCGCTTTTACTCTTTTTCTTTCTCCTATGGGTTCTCTTTTTAAATGGCTTCTTTTCTATATCTTTGGTTTCATTTGCTTTTCCTTGTTTCTTCTTCTCAAGCAAAAGATTCCTTTTATCTTCTTTCCAAGGACAAATTCTACTCCAAGAAGTTATAGGAGAACCATTATATCCACATTTCATTAATGGTTCATCTCTATGTTTCAATCCATCTTCCCCAATATGCCACTTTGTTTCCCCATCTGTATTGGGGAAAAAAGGACACTGAGGAGAACATCCAGTAATTCCACAATTAGAACATGAGGTCTTTTTTGAGTTGTTTCGTTTCGCCATACATTCTCCCCCTAAAAGTTTCATTTACCATAGCTTCTTTCATCCCACGTTCAGAAGATTCCAAATCTGGGAGAAAATATGAAGAACCATTTAAAGAATCCCCACGTTTAATCGTGTTTGCCTTAGTCGGCTCTTTAACAAGATAAAGACCGTTCTTTGCTCTTGTCATAGAAATATAACTAAGATTCTTTTCTTGAATATTTTGTTCCTTACTCTGACGGAAATCGTAAGCAACCTTTCCCTCATTCAAAACAAAAACATTCTCAGCTTCCAACCCCTTAGCTTTATGAACACTACAAATGCGAACACAATCAGGAGAAGGAACAACATTTAAAAGATTAGTTACATACTTGGTGAAATTTTCTGTAGTAGTAGAAAGAGAATTACCAGCGTTAATATAACTCTTAAGAATAGCGTTCAAAAAATTAATATTATCAATCTTGCTGGTAGCATCTGCAACTTCTTCTGCTTTCTTTTCGTTGTCTTCAACAGATTCTGCTTTCTTCGTTGCAAGCTTCTTTACCTTATCATAATAAGAAGTAATTGCCTTTTCCAAATGGGACTTTAAACCACGAATAGAAGTACACTTAGCTTTAGTGATAATCTTCTTAATATCATCAACCATAGCCTTATCTTCCATATAAACTGGAATACCAGCTTTGGCAAGAGAAAGAACACACTCAGCCAGCCACTTATTTTTACGACTAATAATTAAGTCTCCCGGCTGGGCAAAGTTTTTAATTTCGTCTTTTTCAATCTTTTTAACAAATCCATCAGGAGCATTAGGTCTGGGCTTGATAGGAATATCAAAAAGCTTATTAACTCTTTCCAGATGGGACTTTGCACAACGATAACACACAGGAAGGTCAAAAGAAGTTACAGGAGCAAACAGACGAGGGATGGAACTCCAAGCATTTGTATCTCCGCCAGCAAATCCGTAAATGGCCTGATTTTTGTCCATAACAAAGACATAACGACCATTATAACGCTTAATAAATGGCAAGAAAGAAAGCTGTAACTTGCTCAAATCCTGTCCTTCGTCAACCATAACATTTGTATATTGAGCCCAATAAGGAACTTCCCAATCCTTGTTCTTTAGCTTCCAATAAGTAATATAAAGCATATCAGTAAAAGAAATGCTTCCATCCAAATCAAATTGCTGCTTACTCTTGGTATCCAGAACTTTCAAAGTTTCTGTAATTTCTCTGATAGAGGGTTTAGGATAATCTTCTTCTCCGAAAGAGACAAACAAAGTGTGGTCATCAATAAGTCTATCAACATCAGTCATAGAGCTCATATCTGTCATAGTAAGACAACAAAGATTATAAAGAGAAACATACTGGTCTTTATAAAACACTCTACGGCTAAAATCCATATAGCGTCCATAACGCTTAGTCAGTTCATCATCAAGAATCTTGTAAGGCTTGAAGTTATCCAAATGAACTTCCTTCTTGCTTCTCTGCCTACCAAAACCTTTTGGCTTTTCATCTGTCTTACTCTCCTGCTCAATATTATAAAGCATAATAGAATAAGCCAGAGAGTGCATGGTCATAACCTTTACTTTAGGGTTCTTAATCTTCTTCTTAAATTCGTCAACCACACTTGCGTTAAAAGCGATATAAATACTGGATTTATCAATATGTTCAGTAAGCAAACAAATGGTTGAACTCTTACCAGAACCCGCCAGTGCGTTCACCAAAATATTTTCATTTGTACTTGTAAAACAATCTAAAATTTTCTGTTGATAGCTACTTGGAGTGAAATCCATTATTTTTACCACCTTTTTCATTTTGATGTTTGTAGTATAACATCCCATTAGAAATTTGTCAAGTCTTTATAAACACTTTTTAAAGCCTTAGCGGTTTGAATCATTTCTTCAATTGTATTGTCTAAAGTATAAGAAAGACGAATTTCTCCACGAATATAATCTTCTGGAATACGCATAAAAGCTAATGCCGCAGAAGCGTTCATATCACCGCTATTACAGGCGGCTCCCGTGGCAACATAAATACCTTTATCGTTAAGCATGGATTGAATAATTTCTCCCTCAACATTCTTAAAACAAATACAAGTAATAGAATGAAGGCTATTAGCTGGAGACACAATCATATAATTATCAGCATCAAAATCTTTTCGCATTTCTTCCATAAAAGTTAATTTTAACTTTTTGCAATGAGCTTGTTTAGCATCAATCATATAACAATGTTTATCAACAGCTAAAGCCATAGCATGAATAAAAGCAATATTTTCAGTTCCTCCACGAACACCTTGTTCTTGAGAACCATAAATTAACGGCTTAATTTTTGATGCCGGGAAAACTTCTTTGTTAAAATAAGAAAATCCACAAAACTTAGGAGCTCCTACCTTATGACCACCAAACGTAGCAATATCAACACAATTATAATTATCGTGCATATTGATTTTAATATTACCTAATCCTTGTGTCATATCAGCATGGAAAGGCATATGAAGCTTATGAGCATAATCAGCATATTTATTAAGGTTAAAAATTTCTCCTGTTTCATTTTGAACCAACATATGAGATACAAGGAAATTGCGCTCAAACGTTTCCTCTGCAATAGGAGAAAAAATATCGTCTTCCATATTAATAGCTTGGATAAACCAATCATCATCTACAACAACTGTGCTTGGATTATCTGTAATATCGTGATGTTCATAAGGAGAAACCAATGTTTTCCCTTTTTGATGAATAGCCCAAGCATTACTTTCACTTGCTCCCGAAGTAAAGTAAATTTCTTCTGGTAGAGCACCAATACATTTGGCAATTTTCTTTCGACTTTCTTCAATAATTAAACGGCTATGCTGACCAAAATCATAAGGGGTACTTGCATTACCCCAATTTTCCTTAAGGTCTTCTACAATAATATCAACGATTTCATCGTCAACTTTGTTAGTTGCTGCATTATCCAAATAAATTTTATCCATAATATTTTAATCCCACAACTCAAAAAAGCATTGCTTTAACATATCTAATCCCTTTTCAAGTTCTTTCTGACAATAATCGTTATATTCTAAATAGGAATATTTATCTTTCAATTCGCTGTCTTCCCACTCCACACCAGCATTGCGAAGGTGTTGAGCAAGTTCCAGCAAATAATCCCTATAAGCCGCATCATATTTCTCTTCTTCTTCCGCTGTAAAGTTACCTTTAGACCAATGGATGAATTCTGGCGGATTTTTAGAATAATCTTTATTAGGGAGACCATGGTGATTCTTAACAAATTCTTCCAATAATTCAGGAAAGACAGTCTCAAACCAGCTATCAAGATTAAACCAATCTCGATAACACCAACCCTTAGTAATTCTTTGTTTAGCACATTCAAAATTACTCTTTAAATATTTTAAATTCCTCGGATGGAACCAAGGAAGATTATGCCAAGGTTTATCGAACACATTCAACCAATTCATGCTTAATCACCACCATAAAGCTGATAAAATTCAATAAAATGAGTATGACTACCAAAGTCAACATGGTAAATTCCATTGCAAACATGGCAATTGTAATAATAAGAAGTAAAATGAACATCATCTAAATATTCTTTAATCTTCTTAAAAGTATTAGGATAATCCCCGCCCAATTCAATTGTATGAGCTTCAGGTTCATCCACTTCCCAAGTATTCGTAATAATCTTCTTTTCTCCAAGATAATAATAAGAATTAATTTTAATAACCATAATCACACCTTATTTCGTAAAAACTTGAAAATCTCCTTTGAGACAATTCCCTCGTTGGTCATACTCAAACAAAAACTCTTCGTTGAATAAAATGACTCTTTTAACATATTCTATCATTTTTCTCTTCTTAAAAGGATGGGGTGCTATATCTTTAAACACTTTCACTTCACACTCTTGGTCGTATTCATCATACTCACCGTCATGTACTATTACTTTACACCCATCCATTAGTTGTACAGCTTTATATGTCAGCTAACGCATATCGCACCTCACAATAAAGGACTTTATCTATAGAGAGTGTACCATAGATAAAGTCCTTTGTCAATAGTTTTTAAATAAAATTTAGAACTCGACTAAGATAGTCTTTTGCCCAACACTTTAAAGTTTCAATATTAGAACTGTTGCTTACAATATAATCGTATTTGTAAAGTTCAACATTCTTGTCAGCGTAATTGCTTTGAATAACAGGGACATTAGAATTGACAAGCAACAAAGTGGAAATAGGCAATCCTGTAGCTTCTTTATTTTGCTCAATAAATTCTTTAATAGCTTCTGGCTCTCTAATGTTCACAAAAAACAGCCAATCAGAATTTTTAGCGAATCTCTGTATCCTCATAATAGAATTAATTTGGTCAAATACAGTTTGATTGGGAGAATTGTTCCATTTTGCTAAAGCTTCTTTGAGGTCATGTAAAAAAGCACGACTCTTTTCATCTTTAGTTCCATCCCATCCACAATACTGAGCAACTTCTTTTACATAATCAACCGTACTAAGTTCAATTACAGTTTTTGCTTTTAATTCATCGCAAATCTCTCTACAAAGTCTAACAAAAGTAGATTTACCACTTCCACCAGAACCATTAATTATTACTATTCTTGCGCTCATTGATAATCTCCTTTAACTCTTTTCGAGTGGGATAAGCGCCACAACTGTGCTTCCCCTCTGGACACCACATGAGATACTGGCAATGAGGCATAAGTTCCTTTGCAAAATCAGGATTAATCTCTGTAACTGCTTTTTTCATTTCAACAGCAATTTCTCGAATCTGGTCTTGAGCTCTTGTGCAAAGACGCTTCCACATAAAACGAATCAGTGCTTCCGGTGTAAAACCAATAGTTAACTTAGTATTAGTTGCACGGGGAAGAACAAAATTCGCATCTTCTACAGCCTTGTGAGCATCAACATTGTCTTCCTCAATAAGAATCTGACGAATAGCTTTTCTTGTAGTCTCAATATTACTCATGCAATTTTGATACAAAGCCAAAGCCTTTTCATTCTTTTCAATGCTATGCGGAGTAACATAAGTGAAGTCATTCTTATCAACATAACGGAAAGACTGCATATTCTTTACAATTTCATCCGGGCTAACACGAGGAACAGCTTCAATCAAATCCATATAATAATATTTATCTTCTGGATTGTATCGAACGCCAATTTCTGAACGCATCATCTGTTCAAGCGTGCCTCTATCCCCCTCAATTTCAAACTTAATATATTCACAACGAGAACCACTCATGTGTCCATCGTTCTCACAGGACTTTCCCACTTTCTCAGCATACTTCTTTGGAGTGGCATAACATTCACAAGCAAATTCTCCGTGGTTTTTATAGAGATTCTCAAGAACCTCTGGATTCAAGATTGTTACTTTCATTCTTATTCTCCTCTTTTATATATTCCCAATGATACCGCCGACAAATTTTAGTTTCTCCTCTGGCACACTATGCTAAACTGGATGGATGATTATGAGTTTGTTCAGCAGCTTCTTTCACACAAGAATAAATTATCCGTGTTTCTATACATTTTATTGCTTTATGATGGATACTTTTTGCCCCTGTCCTACCTCTCATTTTTTGTTTGGTTTCTTCGGTCAATTTCCTTCCCTTATTAGCTTTACTCAATTTCTATTTTGTTTCTTCTGTATGATGTTTTCCCAACCAGTGTTGATTTCCTTTGTTTGCTTCGCTAATTTTTTGTTTAGCTTCTTCTGATAAATGCTTGCCATAATTATAATTTTTATCACCGCTTATATCCGCATGATGTTCTTTTATTTTCTTTTTCGTTTCTTCACTATGATGTTTACCAACCCAAGGATGTTCACCTTTTGCAAAACGTTCTTTTGCATTATCACTTAATTTTTTCTTGGTTTCTTCTGATAACGGGATTCCTTTTCTTGACTATATAAAAGTCTATTTAGCCTCTTTATATTCTTCCGGGGATACCGTTCTTAAACCGTCATTAGACATCCTCCACCATGGATAAATAAGTTTTTTCTCATGAGGATTTTCTTTTGCCAACAGCATATGAGCCCAATAATGTTCTTCTCCAAACAGCCAAACTAAATTGTTTTTATCATTTGTCCCTCCTAAACATTTTGGAACAATATGATGTTTTTCTTGATAATACTCTTTCTATCGAATATTTTCTCTTGACGATAAAATTAAATTTATATAATCCTAATAAGATTGATTTTCTAATGGTTTAATTGCCTAATAATCATTTTTATATTCTTTCATATTCCCTCCTTTCAAGCCTTTAAATTCCATAAATCTTTCCTGTATCTAAACAATCCAATAAATATTCCAACGTTCGAGGTGTGTAAAGCATATATGGTTTACACGCTTCTGCTGGAATAATTTGAAAACGATTATCAGGAAATTGTACATAATTCTTTCGTCCCCAAGCTATCATTTGCCTCATTTGCTCCCACTCTTTTGTGTTGTGCAAATGCCCACAAATCATAACATAATTAGGACTTCCATCATGTTTATAAAAAAGCATTGGATAATGAGACAAAATAACTGTAAAGTCTCCATCCTTTACTTCCTTATAATTTGTGTATTCAACAATATATTTATTAAGTTCTTTGCTGGGGCCTATGTCATGGTTTCCTTGAATAATGTGAATATTACCCTTAAGCTGTTTAAGAATTTCAATCCATTCAGGTGTCTTCCCCCAGCAAAAATCTCCTATATGATACACATGGTCAGCATTGGTAGCCACAGAATTCCAATTATTAATCAAAGCCTGTTTCATATCATCTAAATTATCCCATGGCCTTTGGTCAAACTGAAGTATATTTTTATGAGAGAAATGCAAATCTGAAATATAATAATTCATTTTAAAAATACAAACAAATTCCGCAACAAATAAAAGTACCAATAATCTGCAAAATATGAATTATCTGGTCAGCAACAAGATTAATACAGTTTTTATTTGCTTTTGCATCGTCAATCAGATAATGGCAACAAATATTTAAACAAAAGAATACTAACCCAACAAAATCAGTTTTCAAGCCATTAGCAATAAATAAAGGAAGCATAATACAAAAAGACCACTGAAAACTATGCCAAAACAAAGGAAATTTATAATCATTCCAATTATCCTCTTCATCATATCCCTCTTGTTTCTGCCACCAAGTCTTTTGCTTCATACTTGCCATAATACCTTGCAAATTAAAATCCGCTACAATGTGCATGAAAAACATACTTGCAAGAATAAACAAAGCATTTCCAATTATATCCAAATTTAAACTAATAATCATTTACTTCTGCTCCATATTTTTATCAATTTCTTTTGGGAGATTTTCCCAATCGTAACTTTGAAATTCTTCAAACCTAATAACAGCATGAGAACCATTAGAAAGCATAAGGCTCATAAGTTCTACTCCCGGCATTTCAATTACAATAACGGGCTTTCCGATTCCATAAGCATAACCAGCTTCAAAATTGGTTCCAGCAGAACTAATACGTCCATAACTTAAACAAATAACAGCAGAACACGCATTAAGGTTATCAATATCAACATTAAAGACACTTTCTCCCCAAGCATAATTCGGCAAGTCCCAAGCATTAGGAATCTTATGTTCCATAGGGATAAAAACCTCATACCCATTTTCACGAAACCACTCAGAAATTCTCATTGCATTTTCTCTTGCTTCCCCCTCAAAGAAAGGAGACGCAAGATAAAAACGCTTTGCCCAAGGAACAAAGCTCTTATCTTTAATTTCATCCCAGCCCTCACTCATATCAGGATATTCTTTAATATCAAAATACTTTTTGAGAGTTTCCCAAGGAATATTTCGACCTCGCTGTTTATGTTGATGTTGACAAACACCAATAGGAGTATTAATACGAAGCAAAGTCTTCCAACATTCAATATCCTTAACCGCATCAAGGACATCCATTCGATAAGACTTTTTTAAATTGCAAGCATCATAAACAACTGTTTCACCACGAATAAGATTACTTCTAATCTCATTTACAATATACTTCCAAATTTCTTCTCCATTGCCAAATTTATCTTGAGAGCCATACAAGCGATAACGAATTTCATCTGCACTTACAACATAAGCACCAGCAATAGATTTCGCATAAGTAGATTTACCCGCCGCAGGGCCACCGTACAAAACAATTAACTTTGGAGATTTATTATCAATCATATTAATACTCCTTTTATATTTGTTGCCATAATAATAGCACAACAAATCAAAGATGTCAAGAGGAAATAAAAATTAAATTTTATTCTTCTGCATCACTTTCTTCTTCGTTCTCAATATCTTCTTCTTCAACATAATCAGGACGTTTATCCATTGTTCGAAGAGTGTCATCCACCCTTAAATCCCAATCCTTCATAGCAGTTAAAAAAGTATTTGTACTTACAATCTCTGGGTCTCCTAAAAAATAGATACGGTCAGTTGTAACTTGAATAATCACACCAGCTATAACGTATTTACCATTAAGATTACTTATCAGCGTATACTGAGTTAATCCTTCCCCGTCAGAGCCCGAAAGATTTTTAAAACTATAAAGTGTCCATCTCGTAGATTCCATATCTTACTCCTTATTGTTCGTTTTCCCTTGGTCATTAAAATATTTATAATTGTTCTTCTTACCACAAGCTAATGAATACTTGCAATCAAGTTCGCAACCATAAACCATATAATGATTATCACACTGCTTACAAACCACTTGACCATAGGGGTCAGTAAATTCTTCCTCACACATAAGAATAGCTTTTTTCATATCCATTCCATCAATACATTGACGCTCATGGATATAAGCTGTTATTTCAGTTTCAAATTCTTTCCCACATTTATCACAAATATAAATAGTCTTCATTTTAACCTCATTTAATTCCGGCTTCACGCTTCTTTTCTTGATACATTTTATTCAATTCTTTAATATCAGGAGCATTTGAACATTCTTTATTCATAAAGGTCTCCACCATATTTACAATCTTTTTGTAGCTGTGGTCAAGAGGTTTATAATTAGGGTCTTTAAAACGAGAACAAATAAATCTGGAACAAATTTGAGGTCTTACAGAATAAATTTCACATTCGTTTTCATCATTTAAAAATGGGCAAACATCTACAAATTTATTCTGCAAAGCAGAATTTCTATCATTCATTTTTACTTCTGGATGTTCCTTTAAATACTTTTTAATCTTAGCAATCTCGCCTTCACTAAGAATTAAAAGACAAGAACAACACTGTCCACAACCAGAACAGTTACCATCTTTAGTATGGTCAACACTATCTGCCATTTGTTTATTCATGAACGAAACTCCTCTCTAACTTGCATAAGAATCTTGCCAAGTTTATTCAGTCCATGCCCATTATCAGTTCCCCAATAAATATCTCCATATTCATTGTTGCACTCAAGTTGCCAATCTTCTGTCTCAAGCAACTTTTTTCTCAAAGGAGCTTGCTGAGAAAACTTAGCTTTAACAATCTTATACATTACTTCATCTTGAATTTCTTCCCATCCATCACGTTTATCACAAGTTTCGCCCAATTCCTTAGCTTTCATCGGGTTCATATTCTGATATTTCTTACGCAAATCCTTGGTCTTTTCTTTCTGTGCTTGAAAGGCTGACTCAGCGTTAAGATAAATCAGCCCTTCATATTCAATCTTAGCAGGAAAGAAATTGGAAAGAAATTCGTAGTCACCTACAAAATTCTTAATCTCTATCATTATATTCCAACCTTTTCCAAAAATTCCTTTTCACTCATAATAGGTGTACCAAGTTCAGCGGCTTTTTTGGCTTTAGAAGAGCCACTATCCGCTTCATTTGTTAAAAGGTAATCTGTTTTTTTAGAAACAGAACCAGAAAGCTTACCGCCTAGGTCTGTAATAATTTTCTCTAATTCTGAGCGTTTCATCGTTTGAAATGCCCCGGTTACGCAGAAAGTTTTACCGTTAATAAAATCATTCTGTGCAACTTCTTTCTTCTCTTCAACAATAAAATGTAATTCAGCTACAAGATTATCTTCAAGGTCGCTTCCTTGTCTCCACCAACTATACACAGCTTGATTTTTCCACCAGTTATATAAAGACTGATTCATAATCTCCCCAAAATCATCAAGTTGAGTAAAATCAAAATTGTTTCTTAAAGCTTCAACTAACTTAGAATAATCTCCATTGAAATATTTGCTGATTGTCTTAGCCGCAGACTTTCCAATATTAGGAATACTCAATGCAACAAGATAATTTTCAAGCTTTACATTTCGTGACTTTTCAATAGAATTAATCAACTTTTCATATGACTTTGCCCCGAAACCATCCATTTTTACGATTTCTCTTTTAAAATCTGATAGATGATAAATATCTGCAAACCTTGTAATATATCCAACATCAATAAAACGTTTCAAAGTCGCTTCACTCAAGCCGTCAATATTCATAGCTGGCTTAGACACAAATTGAACAAATTTTGAAAGCATCTTTTCTGGACAATTAGGATTTACACACCAAAGAGTTTCTGTCCCGGATTCAGAAACACGATGTAAAAGTGTATCTCCGCAACACGGACAACGATTCGGAAATTCCAAATTGTTACTTTGAGTGAGATTGTCAGTCACTTTAGGAATAACTTCATTCATACGAGCAACAGTAATTCTGTCCCCGATTCCCAATTTCAAACCTTTAATAATAGATAAATTGTGCAAAGTTGCTCTTGTAGTAATTGCACCGCCCAAATCAATCGGGTCAAATACAGCAGTAGGAGCGCACATTCCACTTTTGCCAACATTCCATTCAACCTTGCGAAGAGTTGTTTCTACATTTTCCATTTCACGTTTCCACGCAAATTGAGAATTAAGATGATGTGCTGTAGCGCCAAGAGAATTGCCATACGCAATATCATCATAAGCTACTACTAAGCCATCCACAGGAATTCCATGCTCCTCTGCCACATCATAATACATCCAATTAAAAATTTCTGGAAGCTTTTCAAGTGAAGTGTTTTTCCAGATATTCCAAGGAACGACCTCAAAATGCAACTGCTCCATATAATCCAAATTTTGCTTAAAAGAATTTGAAAATTTAGGGGCTTCAATTAGTTTCCAAGCGATAAAACTAAGTTGACGGTCTTTTGTAATCTTGGTATCCAATTGACGAATAGAACCAGAAGCATAATTACGAGGATGACTAAAATCTTCTCCTTCTAAAGCTCCTTCATTCATTCTTTCAAAAACATCCCTTTTAACAATAATTTCACCATCAACCGTAACACTACCCATTACTGGAATGGTTAAAGGAACATTAGAAACCATTTTAATGTTATTGGTAACATCCTCTCCGATTGTTCCATCGCCACGAGTTTCTGCGCTAATTAACTTACCATCTTCATAATGAATACTACAAGTTAAACCATCACACTTAAGCATAAAAACAACTTTTTTGTTATCAATGAATTTTTCAATTTCATTAAGGTCGGTGCTTTTATCCAAACTCAACATCAAATGTGAATGAGTGACTTTCTTAAGTTTGCTCTGTACCTGATAACCAACCGTTTGGGTAGGAGAATCAGGATAAATTGTATTCCATTGCTTCTCCAAATTCTTCAATTCATCAAAAAGCTTATCATATTCAGAATCTTCAACTTCTGAAATATTGTTGTTATAATATTGGTCACGATAATGATTCAACTTGTTAACAAGTTGTCGCATATAATTTTCTTCCATAAAACCCTCGATATTAATTTTTCTAATGTTAATATTTTTGATATAAACTACACTTATTAATTGTCCTTCTCACAAAGACACAATCAACAAAAGTGTCCGTGAGCGGTGGAATTTTGCCAAATAAAATGTAGATTTTATTTCGGTTTGCATCCCAAATCTGCCATCAGAGATTCTTTAATCAACATCCTTTGTACCCTCGTAAACAATTCTTCTACTTCTTTGTCTACAGGTAAAGCTTTCCATTCCTCAACCTTCTCATTAACTCTTTCTTCTGTCTTAGCAATCATTGCTTCGACCAATTCTTTTGCTTCGTCTAAAGGCAAAGCCGTGGTCTTATAGCTAATTAAAAGTTCCTTGTGCTTTGGAATAAGAATCTCTTCATAACTTTCTGTCCCATCAATATACCTATTAATAAAATCATATAGCCTTGCAATATGATGGAAATCTTTTAAACTATACCCGTATTTATCAATATCTTCTTCGTTATGAGGAGCTTTATGAAGCATTGACTTATACTTCGTTTTCATATTTCCATACATCGACAAAATTGATTTCCTTGGATTATATCTGACAATCTTTTCTCTGTTCTTTTCAATCATGCCTTCCCAAACAGAAATGTAATTCCGGTCAATATACCTATATTTTGTAAATAGAGTTTCCAAAAAGTTGATGTTTTGCTTTTTATACGAATCAAACATTAAACGGATGTCCTTCACATCCATCTTTCCGCCATCTTCATCTCTGGCGTAATCTTTACTTACCCAATCTTTTGAATCTACAATATCATCAAATCGAGGAAGCACAATTGCTTTAGTATCAATATCTGATTTTTCAGTATCCATTTGATAATTTTGTGCCCCATAAATAAACACACCAACAGGTCGATACCCCAATGTAAATAAATATTGATAATCAGATTTGAGCCTTTCCTTGATTCGCTCTTCTCTATCCATTTTTATCACACCCTTTACAAATATGTAACAATAGATAAAATAACTTTATCCACTCTTACTTATCTGTATTATAACAACCCTTTACTAATTTGTCAAGAGTTTATGAAAATTTAGGAGAGAGAAATTTCCCTCTCCTAAATCTTCTAAAAACCTTTTTACTTATTAACATCCTTTAATTGCTTAAAAGCTAAACTGCCAATTGCATTACCAATTAACATAATAAAAATATATCCAAATGCTTTTAAACTATACTCACCAACCATAGCAAAATAAAACATATTTGCTATTGAATGTTCAAAACCAGAAAGAATAAAAATCATAACTGGTAAAATAACAAGCAACCAATTAGGATTATCTTGATACCCTTTTACAGCCAAGTACATCATTATTCCACATCCGATAGAAAGGAACAGAATGCTTACCCAGTTATCTGCTAATTTATTTTGAGCAATAATCTGAGCTGCTTGATTTAAAGTATCTCCAAAACGAGTACATCTCATACTCCAAGCTACAATATTTGTACCAAGAAAATTACCTACAATATAAAATGGAATTAAAATCCATTCAGCAGACAAATTTATCATTCCAATTTTACCCGTATAAAGATAAAGGCCACGAGCAACAATCGTAATCAAACCGAAAGAAAACAAAAATGCTCCGAGAAATTTGTTATCTACACTTAAATTTACAACTCCAGCTAACCCAATCATTACTCCTGCAAGAATTGAGCGGCACCATATTTTCACCCAGAGATATTGCTTTTTTTTGACCTTAATAAAGCTCTTTAACTTATCCATTATAAAGTACCACCTTAACTTCGCCTGTAACCTTCAAATGCTCAAAGGTTTTATGAACATCTATTACTCGTTGATTTCTGCTACCTCTCCAAGCGAGGGATAAGTCTTTTTTATCATATTCAAAAAGCCCATCTACAAAAACATCACAGTCACAAACAAGAAGAATTCTTTCATTTGCTTCTTCACCAAGTCCACTACCATCGAGCAAATTTTCATAAGTAAAACCAGACCAAATCCATACGGTTTTATCCAAGTCGTGAACTTTTTGCACAAGTTGTCTTAATTGTTTTAATCCATCCATATCTTGCCACAAAGGGTCTCCCCCAAGGAGAGAAAGACCCTTTATATAAGGTTTGCTTACTTGTTCAAGAATGTACGATTCTGTTTCTTCTGTATATTCTTTCCCATAATTAAAATCCCAAGCTTCTGAATTAAAGCATTCTTTACAATGAAATTTACAACCACTAACGAACAAAGTCGTTCTTACGCCTTGCCCATTAGCAATATCTTCTTCAATTATATTAGAATAGTGCATTAACAATCACCTTTTGTTTGATTATTAAATCTTTGATGCTTTACACGCATCTCAACTTCTTGTTGCTTACCTTTATTGAAAGCCGTAGTATAATTTCCTGTCAAATATCCAGTTACACGACGTAAACGCTGAATATCGGTTCCTCCACACATCGGGCAAGAATCCCCAATTTCATCTGTGTATCCACATTTCAAACAAGTATCATTCGGAACGTTAATTGCAAAGTAGGGAATATCCTTATCCATAGCATAATTAACAATGGTTTCCAAAGCATCCAAGTTGTTCTTTACTCCAGCATCCAATTCAACATAAGTAATACAACCAGCACTGGAATATCCAGTAAGTTGAGATTCAATATCAATTTTCTTAAATGGACTCATATCTTTCCAAACGGGAACATGAATACTGTTGGTAAAGAAGTCTTTATCAGAAACATTCTTAATAACACCATACTTAGCCTTAAATTTCTTCATGGCAGTATAACAAAGATTTTCTGCGGGAGTATAATAAACACCAAAGTTAAGCTTATATTCTTGCTTAAACTCAGCACATCTATCTTTAAACAACTGTTCAATCTTCTTAGCTAATTCCATACCAGCTTTTGTTGTATGGTCTTCTCCAATAAGAATTTGTAAGGTTTCTGCCAATCCAATCTGACCAATAGCTAATGTGCCATGCTTTAACGCACTCCTAATTCCTTCTTCAGGAATATAGCCAGCCATTACCCCATTTTCATACATAAATTTCGCCGCATCAGGAGATTGACTGCAAATCCAGTCAAAACGTTCAATAAGAGAATCTTTTGCTTCATGAATCTTTTTATCCAAAATTTCCATGAAAATTTCTACCGTTTTATCTCCCGCTTCTTCAGTAAAAGTATCTGCTAATTCCTCAGCTTCCATCGCCAAAGTAGGCAAAATAATTGTCGTAGGACAAATGTTTCCACGTCCATCTTTTTGCTGACCAAGACCATTAATATCCCAGCCGTTCGCAGTTCTACAACCCATGGTGCTAAAATAGGTCTTGGGGTCGTTAATATCATATCCAGCGTTGCCAGACCAATCAACATTCGCATAGTTAGGATAAAGTCTCAAGCTGGTAGACTTAAGCGCCAATCTATACAAATCATAGTTAGGTGTACCGGGTTTATCATTAACCCCTTTCATATACTGGAAAATTCCGCAAGGGAAAATGGAGGTCTTGTGCAGTCTGCCAATTCCCTTGATAGATGTATCCAGTAACGCTTTAATTACAAGTCTTCCCTCTGGAAGCGCACAAGTACCGTAATTGATTGATGTAAAAGGCAATTGGTTTCCTGAACGGGATTGGAGCGTATTGAGATTATGATACATTCCCTCAACAGCTTGATAACATTCACGTTCGGTCATATCCATTGCATAGCGGTATGCTCCGGGATTTTCCTTATATCTTTCGTCTGTAATACTGGTTTCTTTTGCATAATAATCTTGTGCGGTATCATATAGCTTATCTTCGATATATAAAAGGCCATCTTTATAATGCTTCCAAAAACTCTTTCTCACATAAGGAACCATCGTCCAATCCAAATGAGTTGCCGAAACTCCGCCAAACTGTTGTAAACTTTGCAACTGAAAAATTACAGCAACTAACTGGAAAGCCGTATTAATACTCTGTGCTGGACGAACATCGGTTTGGCGAGTATTAAAACCATTTTCAAGAAGATGGTCAAAAGGAATACTTAAACAATTATGAGAACCTACAGCATAGGCATTAAGGTCATGAATATAAATTTCATTGTTTTCATGATTAGCTTTTGTCTTAGGAGAAACGATATATTCAAGAGCATACTTGCGAGTAACAACATCGTTGGCTTCACCCATACGCCCACCAAAAGAGGCTTCATCAACGTTAGCATTTTGATTCTGAACGTTCTTAGCACTAAGCTTTTCAGCAATAGAGTCCATAAGCTCTTTGTATTGAGAACGAGCCATTGTTCTAAGATACCTATAATTCATATAGTTCTTAGCCGCATCTTTATATTTGGAAGCCATCAACTTTTTTTCAACAAGGTCTTGAATTTCTTCAACCTTTAAAGTTTTGTCAATGTTTTCAATTTCCTGAGCAATTTTTGTCGCAAGTGCTATATCAACTTCGCCACCCTCTACAGATTTCATAGCTTTTTCAATAGCACAAATAATTTTCTACTTGTCAAAAGTAACTTCAACACCATTACGTTTAATTACTGTCATAGCTTCCTCCTTTTATTTTACAATTAAATTTCCATCTGAAATTTCAATCAACTTATTATAAAGACGCAAACAAGCTCTTGTGTCAGCGTCTGCTGTATGCCAATTCTTTAATACGATTCCAAAATAATCACAAAGAGTTCCCAGCTTGTAATTAGCAGTTACACCCTTTGGAATCAACGCTTTTGCATTTGTATAGGTATCACACACCCAAAACTTAGGCAAAGTAATACCATAACGTTCTGCTTCTGTATTTAAAGCTCGTATATCAAAATTTGAATTATGAGCGACAAGAATAGCATTGTCAAAATATTTTGAAATCTTTTTCCATTGCTTAGAAAATAAAGGGTAATCCTTAACCATTTCATTAGTAAAACCATTCGTTTTAGAAGCATCTTCACTAATAGGATAATCAGGATTGCAAATAATCATATCATCCGCTATTTTCTTGCCATTTTCATAAACGATATAAGCCAAACTAACAATATAGTTTGGTTTCAATCCAACCGTTTCTGTATCAAAAAAACAAAGCTTGTTATAATTAGGTTCCATCTTTTTTCTCCTTGGCTGACAAGGCAACAGTTTGTGCTTCATTTTTAACAGTAAGGATTTTCTTCATTTTATTAAAGGCTTCCATAATATATTTCAAAGCACCAGAAAGACAAACGCCCAAAGTAGCAATCGTAGAAATAACTTCACTATATTCAACAGGAATTGCCAGTCCATTATTAGAAGCCCAAGGCACAATAAGAGAGGTTGCCAAAATCAAAAAAATGGTTCCACCAGCAAAGGCCAAAATCTTAAACACACTATTAAGAAGTTTTTCTTTGCTAAACACTTCCTGATTAATTTTAATGTTATAATAAAGAGAAAAACTCATATTTGAAATATAAGCCATTGCGAAGATTGCAAAACCAACCCCAGCAACTTCTAAATTATCTAAAGCCAATTTCCAAAATTCAAGCATATATTACTCCTTACTTTCCAGAAGAGCCAAAACCACCTTCACCACGGTCACTATTACTCAATTCACTTACTTCTTCAAACTTGGTTTCAATGACTGGTGCAAGCATAAACTGTGCAATTCTATCTCCATGATGAATAATCTGGACATCAGAACTATCATTGTGTAATGGAATAAGCCACTCTCCTCGATACTCTGCATCAATAACTGCTACACAATTAGCTGGACGCAAACCTTGTTTTGTAGCTAACCCACTACGAGCATATACAGCCCCCCAATATCCAACAGGAATTTCAGTCGAAAATCCAGTATGAACTTTTACAGTCTGACCGGGCATAACCTTAATACCCTTTTCACTTTCATCAATACTCTTCCCAAAAGGCACAAAAGTATCCTGAATATCAGCATAAATATCAAATGCCGCATCAGACTCGTGAGCCTTTGTAGGAATCTTTGCAGTCTCAGATAAACGCTTAATCTTCACGTTAATCGCAAACTTTTCCATAAAAATGTCTCCTTTTATATCCTTTAAAATTAAACTTTTATTTGCTTATTAATTCGTTCTTTATAATTATAAATCTATATAAAAATGGTGAGAGATTACTCTCCCACCACATTAATCTTCTTCAACTTTTCTAAAGTCTTTTCAATATCAGAATAATGATAGCAGAAGCCTTTTCTAACCAAGAAATCATTCTCTCTACCAAGATAAACGTTAATTACCCTTGCTCTAAGAAACTTAGGCACATTATTGTCAATCCAAATCATAGCTTCTTTCTTATCGGTTAGATAATTTTTACATTCAATCTTTCCCTTGTTATAGAAATAATTTACCGCAAAATTAAACTCCTTTAAATAAGTCATCACATTATTCTTATACTTTTCGATTATATCTTTATAGGCCAGCGGCACCTTGCTTACAAAATCATCATAACGATTATTTTGAATTGCTTCAATTACAGCGTTAGGAGAAATATTTTGAGAAAGAACCTTGTGCATTAGCACATAATCTTCGGTCTTAATTTTTACTCTAAAATGAACCCCATCAACACCAATAATATCAAGAACCCATCCTTCTTTTTCATCAGAAGTATACTTCCCAGTTTGAGAAAGAACTTCAGAAAGAGAATCCGCATAATTCTCAGTAATCTTAATAGAATACCAAGATGCTTTCCCCTTAAGCTCAGAAAAAGTCATTTCAGAACCATCATTCACATTTCTTGCCGCAAGAAGATACAAACCCTCTTGTTCCTTAGTATACTTAACCACAATGGGATTCTTAGGAGAAATATACTCAAAAATAAAAGTCCAGTCAGGGAAATCTTTAAACATCCTCTTGTGTCCATCGGTTAAAAGAGAATATCCCTCAGACAGTCTCCAAGATTCATTTCTATCAAGAGCGGAAGAGCCAGAACCAATAATTTCATCTTCCCTAATATCATAACGATACTGCTGATAACTGCCGTCCATCTTATTGGTAATATAAAAATTACCAGATGCGTTATCATACTTCTTCCAAATGTTATCAGCCTTCCAAGAATCTTCATCTTCATTATAGTTCTTAAACTTAGAAAGAGAAGCCAACTCAATGGTATCGTTCTTCAAATCAAAAACAATGCTTCTACACTCTCGATACAAACCGTTGTAAATCTCAAAGAAATTAGAACCATAACCAAGGTCTCCAAGCTCAATATAACCCTTATACTTAAACAAGGCGTAATGTGAATAACAAGTTACATCAAGAGCTTTAAAGACCTCTAAAACACTTTTAATAATCTTGTTCTTAATCTCACAATTTTCATCAGAATAAATGAAGTTAATATAATCAAGCCAATCATTAAAATTATAGCCCTCGGAATCGGCATTTCCCTTCATATATTCTCTTTTTACAATCATAACATAATTATAAAGGGGATGCCAATTAAAATTAGCCTGATAATTATACTTCATGATTAATCTTCCCTTCCAGTTGCATATTTATCGCATTTATTAAATAAAAATAAAGTGTCCAGATTATCTTTTCCCATAATACGCTCCCACTTCTTTCTTGCTTTTTCAGTATCAATAAAGAAAGGAAGCATATGATAATTTACATAAAACAGAACTTTGAGCATATCATCAAAATTTTGGAATCCGATTTCGTCAAGATTTTGTAAAAGACAATAAGCTCCATAATTATGATGCCCATAATAACGATAATCGCCAGACCCATCATCTTTAGGTTCACCAACAAATAACTTGCCAATATCATGGATAATTGCCGCACGGTAGAGAACATCATCATTAGGTTTAAGTTCCTTTACTTTTTCTGCACATAAACGACAATGTTTATCCAAGGTGTATTTATGATGATGGGTTTTTTGGTCAAAATCTTTCATTAGTTTAAAGATAACATCCTTATCAGTCATCCAATCCTCTTTAGGAAGAATTTTAAAATCTTCAGCGGAATAATTCCATCCAACGAAATTAATTTCGTCAAATCCTTCTTCATAAAAAGGAACTTCAAACTGTTTTGCTTGCTTCTCTAAAACCCAATCTGGGACAACTCTATCTCTGGAATGATTCTGAGCCTTGGCCTGTTCCAAAGGAGTAGTCATAACCATAGCAATCTTCTTTACATTAGGAAACTTCTTTCCAATTTCAAGAATGGAACGCCTGTTTTTAATGTTGATATTAGTAGCATCCACAATAACAGTTCGCTTAGAAAGATTATTATTAATACGCTTACGCACCTCAGTAAAAACCTTATCATTTGCAGTCTGGTCATTTTCAGACCCAAGAATTTCTGCACGAATGGAATCAGAAGAAACAATAACGCTCTGCTGACCATCTACCCTGTCATAAGTTTCTTTAAGAGTCTTAGCAATAGTAGATTTACCACTACCAGCAATACCAATCATTAAAACCAGTCTAATCATATTACTCCTCTTTCAAAAAATCAAATTAACCAAATCTACATCAGAAGAAATAAAAACCTTACCCATATTACTTATCTTTCAATCCCGCAATAATATTATCAACGTCTGCCATGTGAATTTCATAATCTGTCTTGGGCTTTTCTTGATTCGGTTCAGGAATCAAATCCCCTGCAAAGAACAACCACTTAGGACTTGTTGTATCCTCTACAAATTGAACCACTTTATTCACATTTTGAGATTTAGCCTTTTTCTTAACAGGGTCAAACTCAACAGTAAATACATCGTCTTTATGGACTGTTACCCATTCTCTATACTCCTTACGCATTTCAGGCCAGTCAGGATATGTGGAAATTCTGTTATAGTCCAGCTTTACCTTTTCACCCTCCCATGTCGTAACGGGGTTCTGAGTTCTATCATTCATTCTCTTAACAAAAGTTTCAGCAGAAGCCTTTGTAACACCATTCTTAGTCAGCTTCTTTACTGTTGCTCTGCGTTCCGCTCTATTCATAAACATATCTCCATGTTTTTAATTTTATTGTACCTGTATATTATCATACAACAAAGAGTTTGTCAAGGGGTTATTAAAAATTACCCCTTAACAATCTTCCACTGTTTCTTCAACATCTTGGTCAACATTATGATGTTTCCAGTTATTTCTGATTTCTTTAATCTCTTCCCTATGTTCTTTTTCAGATGTCCTAATTTCATTGTTGTGCATAGCTCTTAGCTTTTCATAAGGCATAGCCAAAAATTCTTTTAGAAACGTTCTCTTTGTAGAAACATAATTGGAATTTATAGCCCTTCTCAACGCTCCAGTTTGAGCCACTAATACACATAATTTCTTAGCTCTTGTCAACATAGTATACACTTGCTGAGTGCAAAGCATCATAGGTGGAGTGCTGTTATCAACAACTCCAATTACAACGGGACAACCAGAACCTTGATATTTATGAGTGGTACAAGCATATCCAAGCACGATATAATCTTTAACATCTTTCTCTCTTAATACGACAGGAACTGGACTCAAGTCAAATTTAATAGTTACACTATCTCTCTCAATTTTCTTTACCAATCCAGTCCAACCATTAAAGATAGATGTTTGTACTCCATTTTCATCATAGACATTATAATTGTTTCTGATGCACATTACTTTGTCATTTTCTTGAATCCAGAAAGACCTATCATTTCCAGATGCGTCTTTCTTTTTAGAAACTAAAACTTTTTGTTTAAAGTTCTTTCTTGGTGAATTAAGCAATTCTTGAATATCTTGGTTAAGATTAAAAACACAAGCATCTCCACGTTCTTTTACGGGAGCAATAATCTGTATTTTCTCTACATCTTGATTAACTAAAGGACTATTATAGTATTTTTCAAAATAACTCACAACATCTTTTCTATCTTTGTCTCTATCTACTCGAATATCAAGAATCATATCTTGAAGCTCTCCACGAGTTTCGATACCTTCATAATCAGTTTCCTCATAAAGCTGAACCTGATTACGAACATCATAAGCAGTTGTCAAAATACCACTCGCCGCCGCTTGTCTATGAACTTCTTTAAGTTCAACCGTAGGAATTTCTTTCGCTCCAATCATATCTGCCGCAAGATTTAAAAGTCCTATTGATTCGAGCTGACCCATATCACCCAACATGAGTAATTTACTGCCAGTTGGAATAGCCTTAATTAAGTCAAGAAAGATTTCTCCTCCCACCATACTAACTTCGTCCAAAATAACAATCTTATAAGGAAGAGGATTTCGTTCGGTATAACTAAAACTACCGGATTGATAGCCAAGTAAACGATGAATAGTAAAACCTTCTTGCCCTGTTACTTCTTGCAATCTCGCTGCTGCCTTGCCGCTAAGAGCGCATTGAGCAAAATTGTAATCATTTAATACCGCCAAAATACCAGTTACAAGAGAAGATTTACCAGAACCAGCTAAACCAGAAATAATGCAAACTTGTTCTTTTAAGCCAAGTTTAATACCATCAATTTGTTCTTGCGTAAACTTAAACCGTTGTTTTTCTTCGGCTTTGTGTATCTTTTCATCAAAATTTTCAATTACAAATTCATTATGAGCACCTAAAAGACGCTTTAAATGATAAGCAATCTCTCTTTCAAGTTTCCAGTATTTAGTCAAATAAACTCTACGTCCAGCTTTTGTTTCTCCTTCATCAACGATAATTGTACCATCTTCTTGAAGTTCTTTCATCGCTAATGCAATATTATTTGTTTCTTCTCCTGTTTCTTCATTATAAATAATCTTTACAACGATGTTCTTACCTCCAAGGTCTTCGTATAAAGACCCCATAAGTTCACCAGCAGAAACATAAGAATGACCATCTTCACCTTGAGATTCTAAGAACCAAGTAATATACGCCTTAATTCTACGCACATCTTGAGCCGTAAAAGCACTCTTTAAAGCAATTCTATCAGCGGTGAAGAATCCTACCCCAGCTATATCTTTAATTAACTGATAAGGATTTTGTTTTACTACATCAATTATCTTTTGAGGAGTTTTATACTGAGCAATTAACTTGGCTATAAAAACTTGTGATAATCCAACTTTATCTAATTCAATATAAACTTGAGACATATCCTTGCATTTTTCAAAACGTTCAATTACACAGTTAGCAATATAATCTTTAATACCTTTGGCCTGTTTCAAAGCATTAATATCGTGATTTTTAATTGCTTCAAGAGGATTGGGACAGACTTTGTAAAGTTCCTCAACCTGTCCCTCACTCATAAACGCCCTAAGAAATGCTCTTTGATTTTTTATTTGGGAGAAATCAATATCTTCATTGTAATAAACCAACTCATATTGAATACCATATTTTTCATTTTCGACTTCTTTTGCCAGAATATTATAAGTCAAATTAGGGTCAATGTTATCTTCATAAGTACCAGTAATGGTAACTTCTCCCATGTAATTTGTTACAGGTTCGCCCTTTTCAATTTCGCAAACTTGCCAAATAACAATACCCCACATTTGCCCCCCATCACCAATACCACCCTTGGGGTAGAGGGTTTTGATATGATTGGCTTTGATTTTAATAAAAACTTCGTCTTCTGCGTTCTACAGCTTATCACTGTTCATCAGAACCATCTACCTCCACTCTATCAGAAATCAGTTGTAAAGAACCATCTTCATTAATGTCCTTTATCATTTGTACTGAATGTTTATAAATACTATCTTTATACTGACGAGGAACAAAATTTTCACCTCGTCTAAAACCAGTAATTAACAATTTATTACCACGTTGGAACCAAGATTTCTCAAGCACCGTTTTTGTTCCATCGTCATTTTGTTGAGCAATTTGTTTATCATAAAATTGGAATTGGCCTTTATAAAATTTTAAGTCACAAACGCCATCAGGCGTAAGTAAAGTTACAGTGTTTCTGTTCTTATCTTTATCAAGAACCGTGCCACAAACTCTTACTAACTTAAAACGAGCTTTTTCTTGGTCACGCCAATAATATTTGTAAGCAACTTCCGGTTCTTCTGGAAGGCTATCAAAATTTTCTATACTATAAAGCTTTCTATCCACTCCAGCAAGTTCATGCTCATGATAATACATACAAAGCGAATCCATTTCCCATTTAGAAATAGTACCACTTGCATTTATATCCCAAGTTTCTTTAAATTTAGATTCATTTACTGCCTCAAGCATCTTGGGATTATCTAAAACCTTTTCTTTGAAATCAGCAATTAACTTTTTAAACACTCTATCAAGACTACCACGTTTTACAATAACTTCCCCATTATCAGCATAATCCCAATCCTTACTTTCTGTCATATCATTTAAAAAATATTTTTCAAAGAAAGGATAAGCAAACTTTCTTTCCAACACATAAAAAGCTGTATTAGGACTTTTTCCTAATTGCTTGTAGAAAAACTGCTTTTGAAAAACATATTTTCTAAAACGATAAAGTCTCAATTCATATTTCTTTTGGTCATCTGTAAGCAGATTTAACTTGGCAAGGTCTTCAATATTATCAGTAGATAAAGATTTAATAGGACTGGAAATAAAACGAATAAAGTCAGCCATAATTTCTCGTCTATCTCTACCTTCAATGTTATCAAAACATCCCGCTTTAATTAACGAAATCATTGCCGTGTTACCAAATTTATTTTCCTTGGCTTCAGCTTTATACTTCTGCATTTTATCATAAAAATCCCACATAGAAGTATATTTCTGATTATCAATAATTGCTTTTGCAATATTAGTTCCAATTCCTTGAATGGGTTTCAAACCATATACAATTTCATTATTCTCAACATCAGGATGGAATCCAAAACGAACACGGTTAACATCAGGGAGGGCTACTGTAACACCCTCTTTTTTAATGTTACCAATAGCTTTACTGATTTTACCATAGTTTGTATTACCATCTTCACCACCTGAGTCTGAAATCAAATTGGCGGTATTCCAATAAATCACAGGATAATGATAAGCAAGATTGGCCTCCTGTAAACCAACAATACTATACGCTAATGTATGAGCGCTATTAAAACCATAGCCACGATTCATGGCTATCAATACATCCCACACATAATGACATAATTTAGGAGAAAGATTTTTCTCTTTAATATTTTTATAGAAATCTTGTTGTAGTTCCATATAAGCTTTAGGATTTTTTTTAGCTATTGATTTTCTAAGCTTATCAGCCCATAACAAGTCAAATCCACCGATTTCAGGGTCTTGAACAGCAACCATGAAATCTTCCTGATTAGGTAACAAACCATAACTCTTTTCAGCATACTTGCGTACAACTTCTTGTTCATGTTGAGTTAAACCATAATCAGACATCTCTTTATACCAAAGAGTAATATCTTTCTTATATCTACCAAATCTTTCCAAAGGAGTTTCTGCTCCGGGGCTTGGAGCCATCAATCTCATTACAGAGTTTAAAGCAGAAAGGTCAACTAAGCTTTCAGGTTTACCAATAGCTACAGCTTGATAGCCTGTTTGTTTTTCCATTTGAAAGAATGACATGACCTTGTGTTCATTCAACATTTGCCAAATTTTAGGGTTATTACGTTCAATCTTATAAACGCCCAAATATTTTTCATAGGTTGATTTTAAATCTCCCTGCCATTCCAATCGACCATCTTCAAGAAGAAGGTTCATACAAACGTGCTCCTTTTGCAAAGCATCAATTGATAACAAATCCCATTTAATCAATGACACTTTTTCATCTGCATGAAGGTCAAACTGAGTGATAATATCACCGCTGGCAGTTTTCATTAAAGCAGCGTGGTCAACCACATCTGTAGCGGAAAGAATAACACCACCTGCATGAGAGCCAACACCACTAATTAACCCTTCAATTTTTTGAGCCACTTCCCAAACATCTTTGTATTGTCCAGTCATTAAATTAACAAATTCTTTATTAGGGCGAAGACCATTTTCTTCATCTCCATAAAAAGTTTGCTTCAAGGTAAACTGAATACCACGTTCTTGTCCAATGAAAGAACCAAGAAACTGACCTTCTTCTGTAGTATATCCAAGACCTCGGCAAGCTGTCTGAATGGCACTTTTAGCTTTCATGGTAGAAAGCGTTTGCACTTTCATAACCCTGCGGTTTCCTGCTCTTTGGTCATCTCCGCAATATTTATGCTGAAGATATGCAATAACAGCATTTCTATATGCGTTCTCAAAATCAACATCAATATCAAGAGGACTAACACGCTTAGGATTTAAAACACTCCGTTATTTCTAACGGGGCAGACTATATCTTACTCTTTATAACCAACCTCAAAACCAAAATATTTTCGATGTTCTCTAAGTCTTAATACTATTTCTTGGCGAACTATTTTTCTGTTTTTCATGGTTGTGTATTTTTCATCCATTAACCATTGGGCCGCATCAGTAGTATTTTCAAATTCAAAATATTCATTTTCTTTCTTAAAATATAAAGGCTTTGAAAACTAATTAGCGGTAGAATAACGTTCTACATTATTTCGATTCAAAATAGCATCTATTGTGCTATGGTCACACCGAATTATTTTTGCTACTTTTCGAGCGGATTTTTCTTGATGATATAGAGCTATAACTTCTTCTTCATCCCATTCATACAAAGAAATATCTCTTCCCCGAATTGTAGAATTATATCCATCATAATAGCTGTTATAAAACTTTATCCAATATTTTTCTCTTTCATCTAACAATTCATTGGAAACTTCTTCTACTTCTTCAAAAGTAAAATTTTCTATCCCATATTTTTTAAACGCTTTATATAAAACAATCTACTAAAAATATGGTTTTGTGTAATTGTTTTTATGTTGAGAAAATCTTTTTTCTAAGGTTTTTACAGTCTATCCAATATAACATTTTTGATTAATTGTATTAGTGATTTTATAAATAAATCCCATAACAACCTCCTTTCAAAAGGTTGTTATAAAGAGTTCTCGCACTTCGGATGGCAGCATATCCACCCTACATCCCTACATTCATCAGGATTAGTCGTTACACCTTCCTAAAAGGCTTGGCACGGTATTACCCACCCAACGGGCTTCACCGTTAGCAAACTTTTAAAAGTTCACACCGCTTGCTTAAGGCGTTCACGAGATTTTTTATATCTATGTCACCATAGATAGGAAGCCTTTTTCCTTTTGACCTCCAATGGAAAGTGGGAACATCTTCTCTCAGAGGGTTAACCTGAGTAATTCCCAAAATATACAAAAGAATAAATCCAAGTCCGCTACCACGACTGGGGCCTACAAGAGAACCACAAGCCCAACAAGCGTTTACCAAGTCACGAGTCTGCAAAAGATAAGCTGACCAATGAGATTTGTTTGCTTCTGAACTTGCCTTAATAGATTCCAAACACGTTTGAATTGCGTCATAAGTTTCTTTATTTGCAAGTTCATCAGAATCTTTCTCAATTCTTTTTACGATTTCACGAACAAGATGTCTATCCCCATTATAATCAGAATTGTAAAACCATTCCAACATGGGAATACTCTTAAAATATTTTGAGGAAAGTTTATAATCGGGTTCAGTTAAATCATCAGGCTCATAAGGAATTTCCAAGTTTGCAAAAAGAGTATATTCTTCAACCATATTATAAACTAACATGGTATTATCAAGACCCTTTTGCACGGTTTCTTCTCCCAAAAATTCATCCATATAAGAATGAATTTCCTGTTCAGACATAACATAAGTGGTGGCATAAAACTCACCAACCTCTCGCTCTTTACCACTATCTTCATTAGACTTTAAGAAAGCTTCATGAATTGGCCTATCTTCTTTTTTAAGATAATGAGCATCGGTTGTAATAATATAAGGAATGTCAAGTTCCGCCGAAAATTCTACTAAAGCCTTATTAACAATAATTTGTTCTTGACTTTTAGAGGGTTGAAGCTCCAAAAAGAAATTCCCATGACCAAAGCACTTGTCCATTCGTTTCAGCCATTTTTTAATTCCAGTATAATTAGGTTGAAGAGGGTTTTCGTTATAAGCTTCCATAATCAATTTAGCCGCACGACCACCAAGGCAAGCTGTAGAACCGATTAAATGTCCTCGGTCAGATTCAACAATCTCAAACAAATCTTCATAATAAGTAGGAGTACGAATATTAACCCAAGTAAATGAATTATCAATCCAAGCTCTTGTACTTAACTCTCTAATTTGTTTGTGACCAATCGCATCCTTTGCGAGAAGAATAAAATGATAAAAATTATATTCTTTATCTTCTTCGATAGATTTTCTATTACAAAGGTAAATCTCATTACCAAGGATAAGTTTATAATCCTTCCATTTTTCTGGGTCTTTTTGTCTAAGTTCGTCCATTTGAGTTAAAGCGTCAACATGAGCCGCAATACTATCATGGTCAGTAATAGCAACTCCCGCATGGCCTAATTCCTTGGTATAAGTAATTAGTCCTTTAACAGTGTTAATACTATCAAGAAATCCTCGGATGTTAGAGCCATTATCATCATGGTTATGTAATCCTACAAACATAGGCATTACTCTCCTTTTTAATGTTCTGTCTAAATTATATCAAGTCAAATATAATTTGTCAATAGTTTTTAAAATTTATATAAGAACAAATCCGACAATTGTCAGAACAAATATTCGCTAACTGTCGGATTTGTGTATTTACTTTCTTTAATGTGTTAGTTAGTTAAAACACGAAATCGTCATCGTCAATAACAACTTTTTTCTTTTTAGGTTTCTCAATTTCATCCCAATCAACTTCATCTTCCAAATCTACTTTTACTAATTTAGATTTGATATTCTTTTCAACTTTATCGACTTTGGAGTTGGCACTTTTAGGTTCTGCAAATTCAAATTTGTCATCGTCGTTATCTTCAACAACATCGTAATTAAGAATTTTAACTTCTGGATAAGTCTTGTTTTCCCAAACTTCCAATTGGAATTGACAAATCAGATTTAGCTTAAGATTCTTTTTATTTACACCAAAGGTCTTTCTATCACGCAAAGTCATATTATCATAATCAGAAGCGGGACAATATTTCTTAATATATGTTACCCCATTATGTTGAAAACGAATAAAACTCTTGTTATCTCCGTAAGCTGTAATCTGACTTGCGTTAATATGAAGATTTGAAATTGCAAAAGTAGGAGTAGGAACAGTATTGCCCCAAATCTTATAATTCTCTGCGACTTCACGAACGTAATTATTTTGCATTTCGTTAGCGGGTATCTCCCAATCAACCGGGAAAACTGTAGTACAATCTTCGAGAGGTAACATTTGGTTACATTTTTCAATAGCTTCCCCCAGTTTATCCTTTTTAACGGTGACACCAGCGGCATTGCTATGACCATGTGCTGAAATACCAGCTTCTGACAAGAACTCCATCAAATTTTTAACAGGGCCTTTATCGTATCCACGACAAGAACCGCCGAACTCATTTTTTGATGTCTCTCGTAGGAGGACAACAGGTTTACAAAACTTAGAAGTTAACTTGTTTGCGACCAACCCAGTGACACTTTTTTTGTCCACGAGTGACGTACAATCGACAAATAAAATACTGTTTTTATTTAGTCCTTCTTCATCAATTTTCTTGACTATCTGCTCCATGAACTTTCTTACCTGAGTGTCCTGTCTTGATTTTACATTATTAGCTGCTCTTGCCATTTCCCATTGGAGAGTATGTTCTTCAGGCTCAGGCTTTGGGTCAGAGGCTTTCTTCCTCCTTGGTTGATAAATAACAGTTTCTTTTTCACCAATCATGGCTCTAAACAAATCCTCTTGCTCTTTCTCCGTACCATAACGAACAACGCCATTAATACGAGGAGCTAATACCCAACCCACATTGGTAATCGTTCTACCAAAATGAATTTCATCAGCCATCTTATCTTGAAGTTCATTTAAAAATTCATTTTTAAAACTCTCTTCTTTAAGGCCAGCTAAAACATACCATCTTGTTTCTGGATTTCTGACATCCATACTATCGGCAATGATTCCCAAGGAAATCAAATCTAAATAATCATCTAACCATTTATCATCAATTCCATATTGCTCACAATACGCTTCACCAAATTTTCTTACAACACCAACACCAGAAAGAGTTGAATTAGGATATTGACCATCACAATCATTTACCCAAGTACAATAATTGGTATAACAATCTACCTTAATTCGATTTGGGTCTTTCTTTACAAGTTCATCAGCTTCTTGTGCTGTTACCCATAAGCCTGTTTCCTTATCTAAATAATCTGTTTCAAGTTCATGGTGGTCTATTACCAAAATAGGAGCGTCAGGATAGTTTCGTTTAATTTGAATCGCATCTGAGCACTTCATAGAAGCATCAGGAATAATAATTAAACCAACTTCATCTTTAGGATAAGCACTTAAATCCTTATAGGTTAAACCATGCTCTTTGTTATAACTAAAAATATATTTAATATTTGCATCTGGATTTAAATGCCTAATAATTCCTGTCAAAACACTTGAAGATGTGTAGCCATCGCAATCGCAATCGACCTTAATAATAATAGGCTTATCAAGATTATCATGTAAAATCTGAACAGCTTCTTTCATATTTTTAAACAGGAACGGGTCATTAAGAACTTTCCTCTAAGGGTTCAGAAAAGTCTTAATATCTTCAATACCATAGCTCTTAAGAATCGTTTCAAGGAAATCAAATTCATCATCAAACTTTGTGTTAAATTTGGTTTCCCATAAAAGTTTTTCCATATATAATTACCTTAACATCCGACATATCTTGTTACTATCACAAGTATATACAGGCGATGCTTCCTTTAATAAAATTTTACACTTTTCTTTACCCTCGTCAAAAGGAGAATCCTTAAGTTTAAGCAAATTATTAGAGTCTTTTATGAGAAATACACTAAACGAAGAAGCCAATCTTTGAGATAATATTCTCAGTCGCTCTAAATATCTTTTATAATTTTCGTATAGCAGTTTATCTTGTTTGTAAGTATCTTCATATCTTTCGTCAAAGTCTTTATCAAATCCAAGATAAACTTTCTCCACTCCAAGTTTTTCAAGCGCTCTTATCTGCCAATCTGAAATATTAAATCCACACGTTGCAACTGCACAACTTTTATTCCCAAAATAACTGTCAGATTTTAAAACACTCTTTTCTCCCTCTACGATGATAGCCTTTTTTAACCTTTTAATAGCATCTTTATTCTCATACAGGCCATAGAGATTTAAGCCAAGAGAATGACCAAAGTCTTCCCCAGCAATAAACAAGGGCATATATTTATTATTTACATCCTCTGGCTTTAAACTTCTACGCCTAATTCCAACCAAATTGCCATCTATATCATAATGGGGAATAATAATATATTTTTGATAATCATACCATTCTATTCCAAATTTTTGCATGGTCTCAATAGAAATACCTTCATCTATCCAACCTTTATAAAATGTATTATTATCAAAATATTTTAAAATACTTTTCTTGTCATTATAATTTGTCTTAATTCGAGCATCCCCAAAAAGCGCTCTTCTTTTAATATCCTCAGATTGTCTATCCATTTCTGAAACTTCTTCTCGAATAGCTCCAGAAACCTCACTGGTAAAACCATGTCTATTACGAGAAATAGTTTTACCAACTTTTTGAGCAACATAACAAATTACTTTAGTATAAAATTCTTCATTTTTAGCATCACGAATTCTTTTAATAAATTCAAAAAAATTCATTCTACCACAATTTGTATAACAATAAAAATCTTTGGACTCTGTAAAAAAACAAAGTTTGTGACTATCTCCTCCATGACAAATGGTTCTAAACCATAAACATCTTTGTTTAGTTTGTCCATCCACAGATGTATTGTATAGAGGAGAACCATTTTCTTGCATTATATTGATAACAACATCTTCTGTTACCAATTTTAAGAGAACGTCTTTATCTATCATTAGAAATCAAACTCTTCACTTTCAGTTCTACTTGCTTTTTCTTCCTCATTATCGTCTGGGTCAACAACTGCTTCTAACTTTTTGTTATAAAGGTCTTCCCAAAACGGTTCATTTTCATCTTCATTATCCTCTTTTTTATTGTCTTTGTCAAGCTCTGCGGCAATCTTTTTTTCAATTTCCTCAGTGTCTTCAAAGGCATTAGAAGATTCTTCTGCTAAAGCTGTTTCTGTAATATCAACAGTATCTTCAATCATCTGACCAAACAACTCTTCCTTAGAAGTTGAGAACACAACCTTTTGGTCTTCTCTTACTCTGGTAAATGTTTGGGGCATATCCAAAATCTGATAATCTTCATCAGTGCAGAACAAATCATGAACACGCATTGTACTATATTCAATATACACCCAAATTTTACACTTAGTATATTCACCGCCACGGTTCTTATACACTGTAATACAACGATTTGGTTGCCACTTAAGAAAACGACTTTTCATAATTTTTTCGAGCTTCTTAAGGTCTTGCATATTTACCATAGAAACAATATACCCAGTGTCAATCTTATCCGCCAGCGCCTTAGAGCCTCTAATGATAGTTTGGTCTTGATTTGCCGAATTCTTAAAATCACCTGAAACCTGAGTCCAAGAATCAATACTAATATCGTATTTTCGTGTAAGTTCTTTTAACTTCAAGCCAAGGTTTGCAAGAACTTGGTCTTCACGAATTTGCATCTTAGCTTTTGCATTTGACTGAAACTCTCCAATCAGGTCAGTAGTAATATGAATATAGTCGAAGAAAACGTGTCGTACATTATGTTGTAAAACGTGTTGTTCAATAACATTTTCCAATGTAGCCAAATCATAATCAGGAATATATTCCAAATAAATATGTCCTTCATCATGCAAAATACGAATAGCTTCATCTACTCGTTCTTCTTCATCTCCAACATATTGGCCTGACGTAATATGACCTTGAGGCACATCTGCCATATAAGCCCACAAAATAGGTTCAATCTCCTGAACCAATTCCATCTCTGTTCCGATATATAAAGCCGCATTTTGTGTGCCATTAGGATTATCTACAAATTCACCAACTTTGGAATCCCAATATTTAGGAGCAAACGTATGACAAATATTTGCAACTGTAATACGAGTTTTACCAGTACCAGAAGCGGCAGAACCAAGTACAAACTTTCTCGGCTGAATACCTCTGGTAACAGTAGTTAAGTAATTACTGGCATATGAGAGGCCAAAAGCAGGAGTCTTTTTCCACTCTTCTTTTTGCTTTTTGCCTTCATCACTACCAGCTTTGATACTATCTCTACCATTTTTTGTACTATATTCCTCTGTAATGGCTGACAGCTTTTTTCTAAAATAATTCAAAATGTCATCAATAGACATCTGGCTAAATTGGTATCTCTGTTCATCAAGAACTTCCGTGTCTTCTTCTGTAGGGTCAAAGATTTCATCAACCTCAATTCCCGCTTTCAAATATCTTCGAAGCAAAGAAAATTTCTTTAGTTCTTGATAATTTGCATTAAAGTTTTCTGGCGTGGCTAATTCTTTTGCTTTTTCCACATATTCATCGCCCTGATTCTTCGTATAAATTTTATACAAAGATTGGAAATTATTTTTTAAATAATCATTAATGATATACTGGTCGAGCTTTACAGCCCCCTGAGAAAACAAATTGTTAATTGCGACAAACACAGTTTGATGAAAAGCTTCAACAAAATCCTGTTTGGTAATTTTATGTCCAACTAACAAAGTGGGATTCTGAATAAGACAACCAAGAACCTCTCTTGATGCAGATTTGCTCTAATATTCTCTAATATCAGCCACTTATTAATCCTCCCACTTTTTATAATTATTATAAAAATTCCAATTATGCTTATCTTCAAGATAGTCAAAATCAGAATTAATTATTCCATCGTCAATTATATCGTCCCCGTCAATTTCTTCCCTGTGATTTCGCTTCGCACGTTTTTTAGCATCTTCTTCTTCTTTACGAATAATTTCAGAACGATTAATAACAATCTCAACTGGAGGTGCTGTTAATATTCGTTCTAAAGTATCAGGGCCGGGAACTTTTATCGCTTTATATTCTTGCCAAAATTGTTTGGCTTTTTGGAAATAACGAATTACAAGAAAAACATCCGTTTCTTTTTCCATTGGGTCTGCTGGAGGGTCTTCGTACTCATACATATACATAAGCGTAAAATATATTTGAGAATTTGAAAGGCCATAATTTTCTTTTAGCTTCTTTATATAGGTGTTAAGCAAAACCATATTTGCCCATTCTTTTGCATTAAGATTTTCGTAAATATAATCATTTACTTTTTTAAAATCTTGAGCATCCTTTAAGACGGGTTTTCCGCAGACCTGACAATAATTTTTAGACCCTACGGTAATTTTTTCTTCTTTAGGAACATATTTACCGCAGACACAACATTTAACATGGCCTTTGGGAGCCCTTGTTCCTTTTACTTCCACACGTTTTCCACCTACTTTACTTAGATTTTAGAGCGGAAAATAAAAGGGGATAGTAAGATATTACTATCCCCTATAATTTATATTTTACAGGGCGATTTCATTCTCCGCACAGTAATCCTTGAGGTCATCAAGAATCAACAGAAGCATATCCGTCTGAGATTCATCGCAATCCTTGACATTCTTTCCCTTGCCAAGATACTCTGCAACAATCTTTTTATAGTCGTTGGTCTTTTCAGCGGCATACAACGCCTTGGCGTGTTTACCAATTTCTGCAACCAAATCGTCAAAATCAACCTTTTCAGATTTATCCTCGTTATCCTTAAACAAGTTAACTTCCTCGTTAACAACCGTTGCTCCATTCTCTTTCTGCATATCAATAGCACGAGCCATATCGTCACGCAGAGCTTCATAAGTAAACGGAATCTTTTCGGACATATAAGGGCTACGAGAACCAGCTTCAAGATGCTTATTACCACGCAAAGTAAGCATAGAGTGGATATTACCCTGTTCATCAGACTCATAAGAGGCATAAGCACAAACGTCAACCAGACGAGACACCACAAGGAAGCCACGGTCAGGAACGGTAGGAATAGTCTTATCGTACTTTTCACCGTTTTCCTTAATCTGCTTCGTAGTAGCATGAGAAATACAAATCAAAGTATAACCAGCTTTAACAATCTCTTGGAAAAACTTGTCATACTCACGAGACAATGCACGATAACCACGCATCTTCTCAGTTTCGTCCAAATAGTCTACGCCTTCCTTATCTACGATATACTTTTCGCAAAGGTCGTAGGCAATGTCGATAGTGTCCACAATAACCGACTTAAAAATCGTATCTCGATTTTCCTTTTCAGCAGATTCGGCATCCTTGAGCAACTGCTTCTTTACCTCAAGAGCTTCCTTCCAACTGTTAATGGGCTGGGCAATAATGCCGTCCAAGAAACCATAGCCCTTCTCAAAGCCGAGAAGAATAGGCTTAGGAAACTTGCAAGCATTAGTGGTTTTGCCGCTCTTTCTTTCACCATAAATCAAAAAGCTCTTACCACTAAGGTCACGAGTAACAACATTAGGTTTAATATTAAAAATATCAATTGCCATAATTTATATTATCTCCTTTTTCGTTATAAATGTTTCCGATAATCTATTCCAACTTTAATTTAGAACGGAATATCGTCATCATCATCAACGACAGGAGCCATCTTCTTAGTAGAAGAACCCTTGCTACCAAAACCGCTACGGGAAGAGGAGGAAGAACCAGACTTAGCACTGTTGTTAGAGCCACCCTGATAACCAGCTTCTTCAATTTCCTTAAGACGATTGGAACGTTCAGTCATCATAGCCTTTGCCATCTGATTAGAAATGCACATCTTGTCATCATCTTCATCATAAGCCATATCGCCACCAGTAAGAACCAACTCAACAAAACTACGACCCTCAGTAACTCTCTGTTGACCAAAGCCCTTCTTCTTAGGCTTGGGCTCTTCATTACTGTTAACCATCCAAGTCAGGAACATCTTTGCAGTACGACCCTGCTCATAACCATTGTCCTCAAGAGCGTCAACCAAATCCTTGGGAATGACAATGCTCTTAAAATCAAGGGCGTTATGATAAAAGTCCATACCAATCAAACGCATACGCATACGTCCAGTAGGCTTCTTATCATCATCGGGGCCACGCTCTTCCTCAGTGACAGACTTGATGTAACCCTCAATATCGAGGTCACAAGCGAACTCGTCAAAATCATTGAAGAACTGCATGGTAGCGATATTAGTCTCATGCAGAGAGCCGTCAGAAGCTACATAGTCATTTGCACTAAGAGAACCAACCATGCGAACCATAGTAGCATTCTCCTTATCCTTGGTCATAGGAACCGCTTCCTTAACCCACTTAGTTACCTTTGCATAGTTCTCACTATCAGTACCATCTTTCTTCTGAGCCTTGATATAAGCCTTGAACTGACGGGTCAGAGTGCTATCTTCTCCGCACTGAATTGTACCACGGAAAGAAAGATAGTCGCATCCATTCTTATCAGTACCAGTCTTAACATTTTCAAGAGTTGCCAGATAGCCGCTATAAACTACCTGATTAGTCAGATTACGAATCTGGTCAGTATTAATTGCCATAAATTAACTTGTCTCCTTTAAATTGTCTTTAAAATAATTTGTTTAATGAAGTTCAACTTCATCGTCTTCAGGGTCAACTTCTCCGCCCGGAGTTGCATCAGCAGAAACCTGATAATCCTCACAGTCCTCAAAAGTCAGTTCCACACGCAAATCAACCTTAGCATCCTCAAGGAAGGGCTTCAGCTTTGCACGAGCAGTACACTTCTCCTCAAAACGACAAGTATCACACTTAAGATTATTAATCATTTGTCATATCTCCGATAACATATTAATTAGATTCAGTTAAGCAATCTCTCTCAACTGTAGCTTTAATATATCATTTTGGATTTCATTTGTCAAGAGTTTCTGTAAATTTTCTTTTTTCTTTTTAAGGGGTTGGAGTTGGAGTTGTTGGTAAAGCCGTAGCAGTAACAACTTTCCAAGTGTTCCAACCTCCAATCTCTTGATAAGCTCTATATAAAATAGTCGAATCACTATATTTAAAAATACACTGAAACGCACTTGTAGAAGCTCCTCCTACAAAAAGCATACATCCATCACAGCCATCTGGAACATTTGTGTTTCCAGTCCCGATGAAATAATTACCCGAACCTAAAACAGTGTCAAGGTTAGTATTGTTAACAATGCCACTTTTTTTCATGTAAGTGTTAACAATATTATTCCCATCTTCATCTTTAAAAGCTTTTTCAACAGTGTCGTTACTATTTGGAGCGTAATTAATCTTTAACATATCTCCGCCAACAGTAACGCTGCCAGAACCACCAGAAGTCCCTCCTGTATTTGTCACAGAAATACTTCCAGAATTTACTAAATTAACTCTTTTAGAGCCACCACCGTGTTTAGCAACAACCCAGCAATTACTAAAACTTCCTTCTTTAAGCATAATTTCTACAGAATCACCAACAGAAAGTTCATAAACGCTTTGATTTTGAATTCTGGAAAATCCATTGCCTCCATCGTCAGGTAAAGATACATTTACCGTGCCATCTTCGTTAACCTTTGTTACTGTAGCGGATTTAATTTTTACATTCTTTTTAGCTCTATCATCAACACAAGAATTTATGCGTCCGAGCATTAAATCAGCCAAATCATCTAAGCCTTTTTCAGTTGACTAATATCTTTTATCTCTCATACTTTCTACCTCGTATTACTTGGTAAGTCTTCCGTATTACAAAAAGAAACGCTCATTTGTCCATTCTCACTTGTGTAAGAAATAGAAGTAATTAAAAGTTTATTTCTTTTTAACCCTAAGAACTAATCTTCCACTTCACAAATATTGTTAACGGTTAAAACTGGGTTAAAGCTCACATTGCTTTGAAACTAAACAGAGACAAAACTTGACTTTCTAAGATAATACATAGCCAAATCGTGAGCTAAGTCATCACTCCATACATTAGCGTTTGAATCTGGAAAATCCATTCTCCTACCAATCTGCTAAATACAAATAGGAGAAGTAGGATTTTCATTTGATACTATGGCTGAATAAACATTAGAATCAATGTTATCTCCAATAACCTTTACACAATTTACAATATTTTCATTTTGGAAGTTCAAGCTTAAATTGTGCAAATCTCTACCCAACCACGGATAAGTCCAAATAATAGGTTTAACACTATCATCAACCGTTTCATTCAAAGGATAAAAACACAAATTACCCACACTATTATAATAATATTCTGCTGATAACTAAGTAGCTAAAGCATCTATAACAGTACCATAATTTTCTCCGGCTTCAGCACGAATCGTTTGTTGAGTTTTCATTCCTATAAAACTTGGGTCAAAAATCGGTTCTTTATAATCAAGGATATATCCATTTCCCAAAGTAAAGTTTAATACACCTTTAACAGCATCTATAATGTCACTATCAAGCTAAACTTCATAAGCAACATCAAGAGTCCCAGTTTTCCCCTCAAATAAAGCATACTTATCTTGTAATTGTAAAGTAACTGTTTTTTCAGAATCCCCTCTGGACAAGTCAACATTTCCAAGAATATAAATTCCTTTAGGGAACCAAACAACGTTGTCGGGGTTATCTCCATACCCCAAACCAACATCAAAACGAAATTTAGTATTAACCCAAATTCCATTTACATTTGGAGTATATTTACCAGTTGAATTTACTAATTCAATAGAAATATTTCTACGCTATCCATTCTAATAAGATTCTGTATAGTTCACTCCTCCGACAATAATATCTTCTTCTGGAATAACGTAATCCACTGCTTCGTAAGGAGTTAGAACGCTTAAACGAAAACGAGGTTTAACAAAAGGTCTTTCAATGAGTTTCTTTAAATTGGAGAAGCTCATATCACTTTGCTGTTCTAAAAGGACATCTCCAAAAATTTCCATGAGCTTCCTCCTTATTATAAAATTTCAACAATGGCAACTTTGCTAACATCTTCTGCTTCTTGCCATTCAAAAGAAATCATTGTTTCCATAAGATTACTCATATAATCAACTTGATAAGTTGGATTAGCTTGAACCATAACAATCCAAGAATTACCCTTGTAATCTTTCAAAAGTTTTAATTTGCCATTGGTAATAAATTCTTTCCAAGCCTTTTCTTTTTCAACGCTACGACCATAAGGGGAATTTTTATTAATTTTCTCATTATAGCCGCACAAGTTTTGACGAAACACCTTCATTTGTTCGTCAGATTCATAAAGCTTACCTGTTTTAGTATCAGTTTTAAATTTATTCTTAATGTCATATTCATTATAATAATCTATATCTCCAATTAAACAAGAAATTGTTCCACCATCAAAATTCTTTTGACCAATAGAATATTTTCCGTAACGACCAAGAGTTTCCCACATAGTAACACCAGTATTCATTGTATTTGTCATATCATCAGACATATTATATTTAAGATGCCACATATCGCCAGATTTAAAATAAATACCATCTTCGGTAGAATCTTCAATATCACAAATTGTCCAATCTCCCCATTGAACATACAAATAATCCAGCTCAGTTTGATTTTCATCTGTATAATTCTGATACAACTTATATTCCAAGCCAGAACTTGTAGGAACTTCAACAGCAGCTAAATAGTGATAGTAGTTATCTGTAGTTATATTATAATCAATAAATTGAGTTGCCCCATTATCAATTTTACAAACATAATCGTAATATTTTTGATTGGGGGTCTTCCTATAAATTGAAAAGGTTGCATTTGCAACTTCGCCAACAGGGTCAAAATAACTACAATCTGCGGTCAAGGAGAAATCATTCCACAAAATAGTATTTGCAGTCATAGCTTTTTTGCCGTATGCTTCTTTTTTAATTTCGGCAAGTTCATCTTTTCCCTCTGCAATAACGGGAATAGTTTTGTCAATTTTTAAACAATTAACTTTAATATTGCTATTAAAAAAGACATAACAATTATCAGCCATTATGAAATTCTCCTTTCATTTGTAATTCTAATTTCACAAGACGCTTGTTCAATTTCCCCTTCATTGTCAATTTTTAAATATAAATCAAGCCATTTACTATTAAATGCAGTTTCATTTTTATCACTAACCATAGAAGAACTATCAACCCAAGTTTCATTTTCATCAGTAGTGTTACCACCAAAGCCAATATTATTTTCTCCAAGCTGGCTTTCTGAATCAACTCCGAAGGTATCATAAGTATTAGCTTCATTGGGCAATTGAGTTAAACTTTCTGCAAATATAAATTGAACGTCAGTGTAATATTCCCATGCTTGTTTAGTTTGATTATATTTATAAACATAATTTGGAACCCAATCAATACCATACAAATTAATAGCAGTATCACCCTAATAACACCAAACCTTATTTAAATCCACATTGTCAGGAATGCTTGTTAAATCTCCTTGTTTTGCTAATTTTATTTTGTCATTTGCAACCAAGGCATATTGTAATTTACTTGGAGTTGTAATATCGGAATATGGGTTTTCATCTTTTATATTAAAAGCAGTTGGGTCATTTGTTTTAATCATCCAAGATTGTAAAACATTATTTTTATACCATCTCAAATTTAACAAATTAGTGTTTAATTTAATTGTTCCATCAGTGTCTACATAATAAGAATTGCCGCTACCTAAACGCAAAGACAAAACATCAATAGAACTACCATCTTTTGATTTATGTCCGACCTCTAAAACAGTAGTTTCCCCTCCATCGGGAATAGATTTTACAAAGTCATATGTAATTTGGAATTGAGTATAAAAATTAAACGTATTTGTAATGTTAATTGGAACCTTATTTGCTCCAAGTACATACTCGTAATTAGCAATTCTATTAGCTGGAATATTTAATACGCCACCATTTAAATTAGAAGAATCAATAGAAGTTTGACCATTCCTATCTGTACTTCCGACATAAACAGGAGCTTGAGCAATAACAGAAATTCCCTATTCCTTGCAATCATATTGAACATCCAAAGGAACTAATCCAGCTTCAACCGGATAATAAACATTAAATTGTGCTTGGTCAGTCATAAATTCCTTATCGTATTCATCAACAACTTTAACAGCAACGAAATAGGTTTTGGGAGCAGTCTTAACAATACCACTTTCAAAACCTCTAAAACTCCATTCCAACTCAGAGTTATAAAGTTCTTCACTTGAAGTTATTAAATCTCCATCTTCATCATATAAAAAATACTGATAATATTTAACTTCTGTAGTAGAATCCCACTTAGTTTTAAATTCAATATCTCTCCATCCAGTAACTTTTGTTATTGTTACATCTTCGAAATTCTCTGAAGCAGTTAAATCAGAAATACCTCTATACTAAATTGTCATAATAGGAGCTCGTCTTGCATAGAAAATAGCATTTGGCATAGAGTCCATAAAATCTGTATACACGGTATATTTAGTTTTAGGAGAAATGTTAATGTCAATATTATTTACATTTTCTCCAAATTTCACGACCCATTGAGTGTTATCCAATTTATCAAAAGTTATATCAGTAACTTTGTTAGGAACAACGGTGTTACTTGTTTTCTTAACAAGAGCTAAACGTGCTCCATTTTCAAATAAAATTTCAGGAGGATTAGTTTCATCGGTCTTAATGTTAATATTAGGTTGAATAAAATAAGTACCATTATCATTAGCAAAAATAGTCGTAGAGACAACTGGTTTACCACCTAAAACATTATCTTCAACAGTAACCTCTGTATAAGTTTTATCTAAAGCATTGTAAGTATACAATTTATAAGTATCACCATCTTTAGGAAACTTATTAGTTGTATCTGTAATTTTCAAAGCTTCTTGGAAACGAATTTCACCAGAAGTTTCTCCCCATCCGATAATTTTAGTTTTATCGCAAATTTTTGTTCCATTACGATAAAGTTCAATAAAATTACCACGTTCAATATTATCGTTTGGGTCAACATAAATACTTGTTAAAGTATGTGCATTAGAACACTGGTAAATATCAACAGAGGTTCCATTTCTATAATTATATTCAAAAGGCTCTTCAAGAGTAATTTTAGTATAATTCTTATCCCAACCCAACTCTCTATCAACCCAATAAATTTGATGTCGTTCTTTATAATTAGGGTCTGTGGGCAAAACAATGTTATCAGGATTACCATCTGGTAATGGCATAAAATTAATGCCTTTAATTTCAACCCACATATCATATAAGATAGCCTCATTATTAGGAACCCATAAGACAGAAGTAGTAGAGCCAACAAGGAATCCGCTACAAATTAAAGTCTTAGGCTAATTATCGTTAAGTTTTGTTGTCCCGTTATAACGAGGAAGTAATTCATAAGTTCTAATATTCCACTAATAATTTTCTCCATTAATCAAAGCTGGGACATTAGTAGAATTTATATTATTAGAAGTTAAAATTGCCTTGTTTATCAATGGTTTAGGCAATTCAGTAGGGGTCGTTGGAGCCAGTATTTCCTTGGTTCCGTCGCCAGATAAAATATTAATTTTATATGCTTTTATCGTCGTCCCCGATGTGTTTACCTAACATGAAAATACACTGTCTTTTTCATTCGTTACATCTATCTCACTGAGATTTGGATTTGTATTTGACGGCTTAAAAACCATTTCTTTTAACTCCTTTCATGTTTTTTAAAATAGGAGAGAGGGCGAGGCGAGTTTATTTTCCTCGCCCCATCCCCACTTATATCATACTACTTGTCATACGTCAAGTAGTTTTGTCTCGAATATTATCTATTTTTCGTTACATTATGTCTATTACTCATAGCCTTAGAAACATCATCCCAGAACTGAGCAGGATTATTAGTGTTCTCAAGAACAATATCACCTTGAACAATATACTGAGTATTCTGTCCCTCTGCCCCAGCAACTTTCTTCGTCTCAGGCAACTTAGTAGTAGCCATATTACGCAACAAAGTATAAGCTTGGTCACTGTTCAACACAAACTCAGGATTGCCCGGAGTACCATGCAACATTGCAAGTCCAGTATAAGTTACCGGGCCATTTTCAATACCTGTAGAATAAGATTTATTCTTAACCTTACTGTAATCAATGCTAACACCACCACCAAGAGAAACTTTCTTGCCCGTTTTCTTAGATTCTTCAAGTTTCTTATTTGCTGTGTCACGCAAAGAAGAGGCATTGCTAACTGTACCATACCCCTTACCACCGCTTGTATTTTCACTAACAAAGGCAGAAGAAGTCGTATTCTTACTATTGGAGCCACTCGGTCTCTTAGTAGTAGTATGTCCAGTGTGAAGGTCAGTATAACTACCATCTTCATTCTGAATATAATCTTTGCCAGAAACAGCATCGGCTCTACCAGAAGAAACACTGAGTCCGCCACCAATAGAAACTGCACCACCACCAGAAGCAAGAGAAGAAGCATAAGCACTTTGAATTCTTTCATTCATGCTCATAACTTGCTGATAAACACTCTGCTGTGCCTCAACCATTTGAGCACCAATTGTCTGAATCTCTTCAACACTTAACTGCATACGTTGAGCAATCTGGTCTTGGATATTGCTCATTTGCTGTTGCAAGGTTTGAAGTTCTGCATTATTTTCACTCATGCCTTGATTATACAATGTCTTATACTGGTTATTATAATTAACCCATTCCTTGCACATCTCATTAACATAAGCATCAGTTGTACCAATAGAATCACTCTTAAGGTTGCTATCAGTTTGATTATAAGCTTTCCAGAAATTGTTATCAGCATCAAGAACCTTTTGAGTCTTCTTAGAGCCTTTAGCCAACTCTTTGTGACTTGCTGCCCATAACTTATAGAATTCATCATTGTTTCTATAACGAGAATCAGCACCAGTAGTATCCAACCCTCTAAGAGCAGCTTTCGCATCTCTCTGTGCCGCAAGATTCCAAAATTCTTCCTCAGAAGAAGCATTGAGCATAGCCGCAGAATAATCTTTAGTCCAATTCAAATTGTTAAGATTTGCATTAGCTCCTTGATAACCATTCTTCCACTGGTTATAGAAACTTTGATTGCTTCTATACAATGGATTGTTGCCGCTAATATCAATTCCTTTTGCTAAAGCTTTCTAATCTCTCAAATTAGCAAGCTTCCAGAAAGTTTCTTCATCTTTTGCCGCCAGCATTTGAGCAGAATAATCAACACTTAAATTCAACTTATTATTAGCCGCAGAATCTGCTAATAACTGGTCATAAGTAAGATTATTATTGTTGTTTACCCACAAACCATTAATAGAATTAACCAATTGTGCGGTTTGCTCATATAGCTTTTGCAGTTCGACAAGATTGTTCTTATAAGGTGTCAACAAATTGTCTTGGAAGATTGTATTATAGTTTTTATAATTTTCAAGAGCGTTCTGATTAAATTTCTTCATATCAGTTGTAATTCTCTCACGAATCTCTTCTTCGGTTTCACAACCCATAAGTTCTTTGAGAATACGCTCATTGTTTATACGTTCAAATTCATTATAATCCCATTCCAATTCTTTGAGATACAAATCCCAAGCTTTAGAAAGGTCTTCGAGAGCTTTTACTTCGGCATCCTTGGTTTTCTCCAAGTCATCAAGCTTGTCTTGACGATTAAAATCATCAATATCTTTTTCAGCCTAACGGCGCTTGTCAACAGGGCTTTCATATACCCAGCCAATCAAAATCTGTTGCTTTTATGACTATATTAAAATATAGCGAACAGGTCTTTCAACCTATTTCTCACGTTTCATTGTTAGATTATAGCGTGAGTTCAGACTGTATATTATACTATAATAGCATGATAGCGAAACTCAATATGTTACCATATTAAGTATTACAGTCGTTAGAGTTTCTGTTTAAATTATTAAAAAAATCATCTAATACTTCTATCAAATGATTTCGTTTTTTGTAAGATATTTCCAAAAGAAAAATATTATTATCTTCACAATATTTCTTTTTTATAGCGTCCCTCTTTTTACCTAATTCAAAACGTTTTTGAGCTAATTGTTTAGATTCATCTGTTGGAGTATAAGAAAAATCAACTGGTTTATAATGTTGCTCTCCCTAATACTCAATACAAATATTATAATCTGGCAAATAAAAATCAAAAGGTAATAGTTGTTTATATTTACAATCATCAAAACATTTTTGAGGAATAAAAGAAATATTGTGCTCTTCAAGATAAGTATAAATTATAGATTCCCGTATAGACAATTTGCAAAAATGACAACCTGTTTGAAGCGTAGTAAATTTATCTGCACAAGTTGTTGTTTCATGTCCGCAAATTTTACATCTACAAGTTACCGGATATTTTATCCCCTAATATTCGCTAACTAATTCTAAAGAAGGATTAGCTTTTTCTAATTTTTCTTTAAACCAATTTTCATCTTTTAAAAAATGTTCTCTTAATTTTCTCCCTTTGCAAATAGGGCAACCTTCTCCTCTTTTTATTTTATTTGGACGAGCGGAAAACACATGACCATATTTACAAATAAATTCTGTTTTATCGGTATCATTTTTATATTCCCCGTATAAAGAAACTTCTTTATCTTTTATATCAAAAATAAAATCTTCTTCTGTATAATCTTTCAATCTACACCCGCAACTTTTACTTTTTAAAAAAGATGCTTCTAATGTATTTCTGGGTTTTTTATAAGGATGATTATTGCACTAAAAAGTTAATCTACGTCTTTTCTTTTCATCTCTATTTGTCCGAATTATAGTTACATTTAATTCTTTTTCTTTTAGATAATGCTTTTCTTCTAATTCCCACTCAAAATCCATTTTTTATCCTCCTTTCTCTCTATTTTTTACAATTTAAACAGTCTTACTTCGGTCTTGACCTTCTCAGGCTATTAACCGATATAGCTATCTTTATAGAGGGCATTGGCGTTCACCCTCTCTGAAAACCCTCTCCTTCTCCTTAGCTGCTGCTTTCTTTGCAGCAAGAAGGTCTTCCAATTTTGCCTGTCTCTCCAATTCATCCGAAACATCTTGAATCGGCTTAATTTCATCTTCGTAAGCATCTTCAATAGCATCAATCGCATCCTGAATTTCATCTTTCCACAAATTGATTCTATATACAATAGCATCATATTGTTTAGATTGCAAATCAGTTTGGTCTTTCAAATTATCAATCTGAGCTTGCTTCAAATTCAATGTGGCTTCATTCAAACTATCAACAATATTTTGAATTTGTTCATCGGTCATGTCACTTGTATCTTTCAAAGCATCTTGATACAATTCAACTTGCTTTTGTAACAAATCCATTCTTTGAGTATAATAACTATCAATATCACCAATCTTAAACCATTCATCAGGTTTTTCTTTTTCAATCAAATCCAATCTACGGTTTAAATCATCGGCTTTATCTTCCATTTTCTTAATTGTGTACTCAGTACGTTTATCAATTAAGTTGTAATAATCTGTCATTGCACTACGAAGTTTTTCAGAATATTCATTATTACCCGTATATGCCAATCTTAAAGCTTCAGCATGAGAAGAACCAGATTGCTGATAAGATTCAACAGCTTTAGCGTAATACTTTTGAATAATTGATTGAGTATCAGCTATTTCATCATTAACAGCCTCAACTTGTTGACCAATTGCTTTATCATAAGCATCATTGCTAAAAGCATCTCCACTTAATCTATCAATTAAGCGGTCTGTATTGTCTCTTTGCCATTCAGAAACTTCTTTGTGCAATTCAAGCTGTTGAATTTCAAGCTCAAAAATCTTCTTCTGACGTTCAATATGTTCTTGCAGACTATCAGAAGTCTTTTCATATTCTTTATTTGCTTCAATTAATTTCTCAAGAGACGCTCCTTGAAGTTCAAGAATATTAATTCTATCTTCCCATTCTTCATCATTAAGATTGTTAAGTTTAATCTGAGCTTCTTGATATTTTTGTAAATATCCAAGTTGGTCTTGAGAATACTCTGTAACTTTTTTCCCAGCAGGAATCTTAGAAGCATAATATTGACTTTCAAGTTGATACACTTGTTTCAAACCAGCATAATATGTAGAATTCATATATGCCGCTTCAGAGCCAGCATTTATATTACCAAAATCCTTATAAGATTTTCTAAGATAATATTCTTTCTAATAAATGCCCTCAAGAGCATTTAAACGGTCTTCTAAATCTTTTGACTTAGATTCATCATTATGTTTTGCATACCGTCTTAACTCTGAATCAATATTATCCGGGGTTAAATTATCCGCCGTATAACGATAAATTTTGTTTTCGGCTTCATCGTCAACATTTTCTTGTTTTAATTTATTAATTTCATCTTCACGCTCTTGGTCTGTCATCAAAGTTACTTTTTTAACCCACGAAAGGTCTTCCCAATCAGATACCGCAGCGGCAGCAGCATTGGCACTATCTAAAGCACTTTTCAGCCCTTCTCCAGCTTTAAAAGCCCCAAACAAAGCAGTAACTCTTGCTAAAATTTTAGCTATTTTTGTTAAAACCCCTCCAAGAACATTACCAACTGAAATTCCCTCTTCAGAAGAATCCACGGAATCCATTTGAGCGTCTGCTCCTTCTAAGAAAGCAATACGTTTATTTCTTTCTTCAATAGCGACATTATTATCAGCTATCGCCTGTTCCAAATTAGTCTTTATTGCATCAATCTATATTTGATTCATAATTTGTTGAGCATTAGCGCTTAATTTAATAGCGGTTGTTTTTCCAGTTTCAGAATCCACCTAAAAGTCTAAAACTTTAGCATAAATTAGATTCTCGGTTAACAAGTCAACTACCGTTGACAAACTTAATTTCCCATATTTGTTTTGTTCTTGTTGGGCATCAGACAACAAATCATAAGATTCTGCGACGGCTTTTAAAGAAGATTGCAATTCAGACATTTTATCAATAATTCCATCAACATTATCTGTCAATTGCGAAGGAGAAAAAGCATCTTCTAATGTCAAACGAGCTAAATTAGTGCTATTCTCTGAAATAGAAGAAGCAAAAGTTTTATACAAAGAATCTAATCTATCGGATAATTCATCCTCTCCAATATCTCCATTCTCAATCTCTTGTTTTAAACTTTCTATTCCATTTCTCCACGCTTCTGGCAAATTAGAAAATTTTTCTGTTAAATCCTCTTGACTTAACCCTTTCCAATCCTTAAAAGACAAAGAATTTAAAGCGTCTTTAGCCTACATAGCACGAATGCTTAAGTTATCAACATATTTAGTTAAATTTTCAATCGAGACTGGAGCATCTCTATCTGCATACAACATATTCGCAATTGTGTCCATAGAAGTATTTGCAGTAATATCTCCATTATTTAAATATCCCCAAACCTTTTTAACATCTTTTGTTCTTAGCATTTTTAATTTAGCTATGGATATTTGATTATCATTAGTATAAGACTTTACATTAAAATCTCTCTAAATAGATTCCAACGGATTTTCATTATCAACCCATGTATCTCCCACCAAAGTGAAACCAATCTTTACTAAAAGTTGACCTTTTTCGTCTTCAGTTAAAAAATCAGCATTGTTCAAGATACCTTGCAATAAATTTTGTCTAACTTTTGTAAATTCATCTGGGGACACACTATCATCGAGCTCAAAATAAGCTTTAAAAGCATTTTCCATTTCAGGAGCGTTTTTAATTGCGTCAGACATAACCTCTGTCACATGAGCTTTAACTTCACCTGTGCTCATGCCATCAAAATTCATTGATTGTTTTATCATATCAACATATTGCTTTTGTTCGTCTGTCAAATTTTCATATGATTCGCTCAAAGTGCTATTTCTTCTAATTACTGCTTCTACTTGGTCTCTGTATTCAGAATAACCAATAGACCCCATGGAATCCAATTGTCTTTGTAGATTATTAGCTTCTGCCAACAATTCTTGAGCTTTATCCAAAGATTGCTGCCTTAATTCTCCACCTTCTTTAAAAGTGCTTGCATTATTCATATATTTTCGTGCTTCGTTCTTCTTTTTTTTGATTTGTTTTTCCAAATCAGAACGAGAAGAAGTTGCTTCATCTACAATCTAATCAAAATAATCAGAATCAAGAAGTTTAAAATCAGCCTCTTTTTGTAAAGAATCAACTAATTCATTAACACTATCTGTTACAGTTCCAACTTTTCCATTTAATCCAAGGAAAGAATTCCCAGCTTCATCTGTACGAACAATTAAATTGGGAAAAGACTCTGCTAATTTGTTGCTGGTATCAAGAAATTCTTTGTATTGTTCATCTGTTAAAGAAACATTATTTCCAAGAGAATCTACCCGTTTTACCAATTCATCATATTTAGAAGTATCAATAGACGCATTTGCCGCTTCTGTGTATTTTTCCACAGCTTCTTGTGCTATTTTTTGAGCCTCTTCTTTTCTCTTATTTTCTTGTGAGAAATATAAAGAAGTAATTCCACCAATAACCAAAGCCGCTATTGCCGCTATTCCCCCTGATGTAATCCGTGCTCCAGCAAGCATTCCACCAACAGCCTTACCGCCAATACTACCAAGAGCCAAGCCACCAACTGTACCAGCAACTTGAGCCGCAGAATTGCTAAGACCAAGTTTATCTGTTAAAGCTTTTCCAAGACTTGTACCAACACTTGCTCCAAGCATAGAACCAATCATTTGTCCTGTGCCTTCATAAATAGCTTGTTTAGGATTAACTTCATTGTAATCTTTAAGCTATCTTTGTAAATATTGCCCCTCTTTACTACTTACAAGAGAAGCTGCTTTTCGAACAGCAATTTCATAATCTTTTTTAGCTGAGGTTAAAGCATCTGTTTGTCTATTGGCTACTCTTTCTTTTGCAATTTGTTGAAGAATAACATTTCGTTCTTCTTGAGTTGTTCCATTTAACAAAGCTTGAATCATAACAGAGTCCCGCTCAGTTACTAATTTTCTTGCCGCTACTATTGCTTCTTCTTGTCCCAAAGTAACCTGATTAACAGAAGATACCCATTGCTCTCTTTGAGCTTCTGTTAATCCAAAAATAGTATTTTGTAAAGGAAGCATATAAGCTTTTGTTAATGTTTTCCAATCAGAAGAAACTCCAGACATGGAATCAATAAAGTTAGACATTCCTTGTTGATAACTTTGTCTTACAGAAGCCATATAAGTTTCCTAAGCATTGTCCAGTGCTAAATTCCAACCGTTTGCAATGAAACTACCACTACCTTTACCAATAACGGAATTAGCGATTTGTTGATTGTTGATATAACTTGCCATGCGGCCCATTGTACCAACCAACTTACCAACTCCAGCAGACAAAGAAGTAACAATACTTCCTCGATTAATATATGCTAAAATTATACTTGTAGCTGTTGCCAAAGTACCAAAATTTTCAGCCAAATCTGCAATCCCGTTATAAAACTTCTTTAAACTATCAGAAGCATTAAGAGCAATTACAAATTTTTCAACCGCCGCACTGATTCTTGTCTTTGCCGCTTCAACACTGTCACTATAAGCTTCCATCTTCTTTGCGGCTGTGCCATAAGCATTTTCAGAAATCTGTTCATATTTAGAAACTAAATCCCAGTTTTCAAACAGGGTAAGAAGGTTTTCTCTCTGACGTGTACCAGCCAAGGATGTGGCTATACCAGATTTCTGTACGTCAGAGAAGGTGCTCCACTTGGAAGCAATTTCATCCATAACATTATCAAAGTTACGGAAAGTATCTACTGAACTACGAATGTTTATACCAAGGGCTTTTAACGCTTTTTCAACGTCATTTAAACCCTGCCAGCTTGCTTCATCGTAGTTTTCACTGTCTATATCAGATTGTGCAGCTACAAATTTACCAGCGGCAATATTCTAATAACGTGAATACACAGTCTTAAGGCTTTCGCCCACTGATGCAGCGCTCTTTTGCGTAACATCTGTAATCGTAGTTAAGTATCCAATATATCTATCAAGTGTTGTTCCTGCCATTTGTGCAGAGTTGCTTGCACGAGACATAGCCTCTGCTAAATCCAAACTGTTACTTTTAAGACCTATAAAAAATAGGCGGAAAAGGTTCTTCTTTAAAGTGTCTTTACACTTGACCTTTTCTCTATATGTTTCCATATAGTTCAGACTATATTTTCACCCATTAAGGGGCAAACCCCAATAGTCGTTACAATACCTTTTATAAAGGTTATCTCGGTATTACCATATTATAAACTTAGGCTTCACCGATTTGGGTTTGTTCTTTATTATGTACAATTAAAAATCAATTTGAATAGGAGAATTAAAATCATAACTAATTGAATTTTCTTTCCATTTTATACTTTTATCGTCCAAATTAAATTCAATCCAGTTATGATTGTCGTTTAAATACTTTTTAGCCTGAGAAACAAGAGAAAGAATTACATTGTCTGGGGGAAGATTGCGCTTAGTAAGAGAAATAAATAATATTTGTTTATATCCTTGATTTTTTAAATAAAAATACCTTTTGTTTTCATCTTGCCTTTGCTGTTCTTCAGTTTTCTTTTTCATTTTCACAGCAAGATTATGCCCTGTCCCATTGTATTCTAAATAAATTTTATCTTCAGAAAACAACAAATCAACCGGATAATAAGAAACAAATCCATTTAATTCTCCGCCCAATAATTCATATAAATGTAATTGATTTTGACTACATGGAATTCCTTTACACCTATAATAAGTCTTCCCATTATCACTGATAAAAGTTTCTAATTCTTGATTAGTTCCAAGAGTTTTTGCTATTTTTTCTCTAATTTCAGGTAACTGCATTACATTGTCCACGCCATATTTTCCTTGTATAGACTTTTTAAGATTTTCTTTTATTTTATCATTCTGCATTACATTTTCACAACCATATTTCTATAAACAGGTTTCTTTTGCTTTATTATGGGCTTGTTTGTAAATGTTTTTGTATTCTTGTTCTTTATTTTCTTTAAACCATTTTGCTCGATTCTTTCTTACACATTCAGAACAAAAGTCACCAGCATTAGAATATTCTCGATTTCTCTTTTTTATATAATCACACCAACGTAATTTTATTTCTTTCCCACAACAATCGCATTTATACATTATTTCTTTTTCGCTTTGATTCCCAAGGTCAAAAGGATTAACTATTATTTTTTCTTTGACTTGGCATACATATCCTTTCTACAAAAAATAATTTAAATTAGCCTTGGTTATTTTCACTTCAACTTTTTCTGTTAAAAGCACGCAGTTTTCCTCCCTTCTTTAAATTAATTATATTAATTATACATAATCTACGTTCCCGTATTTCGGGCAATTTTATTTACCCGCACTAATCTGTTATGTTTAAGTAGTTCGTTAATCTACTTGGTTTCCCCTCATATTTTCATATGAGCACTGACTATATCTTCATCCTCTTATTGAGGAGCATACCTTTTCGAGAAGCTTTTACAACTAACTTCCCTACTCTCTTTCGAGATAGTCGATGAACTTTGTTCTATTCAAACCTTAGCTGCTGATTAGCCAATCTTTATAATTTTTAACCGTCACACTTAAGCTTATTTCATCTTTATGTTGTGGTTTATAAAGCTCTAAGGCTTTCCCAGCAATTAAATATGTTTTCTATTATTATGTTACCATAATAAGCGACCTATTTTATTAAGCCGCAGCCATATCCACAGCAGTTAATTTATCAACAACACCATTAATATCATTTGCCGCAAGTTTCCAACCCTTAAGCACACTAATAAGATAACTCGTAGCATCAGCAGAGTTAATCATACCGAGCGTAGCCAACTGCATAGAAGCTTCGGTTAATTTAGATGCTTCTGCACCCTCATAACCAGCACGAAGCCAGTCGTTAGCAGCAGCAGCAATTTCTTGAGTGGTTTTACCCATTTCAGTTCCAAGTTTATTGAAATCCCACATCATACCATTGATTTCGTCTCTGGTATAACCGCTTGCAATCTGAAGGTCAACCATTCTCTAATCAAGCTGTTCAGTAGCAGAAGTAACCTGTCTAATTACTCTTTCAATTCCTTGGAAAGAGTAATAACCCATAACATAATTACCAATCTGACTAAAGGACATCTTGAAGTTGTTTTTCAATCTATCTAAGAATCCAGTATTTTGTTGGATATTAGCACCCAATTTTAATTGATTCTTAGCTTCCTCTTGTGTCAACAGATTAATTTGTTTTTGGATTTCAAGAGCTTGTTCTTTAGAAGCCACAATTTCTCTCTCGCCAGATTTTAAGACATAATCGCCGTTTTGATTTCTGGTAAGAGTTGGACTATTCATTTGAACGTCATTTAAAGACTGTTGCAATCTTGCAATATAATTAGAGTGTTGAATAGCGGCTTGACCACTCATACCTCTACTTTTAGCTTGAGCGATAGCAATATCATTCTTCAAACGATTAGCAGTTTGTTGACCGTTAAACCATCCACGTTGCAAAGATTCAAACTCTTTAGGATTAACAGCGCCCACTTTTTCATAAGAAGCATAAGCCTTATTAACAGATTTACGCTGTCTTGCAAATTCAGAGTTTGCAGAATCAATGAAAGCTTGTTTTTGTTCTTTAGTTAATCCCTGTAAAGCATTTATTTCTTCAACGATTTGTTGATGTCTCTTTTGAAGTTCCTGTAAAAGAGCTTGCTTATTAATATTAGCATTAGCATCAAGATTCAGACTTTCTTTTTTACTTGCAACAATGCCTTCCAAATACTTAATATCTTCGGCATCTTCGGAATTATTTCTCGCTTTAAGAGTAGCTAATTCCGCTTCCATGTTAATAAGCTCTTTATAAGCCGCACCTTGGTCTTTAAGGTCAGATACTTTTTGAGCATTTTGAGATTTAGCTTGATTGTAAGCATCTTGACTAAAGGTTTCGTTACCTCTTTCATCAAAATATTTTCTATCATAAGAATTAGCATCTGCTTTAGCGGCAATTTTAGTAGCTTCAGTTACATTACCACTCATTAAATGTTGCAATAAAGCAAACACATCTTCCGAACTTAAACGTTTAGCACGACTTAGTTCTGTTACAATCTATCCATCTCTTTCATGGTTTCTTAAAATTTGAACCTCACCATTTTTAAGAGCATCTTTATATCCTCTTAACTAATCTAAACGTTTTAAATCACTGTCGCTTAAAATGCCGTTGTTTTGCTGTTTCTAAGCTTCTAATTTATCAATAGTATCTTTAACTTTCTTTTCCTCAATACCAAGATAAATGTTAGCCTAAAGAAGTCTTTCCATGTAAGTTTCTGGACTTGAATCTTGAGAAAATTTCCAGTCACCCACAACGGCTTTTCCATTTTGATAAGAAATAACGTCAGCAGTACCTTTTACTCCTCTACTACCAACCCCGCCAGTAGAATCAGTAAAATATCCACCTAAATTAAGTTCTTGGAAAGTATCTTTCCCCATTAAACCTTGAGCTCTGCCAACCGCCGCTGCTGCATCCGCTCTCTTTCGCATCTGAGCAATTCTTTCCGGCGTAGCAGAAAGGCCCAACTCTTTTCGCAAAGCATTTTCAAGGTCTTCATACTCTTTAGTGCCAACTAAATCTTCCGCACTTATTTCTCTGCCATTTTTAGATTCTTTCCCTATCAACTCCATTAATCCGTGCATAAAAGTCCGTCTTGCCGCAGACGTATGAAGTTGTTGTCTGTCTTTAAAAGACATTTGGTTTTCATCTAAACGGTTTGTAAATAAAGTCTTTAATAAAGTTGTTACACTATCAATCCCACTGTTATCCATAGCAATGGTTCCCATAAGCTGGTCTTCTTTAAACCAGTTATCATGTTTACCATTTGCGTTATCAGTAATTATTTTATCTGAAGAAACGGTTGCAAAAGAATTAACAACAGCTTGAGCCTAAGCTGCTGCTTTTTTAAGCTCTTCTTGACTGGTTTGAGTTTGAACAATTACATTGTTAGGCACTCTTTGAACTCTCGATGCCATAACAGCAACAGGATTGTTTTTCATGTTATCCAATCTGGAATTTCTATGAATCGCATCCTGTATACCGTTAAAGCCCTTACTAATCATAAAGGAGTTAAAATTCTAAAAAGATTTCAGCAGAACATCAATTGGAAGTGCATCAAAAAGAAGATTTCCATTGGCATCAACCGACTCATATTTATCCAAGCCCATTTTTTTATACATATCAAAATTCGTTTCCCTTAAACTGAAACGAGCACTTTGGAATTGACGAGTATCAAGCATTTCGCCAATAATACCCATCTTTTGAGCTTGCGTAATAGCTTCTTCAATTTGCGGTAACGTTCCCCCCATAATTGTATTAAACAATTTGGTTAATTCATCAACCGCAACATCTTCTCCTTGTTCTTTACTTAAACGAGCAAAAACCTTCTTAGCAGAAATTGAATCTTGTTCAAAAACCTCAAAGAAAGCTCTAATAAATTTTGCTTGTCCAGCCGCATCTCCACCCATTTCATCAAATCCTGTTTTAGACATAGCGTTTCTAACACGAGTGCCTAAATTAGAAAACTGTCCAACATAATCTTTATTGGATTTTGACATGAGAGAAGCAAACCAGTTGGGATTACGATTAGTTAAATCTTTAACTAAATCTTCATCTGTTTCACCTTTTTTGGCCTTTTCAGCTTCTCTTTGCTTGTCCCAAGAAGCCAAATCATTTGCAATTTTATCTTCAATTTCTCTTAAATTCTTAGCAGCGTTGTAGGCTTTTTGATATTGTTCAAAGTTATCATATTTGCCAGAACCCATGACGGCTCTAAGCCAAACCTTATCACCATCGTAGTCAGCATTGGTTGCAATAGAAAGACCCCTGCCAAGTTCTACAGCATCGTTACTTGCATTAAAATCATCTATTCCAATTCTTGTATGACGAATATCCAAACCCGTGGTACTGGGGTATCTGTGGAGCTAACCTGTAATATCCATTTGACCATTTTTAACCGCATCAACAATAGCATTTACAAGTTTTTTCTCCATATTTGCAAGGTCAGAAATAGAACTCTACGCATCTATTTCTTTGGTTAAATCCATCTTCCCTAATTTAGAGTTGCCTGTACCAGCACGATACATCCAGCTAAGATTCTAAACATTTTGAAGAAGGTTTTTACCTCTATTTGGGCTATTTTTAGAAGTTGTTAAAAGAGCTTTTAATCTCTTAGAAGTAATAAAAGCAGTATTTTGTAAAGTACCCCGTTTTATCAAATTATTATCTAAAGCATCATTAATACCAATAGCTTTTAAATAAGAAGCGTTTGGAACTTTACTCTCCGTTGCCGCTTTCACTATATCGCTATCTTTATTGGTAGCGGCTTCTCTTATTGCTTCTCTGGCAGAATTGAACGCTTCATCTATTTCTGTTGAAACACCAGTCTAAGCTGCTCTAACAATTTGATTTAAAACCTTATCTGTTAAAGATGGGATATAATTTTCATCATCCGTGATTAACGGTTTAACATCAGTTAACAGACTAAATTCATTATCCCCTGAAAAATTTGGAGTAATTTTTCTTAATCCCGCTAAATCCAAAGTTATTGGAGCATTGTTATAACCAAGATGATATTTTTGAAAATCTCTTACTAATCCCATAGCGGATTGTTCATATTCATCTTTTTTTACGCTACCATTTTCCCAATTGAAATCCGTTAACGCTTGACTAATATCAATTTCTCCCTTAGAAGGGTCAGCACTTCCCCATACTAATTTTATAGTCTTTTTGGGCATTTGACTTCTTGTGGGCGCTTGAGAAAGATTGTAAAATTTTTCAAATCCCGCTATAATCTTTTGAGCCTTTTTGCCCTCTTTACCATAAAGATTTTGAATCGCTTCTTCAGACCTCACATATGCTGCCAAGCCCTCTTGATTTTCGGGAGCGATGGCAGATTGAGCGCCTCTTACAGAACGAGAAAAAGCATCTCTTTCTCTATAAGCATATTTAACTCTTCCTTTTTCCACATCATTTGCAGAACCAAAACCAGAAGATTCAAAATATGCTGCATCTTTAGCCATATTTAAAGCCTAAGCTGTTAGCCCCTTAGTTGCCTCATAATTAGAATTTCCTAATAAAGCTCGTCCCAATTTTTCAAGTTCACTATTTTTAGAACTTTCAACAAAAGCCTTTCTTGCTCCAGCTTCGTCTTTAACCAAATTCCTAATAGCACCATTTGCTGTATAATATTTATAATTGCCTGTTTTTTGGTCATAAAAAGAATTACTTTCAAATTTACCATCCACAACCTTCAGCATCTTTGCCCAAGTAGGAGCAACTTTTTGCATAATTTGATAAATTTCTTGAATATCTTTTCCTGATGCCTGAGTTAAATAAGAAAATCTACCAGCAAGTTGTGGCATATATTTTCTTGTTTGCATACCATGAGCTTCTGTTAAATATCTTGCTCCAGAAACGCCTAACTTATCCGCAATTTGATTAAAAATTTCTGTAGGCAACACTCGTGCGGTATAACGTCCACCACCCTCAGTTAATATCTTTGAACCATTTTTAACAGTATCTAACTACCTCGTTAAAGCCTAAAATCCCTGAGCTGTTCTTCTAATTCCAAGAACCAAATCTCCAGCTTTTACGGAAAATCCTTTACCAAATTTATAAGTGCCTTCCCAACCTTCTATTAATTGTTGGTCAGGATTTATTTCCAAGGTATCTCCAACCTCTAAATCTTCTAAATCTTTATCTGTAACACCAAATCTATTTTTAAAAGCGGCCCGAATTTTCTTTGCTGAAATTCCTTTAGACAAAACTTCCTTATAAGAAGTTAATTCTTTAGCCATGTCAGAAGACATAAGGATACCGCCTTCTCGAACAGACCCCATAAAGTTCTTCAAAATTGGATAAATATTACTTAATTCTTGAACGACTTTTAACAAATCTTCATCGTTAGTTGTAGCACCAAAATGTTGACTTCTTTCTAAAGAATCATAATTTACCCCTAAAGCTTTACCGATAGGGCTACTAAATATGCTATGTTTCCCTGTTTGAACAATAGATGGAACAACTGCTCGTTGTTGATAGTTAAAAGATTGGCTTAAAGAACGGTTAGAAAAATCTCCCAGCATATTTAAAGGTAAAATATCTTTTGCGCCACCGATAGTAAACATATTAGACAAGAAAGTTTCTTCTTTTAACCCCTCAAAATTAGGCATTAATCCATTATTAGCAAATTTTCTAAAATTATCTCTCGTGTATTTAAAATCATCACCAACCAAAGTTTGTTTTAAAATTTCATCTTGAACTAAAGATGCCTATTTTTGCAAATCTTGGTCGCTAAGTCCTGCCACCATAGCATACGCTAAATTGAAGCGCTTTTCTTCATCTGGACTCAAATTATAAGGGTCAACTGTTCTTGCATTACCTTTAGTTCTTCCAGATGCCTTAAACTGGTCTTCATAGACTTTATCCACCATATCTTTAAATTGAGAGTAAAAAGAAGAAGCTAAATCAGAATTTGAAACCATTCCTAAAGTAGTAGCTAATTGTTCTGGATTCTTTTCACCCCAAATTTGACCAATGACTTCTTGAATCGTTTTACTTTGTTGAGTTGTAGGAGCTCCAGATAAAGCATTTCGAGCCGCAAATTTCATTGAGCCTGATGCTGTTTTTATATCCCCGCCAAGAATATTTTTAGTAAACTCTGTAGGATTATCAGCCTCTCTATTATAACCAAACAAATTAGCTAAATTTTTTAGTTGCATCTCCATGGATGTAATTAAAGCGGGAGTAGCTTTTTTATTACCTTTAGAATCTTCGCCCCATTTTAAAGTGGTATACATAAGATTTGCCGCAGAACCAACTCCACTACGAATCATCCGCTTATTATCTACAATTCCAAGATTAACACTGGCAATTTTATCCCAGTCTCCATTAAAACCTTGTTGTTTAGGATAAAAACCTACTTTTAATTTATCTCCTTCTACAGAAGCAACAACACCAACTCCCCACTTATCAGCTTGATTATAAATTTGTTCCAAATAATCAGAAGCATTAATTTGATTCAACCTTGTAAAATCTTGCCCAAAAAGTTTTCCTCTTTGAAGAATATGAGCTCCCGTAAGTGCATTTACTGCATTTTTATTTTGAGAATTACGAGCTTGCTGAACAATATTCTAAGCAAAAGTTTTAGCTTGAGCTACTTCTTTAGAAGTGTTTTGAACAATTCTCCGTTGAGAAGAAGAAGCTAATTGAGATAAAGAGGTAGTTACAATTTTATCCATATCTACCGCACTAATATTATCTAAACCAACGCCTTTTCTTTTTTGAACTTCTTCCTTTAAAGTGTTGAAAACAGCAGAATAAATTGCTCTATAATCACTACCTTTTCTTGTGCTTTGAACTATAGAATTCCCTGATTGAGCTTGAATGTCCAATACTTTTCTAACGGCTTGAGCGTATTTTTCAATAATATTATTTTGTAAACCCAAAGATTTTGCCAATAAAGCAGTAGTCTATACATCATCCTCTCCACTATGAGCTGCTTTTGCGGGTTCTCCTCTAACTAACTCCGCTAAATCTTGGAGCTTCATGCTTCCCGTAAAATCAGATTTTTTTAAGCCATAAGAATCAAAAAGTTTAGCTACTACCTCTCTAACATCCAAACTATTTTTAAAAACATTAGAAGTTTTTGTTACAGGAGTTCTACTTTTTGCCACTTTAGCTTGAGCTTTAGCTAATTCTTGCATAATTTCATCATCAAAATTATGATTGTTAAAACCAGCCATTCTGATTCCATTTTGAGTATTAAACGTGGAAACCAAATCTTCGGCAATCTATTGAGCGGTTTTTCTTTCTCTATTAAGTTTCTGATATTTTTCCTGTTGTTTAACACTTAACGATTTTATAGATGCAATTTCTTTTTGGTGCTTAATATTTAATTTTTTCCTTAACTAAATAGCACTATCTATTAATTGACCATTTTCATTTGTCAAATTAATAGCTTCAAGAAAAACCTCGTCGTTTACATCTTGACTCCCATAATCTACCATAGCATCATAAGTTTTATTTGTGCTGGGCTAATACGCAGAAAAAGTAACTGCATGACGATTTAATGCTGGCTTACTTTTACCTTGGTCATCTTTCCAATAACTTTTTCCCGTAGTCCCTTTGTTTGCACTTGTGGTTTCCAAGTCATACATAACCGTTTTAGCATCATTTATTTGCTTAATAAGTTCTTCTGCTTGTTTTTGCAGTTCTCTATCAATAGCCATATATTACCTCCATATTACAAAGAAATCCCATATTTCTTTTCTATTTTTTGTTTAATTGAAGAGTTATATTGTTTTAAAAATTCTTGTTGCCCTCTTTGCAACGCTATTTTATAAACCTCATCTAATGGAGATAAGGCTAATGTATTTAAATTATTATTTTGCTTGTTTAAGTTCCAATTATCTATTGGGTCTATCTCTATTTCCTCCCAATAAATTGCATCAGCATCATCAGCAAATTGTTGTTCTTCAAAAGGCCCAACATATGAATACTCAAAGTCTGGGTCTATAAAATCATCCATTGTTGAAATTCTTGAAGGATTATGTCCTCTATCTAACTATCCTCGTTCCATTGAATTTAAAAAACGAAATTTACTTGAATCATATGTTATATTGGGATATATATTTATATTATTAGATGTAAATGTTAAAGAGGAAATTAAAGATTGTTCATCATAATATTTACCATAATATTCATCAAAAACTTTTTTAAAAACGCTTTCTTGAATATTCCTATAATATCCATAAACTTCATTTTTTATTGCCGATACTTTTTGTGGAATCATTTTTTTGATTTCCTAAACTGTTTTTAACTCTTTATCAAGTGTTTTTAAAACAGTTTTTGTATAACTATTTATTTGTTGAATTTGAGAAAAATCCATATATTATCCTCCTTCTTATGGGATAAAAGAGGGTGCTCTATACACCCTCTTATTATTCATTTTTTAATATTACTCTTCAATTTTCTTTTTTCTACCTCTCGTAGATTTTGGTTTTGTTTCTTTTTTAGATTGCTCAGTTAATTCACTAAGACTTTGTTTTGCTTCTTCATTTGCAATCTCACTAATATTATCCAAAACTTTCTTAGTATTCGGGTCTGTTGCGTCCATAATTCTACGCAAATTAGCGACCATTTCTTTATTCTTTTCAAGCTTTTCAATCAATTCTTCATGCTGTTTAGCACTTTCCTTAAGAGCCTTGTAATCAACATTGTTAAACAAAGAATCCAAATCTTGCATGGCATAAATATTAAGAGAATCTTCAATCATCTTAACAATTTTGTTATAGTCATCCTTACAATACTGTAAGATAAAATTAGCAAACAAAGGATAAAGCAAATCATAAGATTGATAAGTCCTCAAATCAGGGTCGTTTACATCAATCAAGGCATAACCGCCCAACAGAACATCAAAAAATAATTCACGTTCCATATTGATGACACGAATTTCGTGCATCTCTACATCTTCTGCATTAAACTTAAAAATAATAGCCATGATAAGACGCATCTTATCAAGAATAGGAATATAATTCCTAATAGTCATTCTATTACCAAGTTCATCCAATTCCTCTACAGAAGTTTTACCCTGAACAAAACGAGAAGCAATATTAACAAGTTCCGCAAGCTTAATTTGCTCTGGAATTTTGTCTTTTTCCTCGTTATTTAATTCAGATTTTGAATTAACATTTTCCTTAACAGGAAAATCAACAACTTTATTATCTTTTACATTTTCATCCATAGGTGAAAATCTCCTTTAATCAAAAATTAATTTAAAAATTATCCAAATAAAAAAGTATTTTTATTCGCTTTACTTTGACACCCGTACTACCATCTCATGCCCACAGTGCGGACAATATACATGAAGAAACGATACTTTTACCTTTCTTCCATCTTTTAACTCTAATTCATCATAATCTGTTTTAGTATATTCAGAATCTTCGCCATTTTCATCTATCCATTGCTCATTCTGACAGGCTAAACATTTATAATACATACGCTATACCTCACCCAATAGTAATACCAAACAAGTCTTCTATATCTTTTTCTTCTGTGTTCATTGCATAACCAAGGGTGGTATCACTACTTTCATGGTGACAAAGTGTTTTTACCTTTTCAAGTGGAATGGCTCCAAGATTGAGTTCTCTACAAAGATAGTGTTCACCACTTAACAAGTTCTGAACAAATGAATGTCTAAATGAGTGGGCTGTTAGCCGCTCATAATCCTTACCTGTAAGCTCTTTTAAATCCTTTATCCAAAGCTTTACCCAATCATAAATATTACCAACCGTAGCTGGATTGCCTTCTGCGTTTATAAACAACGCATCTAAGTCATCAGTACGAGTAGCGTTATATTTTTTAAAAGCTTCTTTGGTTCTACTAAAATAAAGACATCTAAAATTCTTCGAGCGCTTTCCTTTTACGATGTTAGTCGAGTTCCCCTCCTCTGTAATACTGCTTCTTGTTACCTAAGCAATCTCATTTTTACGACAACCACTATCATACAACAAAGCAAGCAAGGTAGCTTCTTTGTATCTTTCTTGCTCCATTAATCTATTATAAAGCAAAGTAATATCTTCATCAGGAACAAATACAATCTCTCTCACTGCATTTTTAGGAACTCCTTTAATCTTCTCACTGGCGTTACGAGTATAATCCTCATACATATCATCATCGTTTTCAGCCATATCTAAAATCATATGAAGAGAAGATAAAATTCTATTACAACGAGCCGCAGAAAGGCCCCATTCTTCTTGACAATAAATCATAAATCGTCTAAAATCTCTCTTAGAAAGTTCAAGAAAAGATTTATTTTCACACTCTAACATTACCCAAATGGCGATTCTTCTTAAATCAGCAAAATACTACTTCTATGTACCTTCCGATTTACGTTGAGCTTTACACTCTGTAATAAAATCGTCAATAAGGTCTTTATTTTCTCTATTGACTGCCTCCCATCGTTCAGGAGTGTAAATTTTATTATAGGGCTGCTTACCCATTTAATCACATCCTTTTTCTTTGATAATGTCCTCTAACAATTTCTTTACATTATAATCATATAGTTTTCGCTTTTGCTCTTGCTTTACGATTATTCCACCGTTCTGCACTATATCTATAGGTTTCGCACTCTTTCTATCATTCGATACAAAATAATCATTGAACGCTTCAATGGGCCAAAAATATGTATCTTCGCTATACGGCTCTCCATCTTCTTCGTGTCTGAAATTGATGATAAATCCTGTAATAACACCTTCGTGCAAACTACCATTTGATAAACTACTAATTTGATGTAGCTTTATCATTCCACCATCATCGGGCTCCCTTTGAAAACTTATGGACTTGCTATGCGTACTCTTCATTTCTAACATAAACAAGTGACCATCATAAAACATTATAAAATCACAAGGAGATTTTAAAGTGAAACGAGACCTTAACTCCTTGTTCTGGTTAAAAGACATATCAGTATCATTTAATCTTAATATAAACAAATCTTGCTTTTCAGCAGATTGTTTCCAAAGCTGTTCAAATTTTTTACCAGCATTTTTCATATCATTTTCCCCAAAACCGGAAATTGTAAAAAAAGAGGTAGTTGAGCGCATAAGGTCTGCCCTAATAACACATTTCAACTACCCCTTTGTAAATTATATTTTTGACAAAATTTTCGTGTTTATTTCGCCTTTAGTTCTTTTATTAAATCAATTCCAATCATCTTCGAAATCTTCATAATAATCTTTTTTATGTTTTTTTGCTTTTCGAGTTTCATAACGATTTCTGTTCTTAGATTTCTCGGAATCTTCTTTAAACATATCAAGAAATTCTTCTTCATGGCTTACCACTTTCTTTTTAGGTTTAGACTTGTATTTATTCTTAAAATCCTCTTCATCTTTATCTTTTCCAAAACTTGAATTCCAATCTCTTTTGAAATCCTTTTTAAAGTCCTTCTTAAATCCATTCTAACCATTATTAGAATTTCTTTTATCATTATTGCTTTTATTTTTACTGTTATCAAACTTCTTATTAAAGTTTTTGCCAGAATTATTAGAATTTTTATTAAAATTTTTGTTTTTATTCTAATCAAAAGAACGCTTATCTGTTCTCTTGTTCTCTTGGTTCTCCATAAAATCCTCTAAAATGTTTAGTTATACATAAAAGAACTTAATATCTTTCAGTCCCTTTTCATAATCAAAAACAAATACCGTGCATCCAGAGTTTGCCATTGTATATCCGCTCTTGACAGTCCAATTATCCATTTTAGTCATAGCGGACAATGTAAAAATAGACACACCAAAATTCTCTCTCAATGCCCAATCATTGTGATGCAAATGTCCACACATCCAATAACGATATTTTGAATCAGCCCAACCAGTTGGATTTTCAACCTGCATTAACCCCTGCAACCTATCCTTTTCATCACTACCATGGGTCATACCAATACAAGTATTTCCATAAGTAATATATTTCCTTGGATAAGGGGAAGCATCAACAGTTACAATTTCACTATTACGATAATAAGCTTCAAGCACCGTAGCCATTGCACTTTCCTCAAATCTACTATGGTTTCCAGAGACAAATACAACCCTTACAGGAGTTCTCGTTCCACTTGCAACAACTTCAATGGTTTCAATCAAAGCTTCTGTACCTCTCTTGAAAATAGTGTTAAAAGTAGTTGCATTATCTTGCATATGAGATTGACTTGTTGTGTAACCAGTAAAGCTACTGTTAAAATAATCCTGACCAATCTGCATTACAATATATTCAGTTTCGTCAAAATTAGTTTCGGTAACAAAATCATTTGCCACTTTAAGCATATTATTTCTTGCAATATCCATATTATAAACATTGCCAGTTTCATAATCTTCGGCTATTCTACCAAAATGAATATCCACTAAATTTAGTTGAACAATATTCTTACCAAAAGGTCTATCTTTAGAAACGTGCATTAAGTCACGATAAGGAGTCTTAAATTCTTCAAAATGTCTCTTAATGTCCTCTAAATCCAAACCCGTTTCAGTGGGCTTTACAGTAATCTTAGATGAATAAAGATTTCTTGTACCACCTTTACCATCTCCCTGTTGCCAAATTGAGCTCTTTGCATTTACAAGTTCATAATAAACAGGGTCATATCCATGAGCCTTAAGCAAAGATTCTTTATCATTGATTTCATCTTTACTCAAAGCAACAATCTTTTCAGAAGTTTTAGAACCATCTGCATTTAAACAAACAGTCTCCTTCTGGGTCTTAAAAATTTCTTTGGGTTCAGAAACCCATCCCTTTGAAGCAAATTCATCATACGCTCCAAAGCTTCTGCGGATGCTATCTGTAGTTACAGTTGGCAATCCATACTTAGCTCTAATATCTTGTGCATCAGACCAAGTTGCGTCACCTTCTAAAATTTTAGACCTGACCTAACGCATTTCTCTCAAATAATCATTCGAGACTGTATAATCATTTAAAGCCATCTTTTTTTATTTCCTTTTTATTTAATATTATTATTTACGAAATCAAGAGATAATCTGGGTAATATCATCTACAATATGGTCAACCAAAGAATATTCAAGTTGCTGGTCATCATCCAAATACCAATCTGTTTTTAGCTTCTTAGTCAAAGTGGCCTTGGGGATTTTTGTGTTCTCCAAAATATTACTATGAACTCTTGCAATTAGATTCTTATACTGTTGATTCTGCTGTTGAATTGTGTTATAGTCGCCCCCTTGAGCCGCCGAGCCAGAATGTAAGAGAGCAGTGGAATTACGCAAACAGTATCTATATCCCTTATGACCATTAATAAGAATCATTGCACCACAACTCATTGCACAAGCGAGGTTTACTGTAACAATAGGAGTTTTAGAAAGATTCATAACAGACAAAAAACCCATCGCAGAATAAAGGTCTCCCCCGTATGAGTGGACGTACAAAAAAATCTTTTTTCTATCTTCAACAGGAATCTTCGCATCTGAATCTTCTTTATTCCAACGAATAATTTGTTGCATCTCTTGGAACAACGTTTCATCTATATCTTTTGTTATCCACAACTCTCTGTTTTTTAGCGATTTATACCTCTAAACTAAAAGAGGGTCGGGGAGTTGCAAATTAGCTTCAGGGCCAAGGTCTTCCAAGCAAAACAAATCATCCAACATACCATCGTTTTTAATTTCCATATTAAATACCTTTTTAACCTTTTAAAATTAATTTTTGTTAACCTATATGTTAATCTCTAAAAGAGTATATTTTCTATTTTTATATTAAAGCAATAATTGCCCTATTAGGAATCAGGCAATAGGATTTATGCCGACATCCTGAAACGCCTTTCTCTTCCGTTTGAAACCCATCATGAAAGTATGTGGGTCGGTTGGTTCTATTAATCCAACATTATAGATAAATTCCTAAACCAAGAATTAAAATCAAATTACAACAAAATTTCTGTAGATTTGTTAGCAATAATTACTTTATCAGTACGATTTCTCTTACTAATAAGTTCCTGTAAATCAGCCGCAAGACCAATTCTATCTTTCATGTTTCCATGTTGAAGAACAATCTTACCATACATACCAGTTCCAAATCCACCAGAATAATAATCGCAAAGTTCATCTCTTTGCATATGACTTGAAAAACTATTCAGATTGATTACCTTACATCTACTGTGAATCTGTTTTCCGTTGATAGAAATGGTTTTAGTTTTCTTTTGCTTAATTTTCCAAGCTAAAGTACCCTCAACAGAATAGCCAACAAAAGCAATTCCATCTTTTGAAGAAGGAAGTAATTTTTCAGCTACAGCAGGAGAAAAACCACCTGATAACATTCCACTGGAAAGCACAAATAACATGGGAGAATTTTTACTTAACGCTGCTTCAATATCTTCAAAACTACTTGTAAAAATTAATTTATCCCATGTGCAGACCTCTTGCCATTTTTCAAGTTGCTTCCCAGTTAAAACATTATCAAAAATTTTATTAATTTTACAAGTTAACGGAGACCCCACATAAATTGGAATGTTAAATTCCGGGTCATTTTTAAACAAATCATAAAGAATTGTAATCATAACTTGGCTTCGCATCAATGAAAAAGATGGAAAAAGAATCCTTCCATTACCATCAACACAAACATCTCGAACAAAGGCTTGAATCTTTTCTAAATCTTTTTCTCTATCTTTTGCCTTAACACTACGTTCTCTATTAGCATAAGTACATTCACCAATTAAAAGATTAGCGTTTTGAATCGGTTCAAATTTATTCGCATAATAACTTTCAGTCCTAAGATTTCCTAAATCTCCTGTAAAAGCAATTTTTCGTGTTATATTTCCATTCTTAATATAAAGAATTAATTGTGCCGCACCAACTATATGCCCTGATGGGATAAACTCAAAAGTTACTTCATCGTCCAATTTAATTTTTTCGTTAAATGGATATTCTTTAATAAGAGTCACCATATTTTTAACATCAGATTCTTCATAAATAGGAGGATAATCTTTTTTAAATCTCCTAAACAAATCTTCTGCATCTCTTAGCATAATCTTTGCACTATCAAGAGACAGTTCCCTAATTATATCTTTATTACCTTCAGGAACAACAATTTTTCCATTAAAACCACGTTTAGTTAGCAAAGAAAGCCTTCCGGTGTGGTCGCTATGTGAGTGACTTATAAAGACATAATCAACATTTTTCTCTTTGAAAGAAAATCTTGCATTGTTAGCTTGATATTCCTTCAACAAACTTTGATTACCTTGAATCAAGCCGCAATCGACAAGGATAGTTCGTTCTGGTTTTCCCCATGTAATCACAGTACAGGAACCAGTAACATCTTCTGCCGCACCAGAACTTTTAAAACTTACCCTAATCTTATCTTTGCTCTTACTCAAAATAACTCCTCCTATATCCGTATAGGAACTCGTAAAGAGAGTTGTATCTCAAACTCTCTCTGCGAGAAATATACATTTAATGTAAATTTGTTGAGAGGTTAAAATGGAATATTTCAACTTCAATTATTTTTGAGGGATTTCTCCCTTTTTTATTTTTTCTAATAAAAGATTTAACTCTTCTTCAGTCAAAAAATTTTCATACTTCCAATAACTTCCTTTAAAAAGCTACAAAGTATTATCTCTTAAAATTAATCTAAAAATATCGCTGTCTAAAATTTCTGTAAAACTTTCATAATAATTTATGGGCTACATATTCTAATCAAATTGAATTACAGCTTTTACTTTAGAAGCTGGCTTAGGTTTATGAAAAAGTTTTTCAAAAGTGGTAAAAATTAAATCAGACCCATCTTTATTATAACTCCATTTAAATCCTTTTACCTAATTAGGATTTTTCCGACCCTCTTTCACCCTTACTCCTTTAAAACCAGCTTTTCGAGCTTCATTTAAATTAAAATATTCCCCCACTAAATTACCATTGTAGTCAAACTAATAAACAGGGTTAAATTCATGTTCATAAACAAAACCGAAAGCCTTTAAGATATATTTTAAAGTATCTCTGGTGCAATTAAAATGTTCGGCACTTTCAGTCAAAGTGTGCTTTTCTTCTATTACATATTTCCTAATTTCTTCTCCACGACTCTTTAAAAGTTTATCTCGTTTATGTTCTCTTTTCTTAAAGTTCCACTTAGAAAAATCTATATCGCAAAATCTTTTGTGATATATTTTATCAACCATATTTCTTTTTGCTCCGACCTCTTTTGCTATCTAAGAAATACTTTTATCAGTTGAGCACAACAATTCTATAATTTGATAAAACTATTCTCCAGAAAACCGATTATACAAATTTTGTTGTATTATTTCTTCAGTTAAATATAAAGTATCTCCAGTAGCACTTTTGTTTATATTATAACCTATTTCTGCCTTCCAAGGAGTAAATTCATCCAAATACTCTTGTTCTATTTTTCGCAATTTCTTTTTATATTCATTTGCTTTTTCCCGCTATCCTTTTTTTATAATTTCTAATGGTTCATAAACAAAATTTTCTTCCCGATAGCGATTCCACGCATTTTGTAAATGTTTTGAATGGTGCATTTGATTTAAAAGTTCATAAAAATGTCTTTTTATGCGCTTTCTAAGATTGATTGTACTACCAATATAAAATTTATTGTTTATAATATTGGTAATTTTATATATTCCACCATCCATTGGCATTACTTTATCTATTTCATCTGCTTTTTCTTTGGTAATATAGCAATATCTACAACTCATAACAAACCTCTTTCTTTGCAAAAAGATTTATTATTTACAAAAAGCAAAATAATTTAATAAGCAAAGTTATTAAAAAGAGGGCCAGTCCTGTCTTTTGCTTTTTGTAAATTAAATATTACACCCTATTAATTTTAATGTCAGAAGATTTCTTTTCTTTCATTACCAAAGTAATTTTACACATTCCATTTTTTACTTCGTAATTAATAGTTTTAATATTCGCAATAGTTTCTGAAGACACTCCTAATTTCAATTCTTGAGAATATTTTTCTCCAAAGGTTTCACTTTCTCCTTTAATCAGTAATCCATAACTTTCAAGGGAAACTTCTGTTTGTTCAGGATTCAAACCTACCACTCGAACAACAGTATAATAATTTCCATGTTCATCTTTTTTCCAAGGAGCCATTGGACTAATATCTTTAGTCAATGGAGTATTAAAACGAATTGAAAGAGGTCTCAAGCCAAAACCTAAAAAATCATCATCATTAAAAAAATTAGTTAAAAATTCAGTCATAAAAACACCTCAAAAAAATCATTTGGCCTAAAAATAAAAATAAAAACAAAATTAAAACCAAATAAAAATTAAACAGGTCTGAGGATTTACACCTCAATCTCTTTTCAGTATACTCTACTTGTACTACACCTGTATATCTGTATCTACTATTATTCTAACTGTAATATACCACACCAAAAGCAAAATGTCAATATTTTTTATAAATTTTGCTCCTCGTATTCTATATTAAGATTTTGTTAAAATAAGCAAATAAAATTTTAGTTTTATTTGCCTATCTCGTTCAAAAAAGGAAAGCAACACAAAAGGTTACTTTCCTTCTTTTATTCTTCAATTCCTTCAGCAGATTCTTCTAAAACACAATCCTTCTTTGAACATTTATCCATCGAAGGACTGTTTTCCCATTTCATCTTCTGATGACAATACTTTGCGTAAGGACAAAGCTGGGAAGTCTCCCTCCCAGCTTTTTTTATCTTACATATCAATCTGCCAAATTCGTTGAATTCAGCATTTCGACAAAGCATAGTTACTTAATGGTAACATTCAGAGAAGCAGTAGGCAGAGAATCCAGAGGAGCCTTTGCAGTCACTTCCACAGTCACAGTGCCAGTAGCATCTTCAGCGATAGTAACAATACCATTAGCATAAGTATAACCAGTACCAGTAGCGGCAACAGTAAACTGGTCATTGTTCAACTTAATGGGAGCAGCATCAACGGGGCAAGCATAAACATTAAGCTCAAGCTTATCACCCTTGGAAGCCTCACGCACAGCATCCTCAACAACAATACCAGTAAAGCCATTCTCAGCAGTACGATTAGCCATAACCTGAATAATTTCAGCATACACACCATCACCAGAGCAACCAGCACAACCAGAAGCCAGAGCAGTACCCTCAATAGAAGTGTTAGCAACACCAGAAGCAGTCAGAGAAAGCTCCTGAGAACCATTCAGCATGAAACGAGGCACCTTGATAGTAACCTTGCCAGCCAAAGTAGAGGTCTCAATGTCACAAGAACCACCACTATACAGATTAGCCTCAAGAATCAGAGTCAGAGTCTTAGGAATGAAGTTAGCATTGATAATCATACGAGAAGCGAGGTCGTTAGTGTACATATAACGGATGCAATAAGTACCGTCAACAGGAACCTCAATCTCATTGGTTTCAGAAACAGCGTATTTATCATACACATTATCAGTTCCAGACTTCTTAGCATAAGCATAAACCTTGCTACCAGAAATAGCAACAGCAGTCTGAGACAGCTTAATCTTCTTAGTGGTGGAGGTCAGCTCTTCGTCAACCATAACATCGCCACCCAGAGAAATGTCAGAACCAGTGTTCATAGCGAGATATTCAAGATTGAACATTGCATCAGTCAACTTCAGGTCAAAAGTGGAAGTATGGGCATAACGACCATAGAGCTTATTCCGCTGACCTGCGCGGATGTCTTCAAATGAAAGTCCAATAGTAATACCAGAATCAATCAGAGTGTTAGCAGAAGCCACCAAACGTTCACCATCGAACAAGGTAGCATTGCCCACGCCAGCAATAAATACCATAATATTATCCTCCTTGTTTTATAACAATTATATTATTGTTAAAATTATTACAAATCTATTTTAAACAAAAATCCAATGATAACCTAAACATATTTTTCGTTCTCCTCTACATACAGCGCATATATGACACCGCTAAATAGTTTTCCGAGTTAAAAATTTAGCTGCTAAAGAACCACTTTCAAATTCTTGCCGAGTTTCTATACATTTAACTCGTTTTGAATTTTTATTTTCGGCTCCAGTGTGTTTTCCTATTTTGGATTCCGACATCTTTTTCTTTGATTCTTCTGAGTGTTTTTTGCCATAATGGTTGGCGTTTTCACCCTATCGCCCAGCTTTCATTTTTTGTTTGGTTTCTTCAGACAATTTTCGTCCTTTTAATGTTTTACTAAGTTTTTCTTTAGTTTCAGCAGTCAAATGCTGCCCTTTTCTTTTTTGAGAAATCTTTCGTTTTGTTTCTTCGGAATGATGTCTTCCTAACCAATGTTTGTTATTTTTTAATTTTTCTCTTTCCAAAGGGTTTTCAAAGCGCTTTTTCTAACTTTCAGACATCTTTTTTCTTGTTTCTTCAGAGATTTTTCTCCGAGGGCTACCCTCTCCTCCCAGTGTATTATTATACCGATATTGAGGATTAGTTGTCCTAAACAATTGAATAAAAAAGGTTTCTCTATTACACGCTTCTTCATTTGTTAAATTAGAAACTAAAATTTCATGAGAAAAATTATCCCAGCCATACTCATTAATAGCTCTTGCAAAATATGGTTGAACATATTTTTCTCCTCTTTTAGTTAAATAACCTCTTCCCTGTGTCCCCCAACGATTAGCTGGTTTTCCTTTAGCTTTTCCTACATAACGTAATCCATTAACTAAATTAGTATGTAGGTATATACAATAATCTCCCATTTTATCACCGTTAAGTAACACTTGCAAATTTTTGCTACAAATCATTCATAGACATAATTTCTTTTGACATATCTCGCTTGTTTTCACCAAAAATCCAGTGTTCAGGAGGCTTCTTAAATTCAACAAACCCTGACATCGAAGCTTGTATCTAAGCATAATAATAATTCTTAGCGTCTATTGTCTTTAACATCAAAGAGAGTTTCCTTAAAGTTATCTTTTCTTTTAATTCTTCCATTGTATACGGAGAACTAATCGAAATACAAACCAACATCTTTTCCAGACTTGGAGAAGAATAGTTCTTGTTTTCTAAACGCTGTTTTAATTCCATATCTTTTTTTAAGTTGGGGTCAATGTATTTGTCGCCATCATAATCCAAGATATTCTAATGAGTTACTACAGCTACCAGTTCGTCAAATTGCTTGGGAGTTAATTCAGTATTATAAATACTTAACTTTTTTGGGGAGGTATTAACAATACTAAACACTTCTCTCATTTTACTCTGACAATTAGGACACACACTAATATTTTGCAAAAATTTTAAATTCTCTATTTTTTTATCCTGTTCCTCCATATCTTCCGTAAAAGACTGTTGAAGTTGAATAAATTTAGTTGTAATTTCTTTTTGCTCAATTTTATGCCGACACTCTGGACAAAACAAACCATTCTTTTCATGGAGAACGAGCTCTAATATACTAATAACCTGTGCAGTTATAGCTTGTCCATATTCTTGATTCTCCATACAGCTTATCAAATAAGCCATGTTAGACATACTAATTCCTTCTGGATTAGATACGTCTTTATAAACAACTCGTCCCAATTCATCCTCAGACTTGACCTTTTTAACAGTCTTATCCATGGTTAAACAAGACAAATTGCTATAAAAATTATAATAATCTTTCGTCATTACAGGGTAAATCTTTAACCCATTTACAAAAGGAACAGGTTCATCTAAACCAAAATACGCTTGTTCATATACGGTAATTTTTTCTTGGAGCTCCTTTGAAATAACCATTCAACACCACCCCTTAAGAAACACCACTCATTAAACAGCCCATTGTAAGTTTAATTCCTTCAAAGTTTCTGTTGTTCCAAACTCCGTGCTGACCATATTGAAATCTACTCATAGTCTAAGTAAATTCTATAGTCCCAATACCCTAAACTTGAGCGCCATTAAGTAAAAACAAAATAGCCTTCACTAAAGTAGTAATTCTACTTTTCATGGTAATTCTTACATCTACCCCATTAACATTGTCAACAGGATAAGAATTCTCTTCATCTGGAGCATTTATATCAACACACTTGTTATGAGTGATAACATCAACACCTATATTAACTACAGCTTTGTATCTATCAACAGGAATAATCCTATCAATATACACTTTAAGAATAGTATTTTCAGCAGTCCAAGCGTCTTCAAAATGAGGACTTCTAAAAATACGTTTATCGGTCTGAGACCCATCTCCTTTACTTATCAAAGACACTATCTATTGATAAGTTGGAAGTTCCTTGTTTAATGCGTCACAATCATTATAATAAAGCAATTTCCAAATAATATGCGTCTATTCTAATTCTGCTTGCGTCTTTTTATTCGGTGAAATAAGATAATAAATAATTCTATCTTCAAGTTCATCTAAATGAATAAATCTATTATAAGCAGATGGAGCAAAACTATTATCAATCATTAATAAAATCCTCCCAGTTTAAATCTAAATACTTCGCTAAGTGTAATATTAGAATCATTTGGGTCTTTACAAGAAGCTGTTACATCCAATGTTCCTCTATTGCACGTTTTTAGATTCTTAATAACAAAAGAGTTTTCGCTAAGTTTTGTGAAAATATAATAGTTTTTCCAGTTTTCCTCTTTAATACCATTTAAAACAATCTAATACTCAAATTCAGTATCTATCCTGTTTCCTTTAAGGCTTAAATAAGTCTTACATTCTCGGCTATCGCCAAGGATTATTTTCGTATCTTGTGGGTCAAGAATAATTTGATATTCATTACTTTCATTGTTTTCTTTTTCTGGAACAAGATAAACAGGAGCATTTTTTGGAATCCTTTTTTCAAAGTTATCTTCGTCTGCTACCACATCTTTATCCAAAGCCAAAACAATAAGCGGTATATCTTTTATTCCACTTTCCCGTTGACGCACAAATGTTTTTGTAGAAGCACATTTTATAATCGCTTTTACTTTATATAAAGAATTATTTAACTTTTCATTCGCATCAATGGAGCCAAGAATAATTCTATCATTGATTTTTATGCAGTTTGAAAAATAATTCATTTGAGCCGTAAGATACAATTCTGCTTGTGGAACCACCAATGTTTGGTTATAATAAAGTTGCATATATTTCAACTCACTATCCACAATAACAGGTTCATATCTTACTTCTGTAATATTATCAGATTTTCCTGTCGGAGACCCTAAAACAGCTACGGAAGCATTGCAACGTCTAATAACACAAGAGCATCCCGGATTAATAGGAGATGCGTTTATATTAATCCATACGCTTGTATCATAATATTTGTCCTCTTCTGACATAAGCGACATATCAGGAAACTCTAAATTAAAACGAAATCTTTTACCAAGTTCACGGGCATATTTCAAATCTCTAAAAGAAAGTTGAGCCCAATCCGTCCGCAAATCCTTTCCGTTTTCTCCTTTAATAGAACGTATAACAACATCAAGAGGAGTATAATTGGGTAACAAATCTGTATACCCAATTTGTTTTTCTCTTTCCTCTTCAATACCGACTACATTATATCTAAATTCCCAATCCTAATCTCGTTTAGCCTAAAGGTCATTAATATAATGATTATCTTTTGACATATTTTTGTTTAAACGAGATTTCAATAACATAGAACTATTTGTTACATTAGTTGTATCAATAATTGCCATATAACTATCTCCTTATAAGACTTGCTTTTAATCTTGATATTTTTTTAAGAGATAATTAGCAAAATTAATGGATTCAAAAACAAGCTTCTTAATTTGCCCTTTATCAAATCGGTTGGTCAAAATACTATTAATATTAATCACAATATTTACCAACTCACCATCAAAAAGAGTATTGCTTGAAGAAACATATAACGCAACTCCACCACAAAATACTTTGTAATTATAATTTGAATTCGGTTCTTGTGACTTATCGTACACATACAAAATCTTCTTCAAACGAGAAATAATTTCCTCCAAACAAACAACTTTTTCGTTGGAGGATAAAGTAACTTTAAATGTCTCATTGTAAGTTTCATTAAAAGCTTCCATTTTACCCCCTTCCTATCTTTCGAGAACCGTTTGCAAAACGAATCTGCCAAGATAGCTTGCTTGTTTGATTACAAATTTCAGTATCAAGTTGATTTACCCATTCATTTTTGCTTTTTAGGATTTTATCATTAGACATAATCTTAAAATCACTATCTTGCATAAGATTCCTCAAATCAAGAAGCATATTTCTCTCTTCTTCACCCCATGCCTTTACCAATAATCTTGCAAGAATATTTTTTATATATTCTACAATCTATTTATTCCCAATATTATTGAGTGTTAAATTAGAAAAATCATCAGTAAACTCTCCTACATAATATTGTTCTACTGCGTATTCTTTACCTTCAGGTAAAACATCCGGGAAAATTACCGTATGTTTATTTTTGTTTACAGAACCCTGTACCATAATATCCCGTTCCATATAACAATATTCTGAATTCAAAAGTATTTCAAATTCTTCATCCAAAAGGAACTCGTTATTTTTCCCATCTCCTTGAAAAATCTACATAGTTCCTTTTGGCTCATTATATTCGGACAAGCGTAAAGATACGCTAAGGGGATTGTTAAACATTCCAATTGCATTTTGCATATAGGTATACATAATCTTTGAGAATTGTACCCTATCTGTTTCATATGCTTTCGTGATTCGAGGGTCATCGAACAATGCTATTGCTTTTGTATAAACATCACTAAATAAAAAACCCATTGTTTAATCCCCTTTCTTGTATTTATTTATTAAAGTAACCAAAATTCATTGTTGCGATATAATTATCGAAAATATGCTTATTAGAAATACGATTAAGCAACTCAATCTTAGCTCTATCCATATAACGAGAATCTTTTTCGTAACACTTACCAAGCCAATAAGAACAAACAAAGTCTTTGTCTTCCTCAGTAAGAGTATTTATATAATCCTCAAGCTGACGTTCGGACTTTTTGTAAATTTCAGCAAGGTCTTTCTTAGTAACATAATTATAATTTCCTCGTTTAACACAGGGAATATTATAACGCTCTGCAACATCTTCGTACCCAGCACCAATAAGAATAATTTCTTTATCAAACCATTTGCGATATTTAGAAACACATTCTTCAAATTGCTGCCAATTAAGCACTCTCTCTTCTCCTAAAGTATGAAAATCAATGGCGGCTCCAGTTAAGCGAATTGATGTTGCAAGACCTCCAAGAAGCTCTCTGTTATGCACAATAACAACCTCTTTATCGCTTTTCTTATTACCAAGAATTTCCAACAACCTTTCAGTCGTATCTGGAAGAGTAGAAGAAACAACAGGAGTTACTTCCATAACGGGAGTAACTTCCTGTGCTTCATATTTCTTTTCTAATTCTTCGTTTTTCTTTTTTTGTTCATCAAGCTCACTCTTAAGAGAACTAATAGTCTCTTTCATAGAGGCAAGCATTTCCATGAACTGTGCAGTCATATCGCTTGCATTATTAGCTTCAGTGGAAGGAGCCTCAGTTTGAGCTACTACTTCCTCAGTTACTTTCTTATTTCTATTTACAGCCATTTTAAATGTCTCCTTTTAAACCTTTTAAACTTTAGAAATATTAATTAAGAAAAATCATCTTATATTTCTTTCTATAAACTTAACTATAAATTACTAATTAATTAGTTAATTTATGAATTAGGTCAACTGGATAGCACCAAACTTGGAGCCAACCACAGCGTCCATACCCATACGCATATCAACAACGAAGCCATAGGCATGGTCAGCGGCAAACATAGCGTCCTTCTCAACAGACACAGTTTGACCTTCAAAAACAACCTTAATAGGCTTATTCATGCCCAGAGGCAGCATATAGATAATATCATCGGGCAGAACCACTTCAGGAGTGCCGTTGATGGTATTAGGAACAAGAGCGTTGCCCAGTTCAATCATAGGAACATTCTTGTAATCAGGCAAGAAACCAGTCTTAACAATGGCAGAATTCTCATCATAACGGAAGCCCTTAGCGCTGTCGGGAAGGACAGAAGCCAAAGCAATAGAAGTACCAAGAGCGTAAACATCAGCACCGCCGTTAGCAAGCTTAATATTACGAGCGGTCTTCAGCCAGTTTTCATCGGTCAGACCATTAGCGATATAACCAGCAATACCATCCTTGTTAGCAGTAGTAACATTGTTGTTATTGGTAATAACGTCAGCCATAACCTTAGCCAGACGAGCCTGAATGTAAGCAGCGAAAGAGGCACCAATCTTAGCAATCAGCTTACCCCAATCGAGTTTGTTAGAAGCAACATGGTCAGTTGTATTTAGGAATTAATATTTTCTTTCTTTTTTAATTGTTTATATTCATCTAACCAATATTCTTTATAATTCTGGTCAGAATTAACTAATTCATTTATTTGAGACAGCAATTCTTCTTCTTTTGGAATATCGGAACCCCCCTTAATTCGTAAAACTTTATACCCCATTTTTTGAACAATTCTATCTCTTTTTATATCTTTTTGTTGGTCTTGATGCCAATACCAACCATCATATTCAATATCTATTTTCACATTATCTAAAAAGACAGCACAATCTAAACTTAACAAGCTTTCAGGATAATTTAAGAAACAATTTTGATAGTGTTTTTTCAATAAATCAAAAATTGCTTTTTGAGGTTTTGAAACAGGAACCTTTCCAGACTTAGTTAAAGCTTCTTGAGCCTGTTTTCTAACTTCTTCGTTTTGAAGGGCATAATCAACCCCATATTTTAATCGAGATGATTCTTTTGCTCTTTCTCTAACGTCTTCAGATTGAAAAGCCTTTTCAACTCCATATTTTTCCTGAATTGCCTTTTTTGACTTATTTTGATTTTCTTGGAGCAATAAAACATTTTCTACCCCATACTTATTTAAACAGGTTTCTTTTATTTTTTGCCTTATTTCTGATAACTCCATTAAATTGTTAGTGCCGTATCGCTCTTTTAAAGATTCATTTAATCTCTTTTGCACCTTAACATCTTTCATTGGATTATCAACTCCATATTTTTTTAAACAAGTGTTTTTAGCTTTTTCTTGTTTTACTTGTTGAGCATCTTTAGATTTACCAAAACAATCTTTACAATAATATTGTCCATCATGCTTTTTAATTCTCATTAGATATTGTTTATATTGAATTTGAATTTCTTTTCCACAACAATCGCAAACAGCAGTAACTATTCTGTGGCTACCCTTTGGAAGTTCTTCAGGGCTAACTTGTATAGTCTCTCCTTTTTTTAAAGAATATCCTAAATCACCAAAATACTTTTGTGCTGTTTGTGTCCACGGAATTTCTATGAGCTAATTATTTTTAAGCAAACAATCACCTCTTTTCTACATTTTAGAAAGAAAATATTCGAATCGTCAATTCGTCCTGAGTAAAACTCCTCACATTTTCATGTGAGCTTAGACTATATCTTCATCCTTTAAGGATGTCCACCATTTCGGAATACTTTAACGACTATATTCCTACTTCCCTTCCGGGAATAGTCGTTGAACCTTTCTCTATTCGAGACTTGGCTGCTGATTACCGATTTAATCAGTGTTTAGGATTTAACCTTGCACCATACAATTAATTTTTTCTACTTTCGTAACCATCACGATTAGATTTATTTCAATCTTGCGTTGTGGTTTAATTGTCTTTACGGTATTCCAGCAATTAAATGGAATTATTTTTACGCATATTTCTATACGCCCCAGCTATTTATAAATTGCTTATATTTAACCAGTCAACATACAGAGCAACCTGTTCACGCTTGGCGGTAACGGTGTACTCGGTGTTAGAAGCAGTCTGAACGCCACCACGAGCAATACCTTCAGCGAGGCTGGAAACGATGAACAACTCATTGCTGTCCACGGTATACTTTGCGTTATCACCAAAACCAACCTGAACGACATCGTACAGTTGCTCATAACCCATAGCAGCAACAGTAGGAACAACAGGAGTAATAGCACCAGCCATGATGGTATCGAAGGTCTCAAGGAAACCAGTCTTCTTATACACCATGGGGCTCTTAATCATTTCCATACCAGTCCAAGTCATGCCACCCTGCTCAACGCAATATTGCATGAACTTAGCAGAGAACTCATTATTAGCATCCTGATATTCGGCAGTATTAGCCTTACCCTCAAGAGCTTTCTCGGACAAAGTAACCAAAGATTCAACGAGACCATCTGCAACGTCTTCGTTGAACTTGTTATAACTAAAAATCTGTTTCATAATTATATATATCCTCCTTTTAGGTTATAGAATCTTCTATTAGATAGACAGAACGGTGCAGAAATACTTCTTGCTGTCATTGACTTGACCCATAATCTTATTGGTCTCATACTCAACCTTAACAGCAAAACCAGCGCCCTCAGCACCAGCCTTAAAACGACCGTCAGTATCGGGAACATACACACTACCAGCGGTAGGAGCGGCAGTAAAGTTCTCGTCACCAAGGAAGAACTCGTCACCAATCTGAGGAACACGCACACGAGTCAGAGCGCCAGCGGGGACAGGAAGACCAGCAACCTTAATGCTAAGGCCCTTGTAGTTCACGCCAACGACATCGCTCTCGGACACGCCAACATAGTCAACAATACCATAACGCTTGCCAGCCTCATAGCCAGCTTCGATAGTACGAGTATTCATGTCCTTCAGGTTCTTATAAACTTCATGGTCAACCAAATCACCAACCTTAACAACAGCACCGTCAAACAGTTCCTTCTCGCACTTACCACTGACAAGATAGGATTTAACATCTTCACTTGCCATCAAAATCTTTTCAAAAAGTTTCATAGTAGAATTTTCCTCCTATATTAAATCCTTCTCAGGCGTTGAACCAAATTTTTCAATTCCTGAGCGTTAGTTAAAGTCTCCTCAACAACACCATTGTTCTGAGACTTGTTAATAGAAACAGAGAAAGTCTCTGCCTTTTTAGCTTTGCTCATTTTTCTCTGAGCATACAAAGCGTCAGCAAGACTGTGTTCAACAGCATTCTGAACGTCTTCGTTAGAAGAATAAGCGCCATTCTTGCAACTCTCAGAGAAAGTAGCTTTAATAGCGGAATTATTTTCAGCGGACAAATCCTCTTCTGCATCAATCAAAGAGCAAGCGAAAGCATAGAATTCATCGTTCTGCTTTGCCGTAAACTGAGCAAAAAGAGCATCATATTTGGCCTGAAGGTCGTTAAACTTAGCGTAAAGTTCATCGGCGGTAAGATTTTCCTCGCCAACGGCATAAACACCAGTACCCTTAAGGCTACCATCATCATGGCCTTTCATAATATCAGTTTTAATATCAGCAATAGAGTTTTCCTTTTCACCCTTTTCGCTACCATCAATAGTAACGTGAGCATCGGGAGTAACGACAGTAGCATCAGAAGCCATTTCTTCCTTATTTTCTGCGTTTTCTTCCGCACTCATGTTGCACTCGTCCTCTTTGTTTTCCTCAGTGGATTCAGTTTCTTTATTGTTCTCGTCTTCAGGCTCTTCATTAGAATCGTTATTGTCTTCCTCGGCACAATTTTCGCAATTCTCAGCAGACTCGACCTTCTTCTCGCCCTCGTTTTCGGGGACTTCTTTGTGTTCGTCAAATTTACATTCAGTTTCAGCAGATTCGTTTTCGCATTCGCCGCAACCCTCTGCGTCATCAGACTCACACTTTTTGTTTTCTTCGGAGCACTCTTCTTTATTCTCAGCGGACTCTTCCTTTTTATCTTCACAGGCTTCAGTCTCCTGATTATCAGTGGAGCACTCTTCTTTGTTCTCCTCAACAGACTCGGTTTCCTTGCTATCTTCGTCCTTGGCATCATCAGCATTTTCTTCAGAAAACTCCTTCCAAGAACGAACAACTTTTACAGCCTCGTCCATGTTAACATTAGCGTTTACATGACCTTCAGCATCTTCAATAAAAGAATAAGGAACTTTATAAGCAACCTTTTCCTCTTGATTAAAGCAATAAACATGAGTTTCATCCAAATCAGAAGCCCATGTATTTTCGCCAAGAGCACTGTTAAGAAGAGCCATTTTTTCCTCGTAAGTCATTTCTTGAGACTCCTCCTCTCCATGTTCCATTGTAATTTCATCTACTTTTTCATTATCGACAATTTCACCTGAATCATCAGCGAAAGAGTCTTTATTATTTTTAATATCGTTTTCATTCAAAGCAAAGTCAAAATTATTATTATCCAATCCCTTGTAAGCAAAAGACAAACATTTTTCTTGCTTTTGATAGAAAGCGTCATTAACTTTATCAAGAATCGTTAAATGGGCATTAGGAATGGCCTCGGTCACATCTTCACCAAGCAAGGAGAAACCGTCAAAGGTAAATTTATCAATAATTTCGACACCATTTTCATCTTCATGGCTTTCAATAACTTCGACCTCTACAGAAATTTTCTTCCTTTTATCCTTAAGAAGTCTTTTGACCTGACGATAACAATATTTTGCCCATAAGACGCAAGTAAAATGAACCCAAGTCTGTCCATTTAACTCAACTACTTCAACAAGGTCTTCGTTTCTAATAACGCCAAGAGGCACTTCGCATCTACCGTTAGTAAAATCGAAATAATCCTGTTGCAACTCGTTATCCCATCTCAATTCCATTTCGTGAGCCTTAAAATCATTTTTACCGACATTAAAAGCCCCCAAAGCTGGTTTATTATAAAAAGATGGGAGAGCGTCCCTCAAAGAGTTTGGAGTAAAATGACTATTATTTCTATTAGGATAAATGTCTGAAATAGCATAAACATCAATAGCAACAAAGTCATTTCTCAGCACATTCTTAATACGCAAATTTTGAGGAGAAAGTTCAAATTTAAGAACTTTATTTTCTTTCAATAATATCTTCCTCCTTTCTTTATTGATAGAACATCAACCCGCATTGTTCGTTTCCTCAACGGGAGTCCATTCACAGGAATTTCAGTAAGAGTATGGTTAAGTAGTAGAAAAAGCCATAACTCTGTTATCCCAAAGTTCATTTTTCTCAACGAAAATATTAGGGATAAGATTATTTGTATTGATGTAATCTAACAATTCGGAAGATGGTTCAAACCATTCTCCATTTTGTCTTAATTTATATTTAATAAAAGAACGATGTAAATTTGCTTCAGTTTCTTTCGTTCCATTTATATACCCAAGCAAAAACAACTGTTGGTCTGAGCCAGTATTTAATTGTTTAAGCCTACGTTTAACATTATTAGTATAACCAATTTTAATATTAAATCCATTAGTTATAAAATATACAAACCCCTCTGTATTTTGATTTGTTTTGTTATTTATCAAATAAAAGTAAACTCCTCAAAATCAATATCGAATTTATATGTTCTCCCAGCTTCGTAGTAATCCTTAGCCTTAGACCTCCAAATATCGCATTGATGCAGGAGAACGCTTGCGTAACGAGCCATTTCTTCAAGTTCAATTACAAATACTTTACAGTCTTTGTTATAATCAAGGAATTCGATTGTATTAAGAAGTCCTTGTTTAACATTATTCATAGTATTGTAAGCATCCTCAAACAAAACAACGATGTTTTCATAATCAGAAGAATCCTGAGACAAAGCTCCACGAATAGGTCTAACTCCCTCATTAACCATAATTTCGCTTAATTTATCTGCCATTTTATCACCGGGGAACAAATGAGCGAATCTTTTATGGAAAATATCGGAAGCGGAATGACAATCCAACTCACAATCAAGGGCATAAGCCATATTATCGCAAGCGGAGTTAGATTGGAAGAAAAGGGTTAAGAGGCCGTTCAAAGAGTCTCTAACATTTTCATCAAAATTATTTTTAACCATAATTTCACCTTACTTATTATTTAGATAAATTACCTATATCTCTTTTAATTTCTTCGATGTCTGCTTTTTCTTCTTTAATTTGTTCAAAAGCTATACCCATATTCTTCTCAAGCTCGTAAGTGCGAGTAATCAAATTATTATGAGCGTTAACTTTTTGTTCCAGTTGGCTAAGTCGATAATTAGTTAACTTAGCCGTCGCTAAAATTCCTCCGATGGAACCAATACAGGTTCCAACAAAAGAAATAATAGCAATAACTACGCTTGAATCCAAATTCTCTACCTCCTTTACTTTATGATGAAAGGGGATAGCTTTAAATTGAGAATCAGTCAACTGGGGACGGATTCTTCAACAAAGTCTCCATCCTCGTTCTTAATGAACTTCAACCCTTGATGGCACTCTTTACAGATAAAAAATTTTTGGTCTGGGGAGGTCATAAATTTACGATTGACCTCTTGCAGAGTGCTATTTACATCATAAGGGTTGTGATTACACTTACACGGTTTTTTCTTATTTTTACCAAAATAAGCGCTAATAGTTTTAAAAATTTTCATACCTTTAAACCCTTTATAGTAAATATATTAAACATCAAGACTTTCTTGATGGAAAGAATTTGAGAACTCCTTAATATCTGAAACGTTAGTTCCCGCATCAGCAGAAGCAGCAGTATTATCGTTCTCGATTTCGCTATCACTCAATTTAGGTCTACCGACTGAATTTTTAATGTCGGATTCAGAAGAAGATTTAGTTGTAGTGGTAGTGGCTTTAGTTTTAGCGACAGTTAAAGCCTGTTTTTGAGCTTTTTCTGCCATTTCCGTATCATTAATTTTAATAACTTTTATATCATAAGCCTTTAAGTAATTTTGTGAAGCCACATAATCCTCAATAGACATATCGTTAGCAGAAAGAAGTTTAGGAAGAAATCCTTCCAAACCAGAAACTACTTGTTCTCTTAATATTTTAATATCCTCACGAATATTAAAAATATCACCCCAAAGATGGACTTCCCATTTATATTTCAAGCCGAAGTTATTTTCAAGCATTTCATTCAAAAAGTTTTCATATTGTCTTGTAAGATAATCAACTCTTGCTGCTTGAATCATTTGTTGAGCTTTAACAGAAGCGATAGAAGGTTTATCTGTAATACTCATAAGAGCGGCGTTACCAGAAGTAGCAACCAAATCTCTTGTACGGTCATAGATAATATCCATAGCTTCTGGCTGATTCTCCAAAGTATGAAGTTCAAATTCTTGAAGTGGAGCGAAGAAAGGCATAATATTTCCAGACACATTTTGAGCAAATAAATCTTGGAATCCCATAGCGGTATCTACTGAAACTGCGGTAGAATCCTATCCAGCTTTAGCATCCTTAACCAAGGGGATTTCAGCCGTTAAAATACTGTTAACACCCTTACTCAACAAACTGGCTTGCAACCATTTATAGTTATCCAAATCAGACAAATCGTCAAACAATCCCAAAAAATCTGGGAACATATTAGCATGACTACCATCAAAATAGAAAGTGTAACACAAATCTTGAGGAAGTGGAACCCAATACATATAGTTTCCATTTTTATTTTCAAGAATATGACCAGCGGGAAGTTTAGCACGAGGGTTAAACTTTACTTTTCCCTTTTTATCCATGGTAACGACACCTGTTGACAGCATTTCTTCCCAAGCATCCTGAATAAATTTAGGATATTGAGAAACATCGTAAGCTGGCTAAAGGAAAATCACCATATTAAAACTTGCCCCAAATTGTTGTTTACTTCCAAAACTTGTAAGTTTCACCATATCTGGGTTAAGTTTTTGTAAAACAAAGAAATTAACTGTATCCTTATCATAACTAATACGAGGAAGATAACTACTTTTTCCTTCCAAGCTAACCTGAGTAGTAACAGTTCGCAAAGTCAAGCTTGGCTTAAACTTCTTTATAATTTGGTCAACTTTTTTACTTTCCTTTTTAAAAGCATCAGTTTTAGTATCATCTTCACTTGCGTCAATAGGAGTTACATACCATTTATAAAGAGGAGTATCTCTATTAAGTTTAACAAGAATATTGTACACATAGTTAGTATAATACAAATACATACTGAGGCTTTGTAAGGTTAATTCTGAATTTTCAGGATTAGCTAAAGCCCGTTGCAATTCTTCCTGCTGGACTTTACGGGGTTTAGAATTAGCTTGTTTAATTCTATAGTTTTGTACAAAAGGATTGTTAAGCTGTGACCAAGCCTGATTCCAAGCTGAAACAATATTAGAATAACCAGTGTCAGCATATTCTTTAAAAACAGAAGCCCATCGTTGTTGAACCATTTGTTCAGAAATTTGAATATCACGATATTTTTGTTGTTCGACATCAGAAGATTCAGTCATAGTGACCATTTTCTTTTCTTCGTTTTTAACAATAGGTTCTTCAATTTGTTTCTTGGGTCTTCCTCTGCGTTTTTGTTCTGCCATTCTTTTCCTCCTCTCTATTATTTTTTAAAGCCTCTTCTTTACGAGAAGCTAAGATGCGTTCACAAACATCTAAAGCAGACATGGTGCATTTCAATCTTTCTTGTTGTTCTACCTCGAAGCGTTGTTTATCCAAATCAACAAAAATATCTCTACACCACTTTATAATATTAGGATTTTCTTTTCCCAAATTATATTCATTTATTTCTTTTACAACGAAAAATTTAGCTGGTTTCAAAGCAGCTTTTAAAGTTTTATCTATTAACTCACGGTCAGAACATTTTCGTAATGCCACGAATAAACTTTCATCACAATAAATAAATTCAAAGATAGATGTTAGTTTATCGAGCATTTTTTCGAAATCGACCTCATCAAAATTTCCCACAATCTTAAAAATCATTGTGCAAATCTCCTATAAATTCAAATTATGTATGTTCTATAACGACTATCATTTTTAATGACAATAGAATCCAGATAAAGTGATAATCACTAACAGCATACATAGAGACAGAAACCATTTTTGTGAACATTGTGTAAACAAAGTAATAATCGCTTGACAAAATTTGTGCAATTTGCTATAGTGAGGTCAAACCCAGCGAGAGAAACAACCAAATAAAATGAAACTTTTATTAAAGGAGAATGATTATGAATTACGGTTACATTCGTGTCTCTACTGACAAGCAAACTGTTGAAAATCAGCGTTACGAGATTGCTAAGTTCGCAAAACAACGTGATATTCAGATTAATGGCTGGATTGAAGAAACTGTATCTGGTACTAAGGCTCCAGATAAACGTAAATTAGGAGAACTTCTTAAGGAAGTCAAGTTCGGAGATATTATTATTTGTTCCGAAATCTCTCGCTTAGGTAGAAGTCTCTACATGATTATGGACATCCTTTCTATCTGCATGGATAAGGGTGTCACTATCATGACTATTAAAGATAATTTTGTGCTTCATGATGACATTCAAACTAAAGTTTTGGCTTTTGCATTTGGTTTGTCTGCTGAAATTGAGCGAAATCTTATCTCTCAGCGAACCAAAGAAGCTCTTGAAGTCAAGAAGAAAAATGGAGTTCAGCTTGGTAGACCTCGTGGAGCACTTGGTCAGAACACTAAACTATCTCCTCACGAAGATGTCATTCGCTCTCTTATTGCTCAAGACAACACTTATGCGGAAGTAGCCCGACTCTTTAAAGTTGACCGCTCTACCATGAAGCGGTTCTGTGCTGCACGAGGCATAAATAGACCCTTTAACAGCAACAAAAAATCTGCTGTAATAAACGTTGCAGAAAACGAACCCTTAGATGACAACAAAGAGCTCACTATTAAAGTAAATAATACCGACCATCTGAATAGCTTATGATAAAAATGTAGTTTTATCTATACTTTTTTAATAATTTAATCAAAGCACTTTTGAAAGCATCACCATTTTCATGGTGGTGCTTTTTAAAATGTTTCGAAATAAGGTTCATCTGATTGAGCAATAATTTTTAGATGTTTCAATACGATGGTTCATAGTATAACCAATTAATCCCAAACTCTTCAAATACATCTACGAATTCTACTTAGCTTGGTGGAGTAGATAGTACAATGTATGCTACCAAGGAGTATGTAGACGAGGATAAAATTAAATGGAATCTGTATCAAAGTAAAACTTTTTCAAACGTTGTCGATAATTCAACTGATGTATTACTTGATACCAGTAAAATTGATGAATTAAAAGACTCAGAAAAAGTAAAAGTTGTATTTGATAATGTAGTTTTTTCTTCAATTCCAAGTTCCGTAACTTATGCAAGTATTATTATTAAAATAACCAATTATAATACGCATAAATTTTTATCTGTTTATAAAGGACAATCAAGCTGGCCAAATTCCATGAGTGTCCCATCAAGAGAAATAATATATGATTTAAAAGATAAGATATTTCAGAATGCTTCTAAAGCTGAAAAATTATATGGGATTGAATTTAAAAATGCTATATTTGGAGACAGTTTTGATATTATTTCTGAAAATTCAAATTATTATACTATAAATTTTGATGAAGGTTCATATTATAAATCATTTACTTGGTCTTTATATTATTCTTGAGTTTTAAATAATAAAAGCTAAATAATTGGCAGTATAACCTTCTGCATTTAACTAATAGTATGCTTCAGAGCCATTTCCATATGGAAGATACCAAGAAAATATTGTATTTGTTATAATTCCTACTAAATCACTGCGACCAGAATGCGATTTATATCCATACAAAAATTCTCCAAAAAAACAAAAAGCCTTTGAGCCAGCATTAGTTTTCTGCGAAATGAATATTACATAAGGGTTACTATTGAACATTTAAACGTTCACATTTAAGCCTGTTTGTGTTTATATAAACCATTTAGAAACCATTCATGACACACCCGCAGTCTATTATTACTTAAATCAAAATATAATGTTTTATCCAATAGGGTATACTTCTGTTTATAATAAAGCAACAACTGGTAAATTTAGATATAACACCGTTTGCATTTGGGGTAATAATTCTATAACTTGGTATGTAGATAATACAGAGATAGACCATAGTGATAGTTAGTGGAATTCTTTAGGGGTATCTTATAACTATACTGTTTTTTTACAATAAAAATTAAATAAAAACTAACGTTTAAAGGTTTTAATTAATATTATAATTATCAAAAAAGTAAATTCCGGTCAATTTACATTAGCCACCCCAATTTGCAATAATCAATAGTTATAGAGCTTACATTAGTTGTTGTTAAAAAGAATTTATTGTAAAGATAGGTATTTGAATCATCTTTCCTTAATACAGGAACGCTGCTTTTTCCATATCTTGTATTGTAATCAACATATTGAGCATAAATTTCATCCTAAGTAGTGTTATCTGAGCCATAAGTCAAATAAATTTTAGGAAAAAACATTGACCGTTCTATTGCTTTAGATGAGGGTTCATTTTTGTATCCACCTATAAGCTCCCCAAAATTATCAGATGTTGAAAGTGAAGAACCTATTTTTAAATTCACCGACCAATGATATTGCGAATTATTTTCTGTGGTCAAATTTATTTTATATTCTATAATTATTCCTTTTGCTTTTAAAATATCCTAAAACATACTTTCATTTGACAGTTGATTAATGGCTGTCAAATTGTCGATATATTTTAAGCGAAAAGATAAATTTGTATCGACATATTCTTTTGTTGCCCACTAAGAACTTTCAATTCCTCCAAGTTGATTAGAATTATTAGACAGGTTTGATAAACTGGGATTTAGCTAATTGTATTCCGAACCATTGTATTGAAACATTTGGATATTGTTTGTCATTTATCTGAACGTTTAAACGTTCGAGTTTTAGCCCAAGGCTTTTTTTATTTAGGGAGATTAGACTTATTGGATTAGTCCGGGAGGAAATGCTGTTATGGTTGGAATTTGTATTTTCCCAAGTAAAAAACTATCTTGGATAAATTCTTCTATACCAATTACATTAGATGGTTTTACATTAAAATATTATAGCTCCGACCGTTTTTCTTAGTTTAACAATGAATCAAAAAATTACTATTATTTAGTTTTAGGTTAAAATTATAAGAACTGATGTTTAAGCATTAAAAAACATCTATATATTGATACCACCGAGAAGTAGAAAGATAAGCTGTTCCACTTCCTGATTGTATTGCCTTAGCATTAAAATACAAAAAAACGTTTGAGCTTTTATTCCAATAATATGTCATGTTTCCCCATGAACTTGGAATTACATATTTAGTTTCTGTAACAGTTTCTGGGACATCGGCTTTATAATTGTCGTAGTGGTGCAACACAGCGCCGTCAGCCTTATCCCGTAAAGTGGTAAGATATATTCGGCATCCGTAAGTTAACTCATTGGAATGATAAATTGTAGAAGTATAATTTAAAAGAATAAAACTATGACCACTTTCAAACGCATTATTTCCATTGTTATCCGATATAGCTTGAAAAAATTCATCTCTATAAGAAAAATTACCGTGAATATTAGCAGAAAAATAATGCTTTTCTCCATATGATAAAGAAACTTGTTTTAATTTTTTTAAATTTACCGCATCTTCTTCATTAACCGGGTCTCCAATATTGGTTAATCTATTCCGATTAAAATTTAATTCTTTGTTGATTAACGGATTAATATCTCCGTAATAAGAAGAGTATGAATTACCATCGAATTGATTGAAAAGTAAGTTTGCCATTTAGATGAACGTTA